GGTAATATATGTGTAAAAATACAACATATTTAATAGGAAGAGTAACGAGAGTACATAATTGATTTTGTTTTAGATTTTCAAAAACTTTTTGTAATTTCTATTTTATTTTCAATTATGTACTCTCGTTACTCTTCCTATTATTATATAGAACTATTTAGCATATATATAATAGGCATCATAGAATGGTAATATATGTGTAAAAATACAACATATTTAATAGGAAGAGTAACGAGAGTACATAATTGATTTTGTTTTAGATTTTCAAAAACTTTTTGTAATTTCTATTTTATTTTCAATTATGCGCTACGCTGCTCTTGTTATTACTACATAGAACTATTAGCATATATATTGAAGTTTCATAAAGTCTCATAACCTTTCCATTATACTGTTCTTTTCACTCTTCTTACCTTCTTTTTTGTTTTTCATCCCAAATAGATTTCTAATCAGTTCCATTGTATTGGTAGATTTTACGCTCTTGGTACCCTTTTGCTTTTGACGAGGAAGATGACATAATTTCTATATTTATGCAATATAAAAAATAAATAACAAGGATTTCTTATCTACGCTTAGAGAGTTTTTTCAAGTCCTTGGCAGATTTTTTAAGAAACTTGCCAATATCTTTGGCAGACTTAGAAATCTTCTTAGGTGCCTTTCTTAAGCTTGAAACAGGATTATAGATGCCCTCTTTGACATCATCCTTTAAGTCTTGCATTTTGGATATAACTGAAAGAATACTTTCAATCAAAACTGGTATAATAATGGCAGTAAAAAGTGCTATCACAAAGAGCAACAACTCAATCATTGTTCCTATCATTATTACGTCTCTACTTATACCTTCAGAACACTTGCATTTCTCATTAATTAAATATCTGACATATTCAAATGTCAAGTACATGTACACAACAAATATGAAATAAAATACTATGGTTATGATTGCTGCTAAGATTGCTATGGTTTCACCAAAAGTGTTGTAAATATCATTGACTGAAATGAATGATGAAAACAACAAGAATACAAGTGATATTATAGTAAACGATTTGATGAAATCTCTATTGCTATGCGCAGCGCAAGCACAGCCTATACTTTCCAGTCTCATTATGTAAGTTAATATTACAAGAAGGAGAATAAATATTAACAAGTTTAATATGAGGCCACCAATGTACCCTATAGTAATTTGTGATTGCATTTCTATTATAAATATTTATTTTTTTTCTAGAATATTCATTATTATAAACTTTGACGAATTTTCAAGACTGTTAACATCAAGCAGTTCTATTTTCTTGACAATATCTGGGTTTTTGTAAACTTTTAATATTTTGCACAGTTGCTCTAAGTATATATCTATAACGTATTTATATACAATACCACCAGAGTTTTTATACCTAATCATTTCGTCATAGATCATGTTTAGCAGCATACTAATATCCAACCCCAGTTTAATCCAAGTCATGTTTAGATTGCTAACCTCTTTTTTCCATTTTATGTAATTGCAATACATCTCATATTCATCATTCAATAATAACAAGTTATTTGTCAAAATATAATCTGGTGGTTTCCATTCCTCGTTTTTAATATAACACGTCCATAGCTCATGGATGGTTCTGTTTGAAAACTCTTTATCAAAAAGATCAATCAAATTGAAATATAAATTACTATCAGATGTTTTGATATAAGACCATATAATATTAAACAAGCACTCTTCATTGTTATCAGAAATGATGTCCTTAATTTTCTCATAAATGACAGATTTGTTTTTATCTGTTAATTTATTTAGATATCCAATAAGTTGTCTCTTGTTCATATTGTCATCAGTAAAGTCAGGTATAATAATATGAAATCTATTCTTCTTGTTAGAACTCATCTTCTCCTTCTTAGTAAACTTCTTTTTTTCCCATATCATTTTTGGGTCATAAAATGAATTAAAACAATTATAGATTTGTTTAATTTGTGATGATTTACTCAATATATTTTCAGGAACAGTTTTTATATTTTTTTGTTTATAAACATTGGAAAAAATAGAAGCGTTAATTTTGATTATATCATCATTTTGCATTATGCAACTAATAATATATAATATTGTCAATACTTAAGCCTTATATGATAACAAAAAAAACATTATTTAAGAACTTGTATTATATATATATCATAATGAGTATCAAAGTATATTCAAATAGTGTGCATACAGACACAGATAGCCTTTCCAATTTGTTTTTGAATGAAATGGAAGCTATATATCAGATGCAATCTATTTACAGAGGAATTGTCGTCGTTGATATTAATAAAGAAGAAGAATATAGATTGCTTCTGCAAAATAATATGCATACTGTAACAATCATACATAACATAGAAGATATTGATTATGATGCTCTTGATAGTAGAGTTTTGGTTATGGATTATCTTATTTTCAGGGAGTTTATTAATAATGTACTATCTAGTTCAAAGCACGGTACATCCTATAATTTTATAGGCATAACATATGATTTTGATAGTGAAACCAAAAATGAACTCATAGAACATTATAATAAACAATGCAAACACAAATCAGATGTAATTATTATCTGAAATATATATTAGGAAGATGAAACAACGTGGAAAGAATAATAATTACATTTTATTATTCTTTATGTTTTTACTGTTTTGTCTAATGGTTTTGTTTATGGCGAATAGCAAGAGTATACAAGAAGGATTTGAGAACATGATGACATCAGCTACTCCTCCAAAACCATTTACACTAGAATACTATTATACAGAAGAATGCCCTCATTGCGTTTCATTCAATGAAAGCAAGGTTTGGGACCAACTCTCTTCAAAAACCTTCAAAAAGGTAGCATTCAAAAAATACCTCTACAAAGAAAACATAGATAGAGCCAACAAACTCAATATACATTCATTCCCTATGTTGGTTATGGTAAAGACAGGAACAGAACAAATTGTAGCCACATATGATGGGGATAGAAGCCTTGCAGACTTAACCAAATTTGTCATGACATATGAATAGACTTTACATAAGCAGATTATTAGGTGGTATAACTACATCATGTTCGTTCATAATGACAACAAGCTGATTTTCAAGCGTACTGTGATACCCGTTAAGAAATTCCCATTCCTCTTCTAATTTTTCTAACTCTTCAACATTCTTGAGATTGATCTCCTTACTTTCATATTCTTTGATTTTGGTTTCCAAATCTTTTTTCTGCTTTTTAATATTTACTAGCTGTGACTCTAGAACACGAATATTTCCCAACGGAGTAGGTTTATCAGATGCAAATTGTTCTTTTGATAACTCTGTTGAATCATCTTCTATTCTCATTATCTATACTTAAGTGTTATTGCAATATTCTTAAATATATTTACACACTAATAGTAAAATGGGAGGAGGATTATTACAATTAGTCCTTGCAGGGCAACAAGATCAGTATATGACACAGAACCCTCAGATCAGTTATTTCAAATATGCTTATAAAAAGCATACAAAGTTTTCTATGGAGAGTATATTGATAGAATTTGATACAAAGCCTGATCTTGTTCCGAACGGAGATAGTAATAGTTATAGATGCAACATTTCAAGGCACGGAGATCTACTCAGCAATATGTATTTTTGTTTTACACTTCCAGATATTTATTCATCTGATAAGTATAGGTTCAGATGGATTGAAAATATTGGAAACATGTTTATAAAGAAGGCTACAATCAACGTTGGAGCTCAAGTTATCGACCAGTTAGTAGGCGAATGGTTATGCATTTGGAATGAATTATCTCTTAAAGATAATGGCTCTTATAATAGATTGGTAGGTAATGTCCCTGAATTGATTTCACCTACAATTTCTGCAACAAGAGTAGGTATTAGGAATAACAAATTCTATTATATATTCTACCCTGAATCTGATTATTCTAAGAAAGAACCACCCTCTATTAAATCAAAAAAATTATATGTACCTTTAAATTTCTGGTTTACCAGAAATCCTGCTCTGGCGCTGCCATTACTAAAGCTTCAGTTCGCGGATGTATACGTCACTATTGAAACAGAAAGTAGTGAAAAGTTATATCAGGTTTGGTCAAATATTGTTGATACATACGTTAGCCCTATATACTATAATACTTTGCATAATGAAAATATTAACATAAACAACTTTGCTCCAAGCATAATTCTCAATGCATATATTGACGCCAATTATATATTCTTGGATAATACTGAAAGAAATAATCTGCTTATGTTAACGAATAGCTCGGAGGGCAATACAAAAAGTATGCAATACCTTGTAGAACAAGTCAATGTATCCACTCAAACAGTGATATCTTCAACATCAAGTGTGAAGGTTGATATAAATGCCAATATTCATAAACATGCAAAGGAAATTATATGGACTTTGCGCCGAAGTGATTATAATAAGTTTAATGTCTATAACAATTATACTGCAGGTTTAGCATATGATGAAACCAAAAAAATAATTACCGAAGCTTCAATTATTTGGAATAAGACAAACTTCCGCATTCAGAAAGATGCAGATTATTTCAGTTTTTTACAGCCTTATCAACACCATACAAACGTCCCGCGCGTAGGCATTTATTGTTATTCATTTGCACTATTTCCAGAGAAAGTAAATCCAACAGGTTCTTTTAATGGATCAGTTGTAAGTACTATATTGCGTCTTAATATAGATGGGACTCACAATAATAGTGATGTGAATGAAAAACTTAGGTTGAATCAAAAACCGGAGTACTCTTTTGACTATCTGGCAACTATTTATACCACAACAATGAATGTTTTCGAAATCATTGGAGGTAATGCTGGTATGAAGTTTGCATAATACAGTAATCATCGTCCATGTATTGTCTTATTGTCCTAATAAGATCTTGTATATATGCAGAGGGATATGATCTATAATCTGTACCTAATATAATAGTATCTATTTTTTCATATTTGAGAAGACTACCTACAGGAAAACTGGTGTTAAAATAATATTTTATGAACTGTTTTTCATTGTAACACTTGACATAAAAGGGTCTATCATAAGATATATGGGTCAACTTGATGCGAAACCCCTTTGAACGCATGGTTTTCAAGAAGTTGTCAAGAATGTTTTCTGTAACATTCGTAAATAGTCTGCTGTCAGTGCATACAATTCTATCATAGGCACTGTTTACAAAGTCTGTATTTCCATTGATACCAACGTACAATGCTGTTTTCATTCCTGTTAGTGTTATCAAGCGTTGTTTTTATTATCTTTCTAGTATAGAATGGACTTGATAGTTTTAATAGTTATACTATTGGCAGGATTTTTAATCAAATATCTTATTGATACAATCAATTCTCTTAGTCATGAACTCAAAGAAATAAAGAACAAGTGTATAGCTGTCAATCCTAATGATAACTTGAATCTCACAACAAACAATCCTGTAGAGAGTTTTAACACTGATCTTGTAAATAACATCAAATATTTCAAAAATTATTTCAATAACCAAAAGTTATATAAGTAATAAAACGGTGTATATAATAATTTGTTTGATATAAAAATGCCTAGAAGGTCTAAAAATGCGAAAAATGAGAATACTGCAACACCAGAGAAGCCTAGCAAAAAAAATCTGATGAATACCATAGTGAAGGATATAACTATTGTGGAAAATGAAGATATTATACTACAATTGCCTATTTCTGAAGCGCAAATATCAGAAATCAACAATGAAGATAAGTTAAATTATGAAGTTCCTGAACCATATGAACCAAACTGTTGTTATATCTCTGACAACAATATATATCAAAATATCCAAAATAACAATATAGATAACCAGTATTTTGATGACGCTTACAATCAAGGTTCTATGGTGAAATCTACCAATAATTGCTACTGGTGTTGCTACCCTATAGAAAACAGGACTTATGGAATGCCTTATAAATATAATTCAGCTACAGACACATACACATTATATGGGAACTTCTGTTCTTTAGAATGTGCCAGTGCCTATAATTTTTCGGTCAATAATGGAAGTGACAAGGTTTGGGAAATAAACAGCTTCATTCAAATGCTGAGTAAACATTACGCAATAAAATATCCTATACGTCCTGCACCATCTCGATTTTTGTTAAAGTTTTTCAACGGACCACTATCAATTGAAGAGTTCAGGACAGCGCACCTGACAAATGATAAAACGCATATTATAAACTTACCACCTATGATTTCCACAAATTTCAATTATGAAGTTGTAAATACATCATATTTGAAAAACATAACCGATAATATGAATATTGTGAAAAATAATAGCACATCAATATCGTCAAAGAAGCAGCCAAAGAATACAATAGATAATAAATTGAATTTGATTATTTCTTAAATGCATAGAAAAAATGATATAAGAATACAAACCATCTCTTTATATGTAAATATGTCAGACGGTATATATTTCTCTCCTTACAGGATCTCAACAATAACATGTAATGCAGATATAGGTGATAAAATCAATTTGGATTTGGAGGTTCTCTTTGATAATTTGAGTATAGTTTCTGATGATTTACAGTCTGGTATAGTTTGGGCGCAGTTTTTAAAGGAAAGTCAAGATGTTAACAAAGGGGTTTATCCCAAGAAGCGGCGCAAGAGCAAAAAAAGTGAATTGAAAAAAAATCGTTTTGATAATCAAGTAACAGTCATATATAGATTCCACGAGAAGTATATTCCAAATGTCAAAATATTCAAAAATGGCAATATACAACTAACTGGTATAAAAGATACTAATGATACAGAAGAAATAATCAATCATATTATCAAAGAAATACAGCATATATATGATAATACAACAAAAAGAATTATTATAGATTATAAAGATGATTATAAACTTGCTTTAAAATACCAGAATTTCAAAATCAGGATGATAAATACAGATTTCAAAATCTATTGTAATGCAGAATTAACAGAACACTTTGAAATCAGAAGAAAGGAAGCACACAAACTATTTATTAGCGACCGTTATAATAACAAGTGCAGTTTCCAACCAGGTATCTATCAAGGTGTTAAACTAGAATATTTCTGGAATATACAGGATAAACCTAAGAATGGTATTTGTAAATGTCCTACACATTGTTATGGTAAGGGGACTGGGAAGGAAATTGGTAGCTGTAAAAAGGTCACAGGAGCTCTCTTTGAGAGCGGGAGCATACTAATAACAGGTGGTATTACTTTCGAACAAGTAGATGATACATATAAATATATTTGTTCTGTTTTAAAAGAACATAAGGATGTCATCAAAAAACCGCAGATGAGATTGTTATCATAATTCATGCTTATAACATTGTAAATTATATTCTTTGTCATTATCCAACTTAAATAAATCATAAAGATTAGTAGATACTGTATTGTTGCCAGGGCGATTGTATGAAGGTATATGATGTTTCGCATAAAATTGTGATGCATAGATTGATGCGTCTGGATCTATTTTAGGTTTCAAATAAGTGTTACCCCATGGTTTCTTATCAAAGAGGACGTCACCTGTGTATAACCCAGCATTCTTAAGAGGTTCAGGAACAGGCATATCAGGATTATAATCAAGTTCTGAATATTCTAATTCTTTTTTCATTTATACTCTAATATAGATATAAGAATATATTTGTTTACTAATAATTATGAGTGGAAATATCGAGTGTTCTTATAGAACAGCAGAGGAAATTAAAAATGAGATTGAAGAAATTGAAAGGAGACCCAAACGGGCCAAGACAGGTAATGCTGAGTTCGTACAAGATGGTTTACAAACTGTAGATATAAGGGCGACTATCAAAAATATTAGGGACTTTGTGGATAAAAACAAGCATATGTCGCAAGAAGATATTGCAAAAAAACTAGAAGTAGACCACGACTTCTTTGCTAAGCGATATCCTATGTTGTTTGACATGGCTACAGACAAGAAGAAATTTGATTATCAAAGCCTTGAATATTTTCTGAATATGCGTGATAAAGTCATTGCTGATGAAATGACATCAGAACAGGCATCTATAAAGGTAGGACAAGAATGGTTTGACAAATACATTGATAAGTCCAAATTACAGAAGAAGCAATAGGTATTTGTGAATATTTTTTATTTTGTCTATCAAATTGACAACAATGTTTATGTAACATTTGATTGCTTAGTCGCTATCACTTCCATTTATGCTTGGGTCATCGGATTCTTCAAACTTTATATTTGGAATATGTTGTTAAAATTTAGTAATGCATCATCTAAACACTTTGTGAGGAAATGCTATATAGAACGGATGATCTATGACATATTATACAAACATTACCTTTATGGACGAGATTTAGGACATCTTAAGGAAATGATATTAGTCCAAAGGTATTATCAAGATTATTTTCATGATGAAAACATTGTTATCAATATTGAATATGCACAAAACTATTACCCTTGTAAATGTACTATCACAACCTTCAAAGGTTCATCTGTTATTATTGAAACATATTTGAAGAAACCATGCAATCGTGAAACACTCATGTGTGAGAAACGCATCATCAATAATGGCAATGTAAAATACTATTCCAAAATCAACGAGTTTACGAAAGAAAATGTATGGAAAGAAATTACATCAAATACAATTTAGGTATCAATCTTTATTGGCATTACAGCAATGAACCGAAAAAATATACTAAAAGGAACATATAATAGAAAATACTATATGAAGAAAATACAAGATTTACAAGGACTAAAAATCGGCGTTGTAAATGTTAAATGATGGAAAAAAAATGATATAAGATTATATTTGATATACTATCTTAGTTCAATTTCAACCTTTGATACCTATTTCCTCGATGACTTCCGATAGCAGATTTCCAACAAATCTTAGTGAGCTTATTGCAGATACTTATAAAGAATATGATGAAAGAAAGGGTGAGACATATGCCAACTGTCTTCTTAGCGTATTGAAAAGGTATCATTTGTGGCCCAGTATGCAAATCAAGAAGTTCAAAGGAAGAACTGATATTGTATTGTTACATAATACATATAAGAGGAATGATGTGGCTGCGTATAAAGAACTTTATAATCAGTGTAGAAGTGTCATTCTTGATTTCAGTCTGTCTGTGAATAATAACATTGTTGTTACATATGCCAACAGTATTCCAGACAGAATTAATTATGAGACGTATATGAATATGCTGTATAATCCTCAAGATAGATATTATGAGGCGTATGATGGTACCATGATTACTGTTTATAATTATAAGGGTGAATGGCATTTCGGAACTACTAGTTGTCCTGATGCAAATAGTTCAAGGTTCGCACACCCTACAAAACGACATGGAAATATGCTAGATGAAATCTTATTTGAATATTATAGAAATTGTTTTACACCAGAAGATATACAGTCTGAAAATCCAGCAATAATTTCTGAGAAGATCAGAAACATGTTTACTACCAATTTGGATCCTGCAATGGCTTATGAATTCTTAATAGTTAGTCACGATAATCATCATATTATTGACTATACACCAGTATTTGGTACTAATTACAAAGTCTTGTTTCATATTAACACAAAACAAAGAGAAACTCTCATTGAAAATGATATCAGTATGTCAGTAATTCCTAATCTTGTTAATCTAGGTGTTAAGTATCCTTTGCAATTTGGCAATATTCAAGAAGCTTATGAATATATGAATGCAACTGCTACATGCTATGGTCTTATTGTGAAGAAGGTAATCAACTCTGAAATAAAGGTATATAAGATTTCAACAGACAAGATCAATTTCCGCGAAGAAACAGATCCATGCAATCCAAATGTTTGGATAAATATGCTAACAGTCTATATGAAAAACAAGGCAGATTATCATGTCAATGATTATATCAGTCATTATGCCTCAAATATTGAGTTTCCTGTAGATAACAATGGTAAGACACTTGACCCTACATATCTTATACATACTGCCATTTCAACTATAAAGGACAGTCTATTTAATCTTTACGTAGCAACTACTAATTATTACCCTAAATACAACAGATTTAAGATGAATAAAGAGCTTGATAAACAATTTCCCCCTATTATTCAATATCATTTGGCGCAACTAAGAAATCAGCAAGTATCTGCGTACAAGGAAAAGATGATTACTCCCAGCAATGTATATTATTATCTGTGTCAGTGTAATAATGTGAAGAATATCAAGACACTTATTCAGTTCTTTGCATCCAATTCTATTAATGAAATGCCTCCAAGAACAGCTATGTGTTTCACTGTGCTAAATAGTCTGCTTTCATAAAATTATCTCTCAATAGAATAAGAATGTTTGATTTTACTACACAAGCCTGGATATACCTGATTATAGGGTTTATTGCAACTATTACTGCACTTGGTATGTCAATATACAAGGATGGACCTGGATTATATATTATAGCATATGTACTTTACTTTTTAATATTATTATTGGGGGCATACAATATAACATGTCTAACTGTAGGTGAATGTTATACTTGGAGCTGGGTATATACTATTTTGACTACATTGCCTATGCTTTTGGTTATGGGTTTATCAATATACACAGCGGCCGCTGGCAATCCTCAAAATACAAATGTACCTGTAAAGAAAGTATAAAAATCAAGTCCTTGAAGAAAAATAAAAAGATTTTCTTCTAATAGAAAAGAAACAATAATGGATCTACTCAAAAGTTTTGGATCAGGTACTAGAAAACGAGTAGTAGCAAAGAAGCCAGTTGCAAAGAAGCCAGTTGCAAAGAAGCCTAAGTCTCCTAGAAGTATGTCACAGCATAAACGAAGAGGGGGAGATGCTGAAGAGGAGGAAGTAATTGAAGAGAATGAGATGGAAGGAGGAGCCCGTAGAAGAAGAGCCCGAAGACCTCGCAAAGTAATTAGAAAGCCTAAGTCTCTTAGAAGCATGTCTCCTCGTAGCAGAGGAGGTGCTGAAGAGGAAGAAATTGAAGAGGAAGAGATGGAAGGAGGAGCCCGTAGAAGAAGAGCCCGAAGACCTCGCAAAGTGATTAGAAAGCCTAAGTCTCTGAGAAGCATGTCTCCTCGCAGCAGAGGAGGTGCTGAAGAGGAAGTAATTGAAGATGAAGAGATGGAAGGCGGAGCCCGTAGAAGAAGAGCTCGAAGACCTAGAAGAGTGCTTGCAAAGCCTAAGTCTCTTAGAAGCAAGTCTCCACGCAGCAGAGGAGGTGCTGAGGAGGAAGAGATGGAAGGAGGAGCCCGTAGAAAGGCTGCAAAGCATCATAAAAAACTATCAAAATATATTTCATATGTCAAGACAAGAATGTGTGATCTTAAGAAGACAGATCCAACACTCCCTGCAATTGAAAAGATGAAAAAGATTGCAGCTGAATGGAATGCTAAGAAGAGAATGTAAGTGTTAAACAATTATTTTTTAAATTTTTTATCTATAAAAACATAAAAAATGATATATAGAGTATTACATTTTATTCATATAGTATAGAATGTTCCGCAATTATTCATTTGACCCTAAGGATGCTTCAAACAGCCACTCTTTTGAGATACATAATATAGATCTTGCTATAGTAAATGGTATTCGTCGGACTATTTTGACTGACATACCTATTCCAGGCGTCATAGGAGAGGCATTAGATAATGAAGAGCCTACTGTAAATATTCTTGCTAATAACGGAGCTCTTCATAATGAAATCATAACACATCGCATAGGGCTGATCCCCATTTGCCTAACAGAAGATGAAATAGAAAATTATGAAGACAATTCAATCAAGCTTGAACTCAATGTCAAAAATGAAGGCAACAAAGTAGAAAACATAACAACAAAACATATTAAGGCAACACGCAATGACAAACCTATATCAGATAAGGAATTGTCTAGCATATTTCCTGCAAACAATACATCAAAGGATCATATTCTGATAACCAGATTACGTGCAAATGAACATCTTCATTTCAAGGCAGATGTAGTGAAGCGCACAGGCAGACATAACGCATCTTTCAATCCAGTATCCCTGTGTAATTTCTCATATATTCAAGACCCTGCTGAAGCATCTAAGAAACAAGGTGTGCTTGACAAAGAAAGGTCTTACTATAAAAATAAATATGGAGACGCTATTGCATTTAAGTTTGATGTCGAGCACATTAATCCCCATGTTAACCCCAGATATCTAATACCTAAATCAATAGATATCATTATTGATAAGCTAAATAAACTCAGGGAGCAGCTTATCAATATAGAAAATGCATCCGATGTGAAAATACAGCAATTCCAAGATATTGAGAATACATTTGAGTTCTTAATAGATAATGAGGATGACACATTAGGTAACATTATACAATCATACATACACAGCAAGTACATTAGAGAAAATAACAAGTTCAATAATGCTATTGCTTGTATGTATATTGGATACATTTGCCCGCATCCATTGAAAGCTCTCATGATTTTGAGGATTACTCTTGAAGATGAAACAAGTAAAGCAGTTTTCATATCATTCTTGGAGGCTAACTGCAAACATATTACAGAAGAACTCATTACAATCAAGACGGAATGGAACAAGTTCATCTCCATGTAATTCATCATCTGATACCATTATTTTTGTAAAAAATATAATATATTTTCTTTTCTATGTCAGTAGTAAGAAGAATAGATGTCTGTACCTGAGGATTTTATCATAGAAGACGAGGAATTAGATGAAATAGAATATCTTGAAATCCTCAGTCTAGATGAAATTATCAAAGAGAACCCTTCTTTTATAGCTCTATCAAGGGATGAAATCTATCATACATTGTATGAACTCTTTAAAAATAAAAGGAAGGCAGATGACATAACGCAATTGTTTTACGATGTTATCAATAACAATAATGAGAAACTTGGAAAATTGAAAGATTATTCACACTATATTTTCAAAGCTGATGCCGAAAAACAAGATTATACGGAAATGGATAAGGAGGCTGATACAGATTATTTTAATGGTTTAGAAAAACTCAATACAACACGATATAGGGATGCTAAGAACAAATATTTTTTCTCTTTAAAGTATGATGATGCTTCTAAACACCTGCGGTTTAAACCTGCATCACAAGATACATCTATTGTATTAGAAATACCTACAGGGACTAACGATCACCCTATATATTATCCAGTGTATCCTGCAGATGATGTGAATGTCCCTTTGATAGCGGCATACTACAAAATCCCAACAGCAACTATAAATGATTACATTTACAATAAGATAACAGCACATTTATTTAATAGCAAGAATGTCAATTATCAATCATCAGAACAATATACGTCTATTAATACATTGGTATTGCATACCAAACCTCCTATTGAAACAGTTATACAGTACTTGAAAGACTGTTTTGAACTGGATTATAATCATTTAAATAACGTTTTGAAACGCTTTGGATATTCTTTAGATTTTATCAATGTTGCAGACTTTGATAAACTTTGTATGTATATGACATCTATTGTATCGGAAAAAGAAAGGGTAACTGTAAATAGAGCCTTCAAAATAAAGAAACCAGAAATTCTGAATAAAAAATTAGCTTTTTTTGATAAATTAACCACTACTGTAAAGCTATTGAAGCTATCTGAAAAAACGGTGGATATGCTGACAAATCTCAAGGCAGCTCTGGACGACCAAGCATTGAATAAAGTTCAAGATGATTTAGATATACCTTCTTTCAACATACACGACATTATAAGTCAAATAAATGCAGACAATATGACATTAGAACAAGTTATAGCCAAGATACAAAATATTAAACATAGTTTAAACATTGCACATGGTACTAAGACCATCAATAGTTTGCTTGAAACACAAGATGTCATTGAGGATATTCTCAATGAGTATGAAAGTATGAAGGCTAATTTTGAATATGCCAGACAGCATACATTTGACTATGACAAAGATGGGAAGAGTTTTATAGTATATTATAAAGAATTGCATGAGATATTAGAAGGTGGTAATGAGGATAACTATGAAGGTATTCCTGAAATCCTCAAAAATAATGCATATGAAGCTTTTGAAGATATGGATAACGTTGTAACTGATGTATTTGGAAATATACAAGAAGAAGGAGATACTACTGGCAAAGGTAAGAAAAATGATCTGGAAAAGTACTGGTTAAATCTACAGTTCAAAGATGATATTGGATTTGTAGAGATTTTGAGAATATTGTTACCAATGATTGGAAAAATTGAGAAGATTGCAGCATTGCCAATAGACTATCATTTATTATGTGCTGAACTTTTCAAAACATACAGAGGAGTATCCACAAAATATAATGAGCTTCAAAAAGCATTTGATGACAAAGGCGTAGTTCTCAGTTCGCATGTTATTGGTGACATTGCAAAGGTATCACCATATGTGTCATTTTATGTGGATTTGAATATGGGGGCTGAAATTAAGAATATTATTGTAGAGGTCAACAAGAACTATGCCAAACAGTTAAATGACATATTCTGTTTGGCAATAGCTTGGTGGTCTATTGATATACAGGAAAGAATACTTGCAAACACTCTTTTCATTGATGATAATGCATTGAACCCTGCATATATTGACAAATGGTATGCTTATGGTATGCCAATACAAGCCAAGGAAAAGAATGGTGTATTACCTTATTTGTCACATATCATCATTGATATGCTGAAAGAGAGCAATGAATATGTGTTATCTGAAAATATACAAATAGATGCTCTAAAAGTCATTGAAAATGATTTTAAAGCTACAATAACAGAATTGAGGAAAACCCATGAAGCTTTTAAAGAGAAAAAGAAGGTAGAACAAGGTATCATAGCACAAAGAAATATGATAGAAAATATTAAGAACAAGAAATTTGACAAGATAGCAACAGATTTCATCAATGCCCTCTTATATATGCCAGGTGTTAACTATAAGAAAGTTCACAAGTTCTTACTAGGATGTTGTTTGCAAAAGATAGACAAGGATTTCAAAGCAGACAATGATCTTATTACAGCCTCACGCAAAGATCTTTTGGATATTAAAAAGAGATTTGCTACCAGAAAGGAGACAAACAAAAAACGATATGTGCGATATAATCCTATTGGAAAGAAACCTGATTTTGAAAGAGAAACAGAAGATATTTCAGAGATCACATATATGAAAATAGAACCATATGTTTACACCATAGCTAACAATAATCAAATCATTGACAGATGGCTTGATACCATGTATGACAAAAGCCCTTTGTTACCAAATGCTATTATAGATGAAATCAAGAATAATCCACGAAAATTAAACGAACATATTGAGAAGCACATCAAGATCATGCAGACAACTGCCAGGAATAGAGATAGCGAGCTTGTCAATCTTTTTATAGTTGGAAAGATGAATTATAAACTGCTATTGAATATGTTGTTAAGCATTTCAAAACTCTTAAATACAACAAATGACGATGATGACAATGCCAAAAAACTTGTGAAGTTATCGATTGATAGTATTAAAAATATTATTCCTATGCTGAATAAATTGAATAGAGTCTATAATGAAGAAGTCAGACAGGATATTGATAAAATAAATGCATATGTGGTGTCGCGAGCCATGTGTTTACCAAGCAATCCAGAACTTAATGTAAATAATTATCTTATTGCTATGGTGCAAATGCCTGCAAATTTCATAGAGGATAATACTAAGAGAATATATAATGAAATGGTAAATATTCTCAAGTTTGCTAAGTTTCCTACTATGGTAGAAAATATTGAGTTTTTAAACAAAAAACGCGAGGAGAATAAACAGCAGAAATTGAGTATCCTCAATAATAAAACTGTAGAAGAGAATCAGTTAATAAGTAATTTAAAGAAGGCTGGTATAAAGCACAACTTAATGCAGATGGAATTAGATGAGATCCAAGAAGAAAGGAATGTGAATGATGATATATACCAAAATGATGAAAATGCTGATGTTTCGCGAGGAGAAAATGATTTCAAGATGCATCAGGAAGATTATGACGATGATGAAACCATGGATGCTGAAGATATGGGTTTTATCTACAGCAGATAAAATGCATGTGCATTTTTGAAAAATATATTGTAATCAAATAGAGCATGGTCGAATTAAAATCATATTGTGATAGAGTTATCTTTTGGCCCCAATATGGTCCAACATGCTGGTTTAATGCTGTGCTAATATCGGTGTTTTACAGCCAGCATAGTAGAAACATGTTGTATAAGAAGTCTGCTGAATGGGATCAAAAAATAGAGTTTTATCGTATGCTAAGGTTTGTATTGAAGCACAAATATTTTAGGAGCAAAAACCCTGAAAAGGATTTCAAGTTTTTTGATGCCATGAAACCAGAAAATGTTTTGCAAATGATACATAAAATAAATCCAAAGTATGCTACTGAAAATATGGGAACGCACGGAGGATGGGCTAGTATCATTATATCCAAGTTATATAAACTTCTTGGTATAGAATGTCTTATGTTTGAAGTGCAAGATAAAAAGTTGCTTTATGATAGGAGAAATCATCTTTTATTGGGTAAAAAAACAGACACTAACAATTTTAAAGCTATTCCAAAAGTAAAGCGTGCAGATTATATTACAAATAAACTAAATAGAATCAAATCTCCTTCTGTAATTATTATTAATTTGGAGAGCAAAAAAAACAATCATCAATGGTTTTACAATATGCAGAAACAGTATGAAATACCTATAACACAAAAGAATAAAAATTTGTTGTCCTTAAAAGACATAATATTTTATAACGGAGAAGAATATGTTTTAGATTCAGTTATGCCAATAAACTGGAATATAGGTGACAAAAATACTGCTGATGCAAATAATATTATACAAGGGCACCAAATAGCTGGGATAACATGTGATAATGAAAAGTATGTATATAATGGTTGGACTAGATTTACTGAAGACAATGCTATGAAACACGCTGCGGGCAATACAAACACAGTTCAACACAGGCCTTGCGAATTGATGAAATTTCCTTGGGATATAAAGACTGATAAGGACTTCTGTATAAACATAAAAAATTGTAATTTACCCAATGCAACACCAAATGATCGCAAAACAAAACTATGCTTTTCATTTGGTAAAGGTTCAAGAACGCTCGTGTATATAAAAAAGAATTATGTATCACATAATCTACAACAATCCTTAGTAAATGTACCTGATTATCAATCATTTGCTGATTATCGCAGTACTATATATAAGCAGTGTCCTATAAATAAAATTCGAAATCCAGCTACAAACCGTTGTATTAATAATAAAACTGCTGTGAAGAAGAACTTAATAAAGCCTACCAAGCTGAATGATAAACCTAAGCCTAATAATAAAAAGCCCAAAGAATGTCCTGAAGGAAAAATAAGGAATCCTATGACAGGACGGTGTATTAAAGATCCGAAACGAAAGACCATTGATAATAATGATAAAGTTAAAAAGCCTAATAAAAATGTACTCAATAAAAAGCCCAAAGAATGTCCTGATGGAAAAATAAGGAACCCTATGACAGGCAGATGCATCAAATCTCCTTATCAAAAAGCACTAGAGAAACATGCAAAGAAACTTGCCAAGGAATTACAGAATAGGTAGTAAAAAGGCACATATTTAATAGGAAGAGTAACGAGAGTAACGTGAGTAACGTGAGTAACGTGAGTACATAATTGATTTTATTTTAGATTTTCAAAAACTTTTTGTAATTTATATTTTATTTTTAATTATGTACTTTCGTTACTCTCGTTACTTTCGTTACTCTCCCTATTTTTTTTATTTATATTTTATTATCTATTGCATTTTATCCTATTCACGAGTATGCTAATATGATAAGACATATGATATTTATTGACATCAAAATGGTATTGATAACAAACACAATATCCTTATATTTTTTGAGTTTATTTTGGATCATTGATTGAGCATTGGGGTCGCATTCAAATGGTATGTATATATCTCTTACTATAGCCTTCTTATAACAATAACTTGAAGATATGATGTCAGACAAGTAGTTGCTATGAGCTATCAACCCTATTATATTCGTTTTCTTCTTGTTATTTTTGTTATACATAATGGTATCCAATAGTATTCTGTAAAATCCTCCAAGGTGTTTCTGAGATATACAGCGATGCTGATAACATTTGCATTGTACCAATAGTATATCATTATTTGTCAGCTTGGCTACTATGTCTATTCCAGTATCAAGTAGCATCTTGAACCTCATATTCTTTTCACCTGTCTTATACCTTTCCTTGATATTCATAACATCATCATCAAGGATCAAAGATGATTCTACAAACAAATGGTAAGGAACATTCTTCCACAAATACGCTTCCTTGATATCATAAAATTTATGCAGCATTCCCAAAACATATTGTTCGTATTCATAACCTTTTATGTAATTATAATCAATGTATTTTATGTATTCTAACAAAGTCATCTGATATCATATACACAAACATAACAGACTATTTGTCAATTTTTACGAAAATGATATAAAAAATACTTTAGTATATATACTTATCACGTTATTTCCTATTTATACCATGTTTTGCAGCAGAACACCATCATCTTCAGTTATTGAAACAAACGAATTACAGACCATCCAACAACTAAATAAACAAGTTTGTGACACACAAAGGCAAGCTCAAGTATCTTGTGTACCAACAACCCAAGTACAACAAGTATACTATCCGGTATATCAAACCAGTCAACCTCAAGTAGTGTACGACCTATCATCATATTATTACCCTTATCAACAGCATGTAGATACTTCACAGGCACCTCAAGTACAGCAAGTACAAACCCCTCAAGATGTAGCATCATCGGCACTGCCTTTGCAGTACCCTCAAATCTATACACCGCCTTACTGGGTACCATTGCAAACACTCTATTATGGTCAATTGCAAACACCACAAACACCACAACAATATTATGATGTGTATCCGCAAGTTCAACAAGCCCAACAAGCCCAACAAGCTCATCAAGCCCAACAAGCTCAACAAGTTCAACAAGCTCAACAAGCTCAACAAGCTCAACAAGCTCATCAAGCTCAACAAGCTCATCAAGCCCAACAAGCCCAACAAGCCCAACAAGCTCATCAAGCCCAACAAGCCCAACAAGCCCAACAAGCTCATCAAGCCCAACAAGTCCAAGCAAAAGAGTATTCAGAAGCATCTCAATTGCCTCAAGGATTTCTAGATTTGCCAAAGCTACAACAAATGCTTCAGACAACGCTTTATGAAGTATTGGTACAGGTCATGAAGCAAACAGATCCTCAATTAATTTATCATGTGCTCCCTCAAGTATATAATCAGGTAGTGCAAGAGGTACTCACACAAACTCTTCCTCATATGGTGTCACAATCATACAAGACAGAGCATCTTATGTAATACAAATTATAAAAAACACTCTGATTTCTTTACTAACTCTTCTTTCTTTGGTATGTAGTTATTATTCATAATATCTACATCTTCTTCATTATACTCATCTAGAAGCTTTTTATACAATATTGTTTCTAGCTCAGTTTCAACATATTCATCTTTGACTTGAAAAGTATTTTCTTTACTATTTTTGGTTTCAGCATCAATTTCAGCAGCTTTCATAGGAATAAAGACATCAAAATCAAGCTTATTGGTATTATCAATTGCAGTATAAGGATGTAAAGCTATATTGTCTTCACTTACTACACCAATAATTCGTGCCAAGATAATATTCACATTAACACCGTTGGTAACAGCAACAAACTTGACATGCTTCCCTTGTAATTTGGACTCTCTGTATAAAATCATGTCAATATTAAACATGTAGTAAGATGTGTCATCCAAGTTATACCGTATACGCAATAAGATATCGTGTACTATTTGTATCTCCATCTTGCTATCATAGCTAGGAAGCTCTAGTTCCTTGCTAGCATTCAGTGTAAATGCAATGAACTTGAATATTTTGTTATAATAATCAACTACTTTGTTGATTTCGCCCTCTTCTTTAATATTTTTAGGATTTAACCATTTAGACCATCTACTTCCATCTGTTGCTATGATCAGTTCTTGACAATTACTTTTAAAAGCTGACTTCAATTTTTCATTATAGCTCTTGTTGTCATATTCATAGTAATAAGCGTTTTCTGCCTCGGCTTTCACCTTGACGTCATAAGGAATACTTGAACTTATGCTATGTCTGTTCCAAGGCAAGACACCAACATTTGTATATTGTATCCTGGTATTAGCAGGCTTGTACTTAAACTGATTGTTATAATCAACAAAGTTGTCTCTTACAATATATACCAGGTTTTTATGCATGACAATATAGAATATTATAACAACTAAAATAATTGTAATTATTTTGATGGTTAATAATATTTTATTCATATACTCTATCATTTTTACACATAATTATTTATCTATTCTATTCTGTAATCTAGTAAAGATATTATGGTATCTACATCAGACTTTTTCCTATCTTCAAAGTCGTTGCTAAATACATAATCAGGTCTCTCCTTATTCGAACAACAGTCTAAATCTTTTACATCATCACAACCATAACACATTGGTTTATTTAACCCAGTATCATCATATTTAGTGTACCCTAATCTTTTCACACCTACGGGAAACTCACAAAAACCTTTGTCGCAACCACCTCGTTCATTTGGATAATTTATGTTTGCCTGATAATAAGGACAATCAGTATTTACCTTGCATTGTTTATCCCAAAGACTATAGTATGTCTTTGTAGTTCCATCCGCATTATAATAAGAATTGCACTCGTATTTATTATGACTTATGTTTATATTTCCATAACAACTAAAACCTGTCCCTGCCTCTTTTGATACATAATCTTCTGGTAGATTCAACCTCGTGATGAACCTTTCAATACTTTGTACGTTCTCTATTATCTTATAATTCATCATAGGTATCAATACATTGCTTGCATCATTAACATAAGTTCTTCTCAGTTCATCGTTGAAAAAATACCTCATACTCTGATAAGTTTCTTTCAAAAATGGGTAATATGGCTTCATTCTATCCAAACTAACATCTTTGAATCCATTCTTAAAATATAGGCAGTTATCAATAAATGCCATATAATCACTTCCAATTACAGCATATGTCATGCAATAATCAAAAGTCTTATTCGTACTATTTAAATCATCTAAAACTATCTTCTTGATAGCAATTTTAGCAACGTCCAACCTATAGCCCTTTACAAGAGCTTGTATGAATAAATAATCACTTGTATAAAGGTATGCAACTGTTTTCCCCTCCAAGTTCCAGATGCAATCATCAGCCATTAATTTTGTGTAAGACAGACATATGAATATACCATCCTTGTATTCGCTGGTATTTTTCACGTTGTTGAATACATAGTAGTCTATGTAAGGATCTGTATATAATATTATTTTGTTGCCATCTACATCAATTATATTTCTATCAATCATGTTGTTTGTTTTTATACTATCTATAATCTTGGTGTATTCAGTATTGTCTACTTGCATTATGTTCTTATTTTCACTACTAATATTCAAACTGTTATCAACTACAATATATTTAGTATCTGCAAAACACTCCCTACATGTCACATGTGAAATCTTCCACACGATAAAAAAGAATAGGATTGTCAGAATAAAAGATATTATTGCTATAATAGCAAACATTTTCTTCCCTTAATAAAATAGTATAGAATAAAGAATGTTTCAGCGCAAAATTACACTTCTTATAACAATATCTATCTACATATTATTTGTAGGTCTATTATTTGTTTTACAACCGGCAATGATGTTTGACAAAGAAGGCAATATCAAACAGTTTAATTTTAACTGGGTTGATGATACAACATTGATTCCATTAGTCCTTGCACTTCCTCTGCTTGCAGTTGTTATATATTTACTAGTCTTGGTTGTAGAAATGATTATGACATAAAGCTATCAAGCATAACAGGCATTATGGAAATATGTTATGAAGATGAAGCAATCATCAAAACATTGTGTGCTAATCAGCAGATATATACAAGTATATTGAATTGGCTCAAACATTTTAACTATAATACACGAATATCTGAGAAAAGTTGTATTATCATATCAGGACAACCTTGTATTGGTAAGACTTATTCTGTCGAAAAAATATGTTTGCACTTGAATGCTGATGTAACTATCATAGATAATACTAAATGCTATAATTCGTCTCAGTTAAAAGATATTATATTTAAGACTATAACATCGTCAATGGTACAAATATTAACAAACAATATACGCAAAAAAATTATTGTAATTGATAATTTTGATTCGATGTTTGTCGCAGATAAAACCATTAATAGTACCTTATTGAAACTATTGACTGAAAAAAAACTAAAGAATATACCTATAATATGCATGACTAATTGTGATATTCTCAAAAAAATGGGTGATATTAAGAAAATATGCAAGGTATATGAATTGGCTACTCCTACAAAGCAAGATATAACTGATTTACTGAAGCTACATGACATATCTATGAGTAATATCAAAATATTATATGACGAGTATCAAGGCAATTTGCAGATGATATTCCAAAATATAGACAGTATCAAAAACCTCAAGTCACGACAGTCAGGACAGTCACGACAGTCACGACAGTCAGGACAGTCAGGACCATGTGACACACAGTTTGAACTTATCAACCTATATGATATGGCATTTTCACGAGAAAAGTCTCGTAGACTGATAGATACAGATGTATGGTTAGTTCCCCTCAGATTTCACGAAAATCTCATACACGAATTATGCAACCGCAGCATGCCTTTAAACAAAAAGAAGATAGTTTACAAAGAGTTTATGCATATATTATGTATTTATGATTATTTTATGTGTAAAAATAACATTGAATGTGGTATAGAAACATTTATTACTGCAATATACTTGGTCTCAATGCTAAAGTACAAGAAGAAAGATGTATCTAACATGGATAATTTTACTAAGATATTGAGCTATTTGTCCTTGCAAAAAAAATATGTAAAAGCATCCTACAATTCTACATTTCCATTGTATCAGATATCAAATTATCATATTAGTTTGACAAATAGAAAATTTATTTACTTTAATTAGATAGACAATAAATATGGCTGATGGAATAAAAATGGATGTACTAGATAGACCAGCAGAAATGGCAAATAAAATGGTTGATAATGGTGCAAATGTTGTGAATAACACTGCGAATATGACTACAAATGCCTTCAATTCTGGTATGCAAAGTGTATCGAATAGCACAGAAGCTATTAAAGAAACATTAGCTCCTTATTTACAAAATACATCTACTGTATTATATGGGCTTATTATACTTGCATTACTAGCACTTATAGTTGGATATTTCCTATATGTTCTGATAACAGACAATGTTATATATCAGCAAAGGGTGCTTGTAGAAGGCACAGAAGCTCCTATTATATGTAATGAAATGTCAGAGTTCAAGATAACACAGCATTTGAGTAATACTAATGGAAAGCGTCGTACATATTCTTTCTGGATATACATAAATGATATTAACAAATATGCAGGGGACCAGTATCGCCATATAGCACATATTGGTTCAGATCACAAATCAATTGTAGATTCATCGCCATATATTGTATTAGATAAGGTCTCAAACAAGATACACGTACGATTGGCTCCATCAGATGATAAGACTGTCTTAAAAAACAAGATAGAGTATAAGTTAAATGATATAGATAACATTGAAACAGAGCTTTTGCAATATGGTAACAAGAAATGTGGTTTTACCATTGAGTATGTTCCCATACAAAGATGGGTGCATGTTGCATTTGCTTTGACTGATAATAACAATGGTGCTATTTACATCTATATTGATGGAGAACTGACACAAATCAAAGAATATAAACCAAATAGTTTTGAGATGAATATAGCAGACCTCAAACTAGATAATAAGGGCGACCTCTTTGTAGGTGGTAACGCAAATGATACAGCAAATGGTGTTACTGGATTTTCAGGTCTGATATCCAAGTTTACTATATATAATTATGATTTGAATCAGAATGATATATTCAAGGAATATAATAGCGGGCCTTTTAGTGGTATGCTTACTGCTTTAGGACTTGGTGCTTATGGGTTGAGAAGCCCCATTTATAAATTGAATAGCACATCTTGAAATATATTTTCCTATGTTTAGAATAGAGAGTTTATAATGTTCGAAGATAGTCCATTAATTCAAGTAATTGCATCACTGATTATACTACTATTGATGGGATATTTTGCATATAACATTTATTTAATTGAATTTGAAAAAATGTTGAAGAGTTCATCTGATGTGAAGAGAGAAGTAAATATTATTGATGGTATATACGACTATACAACATACACAGAGATGCAATTCAATACAATAGATGAAACAAAGGATACATATTTAGATATTAATCCATCCATCAATCAAGAAGGTGGTGCGGAATATTCATATAATTTCTGGTTGTATACTGATACAACAACCCTAACAGACAAAGATAAAGATATTGTACTGTTCTTTAAAGGTGAGAAGATCCTGTTCTCTAGTTCTCAGAATTACAATTGCTCTACTATAAATGCAGCTTCCAAGAAAAATGTGACTGTACTAATCAAGAACCCTTTGGTGAAATTGAGAGGAGATGGAAAAGCAATGGTCGTAGAGTTTAATAATATCTATAATCCAGACTCATATCAACATGCAAGTAAATATGTTAATTGTGAGAATATAGATTCTGGTTCTTGGGATAACAAAAACAGAAACTTATTGGGAATATATGATTTGAATTTCAACAAAAAATGGTTTATGGTAACAATTGTTATGAAGGAAGTAGCTGATGCGAATAATATCTTAATGAAGAACAGGGCATCATGTAAAATATATATTAATGGTATAAATGTTTTGGATAAAAAGGCTGAGACGTTATATAACGGCAGAGCCCAGTCAGCTACCTTCAAAAACAACAAATCTCCTTTTTACATGAATCCTGTATTCACAAAAAACTCTTCTGGTGATGCTGATGTAAAAACTGAAATGAAGAGATATAAGACGGTGAGTGATTTGCAAGAAAATACCTTGCAACTTGCTGACTTGAAATACTATAATTATGCTTTACCTGATACAAAGATATTAGAATTATTAAGCAATGGTTTCGGTAAGAAAGCAGCTAAGAAAAATATCAAAGATAAGGCTGTTAACTATCATCAAGTTTCATCAGCTGAAATGCAATTACAAGAGGTAAAAGAGATATAAGTACCTCTCACCTTTTGTATACATGTAAATGCCACCTAGAATATCGCTCACAGAATTATATTCTATGAAAGACAAAAAAGAGCAAATTAAGCACGCAACATTTGACAAAATTATAGAAACATGCCATAGCAAGATTAGGAAAACTGCTCTCATAGGAGGTATGAATATATTTTTTGAAGTGCCATATATTGTGCTTGGTGCCCCTTTATACAAGATAGAAGATTGTGTTAATTATGTCTTGAATGCACTTCGAAACAATGGTCTTTACGTGCAAGTACTACCACACCCAAATACAAATATGTTGTATGTGTCTTGGAACCCCAGTGATGTCACATACAAGAAACAGCTTGGATATACAAATCCTGGTAATTTTCCTATGAATATGTAGAAAGATATTCTTCGTATGTATCTGCCACTATGGTATCCCATTCTGTTATGTAATAAGTATAGCCAAGCATTGTAGGTATGATTATGTAATCATCAATCATTTTTTCTCTATATGGTTTAATGCATCATATATATTTCGCAAAACTTTGGTACTAGAGAATAATTTAGAAACAAAAAATAATACCTTATATCTAGAAGAATGAGCGAAGACGCGCTGAAAGAATACAGAAGGCTTAGATTCCTAGGGATGTCTGTGTTTGATCTTGTGCTTACCCTGATAGGTACACATATCATTCACACCGTAAGCTGGATGTATCTAGTATCTGAGAAGAATAAAACAATCATGATATACATATTTTCATTCATGGTATTATTTATCATTATGATAACGATAGGCATTGTAATGCATATGATATTTGGTGTAAAAACTGTTATGTTAGCCTATTTAGGCCTAAATGCTATGCCTGAGATACCTAGGTAAAGTTTTCAAGAAATCTCTGTATTTAGATGCTACAGATTGCACAGATGCTCTTTTTTCAGGATCTATGAATGCTACAGGTAAAAGTACATCTTTGTAAAACATATCAATCACATGATTGTATTTTGCATCCCTGAATTTATATTGTTCTATTAACTCCATAATAGTAAAACATAATTTATATGCATCATGATATATAAGGTTATGTCTAATTATAGCCTCAATTTGTGATTCAGAAGAATTCATTATTTTTTCAAACAATTTAATCAATTCACTCTTATACAAAATGATATTATCATTGTATAAATAATATACAAGCAAATCCTTGAAATGTTTGTGGATATGATTTAAGTTGTGCTCATATGTACGTTTGAATATATTAAAAAGTTCTTGATTGCTTTTTGCATGATGTTTATATTTTATTATTACATTGTTTGCTACTATTTCTGGTAGCAAATAAATATTTTTGATGATATGAAATATTTTCAAATTAATATTCTTTATAAATCCAGATATCCCGAAATCTATAAATACCAGCTTATCAGAGTTTCCATTTTTGGGAGGAATATAAATAATGTTATCTGCTTTTATATCAAGATGAACGAAAGAGTTTCTGGTGTACCTTAAAACCCCTTTTACTAAATTGAAACATAGACCAAGTACCTTTTGAATGCCAAACTCGTTACGTCCATGATATTTGTGCAGATACTGTAAACTTATACCTTCATCACTGTATATGATTTGATACACTTCCGCAACATTGTCTCTCAGATATTTTTCTATATTTTGACACCCCTTTATTTTTTGTCGCATCTTTTTCATGTCATCATCACCACTTTCAAATAACTGCTTCAAATCAAGACGATCTAAAATAGAATATCCTTCAATTGTGATTGAAGAAGAGCTATTATCTATTTTATTAGCTATTAATGTATTTCTTATTTCAAGTCTGAAATCATGTTTATTTATCATCAGTTTAAAAACTTCACCCATACGCCCTTTATACAATTTATTGTTGATTTCATTTGTAGAAAGAATAAAAGGGCCTCTTATCACACAGCCAAAACTCCCTTCGCCTAATTTATGGTCTGTTTCTTCTTCTAAGTCATTGTCGTCTTCATTCATTTCAGGTATGTCTTGTGGATATTTCCTATCATATGGATAATATCTAGGTGCCCTAATGGTAGCATAATCTATTGGTCTTCTATATGGAGTATTACGCGCTTTTTGTATTTGCAGGGAACGTGGCATTGGATAATGCTTCATATCATGATGTGATCTATTCAAGCGTTTTTCTGGTATTTCCAAGTCAATATATTCTTCTTGGTTTTGCAACGTTTGTGATATAGTTCTATGCATGCTGCTCTATTATAATATCTGGAATAAAAAGATTTGATACAAAAGAAAGATACATAAAAAATGATTGTCTAAATGAATATAGACAAGAGTGACAAACAATGATTGACGTATACACTGATGGTTCTTGTATCAACAATGGATTTGCAACTGCAAAAGCTGGATATGGGGTTTACTTTGAAGTTGACGACCCTAGAAATGAATACGGAGTAGTTATAGGCAAGCAAACAAACAACACCGGGGAGCTTACAGGATTCATAAGAGCTCTAGAAATATTGGAAGTGGATATCGCGAGAGGAGTAATTGTCAATGTTTACACTGACTCTGAATATGTTATGAAATGCATGAAATCATATTGTGAAAAACTTTCAAAAAATGATTGGAAGACTGCGAATGACAAAATACCACCCAACAGAGAGCTTCTGAAAAAGGCATATGCAATTTATCAACCAAATAAAAAAACCATACATCTACATCATGTGAAGGCACATACAGATGCAGAAGATAAGCACTCTATAGGCAATAGGGAAGCTGACCGGTTGGCAAACTTGGCTGTCGGAGTCACATCAGTCAAGCCCTCTTCTATAAAGCATTATTTAGATATTGGATATGATTGCAAAGATACAGTAAAAGAGCTAGGAGCTAAATGGGATATCAAAGAAAAAAAATGGTATTACACAGATGATATATCAGATGATAACAAGCGGGCTATCAATCTCATAGAACTCGCTTGTACGACAAATAAGACATTGGTTCCAATCATAGAAGAAAAGAATGACGAAGTCAAGGTATATTTGAAAATCCCATTCAAAAATAAGGATGCTGCCAAGAAGTTAGGTGCTAGATGGGATGCTGCTGTTAAGTCATGGTATTATATGTCGAGCATGCAAGAGAGTAAGATAGATAAATTAAGGCAACTGGAAGATATCTAGGAACCTAAAACCCGCTCTATATATTTCAGATTAATAGTGGGTAGCTTGGGACTGCACTCCCACAAGTGTGTTTTTAAGAAAGTCTGTATTTTATATTTTTCAGGGTACATATGATATAATCCAGCATAAATATCATCCATGTATTTTTGATGCTCTTTTTTCATCAAGCACTTGCTTTCTTTTGGTAGCACAATTAGCAGCTGTATGTAGCTGGGAACAAACGAGCCTATTTTACTTATGACTGGTGGATTATTAGCAATGGAATGGTTTGCAATATCCTTGATAGATGGCGCATAATTATAAGGGTAATACCAGTTATAGTCTAGTTCATATTTTTTATAATATGCATGTATCCAATAGACGCCTTTGATATAATTTTCACAAGCATTGAATACTACAGTGGACGACAATGTTATGTTACAATCGAACAAGCCTTTATAATATTCGTGGCGCCATTTTGTTGGATTATTGTATATATTATTAGCAACTGGATCCCTATGTTTAACAGCATACATATCTGATAGATTTGCAGTTTCATGTACTCTTTTCTTAATGTACTTTTCACATTCGTGATGCATGTCAGCATCTTCTGTCTTTGACAAATCAGAAAGTATATAGGATAGGCATGCTTGCTGTATGGCCCCATCTTTTACCAGAAGACCACTATTTGCTATGGCAAACTTGGTGGCTTTCATCAACTTATCCAAACCATTTGTCTTCAAATCTACAGTAGCCAAATGTGGTATGAAATCATTTCCTAATATAGAGCAGGCCATACAATAACTTTCTATCAAATCATTGCATATAGGAGAATAAATATCTTCTATATCTGACGGTTGTATTTTCAATATATTTGCAATATCCCATGATATTGCTAACTCCTTTATAATAGCTCTACGCAAGTTTTGGACGTTCAGATAATTGCATACTGATGTACCAGTGTGTTGGTCGCTGCTTTCCCGCATAAGATAAATGTTCTTTTTATGAGATATGAGAGATAGTATGATAAGGTCTGCATCTAGACCATGGATAATGATATTTGCATCATCTGCTTCTGATACAAGCTTGTCAAATATCTTATGTTCTCCTTCACCATTTTCATCACTGCCACTATAGACAAACTCTACATTGTGTTTACTATATCTAATTTGTTTTTTCATAAATGAGTTTAGTTCTTCCATGAATTGAGTTCCAGGCGTGATAGCATTTGTATCCCATGCAGATTGAATATTATCCAGCTTATTTTTATAAACTGTCAAATAACGGCGTTTGCGTTGCTGCACCATTTTTGCCAAAGGTGCCACACCATCGGCACAGATAATGATCTTCTTAGCCTGACTAGTCAGCATATAATGTATTATTTTACCCCACAATGCATTGAGAATGCTTTCGTGAATGTTGGAAGCTTTCTTGCTGATTATATCATGGGCTACTGGATGGATTAGGCCATTGAAATCTATGCAATAAGTATCAGGAACAACTGACAATCTATTACTTAAAATATTATTGTATTTTTGTGTCAGCGAATAAAAATAATACGGAATCCCCATTTGAATGTAGATATTGAAATAAGTTTTATATAATAATCATTTTTTATTTTTCTTCTAATAACATTAGAATAACATTAAAACAATATGGCTAGTGTATCGAATGTCTTAGGAGACGTTTTCTTTGGAACACAACAATCTAGATATGCAGCGATTGCATATTTCATCACCATTGCTATTTTGTGCTTTGCTATCTTATTTTCGAGCAGTGGCATCCCTATAGAACAGAGATTGTTAGTTGTCTTATTTATTTTAGTCATCACAATTCCATCTGTACTTTTCTCTTTGTTTGAATTGACTTGCATTGTAACTGGTGGAAACAGAAATACAAGGTGGTGGTGCTATTGGCTGGCTTGGTTCTTAAGCATCATGCTGATTATCTATTGTTTATTCATCATCATATCCCTGTTTTTCTCTATGGCATCATATGATCTTGCAGTATCTAGAATTGATGAAGAAGAAACAAACAAGATATCAAAGGCTGATGCCAATGAATATGCCAAGGATATAATGCAACAGTATGATGATGAGAAACGTTCAGGACCGCAGATGGAGATGATGAATACACACTCTGGAATGAATAATGAAGCCCCTCAGTTTTCACAACCACAGCAGCCAGCTTCTAAAGCAGTAAATATGACTCCTGTCATGTCAAATGATGTGAAGAACAATGAGTTTGGAACTATGGGATATGATAGAGACGATAATTTAGCACCAATTAGCAATGCAACTGACATGTCTGCTGGATTTTCCCCTGTGGCAAAGCCCAGAGATGAAGCATATCTGAAAGCTGACAACAAGTTTGAACCATTTGCTAATGACCCAGAACCATTCTCTGATACTGTGGATAATTTACAGACTTATTAGACTTGGCTATTTTATTTTTGTAAAAAGGTATAAGAAGTCTTTGCTATATAAATTATAATGTGGATTGATGAAAACAAAGGAGGATGAAAACAAGAAGCAGCATTTTCGACCACAGACTTGTAGGAATTGTGGTATAAACGGACATTTATACAAAGATTGCTTGCACCCTATAATGAGTTTTGGCATCATTTGCTACAAGATTGAAAACAATGTTATTAAATATATTATGATACAACGCAAAGATTCACTTTCGTTCATGGAGTTTGTCAGAGGAAAATACATGACTGATGATATAGTATACATCAAACAACTATTAGATGGTATGACAAAGTCTGAGAAAGTTATGCTAACAAATAATTCTTTTGATGATATATGGAATTACACTTGGTGTCAGAATAACTTAAATGCAATTAAGCATACAAAGGAATACATTGAATCAAAGCAGAAATTTGACTATGTTATGAATTACAGTGTTATTAAGAACTTTCTAACTGTTGCTACAAACAATATTTTGGAACCAGAATGGTCTTTTCCAAAAGGTAGAAGAAAAATAAAGGAAAATGACATTGATTGTGCTATTAGGGAGTTTTGTGAAGAAACGCAATTCACCAAAGATGATATTGAAATATGCTATGATATAACACCATTTCAGGAAATATTCTTTGGGACAAATAACATATTATACAAGCATCTTTATTATATAGCCAAACTTGTTAAAGAAGACTCTACTGTGTTTATAGATTGCAATTGCTTGGAACAAGTCCGTGAAGTGCGTGCATTGGAATGGTTTACGTATGATGAAGTCTTGTCTCACATCAAGAAACACAATGTAGAACGCATAGAAGTCTTCAAACAGGCACATAAGCTGGTAAGCGAGATTCACGCATAATTGTAAGCTTTATGCTTGTATTATTTTGGGAGTTTTGGCCTATTATTCAAAAATGTATTTAAGTTTATTGTAAGTAAAAAATGTAATACTGTGTGGAATAGAGATGTAAATGGAGCTACAAATAACAACATTTGTAATTAGAAGTTTAGATTGCAGGATTTGGTATGGCTACAAAATAAATACATCAAATATATGTAGATGAAAACATATCAAACATTAGAACCAGGTGGAGGTAAAGTGTTTGAAGTAGTTGTTATGAAAACTAAGGTACTTGTATACAAGGTTGAAGACAAGATACAAGTGTATGAAATTAAGAATTATAAGAAGGTTTTTGTTGGGAAAAATTCAAAAAAATATGGGGCACATTCCAAGCCATTTACTGGATTATCTATATTGGTAGAAGTAAAAGATAGGGAATATATTTTTATATCCCATGCGATTACACAATTTAAGACATTAGAACCTATTGAAACATTTTATTCACAGATGGGTAATAATTGGTTTCTTTATCCATTTGCATTGACTTCTAGTTATGCTTATTTGTTGATTGAAAATAAATATATCAAGAGAGATTTTGGTGATTTAGATCCTTATCATGTGTATTATGATTTCAAGAAGGTATGGAATCGTAAAGCATACACCTTCAAAATGAAAAGAACTAAATTGCTAACAAATAAGTAAGCCCAAAATGAAAGTTATAAATCTTATAGGAGGAGTACATAATCAAGTTAAAAACAAAAATTACAAAAACTTTTTGAAAACCTAAAATAAAATCAATTATGTACTCTTCCAAATAAATATCAAATACTTTTTATATTCTCATAATCTAAGTAGAGATTTATGGGTAAACTCATACTGAAAAAAGAGGATTGTGAAAAATGGGCGAAGCACAAAAATAAGAACCCTATATCTGGTTATACTTTGAAACAGGATAGTAAATTATTGAAAGAGATTACAAAGCAATGTACAGAAATACTTGGCTTGAATAAAAAAGCTGATGATAAATCAAAGTCCCCAAAGCCTTTGTCTCCTCCTAAGCCTTTGTCGCCAGTTCGTAAAAACTCTCTTGTGAAACAGGAAGTAAAATCCCCAGTTAAAACCAAAACGATTGATGATAATGATGCTTTTGCTCTGCATTATCCTGACTTAGATGACCCAGACTTTGCAGAAAAATTGTCATCATTGAAAGAGTTTGCTATACATCATATACCTGAATATCCTGACATCAATTCCATAGAAGATTTTAAGAAGATGTCTGATAAGCTGTGTGGTATATTTGAGAAGTCTTATTATCAGCATTTTGTAAGCCAATACATATCATATAGAAGTCCTTATAGAAGCATACTTTTATATCATGGTGTAGGTGTTGGAAAAACTTGCTCTGCAATAACATTAGCAGAAGCCTTTTTGGTTCCTCATAACACATATCAAGAGCCTAAAATATGGGTCATTATGCCTCATGCTTTGAAAACAAGCTTCAAGAACCAGATATTTGATATTGATGAAGCTACATTTGAAACTTTGGCAAACCAATGTACTGGTGACACATATATTAAGCTATTAAACATAAATAAAAACAATTTTGGAGATAGTACCAAAATCAAGGCTAATCTCAAGAAACTTATTAAATCCAGATACAGATTATTTTCATATGATGCATTTGCCAAATTCATTCAGACAGAAAATGCAGGGCAAATTGTCAAAGACAAGGTCATCATCATAGATGAAGCACACAATATTCGTAGCACAGAAAAGGAGGCCAAGGATGTATTCACAGCATTGAAAGATGTTCTTGCCAATGGTATTAACAACAGACTGGTGCTTCTCTCTGCAACCCCCATGTATAATGAGCCTAGAGACATTCTAGACTTGTTTCATCTTCTGTTACTAAATGACAAGAGATTTGACATGATTGATAAAGAAATATTTGAGAACCTCTCAGTAAAAATTGACGACAATGTATTAATGTTTATCAAAAAGCTGGTATCTAATTATGTTTCTTATTTGAAAGGTAAAAACCCTTTCACATTTGCTCTCAAATTAAGTCCAAAATATAGCAATATACCTGTTTTGGAAAAGACACCAAATATAGATCCTTTTGGAAAGTCCATACCCATGTCTGATACGTCGTGGTTAGAAAAAATTGAAGACGGTATTGTTCCGTCCACATTAGGTGAAAAACAGCTGCAATTGATAGAAACTTTGAAAGGATTAAATGAAAATAATATTTTTAATAACTTGCAACCAATGAATATAGTATATGATACTGATATAGGAGAAGCAGGTTTTTACACATTTTTTTCAAAGGCCAAGGATACAGACCCTCTTTGCGTTCGCTATAATTCAAGATATACAAATGCTCTGATGCCAGACGAAGAACACTTGGGAAAATATTCTGGAAAGTTTCTGAATATTTGCAATTTCATACGTAAATCCAAAGGCATTGTTGTCATATATTCGAGATATCGATATTCTGGCATTGTGCCTTTGGCTATCTGTCTGGAGCATCTTGGCTATAGCAGAGAAGGCACCAATAATATTTTAGAAAAGCCTGATATTATTAAAAACTATCCTAAATATGATGGTATTAAGTCGCCCAGATACTGTATTTTATCGAGTGAAAACAAGGATATTATGGGTTCAACTACTATAGATAGCCTGATACAAAAAATAAACAATCCTGCAAATAAGGATGGGTCTTTAATCAAAGTCATTCTCATAACACCTGTAGCAAGTGAAGGTCTCAGCTTTTATAATGCCAGAGAAATACATCTTATAGAGCCTTGGTACCATTTTAATAGAGCAGTGCAGATTATTGGTAGAGGTATCAGAAACTGTAGGCATCAAGGGCTCCCTTTTGAAGAAAAGAATGTATCTGTATTTATGCATGCTAGTGTTGCAAGTTTAGATAAAGAAAGCATAGATTTGCATGCTTTGAGGATATCAACTAGGAAGTATTCTGAAAGCCAGGAAATTGACAGCATCATCAATAGCAACTCACTTGATTGCGGGCTTATGAAAAATATCAACTATTTCCCAAAATCACTATTTAAATTAGGCAAGACCCCGATAACAACTTCACAAGGCGTAAGAATAAACTACGAATTTGGTGATGATGAAAAACAGGCTCCAAAATGTACTGTTTTAAAGCATTCTCGGAATTACTCAGGATATCGCAAGGATACATACAAACACCTCATCATAAACATGCAGACATTGTTGAGGAAAATTGTACTACAAGCAATCAAAGACAAAAAATACTACATTCCTATCACTGAAATATCTCCTGAAATAAACATAGATGACAAGATATTTTATGAGACTATATTGGCATCAGTGTACCCTAATATTTTGATTGATGGTTATGTTATAATTCCACATCAAGATGGATTGCATATAATGACAATCATGTCGCATGTTCCACAAACAGTGAGTATTGTGTTTGAAAAGGAAGAAGATAAGAAATCTCAAGTCAATGATGATAAGAAAATTGAACCTCCTAATATCAATATAGATAGAGGTAACATCAACAATGCTACAATTGCTTTATATTCTTCTCTGGATGCTAAGACGTTTGAAAATATGATACAACGAGTAATGCATTCAGATATGGATGAGGCACTTGAATATATGGCAGAATGTTTATTCTTGCAAGGAGCATTAGTGCGAGACGATGAACTAAAGTCTTTCAAGAATAATGATAATAAATATATAGGGTATGTAAATATATTTAATCTAAAAGACGTGTTTGATGTTATATTATATAATAAGAATGACAAGAAATATAGGGATGCAACTGATAAGGAAAAAGATGATATTATGAAGGCCAGGAAAAAACATGATGGAGTTCCTCAAGATATGACGAAAGAAGTTATGAGTTGGGGTATATTTGCTCCCAAAAAAATCAAGGACAAGGATGATGTTATAAACATTTTCAAACTGTTTACTATTGGCGAAGCTGCAGGGAAAAAGACAGGTATTGATTGTACCTCTCTCAAGAAAAACGAACATATTGACATATTCAAGGAATTGAATATTCGAGATATTGATGGGACAAAACTACAGAATTGTATTGTGATTGCTAATGAGCTTTTGCAGAAGGGTAGATTGACATTGTTACCATACTATAAGCCTAAGTGAATAGTGCCATTATTTTTCTCTTTGTTATATATTATAATATCTTCATTGTATACTACTACTTTATCAAAGAGGAATGATAAGAACAGCGCTGTTGATTTGTTCCATTTATTATTAACTATACCTGTCATCATCTCTGCTGATTTTTTTGCACCAAATACCTTTGCATATTCAATTGATGATAGTACCTCAATAAGTTTATCCTTGACTTTATCAACAGCCTGTGGAAATGTATTGGTCTCTTGCAATATGACATCTAGAGGTTTTCTCATTGTATCTTCTTTTTTACCCCTTGCTTTAGAATTGTTGGTTTTGACAGGCTGTTGAGCCTGTTGAGCCTGTTGAGCCTGTTGAGCCTGTTGAGCCTGTTGAGCCTGTTGAGCCTGTTGAGGCTGTTGAGGCTGTTGAGCCTGTTGAGGCTGTTGAGCCTGTTGAGCCTGTTGAGCCTGTTGAGCCTGTTGAGGAATAATGACATGGATTTCTGGGTCTTTTTGGGACACTGTTACATGTTGAGTATGTTTATGATATATACTACTATCTCTATACTTCCATTTAGTTTCACATAGTACTCCTGTTGATGGTAGTTGCCCTTCCAAAAGATGCAAGATGTCAGTCATTGATATACATAAAACAATATGTTTCTATATCATTTTTTATCATCAGAATAAATATTCTTCATAGGTTAGTTCATTTTCTATTATATTAGCGTTTTGGTTGTTCTGTTTCAGATATTTTTTTTTTAACAGATAAAATTTCATGCTTGATGAAAATTTCTGCCTGCTTGATGATGATGTGTTTATTTCAATAACATCTTGTCTGACACTACTATCATCAATGTCCTTATCTTTGGTCTTGATACTATCATTTAATAAACTTTTCATCATCTCATATTTCGAAATCTCATTCTGAGACTTGATACAAAAGTTGATGTAATTATCTATTTTGATAAGTGTTTCATCATCAACCCAGTTCAGGTTCAAAAAAATACCATTATTATTTTTAGTATAGGATGTATCAGTCTCATTGATGATTTTGAAAATCTCTACTATTTCGTTATTTGACAATCTATTTATATTTGTTTGAATTTGTTTACAAAGTTCTATTTTATTCATACATACTATTATATAAGAGATTAGGACTTATATGCATTTCACTCATCATATATATCATTAGCTTCATCTACTACATAATCAAAGTCATCTTCTTCAAATTCTTCATCAAAATCATCCTCACTAAAATCATCTTCTTCATCTTCTTCCTCATCTTCTAGGTCGCCTCCTACTTTGTTTTCATTGTTTTCAATGATATCAAGTTTCTTCACATGGTCATCATCTTCTTCATCGTCTTCATCATTGGATGTATATACAGTATCCATCAAAACATCATCAATGTCTATGATATCATCTTCAACAATTTTATCATCATCTTCATTGTCTTGAATGACAACAATATTTTCATCCTTGTCTTTGATGACCTTGCCTACTATAGAAATCTTGCTATCATAAAGTGTGAACTTCTTACCACATACTTGTACTTTTACCTCATCGCCAACATTCACAGTATCAATATTGATTTCAGATTGTATTCCCGAAGAGATTTTCGGAATTATTACTTCCAAGATTGAAGTGTCTTCATACATGCCTTCAGCCAATAATCCCAAGTTGTTCTTAGCCTTCACCTTACATTTGATAATAGAATCTTGGGCTGGGTTGCATATTTCTGCGATACAATTCAAATCAAATGCAATATTGCCATTAAAATGCTGTTCTTTGAAATATCCCATAGATCTTTTTATAATTTTGATACTATTCTTTTTGATATATCCGTGCTTGCTGCAAACATTTTCTAGTTTGTCTCTCAGCTTATTTAATATGGTATCTTCGAATTTGTTGGTTAGCTCTTTGGGTTGTAACTGAACTGTTGTATTAAGCTTAATTGGCATAAACATTTTGTTTGAGGACATTATTGTTATGCAGCTATTCTATATGAATATATCATTTTTTATTTATATCCGTTATACAAATATAAAAAATGACATATAAATCTATAATATATATATTTAGTAGGTAACAGGGATGGAAATATCTGCAGAACATCTTATATTTTCAATCATTGAGAGACAATTTTCTTTGAAAGAAGATGCCAGTAATTGGCTAGTAGAGTTCTTCAATGAAACTTCTATGTGGAGTGAAAATGAGTATTACAATTTCGTATCAGTTATGAAGTCCTTCAACTATGTGGAAACAGTAGAAAGCGAATGTATGGATGCAATCTCAGATGAAAACATCCTGCAGATAAAGGGTATTTCAAATATTCTCAAATACTGCATGTCAGACAACTACAAAAAAATGCAGCAATCGTGGTCTAAAGAGAGGTTGCTGGCATCTGATGAATTGACAGACCTCTTTGATTCTAAACTAACTATAAAATTAGCAAACAGACAAGAAATAACAGAGCCTGCAAATTGGAAAGATAGTCGAAAATATTTCAAGATCAACAAGAGAATAGTCTTTACTGATGAAGCACATAACACAAGATTTATAGTTAATATTGCCAAGTGCAAAGACGATACTCCAAATAACATGTATTATAGTCTGAAGTCATCTGCAACAACGAGGACATCACAGAGATACGAGTTCTATATTGATATAACAAATACTCCCAAAGAATACATTATACCTTCAATCATTAAAATGGAGCAGGCATTGTATTTATCAACATATGTTCTTACAAAACAGCAACAACAATCTGTCATAGATAGCTATCACACATTGGTAAAAAATGACATTATGGTAAAAGCCTACAATAAACATCAGGAAAAGCCTCCTTTACTGACGCCCAAACCAGTAACCTTGGAGAAGATGAATATGTTGAACCCGGATGAATACGGGGTTGTAAGTATCCTCTCAGAATACACTGTTACTGAGAAAGCAGATGGAGAAAGAATACTTCTGTATATTGATGGCGAAGGCAAAGCTTACCTTATTAATAACACCTATCGCGTAGTTGATACTGGCTTGCAAGCAAGCAAAGAGATTTATAATACTTTGATTGATGGCGAGTATATTGCATGTCATAAACGTAAAGATGCGTCAGCAAATAGCCTCTATGCTGCATTTGATATTTACTATTACGGTGGCAAGAAGGTTACCCAATTCCCTCTTATGGATGATAAAGAAGGGGCTAGGTACAAATATCTTGTAAATGCTGGAAAATATCTGAAATCATCAAAAAACTCTATGGACTTCATTGTGAAAGAGCACCTATACACGCAAGATATCCTGCAAGACTGCAAAAAAATTCTCACAGGTAATAAGAAGTTCTTGTATGACATAGATGGTCTTATATTCACACCAGCCAAGCTTTCAGTATACTCATATTATGCCAACAAGCCAGTACAGATTACAGATAATGTTAAATGGGATAGGGTATTCAAATGGAAACCTCCCGAACAAAACACTATTGATTTCCTTGTCAAGGAAGGTAACATTGTCACCATAGAAGGGCAAAGATACAAGGAGATGTTCCTCTACGTGGGCTATAATGCGTCACAGTGGGAAAATTATACTATTGACGAGGCCCTCAAGATACATTATGACAAGGAATATAGAAATAGCGTAAAAGCTAAGAAAGTAGCATATGTTCCCAAGGTGTTTAGACCTAGTGTATATTATTCAGCAGGCATTGAAAAATCTCTTGTAAAACTAACTGGTTCTGGTGAAACAAGATGTGAAAGTGGAGAAAAGTTTGAAACAGATAATATTGTAGAGTTCAGATACAATTGGGATGAAAGCATCCCTGTATCAATGCGTTGGGTACCCATGCGTATCAGAGAGGACAAAACAAGAGTATACAAGAAAGGCGAGCTTTCAAAGACAGCGAATGACTTAAGCGTCGCTATCAACATTTGGAGGTCTATTCACAATCCTGTATCAGAAGCCATGATAATAGGAAACGAGCCTGTTTATAATAAAGATGTGCCTGAAACAGATGATGAGAGACTACTGGAGACAGACGATATATACTATTCTAGAAATATACCACGCGAAGCTTTGTTATCATATCATATGTTGCAATTCCATAATCATGGCATAAAAAGAATGCTGTATGCAAAACCTAAAAACAAGGGCAGTTTGGTAGAGCTGGCTTGTGGAGAAGCAGGTGATATGCCTAGATGGCTTGATAATGGGTACAAGTTTGTTCTTGGTATAGACTTGGTGAAGAATAACATATATGGTCCTAGGTCTGGGGCCTATAGTAGAATGCTTAACAGGAGAAATCAATTTATAAAACGCGTTGACAATGATAAGGTAGCTTATACTGACATGGTATTTGCCGCAGGAGATTGTGGAAAGCCTGTTATGAACGGGGAGTGCTCCGCATCTATCAACGATCAAGAAAGTGTAAATATCCTGAAATTGGTATTAAACAAAAAGAGGGGCAATCTGCAGAAGCACTATATGCATATTGCAGGACAAGGTGCAAATGGGTTTGATGCTTGTTCTTGTATGTTTGGCATCCATTACTTCTTTAAGTCTGAAGATACGCTGGATATTTTCCTCAACAACGTGAGCTCGTTATTAAGGAAAGATGGGGTTTTCTTCTGTACCTTTATGGATGGCAAAGTAGTTGAAGATGCTCTTCGAGATGCTGGAGGCGATGTTATAGAAGGTAAGAAGGGGCTTGTTGAAGGACAAGGGGTGCAATCAGTACCTGTCTGGGCTATCATCCGGCGTTTTAACAAAGACATGCAAAGTAGTTATAACAAGAAGATAGATGTCTTCATTGAATCCACCAATAAGTTCATTCCTGAATATGTAGTATCCTATGAGCTGTTAATACAGAAGTGCAAGGAACATAATCTGAGCTTAGCAGAAAGCGAACTATTCTCTGAAACATTCAATAAGATCAAACAATCTATACCAGATGATGATAATGTCAAGGATACATTACATAAGAATGTACTCGAATTGGATAAAGATGCAGTGCAGAAGCAGTTCAGCTTCTTAAATAGGTGGTGTATATTCAAGAAGTTGTAAAGATAAACTCTAAGAAACTTTGTATATTATATGTAATAATCAATAAAAATTGATTTTTTTTCTTACATATTGTAGAGTAATATCATGCCTCCGAGGAAGAAAGCTATAGATCACAAGGGTATTCTCATTGAGAAACTTGGTATTATTATGGACTATGAAGAATTGGCTAAGGAAACATTCAAAGTAAAGGCTTATAAGAATGCCATCAACAGTCTTAAGAATCTTGACAAAATAGATAGTGTAGCAGATGTTGAAGGTTTGCCTGGAATTGGTAAGAAGATACATGATAAAATAGACGAGTACTTCAAGACAGGTGCAATTCACGAAGTTGATAGGGTATTACAAGATGAAAAATATGTTCTCAAGAACAAATTAATGAATATTTATGGCGTAGGACCAGCGAAGGTAACAGAGCTTGTCAAAAAAATTAATAAATTTGATGATTTGTATTTGCCTGATAATGAAGGGCTGCTTAATGCCAAGCAACAAATTGGATTGCAATATTATAATGATCTGTTAGAAAAGATCCCATACAAGGAGGCCTCTAAACACAATAAATATATTGCCAAGAAACTCAAGGAAATTGATAAGACTATTGAATATTGTATGGTAGGTAGTTTCAGAAGAAAGAGCAAAATGATAGGGGATATTGACATTCTTATTAAATCACATCCTAAACTAAAATTAAAAGACCTAATTACCAATATGAAAGCTGATTGGTATATGCTTGAAGTACTTGCAAATGGTGCCAATAAGTTTATGGGAATATGTAAAATAGAGAATGTTGCTAGAAGAATAGATATATTAGTCGCGGATGATAGTTACTATTACTTTGCTATGCTGTATTTCACTGGTTCTTATAACTTCAATATAGTAATGCGGAATAAAGCACTAGAACAAGGGTTGTCTTTGAGTGAGTATGGTTTCAAACATAAGGCTACCAATCAGGATGCTGTTGAAATAAATTCAAAAATAAAATCCGAAGAAGACATCTTCAAAGTCATTGATATGGATTATATTAAGCCTGAAAAAAGATAAGATGGGATAACAAGAGTACATAATTGATTTTATTTTAGGTTTTCAAAAACTTTTTGTAATTTCTTTTTTATTTTCGATTATGTACTCTTCTTATCATATACCCTTCGTATATAAAGGTGATTTATTTTTATACAATATAAAGTAAAATTATGATACTATTTTTCAGTTCTTATTGCAACCACTGCACTATGTTATTAGAACATATTAAGAGATATGATAAGGAGAAAAGCATCAAGATTGTATCAGTAGATGAACTGAGGAGTAAGAACATAAAAATTGATAGCAAGATACATTCTGTCCCAGCTCTTTTACTAATGCCAAGCAAAGAGTTGTTGTTTGGCAAGGCAGTCTTCGACCATCTCTTACTCCCCCCAAGAGGCATATTATGTAGCGGACAAAGTACAAGAAATGATAAAAATACAAAAAAAGAAAATGCATTAGATGTTCCTGACAGTTCTATCAATAACCCTACTTTAGATATCACGAATGGTGGAGAACCTGCAGCATTTTCTTTGACTGGATTTACATTATCAGACACATTTTCTAATATTGATGATACTGTGGAAACAATTGTAGACAAGAATTACAATTGGGACATCATAACTGATGATAAAAGCATCAAGACATATCAAGGGAGTTTCACAGCAATATCTGATGCATCATCAGGAGAATCTGGCAAAAGCATCATAAACAACAAAACAGATAAGACAAACGGACTACCTTCTATAGAGGAACTTATGCAACAAAGAGATAAAGAAATAATGGCTAAATAGATATAAGGGATATGCAAACTATTTGATATATATGTCCTATCAATTTGTTTTCAATCAGTATTATATTGATTTAATCAAGAGAGTAAAGTCAGTTGCCAAAAAGTACAAGGAAGCTAATGAGATGGAGAAGATTGAGTTAGGCAGGAAGGTTTCCAGAGCTATCAAAGATAATTATTTGACACTTGATAAATCATCAGACGAATATGTGAAATACATTAATAATATCCCTAGTGATTTCTGGTCTTCTTATCTAGCTATTGAGGACTTGACACATGCAGACAAATGGTTCGCACAAGAAAATGTGAAAGATGTAGAACTGTTTGAAAAGATCTCTGTAGAAACAATTCGCAGCATGCTTAAGGACGACTATTTGTGCCATCATTTCTTGACTGTATTTTATATTTTCAAATCTGAAGTATCTGAAGAAGAAATCAAGGTTCTTATCATTGTGCTCCAAGGGACTGACAAGGAATTAACGATTGATAACCTTGTGAATGAAGAACACAAAACAATCATAAGACGATTGCAAGATTTGAGAGCGAAGAAAATCAAAGATAAGACTGGTATGGATATGAAGGGTATTGAAGATACCACCTTAGGCAGGTTAGCCAAAGAAATTTTAGAAGATGTGGATGTAGAGAAGATCCAAAAGTCGATTGGTGAAAAAGGTGATGTTCTCAAGGCCATTGGAGACCCAGACAGTGGTTTCACTGAGCTCATCACAAATGTCAGCAGAAAGATGGCTGACAAAATCTCAAGTGGTGAACTGAAGCAGGAGACACTTTTACAGGATGCAATGAAGTTTGCTTCAGTGATGCCTGGTCTATTTGGAGGTAATGCTGGTGGCAATGCTAGTGGCAACGGCGGCAACGGCGGCAACGGTGGCAACGCCGGAAATAAAGGAGGTAATGCAGGGATGCCTGATATGTCTGCTATGATGAGTATGATGAGCTCCATGATGGGAAACAAGGATGGTATGGATATGTTTAAGCAAATGGCAGGCAATATGAAGGCGCCAAAAGGCTCAAAGCCATCCTTCAATAATTCATCTCTGAAGAAAATGGCAGCTGCCAAGAAACTAAAGGCAAAACTCAATAAGAAAAGAGAGGCTGCTTCTGAAGAAAATTAAATAATATTTATATTAGAGAACACACTATGTTTTGGTTGAATAACTTGAGTGAATTAATGGACCCAGTTCTGATTCCAAATAAATACATGACAGTTGAAGAGAAACTTAATGCTGTTATACGCATGATAATGCTAGTAGGTATAATGGCTACATTTATTTTTAATGATTCGCGATATATTCTGTTTGTACTCATTATTATGATTATAACAATTATCATATATAATTACCAATATGAAAGGGTACTCCAAACCGAAAAATATCTCAACGCAAATAACCTAGATGTATACAATAACAAAAAATGTATCAAGCCATCTAAAAATAACCCCTTTATGAACCCTAATACATTGGAATTAAAATATGAAGATGAAGAGCAGCCTCGCGCTTGTTCTATTGATAACCAGCAAGTGCAAAAATCAATACATGAATATTTTTACACAAATGTTTTCCGTGATACAGATGATATATATGATAAGTCATTATTAGATAGACAGTTTTACACTGTTCCTTCCACAACAGTTCCTAATGATAGAGAAAAATTAGCAGATTGGTTGTATAATAGAGGACCATCGTGCAAGGAAAATAATGGGTCTCAGTGTTACAACAACCTACACAAAGATTTGAGAATATCTGCACATTTTTAGGACCTAAAAATTATATAAAAAAATTATTTATAAATAGTAAAAAGAAAAACATGGAAAATCGCTCATCTTTCACATATACCATTGAGAACAAGAACAACAAAACAATTAAAGAACTCCAATACACAAATTATTCCAAAAACGATGATGAAGAAAACATGCTGCACTATAAAAATATCATCAATCAAGATGATAATATTCTAGAAAGCTTCAATAAACTACATAAATATGGCAAGAATACAAGAGAAATCGTTGGTAAAAGTCATAACAAGGGTAACTGGAAGATACACCATTACAATAATAGCATGTTTGAAAGGAAATATGTAGAAGATTACGATATTATCAACTTTAATATAAATTACGAAACACTGGAGAAATTACAGAACCAAAGTCAATGTATCAAAGACAAAATGGAATAATTTTTTTATTTATTATTTACAAATAGAATGAATACTAATATTTTCGATAGCTCAACAAGTATATGTAGTGATACTTGCTGGACGAATGCCAAAGAGCTTCATAATAAACAGATAACAGACTATGCATTGTATCCCAACAATTTCGTTGATTGCGAATATCCTCACGTAAGAATGACAGATATGTATCTCAATCACCCCAATTTACGTGGACGCCCTGGTTATGGCTTGGCAGATGACTGTCTTATTGATAACTTTTCTTCACTCAGGAATGATCCATCCGCGATGACACACGACAAATGTCGTATACAATTATTCCAAAGAATTTTCACAGGGGGTCCTAATCTAAGATGTGGTGTCGGCAATGTAGCTCAAGAGTTAGAATTACTAGAAGGCAGTGATACCAACCCCTTCAAATGTAAGAAGACTATCATGGAACAAGAAATGAATAATTTTATGCCATTACTTGATTGTATGAAAGATATACAGGACCCTAAGCACATCGTTCCTGTATGGACGAATGGTGGCGAAGATACGCGTTCCTATATAAATAGAGCAGAGTTCAACAAAAATTGTAATTGGGCGGGTAGAAATAAAAACTTTTCTATCTAATAAAAAAAATATATATTTATAGATAAGAGATGAGTTTTAATAGAACAACATACGACACATGTTCTTACAACCAAGAGCTACAAGAAAGTGTAAGTACTTTGAGCTACATATTATCCCCTTATAGATACGAGCACAAGGATAAATGCAGGCATCAATTAGGTTTTATAGGAGGGACAGCTGTTTCTCACGTCCAAGGCAACCTAGTTGATTTGGATAGTGAGCTACGAGGACAAACAAGATATATATCAAAATGTGGAAGTAATAAATATGTCCCGACTGACGATGGTGTCATAAAGAATGATAAGACGCAACCTATAGATACTACTATGTTGCATTTACCTGCATGCCAATCTATCATGTATCGCGAAGTTCCGCTACCACCTAAGATGAATTATAATCATTGCTAGGATTGCAAGATTTTAGCATAATCCCCCTAAATAGTTCACCAAGAAATACCAAATGATATAAATAGGACCTAGCATAAATGCAATGAAGGCATTTAAAATACGTATATATATGTTTGTGACAGATCCTTTCCAAGTACAGCTAAAACATAGATAAGCTGCAGCACAGGAAATTAAAAGAGCAGCTATATACATAACAGCCAGTATTAAATAGTCAGTTATCTTCCAGTTATAATAGTAGCTTGCGTTATATCCATTCAAATACAAATATAAGGATTTAATTCCATCTGGTTTATTTTCTTGAGTAGCATTTGCATTGTTAAAAGGTTCTAGTAATCCTAAAGAAAGAAAGAACATATCTATTTTTTTACTATAAAATAATATATCATTTTATTAGAATTGATGAACCAATATATTGATACTAGATTAAACTATGATAGTTGCAGCTACAAAGAGAAACTCAAGAGAACTGTAGGACCCGGGTTGTATTATCTGGATACCCCATATAATGATTGTATGGATTGTTCCCAAGATATTCCAGCGGACCCTTCATTACGCTATCAATCTTACGGCCATAATACTTGCAGTATGCGGAATGCAGTGGAAGATTCTAGCGAATTGTTGGGACTTAACTATAAGAATACTAAATGCAATGCAGATGAATATATTCCGGGGAAATATCAGCCATCTGGCTGCTCTATCCGCGGCAGCACTGAACCACGAGCCTGCCTAGCTCCACAAGAAGATACACGTCTGTCAAATCCTCCTTGCACTCTTAAAGAGACTGGAATAAACAGATGGGAATGGTTGTGCTTCGACCCACAAGAAAGAGCCATAGAAGGGTATGATAGAGTACCTGTCAATTACCGCATGGTTGCTAAGGACAATCACGTCCCTTGTATAGAAGAGCCATTGGATCAGAGCAGTTTTCAGCCAAACAGCAAACAAGAGCTAAATAATCTTGATAAATGGCAGGCAAATGTAAAAGACCAAAAGATGTACTCTCCTGGTTACCCTCACGGGTCTTTGTATTATGGCGTCAAATGCTAGAAAATAAGACTAACTTATACTATTTTTTATCCTTTATTCAGTAGAGTAATAATGCAATTATATCCTGAAGATGTTCCTTCTATGAATAACGTATACAGTTCTAAGTACTGGGAAAAAGTCAGAACTGACGAACAAGACAGGAGCAACAAAATGTATGAAAAGGCTAAATCCCCTTTTGAAACTGGTATTATAAGCAAACCTGCTTATGCTGATATGTTTCATGAAGTCCCTAGCAGTGTTTATAAGGACAATCAATATGTTTCTTCATTATCTGGTGAAAAAATACGATCAGACGAGTTTACACACAATAACATGCAACCATTTTTGCGAAAGAATGTCACACAAAATATGAATATTGAGAATATGTCTAACAAACTTGATGCCAGTATGGGAGGTAATACACAATATTGGCAGAACAAAAAGGAGGTTCCATGCTTCTTCAAGCCTACAGCAAACGTAGGCAATGTTTGCGGGATGAAAAACAATGATGATTTTTACAAGTCAAGAATAGAAATGACGCCTAAGGTAAATAACTTCTTTCCCATAGAAAAAATACGCGTCGGCCCTGGTCTGAATCAAGGCTATGGTTCAAGTGGTACTGGAGGTTTCCAACAATCTGATGCACTGGATTATGCAAAGCCAAGGACACTGGATGATTTGCGGAGCAAGGCCAATCAAAAGAACACCTATTTTGAAATTCCTTTTCAAAGTCCTATCAAAGGTCCCGAACAGCGTGGTATGATAGCTGCACCAACTAAGCAGAGACCAGACAAGGTTTACGAGCAAAGTGAAGACCAATGGTTGAAAACTATGGGTTCCATTACAAAAGAGACAGCCAGATCAGAGCAAAACATGAAGCCCACTGCAAGACCAGAGAGTCACATTGCATATAGTGGTGCTGCTGTTATGAATGCTGAAAAGCCTGGGTTGGGTACTCAGGATGATTATGGTAAGAATAACATCGTAGTTTATGATAATGAAAGACAACTGACGCAAACGCGCACAGTTGTATCAAATGCCACTAGCATAGTCAAGGCAATTGTTGCACCTATAATGGATGCTCTGAAATATACAATGAAAGAGTATACTGTAGAGGCACCTAGAGGCGTAGGTAATCCCAGTATACAGATACCTGAAAAACCTACCCTGTATGACCCTGACAACCACATTATGCGTACAACAGTGAAGGAGACAACTATTCATGATAGTGAAGCTGGCAATTTAACAGGAGCCAAGGAAACCTATTCTGCTCTTGAAGATGCAGCTAGAACAACTGTGAAAGAAACTACCATACATGATAGTGAAGCTGGTAATTTATCTGGGGCCAAGGAGACATATTCTGCTTTACATGACACTGCTAAGACTACTGTCAAAGAGACAATGATCCATGATACAACAATAACAAACATGAAAGCAGGAGATGCTGGTTATGCTACAGGCGAAGATGAAGCAAAGAAGACTTTGAGACAAACATTGCCTAAAATGGATACCACGCGTAATATTGGGACAGGTGTATACAAAGTATATGTGTACGATCCTGATATGGTGGCTAAGAAGACTGTCAAAGAAACCACTATTAAAGGCAAGAGTGAATATGGTTTCTTGGGAGGTATTTTAGAAGGGCTATTTGGAGGGTATTTGAGTAAAAATGTGGAGCTGAAAAATACACACAAACAATTTTTATCTGATACAAATGAATATGGTATTGCCGGTTCTATTGGAGACCACAGACAGACTGATAGAACTGCTGAAGAGAATGCTGAAATTGATGGAACGCGCGAGGCCATTATGATTGCTGCAGGACATACGCCTAACCCAGGGAATATGAATGTTGCCATTGATTCTTCTGAGGTCGAAATGACAACTAGGAAGGCCTTCGAAAATAGTATACCTGCGAGACAAGTAGGTAACATAGGAATGGTCTATCAAACAACACCAGAGCTCATTGACAAATGCAGTGTAACAAAATCACATGATAGGTTAAATGCATTTGAGAACAGGCTTGACAGTGATTTGTTAGAACCTGTGAATACAAATGAGCTCATGATAAAAATAAACCCTATCAAGAGTGGTTGCAGGTTGTAGGAATAATAATACTATATAATTAGAACAAGAATGTCATCTTGTCATAATAAAACATGTCCTAATGGTAAAATATGTAATCCAAAAACTTTGCGATGTAATAAAGTACAAGATATTGATTCAGACAATAAATGACAAACTATTCTTTTACTCGAAATCACGTGATGTTGCAGTGGGAAAAGGAGCAAATGAGATTGTTGCTATATGAAGAACTTGGGAAAATAAAAGATTGGTGAAAAATATTATCAAACTTTCATATGTACCCTTTCAAGTACGAATCAAAAACTTACAATACCATAGAACATGTATTTCAAGCAAAGAAAATAGAAATTGTTGACAAAGAAAAGGCAACGTGGTTTACTATTGAAAGTGGAAATGATATTGGGTTAGGTGATGGTGAGATGGCTAGGAAAAATAGAAAATTATGCAAATTAAGTGAAGAACAATTGAAACTATGGGGAACTATGAAAGATGATGTTATGTATAGGGCAGCTGTTGCAAAATACAAGGCTTGTAAAGAAGCTAGAGATGTATTGAAAATGACTAATGGAGCACAGTTATGGCATATTGTTAGCAGAGGGAAACCTGTTAGATTCGAACATTTGGAGAAGATTAGAAATACATTATGATTTGAATATGATATTTTCATTCCAAAAGATTTCATCATCATCAGACCATTTATTATTTTTGCTAAGATTTACATGTTTATCTACAATCCGAAGGTTAGTATGATGACAACATTTTGAAAACTCATCTACATTTGATAAGTCAAATTTGCTCTTTGGTTTGATGTGGTCTATCTGATAATATTTGATATCCAAAGGGTGTTTATAATGCTCTTCATATGCAATGATTTGTTTCTTACATATTTCAATGACATCTGTGAAAGTTTCTACTGCAAAGAGTTTCATAATAAAGTGTTTTGTATTGTCTTGAAGTTTTGTAAAATGATTGGTGAGCTCTGCTGCTGATTGCACTGTGTGTTTATAAATTTTGAGTATTATTTTTCGCATGATGCTGTTGAGCTTGTCAAGTTCTTTGACACCTGGTTTGCATACAGGACATTTTTGTTTGTGTTGTTTGTGTTCACATATTTCATTTCCAAAACAACCATCAATTTTGCATCTACCTTTTGTTGTACCATGTTCACATTTATTTGGTTTTTTGCATGTGGTACATAAGTCACAATTTCTGTTTCTTGGCACAAAATTGACATAACATTGAATACAGATTTTTTCCGACATGATTTATATGTATATAACAAAAGAAATTTATTTGATTTTCCCTACCTGTTTTTGTGGTTCTTTTACCTTTTCTTGGATGCACGTGTAGAAAATGAGTTTAGGGGCTGCAAGATTCAATTTTTGTTTATTGGTGTGTGAATTAGGAATAATGTATGCGGCTGCGTGCAATTAAATTGAAAAAATACTGGAGGCGTGTTGGTATAAAAGTATATAAGGATAATATGATATATATAGTTGTGGTGGAAACACCACATAGTTCCTGTAGCTCAGTTGGTAGAGTGTAGATCTTATGAATCTAAGGCCGCGATTTCAAACATCGCCAGGAACAGTCTCATTTTTTTCAAATTGTTATGTCAAAATTATAACATTTTTAATTCAAGTCAAAAGAAAAAATGATTATTGAAATATATCTTTTCAATAATATATATTAGTAATTATGGGAAAAATGTGTTTCATATGCAAAGAAAAGTATGGTAGTTTTGCGTATACCAAGCAATCTGAAGAAATCTATTGCTTCACATGCAAACTTGATGGTATGTATAATGTAAAGAAGAATAAGTGTATTGTATGTAATAAAACAGGTGCAATTTATGCACTCGTAGGTGAGAAAAAAACAAAATACTGTGGTAAATGCAGGGTAGAAAATACATTAATAGTATATTAACAATAGATAGAAAAAAAATACATCTTTTAAGTAAATGGGATCATCCAAGTTTATAAAACACTCTAGTGTATCAATAAATGGAAAGAATAGATGCCTATATATAAAATCAGGCTCTAAATCCAAAACCCCCATATTATATATCAGACACAAATGTTCATATATAACATACAAGCAATACTTACAATCTAATAAGAAACCCCAGCAGAAGTGTATTCAAAAAGGAGGAGGTGGAAATTATACTCAAGGGTATGTAAATTTTTTTGAAAATTACAATTTAACCGAACAGGATGGGAGTGAGGGTCATCTTGCTGATAGAGAAGATAAGGATAACAAAAATCAATACACAAAGAAACCAGCTTTTTGCACATATGATGAAATTATTGAACTTGCTGAAAGTTTCATACCAGTAGGATATGCTTATGTAGATAAAAATGGTTATATTTACAATATAGAAAACTTATATAAAACTTATGTTGTGAAAAAACAAAAGCCAAAGCACCTTTTGAGAGGAGAAGATTATGACATCAAAGATATTAAAACAAAATACGAAGACAACAATACACGTGACAAGTTTCTTGAAAGATACAAAAACTACAAAAAGCAATATGATGAAAAACTTAAAAATGAAACTGCTGTAATCAGTACAAATAGTCACCATTTAGGTAGTGATAGTGATGTGAAACCATCCAAAAACATATCATCTAATCAAACGTCTATTAGACCATCTCATGATCATGCATCAGTTAATAACAGGTCTTCTAATGATGTGATTGGTGTATATAGACAATATATTTTGGATGTACAAAATACATTCATGAATGATGCAACTACAACACGTAGATCAAGGCAAAGTCTACACCAACAACAACAAGCACAACAACAACAATTGTCTATGCTTATAACACAATTTAAAACATTTAGAACTGATGAATTGATGCATATCATGCAAATAAATCAAGCAAGATTATCTAGACTACTGGAAGAAATAAGAATCAGAGATCAAAATGAAGCACAAGCTGCTTTACAAAGGCAAATTGATCAACAAAGACAAATTGATGAAGAAGACAGAATGAAAAGACTAGAATTTGACAAAATTCTCACAGAAACATATGATAATATTGGAAAACTATTAAAAGAAAATTTTGAAGAGAAGAAACAGCAAGATGAAGAAGAACTTCAAAAATTAAAAAAACTAGTAAAAAATGCTGAATCTCAAAGAAAAAAACAAATCGAGACAGATGCAAGAATAAAGGAAGAAAGATTAGAAAGAATAAAGAAAATGGATCTTGACTATAAAGAATGGCAGGAAAAAATAGACACAAAGAAAAAAACTGAAATACAAAATCTGGATGCTGAATTAAATATACTAGTTCCTAAAATGCCTTCAATGAAGTCTTTTGTTACAACAAAAGATGATGTCCTTGAAAAAATGAAACAACTGATAGCAAGGTTTGAAAACAAGAACATTCAAATATTAAGTATAAAAACAAGAACTATACTACCAGATGATGTCAAATCAAATACAAAATTTACAGATGCTTTTATACACCACTTTAGTACAGTGTCAGACCTCAAAGACCAAATTGAAACTTTACCAAACTCACATAAAAACCCATTAAATAAGAACATAACAATACCATCAGATAAACTATACATATTCTGTGGGGAGATACATAATATTGATAGCATTTATAACTATATTCAACAAACTAAAATGAAATCAAATAAATACATAAGTTTTGAGTTTGATATTAGAAAATTAAAAATCATGTACAAGTTACAAGGCATTCACGCAAACTATACTAATATGATGACAAATATTTTCAATGTTTTTGAAATCTTAATGGTTTATTTCAAGGCAACCACCTTGAACGAAGTGTATGAACTAATCAAAACAAAATTATTCATCCCATTTGTAGATTTGTTAGATGAAATATTAAAAGATATTAATAATATTGATATCACAAATTATGATATCAAAAGAGATAGTAAGAAATATTATATTATTAAAACAATACATTATCATCATAGCCTGATATTAAGTTACATTGAAAACATAAATGATGAAGATGAACACTTTCAAACTTTCAAACAAATATTAGACAATCTATTACAGATTTATGATAAAATAGGATTGATAGAAATTTCAAATTATTATGCTCAGTTTGAAGAGACAGCTTGAAAAATATGATAACATACTGGATAGATGATAAGAATAGGACAAATAAGACTATTGAAGTGGTACAGTTATTCTATGATGAAGATTAGAAATGGTTACTGGCTCTTCTGCAAACATTCTAAACATATACAACAATGATAACATGATGTGAATAAGACTTCGACAGCATTTTCATAGCATATACAACATTCATCCTTTAGCCCGAATATTTTTTTTGGATTTGTGATTGAGTTGTCTGCTCTACATACAGGACATTTCATATGATATGTAGTATTTACAGAAGCTGATGACAATTTACTAGGACAATTCTCAAGGCTATGAGGGTCGCGCATTTTACATACAGGACAATGATGTGCTTCTGTTGTATGCATGCTTTTGAATTCACAATCAGTTACAGTACAAATTTTGTTGTTAGGTAAGACATCATCACGATACATTTCTAAGTTTAATTTTGCTCTCGCATTACGACATTCAATTTCACCATGCCCGTATTTCCCACAGACACCACATTTGTGCCCTTTAGTTACGTGTGTGGAAGAAAATCTGCAATAAGCAACCTTGCAAAACATTTGATTTGCTTTGATAACACATTATGGTATGATATAAATCATTTTTTATGGTATAAATGATAAACTGAAATCAATCAAATCTTTCAGATAGTTATTATATATGTTTCTTATTTTTGTATTATCAAAATCAATTGATTTAGTGCCTGTTATAGGAACATTACTTATGATATATGCTATATATTGAGATTCTGATGACTTATGTTTTATTAAGTAAATTATGTTACCATTATACATATATTTTGTTATTTTATTTTTTTCTTTATCAGTTGTTGTATATTCATTACCATTGTATTTTAAAGTATTATTTTTATATTCTATATACTTAATATCTATTGTTTTTACAGCGAAACTACCTTTTATGTCTACTACAAAACAATATTCAATAGTTATTTTTTCTGCTGCTTCTTCTTGTTTTCTCTTTGCTTCTTCTTCCTTCTTCTTTTTTTCTGCTGCTTCATCTTCCTTCTTCTTTTTTTCTGCTGCTTCTTCTGCTGCTTTTGCTTCTTCCTTTGCTTTTTTAGCTTCTTCTGCTTTCTTCTTTGCTTCTGCTGCTTCCCTTGCTTTTTTAGCTTCATCTGCTGCTTTTGCTTCTGCTGCTTCCTTTGCTTTTTTAGCTTCTTCTGCTGCTTTTGCTTTTGCTTCTTCTTCTGCTTTCTTCTTTGCTTCTGCTGCTTCCCTTGCTTTTTTAGCTTCATCTGCTGCTTTTGCTTCTGCTGCTTCCTTTGCTTTTTTAGCTTCTTCTGCTGCTTTTGCTTTTGCTTCTTCTTGTCTTTTCTTTTCTGCTGCTGCTTTTGCTTCTTCTGCTATTCTTTTTGCTGCTGCTTCTTCTTGCCTTCTCTTTTCTTCTTCTTGCCTTCTCTTTTCTTCTTCCTTCCTTCTCTTTTCTTCTTCTTCTGCTTTCTTCGTTGCTTCTTCTTCTTGCTTTTTTTCTGCTGCTTCTGCTGCTTTTGTTACTTTTTCTGCTGCTTTTGTTACTTTTTCTGCTGCTTCTTTTGCTCTGTTTGCTGCTTGGCTTGCTCTGTTTGCTGCTGCATTTGCATTGTTAATAATAGTATCAGTTATACGATTGGTTTTTAATGCATCCTTAACAATCTGTTCATCATTCTTAACTATTTCCATTTCTTTTACTAATATTTTTTTGGCTTGGTCCACAGCTTCTGTATTATATCCTGTTTTACTTGCTTTGTCTAAAGTTTGTTTTGCTGTTTCTAAAGTTTGTTTTGCTGCTTTTATAGTTTGTTTTGCTGTTTCTATAGTTTGTTTCGGTGGCATCAACACATTACTTCTAAATAAATATTTTATTTTTTCCTGTTGTATATAAGACTATAATATTTTAGAATAATTATAAGGAATGGAAGGGTTGATAGATACTAGAGATGAGTACATGGAACACATACAGGATTTATTAAGTATTCCCATTTCTAAGAGGCTTTATGGTATATATAATGATTGTTTTAGTAACAAAAAGACACTGAAGGAGTTTCAAAACGAACTATTGCAAATACGCAAATGGAACAATAACATTGTAGCAGACGAGTACAAAAAGGTAGTCAAGTATACTAAATGCAGCTATATGCATAATCTTATCAAGGTAATTATTATAAGCACAATCAAGATCAAGATCTATGAATATAAAGAACAATTTGATAACATTAAAATTAAGGTACCTAATCCCGAAGATTTCGTCCATAAATGTTATATCAACTGTTCCATGTTTTCTTGGAAAAATGCTTATCTGTTTAATCGCAATAATATTAGGGATGCAGAATATCAAAATAACTTGAATATAATAGAAGAAAATATCAGGCGAATTATTAAGAAGACATTCAGGGACTTCATACCATTTGAAGAGATTTTCCTGCAGATTGAGGCAAACCTGACTGACAATGTAAAACAATTTAGTGATAATAAATCATCAACAAGTGACAAGGATAACAAAAGTAGTAATGAAAGTGAAAGTGATGAAGAAGAAGAAGAAGATGATGAAGATGATGAAGATGATGAAGATAATGAAGAAGATGAAGAAGATGAAGATGATGAAGAAGGAGAAGAAGGAGAAGATGAAGATGATGAAGAAGGAGAAGAAGGAGAAGAAGATGAAGATGATGAAGAAGACATTGAAGGCAGCAAGGCTGAGGAAAAACAAGAAGAAAATGTAATTGTGTTGAATGAATGTTTAGAGGTTCCAGAAATAAAACGTGAATGTAATATAGATTTGAGTCATGGATACAAAGATGAAGAACAAGATCAAGTATATATGCATACCATTGATAAAGAAAACAAAGAAGAGATATCAAATACAACAACCATTTCTGATATGCAAGAAAAGATTGATGAAGGTACCTACAATAAAAAGAATGAAGAGGAAGTTTACTTCTCATCATCAAAGAATTATCAGGAAGATGACAACATTGAATCTACAGACACTTATTATCAATCTGCACCAACAAACAATTACATGTATAAAAAAGAAATATTAGAGCAAGATGATGATAGTGTAAGTGTTGTCAGCGTAGCTACAGCAATAAGTAATGTATCTGATATCAAGGAAATATTCATAAATAATGTACCTAAGTCATCCAAGAAACCAAGTTTTTTTTAGACTTATACATATAGAAAGAATGAAAGATTACAAGATTTCTTCACAAGACTTCATTGCAAATAAGGGGTTTTCATCTCATTACTTCTTCCAACATTCCCTGCATTTCTTGAAGTATATACAGCATAATGCAAGTATAAAGAGAAATATAAAAATAGATTTCTACAGGACAAAAATAATATTAGAGTATAAAAACAGAAAGCTGAATATCAAGTGTCATTATAAAAATAAGTCCAGACATTACATCTCAATATTAGAAAGCAAAAAAGAAATAGCAGCATTGCATGATAGTGTACCGCCCAAAATCATGACAAATTTTATTATTTCTTTATTACTGCAATGATAACATTCAGTTTGTTTTTACTCTAAAGTAATAAGAGTTGGCATTCATTATATATATATCCTATATATTTTTTATGTATAATTACATAATTACACATTACATACAGTGTATGTGGAATTACATTCACAATTCCACACATATATGTGGAATTACATTTACAATTCCACATGCGCTGTATAATGGTAAGATTTTAATGAATGTGTTTCATGCCTCAACATGCCTCAACATACCTCAATATATAAATATATAAAAAATGAATGTTATCATACTGATAATATATATAGTCATTAAATGTATAAACCAATAGTTTGTTATAGCTGTTATTCTAAGGAACATGTTATATATTCACAGCTCACTTTCATGTGCTCCAAATGCAAAATAGTTCTCAAACGATGTGAAATATGTGGCTTCTATTGCAATGATAAATGCTTAGAAATCTTTAACAAATCCTTATGTCTCTGATACCTAATGTTTCTTCACCTTGATTAATCGTGCATTCTTTTTCTTAGTGAAGACTCCTGGGTCAAAATCTTCACAATCATCGTCATCATCATTCACAAGTCCCATGGCATCTCTTTGGTCCTGCAAAGCTTGCATATCCCACAAATCACGAGAACACATCTTGAAATTGGACTCCTGTGCTTTGTACCAAAAGACAATGTCAGAAATGTTATTAGACTGTACCTTATTATCAATCACAAGGCATTCAAAGTTCTCAGTGCATTGATTCATGACCTGATTAAATACATCAAACGTAGGGAACATCCCTGCATAATGGTTGTAGATTTTTTCACGCTCTTTGACAATGTTATTCCTAAAGATAAAGACATAATCTATATTAGATCTTAAATCAGGGGGCAATCCAAGACCATGTTGCATTGTGATCAAAAAGAAGATTTTGTAATGTCTTCCATTCATGAATATACATCGGATGTTCTTATCAGTCATAGCAGATTTATTGTACATACAATCGTCTAATATTAGAAATGCTCTAGGATCAATGGAAGAAGAACCATGTTTTGCATTCTCTTTTTTGCGTTCGTTTGATATACTTATCTGTCTAGTTAAGAACTTGCTTACTATTTTTTCTTCAAGCTCATCATAAATAAGCATTTTAGGAATGAACTTTTCGAAATATCCATTGGCTCTTTCTGTTGGTGATACAACTACACCAACTGGTATATCACGATGATAATTCAATATATCCTTCATACAGTAGCTTTTACCAGTGTTTCTCTTACCAATGAAAACAACAACAGAATCGCTCTTGATTCTAGTAGGATCAAACTTTTTCAATTCTAGTTTCATAACTTATATTATATGATACAAAAATAATATGAGATATCATACACACCAATGACATCAATTCCTTTCTTATTCACTATTGCATGAAGTATCAGACGACCCTGAAGAACTACTTTCAGAACTAGTATCTGTCCCGTCAGAACTCATATCAGAACCTCCGCTATAAGGTTCAAAACCATATTTAAGAGGATCATTAATCCTCTTTAACATTGTTGGATCAATAGTAGTGCTCTTCTTAACATCATATATAGGGTCCTTGATATTTATTCTTTTATGATCGTCCTCATAAATCCCTAGTGATGTAAGCAGATCTCCTTCATCAAATATAAAATATCCTAAAACAAAAGATGTCACGAAAATCATAAAGAAGAGAATAGCATTACTAGATGTAATAAGATGTTTTTGCATATCATAGACGTCTCCATTTTGTTCTATGTTGCTTTTCTCAATATAATGTGCCACACCAAATATAGCCAAGGATATCAACAGAGAGTAAATTAATGAATACATTATCTATATACAATAATTCATATTTCTTATAATCATTATAACGCGGCTAAAGCAGCTAAAGCAGCTAAAGCAGCTAAAGCAGCTAAAGCAGCTAAAGCAGCTAAAGCAGGCAATTTATGCTTTTTTGATATTGATGCATCTACCAGTTAAAGGATTTCTGACTTTCCCTTCAGGACAACTTTTCTGTTCTTTAGGCTCCTTAGGCTTCTTAGGCTCCTTAGGCTCCTTAGGCTTCTTAGGCTCCTTAGGCTCTTTAGGCTTCTTAGGCTCTTTAGGCTCCTTAGGCTTCTTAGGCTCTTTAGGCTTCTTAGGCTCCTTAGGCTTCTTAGGCTCTTTGATTTTAACGCATCTTCCTGTTGCAGGGTTTCTCACTTTCCCAGGAGGACAATCTTTTTGTCCTACTTTGGGCTTAGCTTGTTTCTTTTTATTTGAGCGTTTGGATCTTCCGGAAGAACTTGACATGGAAGATAATGATCTAACAGACTTGCCTTTCTTTCCTACCTTTTTCTTATCCTTAGTAAAACAACTATTGATATAGTCAATGACATTATGTGGCTCATTCTTTGCTTTTTCAGCAGCCTTAAGCATCTTCTTGACATCTTTGATTTCAGCCTTAATTTGTTTCTTACCATCCTTTGATGTTTCAGATTGCAACTGTTCTTCAAGCTCTCTCAACCTCTCTTTATGTGATTGCAATGTAGCAAAGGATCTGGATCCATCATCAACTCTCAACATTATATCATCAATAATAGGATATGCAAAGCTCGAACGATCTTGGCTTCTATCAATGTAAGAAACCAAGCCAGCAACTTTATTCATAAACTTAACAGCTCCATTTTCAGTAAATAGGCCATTATCTTGACAATATTCATTTTTAAACTCTGTAAAATCCTCAGGAAACTGGTCTGAAGTAGGCATTAATAAGTTGATAATCTTCACACAGCTCATTGGGTCTTCTGTGATAGGTGTTGCAGTCATAATCAATAGCTTCAAAGAATCATTTCCAGATTTCTCAAAAGAGTTCTGTATCATTCCTTGTAAGACCTCTGGACTAGGTTTTTCCAGTGCTGACAAAGAATTGCTATATATCTTATGTATTTCATCTATAATGACTAATGTTTTTCTGAAAGGGTCTTGCTTGCCATTCCTTGCTACCATAGCCTGATAAAACTTATTCTTGCCTCTGATGAGATTAGTAAACTGTTTGTAAGAAATGGGCTGTATCCAATTGTCACCTAACAACTTCATTCTTTCTGCACGAGAAGCAGGTACCTTTTCACCTCTTCTTACTCTTTCTTGGATAATAACATTGCATATTTTATCAAACATATTCTTCCAAATATCTTCTTTGAGAGTATGGCGTGTGACCCATAAAATGGTGTAGCCTTGTTTATCAAATGTATTTGTAGCTGTTGCAATAGCAGAGCAAGTTTTACCAGAACCAACACTATGATACAAGAACAGGCCCTTGTATGGTGATTGAGGTGTTAAGAAGTTTTGTACGAATCCCTGTGTCTTGGTAAAAGAAACAATTTCATAATTCTTCTTAGACTTGCTATCATCTTCTTGATTATCTTGTACGCATTTGTTCTTGATTTCTACTTCATCCCAAACATAAGGACTGTAATGCTTTTCAACATATTTCTGTAAATCTAGATAATTCATCTTCATATGTGGGGGAACCGCTGGATAAATTGGGTTCATTACTTTAGGCTTTTGTTCTTCAGAATATTCATTCATAAACTTCATAATACTCTTGTAATTGTCATCATGTAATCTAACGGCCCGTCTGTAGTAATCCAAATCATTCATAATTTTGGACTTGTAAAGCTTTAGAAATCTGATAGGGCTCATCCACAACTGATTGATAGCAGAACAATACTCTGGCATTTGACCTACAAAACGACATAACAATGGTTTGGCAAATTTTTCTTCAAGAGGTTTAATTAATTCTTTTTTAGCAACATGAATAGCTGCTATCATCAAAATTGCTGTTGGAGCAAGCTCAAGCGGGCCCTTGCAGTTCAATCTGCAATCTAGTTTTTGGTCGTTTGTATATATCTTGCCTCTAATATTGTTGACGATACGGACAAAATCCTTGCGTACAGGCTTGGCAACAGGAGCTTTGTTCTTCAAGCTGGCTTTTATGCTTTTCATTAAATTATAAAACCTATTATTTTTCTTATCAAGCATATGTATTTTTTCTGTCAAGGGGAGGTCAACAGCACTTGTAACAACAAGGTCTTCCAAGTCCGCTACGAAATTAAGTGCACTGATATTTTGATTACTGTATTTCAAATATAATTCATGGACGTTTGTATTATCATCATACATCATGTTGTATCTGTAAACATTTAGAGGCCAACCCTTGTTTGGTATAAATGACAAACCTGCTTGTCCGCAAAATCTCGTGCCCCTACCAATTACCTGAGTTTGCTCTGCTTTTGTCACTAAAGGTTCCAATAAATGCATATATTTAACATCAAATACATCTATACCTTCTTTGAAACCAGGGTCGAGTACTATAATACGCATATTCTCGCCATTAACATTGACAGGACGTTCATTCATTCTGAGCATCATATTTTTCTTCAGTCTTACGGGAAGAGGCTTCTTATAGATTGTTGATGTAGTAAGAAGTCCAAAGGTTTTGTTCTTCTCCAATTTATCATTCTTTAATTGGAGACCATTATTATAAACTAGTGTGAACCCATTTGCAATGAGTGCGGATGAGACCATCTTAGCACCATTTACACCACCAACATCACTATAAATGATATGTTTAAAATATTTTCCATAGCTTTTTACATCTTCGTCGTCAAGCATTCTGATTTTTTCAAGGAGGGCATCAATCTTGGGGGACATAATTGGAATTTGAGATAAAACATAGTTTTTATCAAACTTGGGTGAATCAAACTTATGCTCTGGCTTCACATGAGCCCAAGAACTAGCATTTCTAATACACAAAGCCTCTTTGGGAATTTTATTCATATACTATGTTTCTATATTTAAGAAATATAATATATAGATACTATAACAATGATTTCTGAAACAGATGAATATAATGATCTTACCAATTTGGATTGCAGCAATATCCCCAAGTTTTCACTTAAATCTAATACATATCAGGCTAAAGTAGTGAGTGTATATGATGGTGACACAATCACAGTAGTTTTCAGGTTTGCTGACAAATATTACAAGTGGAGCTGTAGATTGAATAATATAGATACGCCTGAAATGAAATCCAAGATTGCTGCTGAAAAACAACAGGCTATCAAAGCAAGAGATTTTCTGCGAGAACAGATATTGGGAAAGATAGTTAAAATAACTTGCCAAGAGTTTGACAAGTATGGTAGACTTCTAGTCCTTGTTGATTTCAAAAATAGAAACATTAATGAACTCATGATTGATGCGGGCTTTGCCAAGTCTTATTCTGGTGGAACAAAAGAAGAATGGGATTTGTAATAAAAACATATAAACATTGGTATGATAATATATTGTATACCAAGTATAATGTCATTAAAAATCCTAGTAAATGATGAAACGACTGACAAAAATTCAGTGCATTCCTATTTAGAAACATACGAAGAGTTGTTTCATAAAAAACAAAATGAAAATATAAATATACTGGAAATAGGTGTATACCAGGGTGGTAGCATTAAACTATGGAAGGATTATTTCATCAATGGAACTGTATATGGTGTAGATATATGTGGAAACGAATATATGAGAGAAAGTGACATTGTGTCTCATGAACGTGTCAAACTTTATTTGAAATCAGATGCATACAGCGAAGAGTTTGTAAGGGAAAAACTGAGTTCCACAGCATTCGACTTTTTAGTTGACGACGGTCCTCATACATTGGAGAGCATGAAGTTTTTTATTAGACATTATTCTCCTTTACTAAAAGACGATGGTATTCTAATTATTGAAGACATCCAAGAGTATGATTGGATACAAGCATTACAGGATGCTACACCAGAACATTTGAAGCCATGTGTAAATATATATGATTTAAGACATGTTAAAAATAGATATGACGACATCATGTTTGTTATCAATAAATCTGTGTCTTTTTGAGATAATCATTTTTTCGTATGTAAAAAAAATATTACATAAAGATTAGATAGCATATTTATCATAATGATGCGATATATAGATAAAATATTATATGTTATATTATTGGCTAATACATTTCCATCATATTCGCAAGGTTTCGTGTATTCAATTGTCAAACCATTCAATGAATGGCATTGTATAGATTTTGTCAAGAATATTGACAAAAGCAAACCTCATGCATACAATGTGGGAGATTTGCCATTAGTGTCGTGGTTTGACAAATCAGGGGACACTTTCAGTACTGTAAACATTTGCAGTCATATGGGTTCTAAGTTAGATCATGGAACAGTAAAAGATGGTTGCTTAGTATGTCCTTATCATGGTCTGCAACATGACAATACAAAGGCTTTTGGAGAAACTATGATCTTTCAAGATAAGCTTTGGTGGAGCTACGAGCCCAAAAACAAAAGACCTCCTGCTGTACCATTCTATAACAATAAGAATTTTGAAACAGCTGAAATGACAATAGATATGGACGCAAACTTGCTTGACTGTGCCTACAATACCATGGATCTTAACCATCCTGCATTCGTTCATAATAATATGTTAGGATTTGGTAGCAATATTCCGCCAACCAATGTAAATACTGTTGAATATGCGAAAGATGACAAAGTGGGTTTGTCATTTACGTATAAGTCCAATTCGAACTTGGCGCATCTAAAACGTGAACTGAAAAAATCACAGAATTTTCATGTTTATGGTTATCCTTATAACACATGGTCTAGAGTATCTTTGCCAAACAATCAGCATCTTATCATCAATGTTGATTTGTTACCATTGGCACCAAATAAAACGCGCTGGTTTGTTACTATGAAATTCAATTATTGGAACAATGTGTTATTAGAGAAGGCATTGATGTATTTTGCAGCAAACTGTATACTATATCAAGATAAACATCAGATGGCTAGACAGGCAAAAGTGTCAGATCTGAAGGATTTAGTCATGTTCCAAACAGTATTACAAAATGAAGAGCACTTAGATAAGCTCAAGAATATGTTATCCAAATATGCATATCCTGACAAAAATAAGGTATTAGATTTGTACCAATATCATAAACAAAAACACCAAATATAATATACTAACGTCTTCTTTTTAATCACCAGAATTATTCTTCTGATTACATAAATAATATATTTATTATGCATAAAAATAAAAAGGTTTGAAGTATATCATTTGCATATACCTCTCTCACTATGATGTGTTATATTTTTCATTCAAATGAGGGTTTGTCTTAATTTTCTTTTTGATTTGGTCTAATAGATACTTCATCACTATCGTTTGCATTCTGTTTTCCTACCACAATATCCTTATAGAGCAATCCAGACTCTAGCTTGGTATATTCATCCAAATGTTTCTCAGTTCTATTGTATTTGGTACATAAACCCTTTGTATCATCTGCTACCGCGTGCGCTGCGTGCGCTGCGTGCGCTGCGTGCGCTGCGTGCGCTGTATTCAAGAAGGCTCCAAACGAAGCAATAGATGCCATGATTGATGCAGATTTTGCAGGTAGCTTGCAGATGTCGCGACGTTCCATTTCAGAACGCATATGATACAAACTTCTAGATGTGGTTCTAAGGCTCATAGAGGTCGCATATAATGCACTATTAAATGCATTGGTTGTTACAAGTGATGTAAGCACATTTAGCAAGAGAAAGGTAGTAGAAATCTTCATTTTATTATTATATACAGACCAGATCTTTAAGTAATTTTTCATTATGATATAAGAGTTGTATTCATAGTAATACGTAAATGAAGTATCTTATTTACTTTGTAGTAGGAGGCAAACCTGATTATGTACGACTGCTTGAGTTTTGTATCAACACAATAAAAAATTGTATTGATAATGATGTATTTGATATTTTGGTATTATGTGACAAAGACTATGTAGAATACATCAAACATTTACCTATAGAACATATTCATGTAACCGCAGACAATCCCACAACAGAACGTGTATCCACAAGAAAAATGGAAATTTTCAATTTCGATAAGATTTGCCAATACGAAAAGGTCCTATATTTGGATTGTGATATAGTTATATCAGGTAGCCTAATAGAAATCATGAATGATGTCACTGATAAAAACAAATTGTATGTATGCAATGAAAAACTTGGAAAAGATTATGATGCTAATGATAATGTATCCCAGTTCTTTTCAAGACAAGATAGGCCCTATACAGAACAAGATATTAAGTTTTTCAGAAACAATGAAATATACCCTTTCAATGCTGGCGAGTTTGCATTTTGCATTTCGGAAGAAATGAAATATCATTTCACTAATATTGTGTCTGAAATAGACAAATATTATGGAACACAATACTATTTTTACGAACAATGCTTTATGAATGATTATTTTAATAGAAAGAACCTAACAAACAATCTCTTGAATAAAAACTGTTATTTATGTGCTGTTGGAGGCTATATAACAGATAAAAAAACAATCAATCATTTCCTTAATTGTCAAGCTGACTATAATGCAAAGCTTAAATATATGCAGGAGTTTCACATGCATTCATCAATACCTCCTATCATCATTGATGGTCGTGAAGAATTGCACACGATTTTGCAATTGTCAGATAATCCAGTCATAGCAGAGATTGGTGTATTCAAGGGAGATTATGCAGAATATTTATTACAATATTTCAAACCAAAACAATTATTCTTGATAGATCCTTGGGAAAATACACCTATCTGCTCTGGAGACAAAAATGGAAACAATGTGGAATATTTCAATGGAGAATACCTTTATCAACATGTTAGTAATAAATACAAAATAAATCAAAATATCACAATTTTCAAAAAGGCCTCTTATGAAGTTGAAGACAATGATATTGCATTTCATACATTAGATATGGTATATATAGATGGGGACCATTCTTACAATGGTGTGAAAAGAGATTTGGGTATAGCAAAGAAATGGGTGAAAAAAGGTGGTTGGATATGCGGCCATGATTATTCAATGAACTATGAAAAAACAAAGAACCATTATGATTTTGGAGTCAAAAAAGCTGTTGATGAGTTCTGTTATGAAAACGGATACCATATTGCATATTTAGCAAATGACGGTTGCGTTTCATACGCTATTAGAAAATAGCTGTTTTCATTCAAATATATATGATGAACTATCATCCATATGTGTAAAACCTATCAAGTGCTCTAGTTCTATGTTTTCAGTATGCGCTACGGTGCTCTCTGCAGTTTTACATAAAATTATTAGCAATATGTATTAAAGACTCATAAACAAATATGATAGGTGTCATGAAGTGGTAATAGGGTTATTTTTAATGCATTATAAAGTATTAGCATAACTATTCACGAGAGTACATAATTGATTTTATTTTAGGTTTTCAAAAACTTTTTGGAATTTCTATTTTTTCTCTGTTATGTACTCTTTCTGTCGTACATTATATTTGTTGAATAATGATCTATTATTCAAGAAAAAATGAGAGCATATATGAAACAATATTTATCAACTGTTTGCCATGAATTTCTACGAAGTAATTGATAATGTCTTTGATAAACTTTACGAAAAGTATGGGCTCAATGATGATATTATTCAAAATAAACATGAGCTACTTCATGTGTACGAAAATGAAAATAGTTGGAGATGTACTGAAATATACAAGGCTATCAAACCTAAGCACTGGTATATAGATGAAAAAGGCTGTATAAAATCTGTTCCGTAATTATATTTGTTTCCTCCCCAATTAGTTCTTAACCATTATTTCACATTTTTCATCTAGGTATTTCTTGATACCATTTTCATGATCGCCTAAGAAAGACTTTTTATTGAGATCTATAACTGATTTGATCCATTCAGCTTCTTTCAATAGTCTATCATATTCTTCCATCTCTTCTGATGTGAGCGGTATATTTTCTTCATCTACAAAAACCATTCTAGGTATGTATATGACTGAAGCCCCTATTTGATTACAAAACTGCTTACGAGATATCGTAGGCAAATTTAGACGCAGATTGAACCCTGAGACACAACATAAGGTTGACAATAAAATGAACTTCAAAATATATTGCATACTATTTGTTATACACTTGCATAGAGCTTATATACTTATTTCTCTTTGGCAGGTGTAATGGTTATTGTTCTTCCAGTCTGATAGAGGACAAATATGACAAATGTCAAGTATACGTAAAAAGCATATATTTTAGGAAATAGAAGATATTACAAAAATAAAAAAGATTTGGTGTAATCTTTTACACAAAAATGATATTAAGAAACTTCATTTCTTTATTCTTCATGATTTTTTGGAGAATTGCTGGATGCATCCTATACAGGATGCTAAGTCATTAAGGATGACCATAATGACCTATGAATTTGATTGAGAGGGTTGCTGGATGCATCCTATACAGGATGCTAAGTCATTAAGGAGGACCATAATGACCTATGAATTTGATTGTGAGGGTTGCTGGATGCATCCTATACAGGATGCTAAGTCATTAAGGAGGACCATAATGACCTATGAATTTGATTGAGAGGGTTGCTGGAAGCATCCTATACAGGATGCTAAGTCATTACGGAGTACCATAATGACCTATGAATTTGATTGAGAGGGTTGCTGGATGCATCCTATACAGGATGCTAAGTCATTACGGAGTACCATAATGACCTATGAATTTGATTGAGAGGGTTGCTGGATGCATCCTATACAGGATGCTAATTTATATTCTACATACTATACATATCACTATCTTCTTAAATCATTTTTTTTCATTTATAAGGAAGACATTTATTTTTTTATATTTTCCATATGACATTAAAAAAATGATATAAGTTATTATCAATATATATTAACAATCATGTTTAAATCCTCTTCTGCCAGCAAACAGTATACTGAGACTGATAATGGTGCTGTAGCACTAAAGACATCAGGAAATCCTATCATAGATTACTTTATGATGTATACAAGAACACTGACAAAAGAAAGCAATCAGGAACATTTAGAAAAATGTTGGAATATAGACCCTAAAAAAACAGTGGCTGTCATCTTTAATGGACGTGATAGAATGAATGGAAAGAAAGAGAAAAAGGTTTCCAATGAAGCTATGCAATGGCTGAGGACGCACAAACCACAGACATATAAGCTCAATATTTTGAATTATGTCAATAAATATGGATGTTGGAAAGATCTTCTATATATTGCATATCACATTCCTCGTACAGACGAATTATACAATAATTACGAATTGGAATTGTTTGCTACTCAGTTACAGGAAGATACTTCAAAACTTACAGATGATTCATCAGTATCACTTTGTGCGAAATGGGCTCCTTCTGAAAATGATAGAAATGACAAAAGAAGGCACTTTGCCAAAAAGCTAGCAAGTATAATGTATTCGAAGGATGATGCCAAAAAAATGGAAAAATATAGGAAATGTATTGTACCACTAAGGAATAAAATCAACATTGTAGAGGCTCTTATGTGTAGCAATCAGTGGGACAAAATTAATTACGAAGGTGTTCCTGGTGTTGCTTCAAAAAGATTGCTGAAAGCTTTCAATAAGCATGATTCTGAAAGATATTCACAGTATCTTGAAGCTGTGAGATCAGGGCAAAAAGAAATCAAAATTACAGGATTACTCCCACATGAACTCGTCAAGTATTACATAGATAACAATGAAGTTAATGAGACAATTGAACTGCAGTGGCGTACTTTGCTAGATAATGTACGCAAAGAAGGGACACTAAATAGCTGCATTGCAATTGCAGATGTATCGGGCTCTATGTTTGGTGCATCCAATGGTGATATTCCTGCGCAAGTATCAATTGCATTAAGTATCTTGACATCATTATGTTGCCAAGGTAATTTCTATAAGAAAGTCATCACATTTAGTCATGAACCAGTTATCATTGATTTACCCAACGATACATTGTATGATTGTTTTCAGAAGCTGCGTGATACATCATATGGCTTAAATACAGACTTTGTAAAATGTTGCAATTGTATTATAGATTATGGGGTAAAATATGGAATAACCAATGAAAATATGCCTAAGAAATTGTTTGTATTTACAGACATGCAATTTGATGCCGCAGCAAGCTCTGGTGATTCTCTTGAAACACAATATTCGCATATTCAAACGTTATTTACTAATGCTGGCTATACTTCACCTAAGTTTATATTCTGGAATCTGAATTCTGATCATGATGAAGCATTTCCAGTAGACGTAAGATCAGAAAATACTGCTATGGTATCTGGTTTCTCAGAACAACTTCTCAAGATATTTATGAAATATGATGAATTCAATCCGCAGTTAATAGTTGATGAAGTGTTAAAGGAATACCTAGATGATATTATCATCCACGAAGATGAAATCATATTCAAACAACTTGAATATGAACAATAATCATTCTGTATATAGAAATAGAGTATACAATGCATTTCCTAATATTACCCAATCAGTTATTTGATATACAACATTTAGATAAATCATATATTTATACCATATGGGAATGCCCCCATTTTTTCACTGCATATAATTACAATAAGAAGAAACTCATATTACATCGCGCATCCATGAAATATTATCATTCATATTTGATATCCAAAGGATTCAAAGTATCTTATTGCGACTTCAATAAACCTCTACCATTAGTCCATTATACTCTGTATTATCCAATAAACAAAACAAACATTTTGGACTTGCCAAAAAACTTCATCATATATGACAAGCCTACCCCCAATCTTCTGTTATCACCATACCTAATTGAAGCATATCGCAAGAAAACAAAAAAATTCTTCTTTAATGCATTCTATATGTGGTCTAAGAAACAACTAAAAATCATCCCTAATGTGAAGTCACAAGATAAACTCAATAGACAAAAACCAAAAACAATAGTTCATATAACACAGCCTTTTGAGAATATACAATCACATGCTTCTAGTAAATATATCAAAGAAGCCATAGAATATGTAAATAAGCATTTCAAAACAAATTGTGGAAATACAGATAATTTCATATATCCTATAACACATGCTGATGCGCGTAAATGGTTAGAGCATTTTGTCAAACATAAGTTCAGACATTTTGGGGCCTATCAAGATTACATTGATAACAAAGACCCTTATTTATATCATTCCTTGCTGTCAACTTTGATAAATATTGGTCTTTTGAACCCACTAGACATTATGGATGTCATACAAAAATATAAGTCAAATATTCCTATGAATAGTTACGAGGGTTTCATTAGACAACTGTTCTGGCGCGAGTATCAACATTATTGCTATCTTTTTGCAGATTTTTCTAAAAATTATTTTGGCAATAATAAGAAGCTGGGTGCAGAATGGTATACAGGTAGTACGGGAGTGCTTCCAGTTGATGATAGCATCAAGGAAGCATTTGATACAGCATATTTACATCACATAAAGAGGCTTATGGTAATTGGAAACTATATGAACTTGTCAGGAATACATCCTAAAGAAGGTTTCGGATGGTTCATGGAGTTCTCTTGTGATTCATATGAATGGGTAATGTATCAGAATGTATATGACATGGTATTTTTTGTGTCTGGTGGGAAAACAATGAGGCGCCCATATATATCTTCTTCAAATTATGTACTAAAAATGAGTAATTATGAGAGAGACAAATGGTGTACTATTTGGGATGAAAAGTATCGCGATTTCATTAACAAAAATAAAAAGAAGTTGGTAAAATACAGATATTATATTAGAATAACTTAGTTGGAATAAGCAAGGCCTCCCATACCAGAGAGGATGCGAAGAACGTTGTAATTGACAGCGAAAATATACAGGTTGCCAGTAACCGCTGATGACAATGATAGGACTGCAGTGTCAATACGAGACATATTGAGAGTTCCACTGGGTTGGTGCTCTTCAGGCTTAAGAGCAAATGAGTATACATTAATGCCTTGGTGGAAAAGATCAGGTGTATTCTCGTGATGCTGATAAGGCTGAACCAATGAGAAATAATTACCATCGCGTTCGCCAAATCTCTCATTACCATTCAACATAATTTTGCATGCATTAACAGGGTTCTTAGATGTCATATAGTCATTGCCTGCAGCTGTTGTGTCACCTGTTTTAACAGCAGACGAGAAGTTATTCCAATATACCATGCTATTATCTTTACGGATAGCCCAGATCAACTCTTTACAAGGATGATTAAAGTTCATTCTAATGCTCTTAGTAGAGTCAGAACCACTTACATATTCCGCACCAGTAAACTGAAGCTGTTCGATCAAATACTCGTGAGACAATTGGGCGAAACGCCTTCGTTCATCTGTATCCAAGAAAATATAATCAACCCATATTTTGGCATCTTCTAAAACCAAATCATCATGATATGTAAACGTTCCTGCTTCACCATTATTTTTTGCAGTGCCTGCTGCTAAGGAATCTTGAAAGTTAGTAAAATTATCAGCACCTTTATCAACCATATTGATTCCATTTTCATATTCAATATTAATCTTTACTTCATGGTATTGAAGTGCAATTAAAGGAAGGGCTAAACCTACATTGCGACAGAACCAGAACTCAAGCGGGACGTAAACCTCGTATGAAATCCCTGAATTTAATTGCATTGAACGATTGTACTTGTCAGCACCAACCATGAGGTTGTATCCTTCGCGCTTGCCTGCAGGCAGAGACAATTCATTCCAGATATATAACCATTCAGAAAAATGCTTATCAATTCTTTGACCTCCTATTTCCAGTTCAATAGCCTTCAACAATCTTTGGCCGAAGTTGGGAACAAGAGGCATAGGCTTGGATGCATGTTTATTTCTCAACTTACCATTGAAGTATACGCGATGGATCAAATCACCATTACGTGTAATCTGAATGCTAATACGAGAACCCAAGCTATTATTACCAGTAGGGGTTTGTTCTATTGCCTCAATTGCAAAATTAGTATGGCGACGGTAAACTACCTTGAAGAAAGTAATCTGAGGATTACCAGTCAAATAAACATCTTGTGCACCATAAGCTACAAGCTGAAGAAGACCACCACCCATTTATGCTATATTCTTTATACTATTAGAGGAGAAAAAAAAAGCAGGAAAATGTAAAATCTGACACAATAATTATTTTTTGAGCTGCTTAGTTAGAATAAGCAAGGCCACCCATGCCTGAGAGGATACGAAGGACATTGTAATTAACTGCATAAATGAATAATTGTGCTCTGCTATTGGCTATGACATTGGTTTTATATGTCGTATCGGCTGTCATATTAATGTTAAGAACAGCAGAATCAATACGAGACATATTGAGAGTTCCACTGGGTTGATGCTCCTCTGGTTTAAGAGCAAATGAGTAAACATTGATACCAGCATTGGATGGAATATTCTCATGATGTTGGAAAGGCTGTATCAGATTGAAATATGAACCATTTCTCTCTGAAAAACGATCATTTCCATTCAATATCAACTTGGCACTGGCAATAGGATTGTTTGATACACTACCACTGTTCTTCAGCTTATCCCAATCAGATGATGAAACTGGCACACTAGTAACTGCACCATTTTGTACTGTATAGTTAAACCAATTCTTATTTTCTTCTCCAGCTGTGTTGGAAGCATTTGCACCACGCACCACCCAAACCAATTCTTTGCAAGGATGATTGAAAGAAAGTTTAGGCTTAATACTTGAACTTACTCCAACAGATTCTTGTCCGGTAAATTGAAGTTGTTCTATCAAATATTCATGAGATAGTTGAGCGAAACGACGACGTTCATCAGTATCCAAGAAGATGTAGTCAACCCATAATGATGCAGTGAAGCCTCCTGATGAAGCCAGTGCTGTTGCACTGCCTCTGCAATTGTCAGCACTCTCAAACTGTAAATTGATCTTGACTTCATGATATTGAAGAGCAATTAAAGGTAAGGCTAACCCTACATTGCGGCAGAACCAGAACTCAAGTGGGACATAAAGTGTGTCTTTAACAACACCTCCAGAAGCGGCTACCATTTCGTTATAACCAAACTTCTTGGATACTGGAAGAGACAATTCATTCCAAATATACATCCAATGTGAAAAATGCTTGTCAATCTTTTGGCCTCCAATTTCAATCTCGACATAATTCACTAATCTCAAACCAAAATAAGGGCATACGTCAGCTGTATTAGCAGACATATCTACCACTAAATATACACGATGGATCAAATCACCATTACGTGATACCTGGCAAGTTACTCTTTGGCCGTAATTAGGATTTCCATTGAATGTTTGTTGAATTGCCTCAATTGCAAAATTAGTATGGCGACGGTAAACTACCTTGAAGAAAGTAATCTGAGGATTACCAGTCAAATAAACATCTTGTGCACCATAAGCTACAAGCTGAAGAAGACCACCACCCATTTATGCTATATTCTTTATACTATTAGAGGAGAAAAAAAAAGCAGGAAAATGTCAAATCTGACACAATAATTATTTTTTTGAGCTGCTTAGTTAGAATAAGCAAGGCCACCCATACCTGAGAGGATACGAAGAACATTGTAATTAACTGCATAAATACAGACACCATCATATGATGTACTCTCGGTCATGGCATAGGCTGATGCAGTAGTACCCATACCAGTTCTATATTGATAAGGTTTTACATCAACAGACAATACTGCAGTATCAATACGAGACATGTTAAGAGTTCCACTGGGCTGATGCTCCTCTGGCTTAAGAGCAAAGGAGTAAACATTGATACCCTTATTCATAGGAATATTAGTATGATGTTGGTAAGGTTGAACTAAGTTAAAATAAGAGCCGCTGCGTTCAGCAAAGCGATCATTTCCATTCAATTGCAAAAGACAAGAATTGAAAGGATTTGATGCAGTCTTTAATGGTTGCAAGTGAGCCATATAATTAGTAATTACATCAGTAAACTGTTGCGAAGAAGGAAACAATTCTGTATCATTTGCTGAATTATAAGCTAATTCCTCATTGGGAAATAGATTGATACTGGTATAATTATACCAATAAGCACTTTGGTCTGATTTGCTGCTATCCTTCTTGGCAACCCAGATCAATTCCTTGCAAGGATGATTGAAATTGAGCTTAATACGATTTCTCCCTGCACTAAGAGTTTCCAATCCTGTAAATTGAAGCTGTTCTATCAAGTACTCATGCGACAGCTGAGCGAAACGACGACGTTCATCAGTATCTAAAAAGATGTAATCAACCCAAATGGTAGGATCTTTTAATTCATCTGCACCTGAACCAGATTTCATACACTTTGCTTTTGTCTCAAACTCGATCTTGAGTTTTACTTCATGATATTGTAAAGCAATCAAAGGAAGAGCTAAACCTACATTGCGGCAGAACCAGAACTCAAGCGGAATATAAAGGGTTGTGCTCTTACTCTTTGTAATACCACTAGTTATATCAGAATCAGCACCAACCATCATATCATAAGCATATCTCTTACCTACAGGCAATGACAACTCATTCCAGATGTACAACCAATCAGCATAATGCTTATCTATCTGTTGCCCTCCAATTTCAATGACAACAGACTTAAGCAGGCGCAGACCTAAGTAGTTTACATATTTGGCTCCAGCAACATCACTGAGCCCAGCAACGTTCACTTGTACGTACACACGATTAATCAAATCTCCGTTGCGTGAAATTTGGCAAGTTATTATATTTCCATAACCACCAGTTCCATTGTATGATTGACGGATAGATTCAATTGCAAAATTAGTATGGCGACGGTAAACTACCTTGAAGAAAGTAATCTGAGGATTACCAGTCAAATAAACATCTTGTGCACCATAAGCTACAAGCTGAAGAAGACCACCACCCATTTATGCTATATTCTTTATACTATTAGTGGAGAAAAAAAATATGAATTACATTGAACGCAAAAATATATGTATATAAACGCTTCTTATAAACATTCTTATATAGGACTATATAAAATGTTTAAAGAGAAATCTTCTAAAAAGAAGCTCAATATAGATAACAAAGAAATATCCACACTTGATGCTATGCATAATAAGATGATTAAAAACTTTGAAAATGTAAACAAGGAGAAGGATACATATATTACATTGCTAAATCATTTCAATGAAGTGCATAGTATCATAATCAATGAAATGAACTATGTAAAAACTTTGCAAAATAAAGAAGCCATCAATACCTTATGTAGCAGCAATATAACAGTTAAGGAACAAATCCTAGATATTGAAGGCAAATTGAAGGAATTAGGAAATCATGATGAAATAGAGTATTACAAGAATACAAGCGATATTCTTTTTCAATACTATAATACTGTTGAAAAACAATCTAGTATAATGTCATATAATATAAATGCCATTCCTACATTAATGTCAACAACTACTGCTAATAAGCAATCAGGTAAATCAAAAAGTGATAGCAAAAAAAAGAAAGCTATCAGTAATGGAATAAATGTACTGGATGCGTTAAACAACGATCCTGAAAAAAACACAAATAAAGTCATAGAAACATGTGATAGTTCACAGTCTGTATATTCCATACAATCAACACAGCCTTCATATGCAACAACACAAGTAATACATAATGATGTTCTTCAAAATGAATATCAGGCAAATGATAATGAATGTAAAAGCTTGTTGGTTGATAAATACCTGTCTATCATCAATAAGCAATATGTTAAAAAGGTGTATCAGGAAGACATAGAAATATGCCAAGTATGTAAAAGTTCTATGGTATGTCTCCAATATGATGCGATTATGATATGTGATAAATGTGGGTATCAAGAACTGCTTCTAGTAGAACAAAACCGCCCCATATTAAAACAAAATACAAAGGATACCTCACACTTTAGTTATAAAAGGATAAATCATTTCAGAGAATGGTGCAATCAAGTACAAGGGAAAGAAAGCACAGATATTCCAGACGAAATTTTTGAAAAAATCCTCCATGAAATTAAAAAAGAGAAAATAAGCGACACGAAAACAATTACATATAACAAGATGCGTGATATATTGAAAAGGCTGCGTATTAATAAATATTACGAACACATCAACTATATTATAAATAGGATTAATGGGATACCTACGCCACAATTTAGCCCAGATTTGGAGGAAAAATTATGCAATATGTTTAGAAATATACAGGGACCATTTTTGAAGCATTGTCCGAAGGATAGAAAAAACTTTTTATCATATAGTTATGTATTATACAAATTCTTCCAGATACTTGGACTTCATGAATATCTGAAATATTTCCCATTATTAAAAAGCAGGGAAAAACTTTACGTCCAGGATCAGATATGGAAAAAGATTTGCAAAGAGCTCAATTATGATATTATACCATCATTATGATAAATCACAAAAATAAATATACTAGGTGTAAGTATCCTTACATTCCATTGGGGAAACCAACCATACGGAAGCCTGCACCAAGTCCCACACCTTGGCGTGCACCAGCTGATACAGAAGGTGCAAGCAAATCAAGTACAGAGAATACACATGCAGCAGTTAAAGCAAGTAGCCAAATTTCACTCCAGTCTAATTTTGACTTGGGCAAAACAATTGCTACAAATGCTACGATGAGGCCTTCAAATGCATATTTGATAAGACGAATTAATGCTTCCCAAACATCAATAGAATATTCCATCTTTTATCTTTTTATACTATATTATAAGAATATTTTTATTCACAAAATAAAAAATTATATAAGATTAAATAGAAAAGACAATATAGAATGACAGACAACAATAGTACCCTTGTAAGTACAAAAGAAACCGATTATTTAGACGAAGACAAGCCCATCAGAGGCCAAAACTTTGCCTTGCTGTCTTTTATCAGTCCAGAGGATGTGTTGGTAAACAAGGAGGTGTATTATTTCAACAAGTTCTTAGAGAATTTTGGCAAAGATATGAAGACTTTGTTGGATGGCATTGCTGCAAAATATCCTGAAAGCAAGGACCTCGTTGACACAGTTCATCAAAACCATTCCTATATTTTCGATCCAAAGGATCTGAACGAACAATACAACTTTTTCAAATCTGTTAACTACAATGAAATTGAATCTAATTTCCACAGAGATAACAACTTTGTAACCTCCATGCGTGGTATTAAGGTACGTGGTGTTTTTGACACTCTTGAAGAAGCCAAGAACCGTAGCGAGTTCTTGAAGAGAGTTGACAATAAGTTTAATATTTTTATCGGACAAGTTGGTTGCTGGTGCCCTTGGTCTCCCAATCCAGATGCTCTTGAAAATCAGGAATATGCGGAAACACAACTCAATACCTTGATGAAAGAATACAAGAAAAACATGGAAGAAAAGGATGTTGTTTTTGAACAGAGAAAGCAGGCTCATATTGATAATAAAGAGACTACATCTGCCATACATGATATGTCTGAAATTCAGAAGAGTATTGAGGAAGTTGATGCATGGAGTGCAAGAAAATTGAATAAGGTAAGTGAAGACGAAGTAACTGACAATGATGTACCTGCTGATGCCGTACCTGCTGATGCCGTACCTGCTGATGCCGTACCTGCTGATACCGTACCTGCTGATGCCGTACCTGCTGATGCCGTACCTGCTGATACCGTACCTGCTGATGCCGTACCTGCAGCAGAATAGATTGTGTATATATGTAAAAACAAGTTGCTTCAGCTGAATAATTTTTCACAGCCAATAGTAAGAAATGAAAGCAATAGCTATATTCTTATTGTTTATAGGTTGCTTATTAATTATTCAAGGATATTATAACAACAAAAATCTATGTCCTGTTGAAAAGGTTGTTGTTAAATATGTTCCTAGGAAAATCTATGAAGATCAATTAAGTCCTTCAGAAAGTCTCACAACATTCTACAAAGGTATGTTTGAAGACGTATTATTACCATAAGATTTTTTATTTTTATCCTTATTATAGTAAATGAATATATTAAGAAATATTGAAAAATCATTTATAGGTCATATTGAAAACAAGAGCAATACAGACGTCTTAAAAAAACTTATTCAATCATATTTTGATAATAAAAAAACAGATGATGATATATTAAACCAGAAATACAATAAATATGTTGCATTATTTGAGAATGAAAGGATCAATAACAATTTGGAATATGATGCTTACTTGTCTGAACGAAAAGATCTCTATAATACATGGAAAACCAATAAAAATAAATCTGCTTTAATGGACTTGATAAAATTACAAAGACCAGCACGAAAAGAGATTGCAGATATTTATACATACAGTGTTCTAAACTTGCATGACTCCACCAAGCCTAAAGTAGCCAAGCCCAATGTAATAAAACCTTTAGCCAAGCCTTTAGCCAAGCCTAAAGAAAAACCCCCTATTGCAAAAAAAGAATGCCCAGAAGGTAAAATAATAAATCCCAAGACAGGTCGTTGTGTAAATGACCCAGACAATAAAAAGGGTAAGCCTGATAAGCCTGATAAGCCTGAACCAGAGAAGCCTAAGAAAGCTGAAGATACAAAGAATGTTGATAAACCTGAACCAGAGAAGCCTAAGAAAGCTGAAGATACAAAGAATGTTGATAAAACTGAACCAGAGAAGCCTAAGAAAGCTGAAGATACAAAGAATGTTGATAAACCTGAACCAGAGAAGCCTAAGAAAGCAAAGCCTGTGGTGGAAAAAAAGTGTCCTGAAGGTAAAATATTGAATCCACAAACAGGTCGTTGTATCAACGACCCCAATATCAAGAAAGCAAAAAAACCAAAGGCACAAGAATAAAAACACTTGATATAAGTAGATAAATGAATAATAACGAAAAGGTATTTAGAGTAAATTGGTATATCTTTTTCATTGCATTTGCATTAGGATTATTCTATGTATATATTTCATCCCCTCAACCTAGACTTGTGATAAAATATCCGACACCATACAATGCAAATAAAGCAATATATCAAAATGATGACAACGTATGTTATAAGTATAATGCAGAAGAAGTGAAATGCAATGACAAAGCCATCCCTCAACCTATAACATAGGATTTTTAATGTTTATAGATTAGTAGAATTATGGTAAATAAAAACCAATCAGCCCTGGTTGAAACTATCCATAGACTGTTTTATGATAAGCAAGGACAAATGGTAGTAAGCGCGCTGTTTGGTATAGCTCTTGCATTAATTTTTAGAAGAGTATGCAAAGATAATTGCATTATATATTATGCACCAACTGTGAAGGATGTTGATAATAAAGTTTTCAAACTTGAAGATACTTGTTATAAGTACAATGCATATGCAGTAAAATGTGACAGCAAAAATGAAAATGTTTTCAAGACATATGATGTTAATATTAAACCAGACAATCAAATCATAGATTATGGATTATTTTCAGGAATCTTTGCGTGAATTGCGTTTTATATATGATAATCAAAATGTATTGTATCAATAGAATAAATATGTCTATGGCAACTCCTCTAAATAATTTGCCTCTAAAAACACAGCAAGATAATAGTGATACAAGTGATATAAATGATCCCATGGTACAAGATGTCCTTAATGAATTTCAAGAAGAGCTAATGATGTCAAAGAAAACTCATGAAGGGCATGTTCCGCCACAGCAGCTACCGCAGCATCCGCAGCTACCGCAGCATCCGCAGCATCCGCAGCATCAGCAGCATTCGCAACAGCTCCAACATCCTTCAAATGTTCCGCAACAAATGCATCTTCCATACTACCCTCAACAACCTGTCAATAAATATAGTATCAATTATAACAATGATAAGTTTCCATATAATTATATTGATGTAGAATTAATAAAAAAAACATTGATAGTTGTCATTATTGCAGTACTCATATTCTACACAAATATAATGCATACAATTTATGAAAAACTACCACCATATGCATATGATATTACAGTATCATTTGATGTTTATGTCAAAGGCCTTGCTTTATTTATTGTTCTTTATGTTTTGGGATTTATGCAATATACTTGAGACTCTAATAGTATCTTGCATTATCTTGTCCGAAATAATTAGAAGAAAAAATGTTGAAATATCTCAATAGGAATATGATAACCATAGCAAATGTCAAGAATATCATAAAGACTGAAAAACCCAACAGTACATTGTATGTTGCATAGTCATATGAGTTTTTGTTAATTGCAGTGATTGATACAATGATGATACAATATATCATAATAATGCTTGAGTATACAACAATAAACATATATTGGTTTCTATCAGATAGATTATACGACCATATTAAAAGCATTGTTATCAACATACCTAATAAAGCAAAACCAACTGTTGTAAAAATATTTTTAACAGATTCATTGCTCTCATTTTCGGAGACAAATCTTTCATTAAAAATATCCATTTTACTTATTTTTCTATTTTTATACACATATATTTATTCTTTACAAGATATCATAATGCATGGTCCCTAGTACAGCATTTTGCGTGTCAAACCCTCTAATATGAGTGTTCTGCTTATCTAAACCCTGCGGTCCGTAGACATTTTCATTATACAACCCTTTCTCAATACCTGAAACCTCATTATTATAACATTCTGTATTGACAATATTATTCTGTGCTGCCAAAAGGTTCTCTTCTGTTACATATGGTATTTGCATTATTTGCTTTGTATTAGTATTTTTAACAGCATTTGATTTATCAGTTGATTTATCAGTTGATGTATCGTAATTTTCAATAATGTTTTTCATATTACATGGTTTGTCGATAGGACATTTGTGTTCGGATTTTCCCTTTGTTTCTTCAGGTTTTATCTGATTAATCTTTTTGTTCTTCAATTCTTTGTTGTAAATCTTGAAATATAATACTAAAAGACAAACCCCTAGGATAAAGCCAGTTACATTGTCAACCATTAATAAGATAATCATGGTAATGATAGCTAAATAAAGCTGAACTGTAGGACTTTTGAATAATTTAGGATATGGTATATCTTGTGTTAAAATGATGATGAACAATAACACTAGAACTAAAATCCTAAAAGAATACTTTATCATTTCTATTATAATTCATATAAAAAAATGATATATATATGAGTATGACAGTATCTACACATGTTCTCCATATTATCCAAAAATGGATACGGAATACTGAAGAGTGATTGTGCTATACCAGACCTAGAAAAAATCAAAGATGAGCTGACTATGAAACCTCATAAAAACTTTTCAATGACCGGAAATGAACCAGAGACTGTCTTCACACTTTACAGAGAGAATGATAAAAGGCTCTATGTTCCGAGGTTCTATGGTCTGCAAAAGTTTGGTGCACCTACACTTAACAAATTGAGCACATGTAAAGAATGCAATTTAGAGTTCATAGGGAGGTTACGTGAAGCACAGGAAGAGCCTGTTGCGAATTTCTTAGAAGCAGCACGAGACCCTCTCAAAATGGGAGGCATTATTTCAGTTCCTTGTGGATTTGGGAAGACAATTATGAGTTTGTATATTGCCTGCCTTTTAAAAAAGAAGACCATGTTTGTCAGTCATAAGGATTTCTTGAACCAACAGTTTATAGATACAGTAAAAGAGTTTGCACCTTCTGCACGTGTAGGTAGAATAAAACAAAGTAAAGTAGATGTCAAAGACAAGGATATAATTATAGCATCATTACAATCTCTTGCTATGAGAGATTATCCTATTGAAATATTTGAAGACATTGGCTTTGTTATCATAGATGAGGTGCATCATACAGGAGCCCAAGTATTTTGCCAAGCCTTTAGGAAACTCAGTAATCCCATAATGTTGGGTTTATCAGCCACTCTTAATCGCAAAGATGGAATGCGTAAAGTATTTGAATATTACATTGGAAAATCTGTATACAATGTGAAGAATAAAGAGAGTACTGAGGTCAATGTAGAAATACACAAGTACTTTGAAACACATGTTGATTATTCTACTGTCAGAATGATGTGGAATGGCAAAGAAAATATGGCAGCGATGATTAATAATATTTGTTCCTTCAAACCAAGAACTGAGTACATTATCAGTGTTCTTAAAAGTATTTTAGAAAAAGAGCCTGACCGCAAAGTACTCATATTGAGTGAACGTAGAAATCAATTAAAAGACATTGAAACATATATTGTACGGGACAATATTGCAAATACTGGATATGGATACTATGTAGGAGGTATGACACAGGAAAATCTAAACAAATCAGCTGAAAAGCAAATTATCCTTGCAACATACCAATTGGCTTCAGAAGGTTTCAATGTACCTTCTTTGAATACCCTCATATTTGCTAGCCCTATTTCAGATATTCAACAATCCATTGGGAGAATATTGCGCGAAAGGCCAGATAAAAGAAAATATACACCACTATGTATTGACATTGTTGATGATTTCTCTTTCTTCAAGAACAAAGGTTATACACGTCTCAGGTACTATAAAAAATATGAATATAGCGTATCCTACTATCGTGATAACCAGAAACTAGTCTTTAATGAAGACACATATAAAAAAGATGAAAAACCTTCCCTTCAATTTATAGATGATGATTGAGTAAAAATATCTATCTTCTATAATTAGATATGAAGAACAATAACTTAGGAGATGTTTCTGTTACAATGCAAATATTTGGATTTTTTATTATTGTATTGATGTTGCTTATAGCATATAAATATTATGTATCTACATACGAGGACCCTGTATCATCAAATCCAATAAATGAATCAACAACTGCATACACTGGACCAGTTATTAATACTGTTAGATGTCCTCCGAAAGAGTTCAAAATGTATAAACACGATGACAATCCTTTGGATCATAAAAATAATTTGAATAATCCCAGCGCTCAAATCCAATTATACAAGGAAGGTGATGAGATATCAGCTGAAGGGTTTCAAAAGTCAGTGTATACTCCAGTAAGCCAAGACTTTGCTGATGAACTAGAAGAAGTTTACACACAGTCTATGGCAACACCACATATGGTGAATTATGTTCCTAATGCAAAACCAAATAAGTCTGATCTACCAATAGCAAACGTTCCTTATTTCCTTTTACAAGATGATAAGCCTTTAAGATTATCTGAAAAACCAATGTAAAAAATAATATTTACATAATATTTACATGATATTTACATAATATTTACAAGCTTATTCAATGTTTTTGACACGCTTCAAGTTTCGCCATCTTGTGTGAAAGAAGTTATCATCATACACCGACATATCTTTGTCGCATATGGTAACATATTTTCCGATAGGATTTTCTTGGAATTTACGTAATGCAAATATATTGCTATCTGTTCTATTGATATGACACCCATATACTATATTGTTTTCGCTCATGAAAGATTTTTTATCAACATACTCATATATCTGCAGAACTACTTGTGGGATCTTATCCCAACTGTAAAGGAGTTGTATATCACCTTCTTCAGTTTCAATATGAATATTGAGATAGCATTGGTCGCCTATTTTTTGTAATACATCAAAGTACATACTATCAGACAAATTATATACTGCACCACATGTGTGGACTTTGATAAAGTCTGATTGCATTTTGTTGTTCTTTGCTGTTCTTTGCTGTTCTTTGCTGTTCTTTGCTGTTCTTTGCTGTTCTTTGCTGTTCTTTGCTTTTCTTTGCTGTTCTTTGCTGTTCTTTGCTTTTCTTTGCTGTTCTTTGCTGTTCTTTGCTGTTGTCCGGATGTATATTGAAAATACATAATCATTTTTTTCTATTTTTGATTCCAATCAAGACAAATTTAGTTGCAAAATAAATTTGTTCTGAAACGTGTATAATAGGCTAAAAATTGATGTTTGGACTTTTCTTATTATATTTGCCTCAAAACCATGAACGCCAAAACAGTTACTCAAGTGATCTTTATAGTTCTGCTGAACTATATCAACTATTCGTTAGTAGTCAACTATCAACAAGAATTTGTAGCTGACAACTTCAATATTACCAAGATACTCAATCAGAAGTATAGATGCATCCGTTTCTACAATAGCAAAATTGATAGCAGCTATATGCAAAACAAATGCAAAAATCATTATGATGATTTTCAGCAATTCAAATCAGATAGGACGACTTATATCTACCAGTACTATGTATACAATATAGTGATGACTGGTTTGTTCTTAGTTTTCCACAAGGTTTTCTGAAATAAAAGAGAAATAAAAAAATAAAGAAGTTCAAACTTTTTTATTTTGTCATATAAAAAAATGATTGTTATAATATGTAATACACATACTATATAATGCTGGGGATTATTAGTTTCTCTAACAGGATTGCATACAATATTAAAAGTAACGAACACAAAGACGTAGTTTTGGAGCAATTGAATAATCTCTACAAGATTAAGATATTGCAGAAACATCATCATGACCTCAACGAAAGTAATATGAAGTTTGCTCTTACTGGCAATCATATGATGAACCTCAGGTCAAATGGTAATAGATACTATCTTTATTTTACATTATATAATGATATAGAAATTATATATTTCATTGACAAAAAAATACACCCAGGATATCAAAGACCTCGTATCATCTTAGGTAGGGGTTTGTTTGACAAGAAACTATTCAAGAACACATTATTGGATGGTGAAATGGTAAAATGCAAGAATGATAGCTGGACCTTCTTAATCAATGATATAATCGTGTATGAAGGAAGATATTTGTATAATAAGCAATTGCCTGACAGACTCGACATTATCTATCATATTTTAGAGCATCAGTATACAGCAGACAACACTATTGATGTATGCAATTACAAGGTAAAAACCTACTATCATATGTATAAAGAAAGCATACCACAACTTGTTGATACTTCTAAAAACCTCGACTATACATGTAGAGGCATCTATCTGTGGTCTTATGACCTCAAATATAAACCCAAACTTTATAACTTTGATATATCAACCATTGTTAGTGTTGTGAGAAAAACAAAGGACATAACAGAATTTCAATTATCACATTCAAAACAACATCAATTACCAATACAGTCCGAAAAGTCTTCTGATGATGATACAAAGGGTACAGAAGTAGCGCATAGCGATGGTGACAGGATATTATACCTGGTGAAAACTAATGAGCCTGATATATACAAAATATATGAAACAGAGAATATTCTGAATACATCAAGCATAGGTATAGCACTAGTGCAAACACTTAGTGTTAGCAAAATGCTGCGTAATGCATTCAAAGATAAGAATGTGATGACTTGTTTTAAATTCAGGTGTGTATTTGATAGTAAATTTGATAAATGGAAGCCTCTTAGTATTATTTCATGACAGCTTTGATACTCTCATGTGATTTATAATTTTCGAGGATAAAATCATCATATTGCAATTCACCTATCCATTTTAGCTTTTCATCTATAGAGCTTTCTAGTGGAGGAGGCTCTTTCATAATTTGAAGTGACGGCATTTTATATGTTTCTTTTTGTAATTGTATGTTGACTTTTTCAATATGCTCTTCATATATGTGTGCATCACATAAAGATAGGGAAATTTCACAAGGCTTCATATGTAATACCTTTGCAATAATGTGAGTCAGCAATGCAGTACTTGCAATGTTAAAAGGTAGCCCTAGAAACAGATCAGAGCTTCGCATTGTCATATGGCAAGATATCCCTTCTTTATTTTTATAGAATACATAGAGAATGTGACATGGTGGCAAAGCCATTTTATCTAAATCAACTGGATTCCATGCAGATAATACTGCTCGTCTACTATTATTATCTTTTAGCAACTCTTCAATAACATATTTGATTTGGTCTATGCCAGCAGAGCTACCAGCAGAGCCGTTATCATGATAACACTTGCCAAACTTCTTCCATTGCCACCCATAAACAGGGCCTAATTCTCCATCTGCATATTCTTGCTTCCCTATGCTATCAAGATACTCTCTTGAAGAATTGCCATCCCAAATATGTATCCCTTTACATTGTAGTTCCTTTGCATTTGTTGAACCTCTTAAGAACCATAGGAGCTCCTCTACAATTCCTCTAAAAAACATTTTTTTTGTTGTTATTAACGGGAAACAATCTTCTATATTCTTGAAGTTCACCATACATGCAAAACGTGAAATAACAATACCATTGCGCGTAATGCGTTTTTCACCATCATTGAATGTATCTTTCAGCAATTGTAGATATCCTTCCTCTGATGAATAAAACATAATATAAAAATATTACACAACCAAAGCTTAAGTGCTATCTGATATGATTATGAATATCACAGAAAAAATGATTTATTGTTATACTAGAAGAGCATATATTCTATAATGTCTACAGAGTATATTATTTACAATGACAGACTTGTTGCTGGTGTAGATGAGGTTGCTAGAGGGACCTTCATAGGACCAGTGGTATGCGCCTGTGTAGTATTGCCAACTAATTTCGAAACAGACAAATATAAGCAAATCAAGGATTCTAAAAAGCTGAGTCCTAAGAAACGTTCAGAATTGGCAGAATATATCAAAGGTATTTGCATAACTTATGGTATGGGTACTGCCAGCGTCCAAGAGATTGACAGTATGAATATTCTGAATGCTACCATGAAAGCAATGCATCGCGCTGTAGATGATGCATACAAAAAGCATACTTTCGACAAGTTATTAGTAGATGGACCATATTTCAAAGGCTATACACCACCAGGTACTGATGCTGAACTAATAGAGCATGAATGCATCCCGAAAGGTGATGCCAGTTATTTGTGTATAGCAGCAGCATCTATAGTAGCTAAAGATTACCACACAAAAATGATTGAAGATTTAGTACAAAGACATCCTATATTAAAGACATACGACATACATAATAACAAGGGTTATGGAACATTAAAACATTTGACTGCAATCAAGCAGCATGGTATAACAGAGTTTCACAGAAGATCATTTGGTATATGCAAAACATTCCAATAATCAGATTCTTTCTATCTTGTAATCAATCACTTTACGTACCAAACCATCTATTATCAAATAAGAAATGAAAAATATAGAAGAAATAGCTATCATGTTAAGATATACTGTCATCGTGTAAATAATGTAAATACTATCTTATTTTTTATATGTCATTTATGTCACACGTTCAAGTGCCTTTGGTTGGTTCACAACCAATTCCAGTCCAAGGGATATCACAAGCCTTGGCATAAGCACATCTATATTTGTTTTGTTCTGGTGTTTCCTTATCAAGTTTCGCCAATACCTGCGGGTATACTACATTACATATCAGAGGCTTTTTAGAATGGTAGAACTCTTTTGTTGAACTAGCAGTAGTTTCATGTAGCAAACTATGATTTCGTATATGTTTAACTGTAGTAGCATCACTTGTCAAAGAATCAGTGGCTGATGTACCGGATCTATACATTCCTGAAAATTGTGCGTAATTGCTTAGTTTTTCATCTGTGTAAGTACCATATGCATTAGTATTTGCAGGGGTAGTGGTATCTTTCTTTACAACATATAGGTAATCAACTTTATTAGCATCATTTCTATTCTCATATTTTTTAGCTTTTTGATAGTACTCCGTTTTAGTATCAAATAAAGTTTTCTTCGTGTCATTGATTGATTTGAGGTCAGCAAATACAGTTTCATCAAGGACACATTTATATTTCAATGTTTCATCTTTGTCGTTTCTTATGTCAGGATATAGTTTTGGAGAAGCAGTATCAAACACATTATTATTTGTCACTATATCGTTTTTTTCAGCAGCAGGTATTAACTTGAGTTTCCAGTAGTCAGGGCATACAATATCATTGTCTTTTTCCATTCTGTTGCGTACTTTTCGGGGCTTCAAATCATATATACTTATTACTAAATAAAGGATTATAAAAACTGCGCCAAAAATAAAGGTTACTGCAGCAGGCAACATCTTCTTGTAGACAAATTCACGCCCCCATTCAGTGAAAAATATGACAATTAAAAGCGCAAAGGCTGTCAATCCATACATCAAACAAACAAAGAAGGTTCCTTTATACATATCCATCTTTTCTTTGTTAAACATATCCAATTCTTTCTGATTAGGTTCGAAACCCAGACCTTTAAAATCATTGTCTTTTTCAAATGACATTTTCACACACTTCTATAATATAAAACTATTTATTTTCCTCTAAACATATGATTTCATTTCTAGAGATTTCGTTCCTTTTTGTGATGTTAAAACAGACCTCTCCAAAGGTTCTGGTAATGTACTTATGTCTTGTCTGTATTTTTCATCTTGTTTGAGATTTGTTATGATCTGTGGAACACACCAATCAATCACCTTGGTATTTAAATCTCTCACCTGCTCTTTAATATTGTTTGGCATATTCTTACTGTGTTGATAGTAAATAGAACGCATGACTATTTTCAACTCATCATCACTTTGTCTTCCAATTTTATATTTGCCTCGAGTTTCATTCAAAATTTGATTCCTCATACCCATTTGCAATATATCCATATTCTCTGCAGAAAAAAACATAGATGATACAGCAGTGCAATTCAAGTTTCGAGAAGTAATATTTTGTGGACTTTCAGTTACATTTGGTTGTTGCTTTTGCAAATTGTATGAGTTTGGGGTATCACCATATGCATTAACTCTCCCATTCAAGTAGTGATAATTTTCCATATTTGTCTCTATACTATTATAGATTTATTTTCATTTTATATAGTAGTAAAGCAAAATGACAAACTGTAGAGATATTAAATTTTGCGTTATGGAGCTATTGCAAAAAAACAATGTGAATGTTGAGGTAAAAGACGAAGAAAAAATTGTGTCAATCTTGGTGAGCTATGTAGAACGCCTTATTTTTAATATGGTATCTGTGGCTTGTCTGATTTGTCTCACATTAGGTATCAAAAAATTAGTGAAAGAACATGTCAGGCATCTTGAAGGTTACATTACCAAACGATGTGGATTATCCAGAACAAAAACTAGAGCAAAAGCAAGAATGAACGGCGGGAGCGCATTCAATACTGCAGCCTTTTATGGTGTACCTGAACCAAGATATTCTGCTGCAAATGCAGGAGGAGATGTCGCGAATATTGACTGGAATAATAATATTGCTCGTCCAATGTTAGCATCTACCATGACTGGTGGTAGAAGACAGAAGGCTGTTTCAAGTGCTGCTTCTTGTAAAAAATTGTATACTATAATTTCAAAAGAGATTTACAAAGTTTTTAGGTTTTTCAAGGTATCCAGTAATAAGGAAGCTCGTGCAGAGTTTATTAAGTTATTTAATGAGTTTGTAGCAGATCTTTTCAGTAAACTAAGAAAACCAGAAGTATTGACTGCAAATAAGGTTTTTGATATTGTAAAACAATACAAAATGTCAGATGTTATTGCATCTACAAAAAATGATAGAAGAATACATAAAACTAAACCTCATAAATATTCATAACATAGAGGATGCCTATTATAACAATTGATGGAAACATTGGAAGCTGCAAAACAAGCTTACTGAATTTCTTTCACAAGACTTTCAAAATTGCTATTGACATTGAGCCTGTTGATAGCTGGGACGAATATTTGAATAACATGTATACGAATGAGAAGGACAATACCTACAATTTTCAAATCAAGGTATGGATGGATCGCTGTTGGATACAGGAGAAATCAAATGTACTTGTATTAATGGAACGCAGCCCTCACTTTATCCAAAATGTTTTCATAGAAAAGGCCTACGAAGACCAAACCATTGTGAAAGAGCAATATGAAATCTTACATAGTTTGCACAAAAAGACAAACAATTTATGGAGACCAGATTTATATATATATCTCAGATCTGAACCTGAAATGTGTATGCAAAGAATTGTCAGAAGAGGTAGACAGTCTGAAAAAAATATAAAATTAGAATATATCCAAAGAATACATGATATGCATGAGGAAAAACTTGCAGATGCTATCCAGCAAAAAATGAATGTATTAGTAATAGATATAGAGAGCAAATCCATAAGCGAAATATGTGCTGAAATAATGAATAGTTCTTTATATAGTAATATTGCTGGCAATTGTAGTTAGTGGAACAAATCAGTCTTTTATTTTTCTCTATTTTTCCTATTATATATAAAAAAATGACAATTAAATTATAAAAGACAAGCACAACAAAGGCACATGGCTTCAGTTCAGAAAAAGACTGTTGAGGAAAAGTACAAAAAGTACGAGCTTCTCGAGCATATCTTGGCGCTTCCAGATACATATATCGGGTCTATTGAGCCTCAGAAGATCCATACTTATGTATTCAATAATGAGACCAAAAAGATGGAAGAGAAGGAGCTGAACTATATTCCAGGTTTGTTAAAAATCTTTGATGAGGTTATTGTCAATGCTATAGACCATTCCATGCGTCTCAAATCAGAAGAGGCAAATGGCAAAGAAGACATTAAACACCTCAAAAATATCAAGGTTTCTATTAACAAAGAAACCGGCTACATAACAGTTTTCAACGATGGCAATGGTGTTGATATCAAGAAGCATGCAACTTACGGAGACCTTTGGATCCCGGAGCTGATTTTCGGAGAGCTCCTGACCTCCACAAACTATGACAAGAATGAGGAAAAGATTTGGGGAGGGAAAAATGGCTATGGTAGCAAGTTGACAAATATCTTTTCCAAGGAGTTTACCATAGAAACAGTAGACCATTATAGCAAGAAGATATTCACACAAACATTCCGCAATAATATGACAGAGCGCGATCAGGCTTGTGTCAAGGCTTGTACTAAAGTGCCTTATACACAGATAACATTCTTGCCTGATTATGCTAAGTTTGGTATTTCAGGACTTACTGATGATATGTACGAACTCTTTCATAGACGTGTCATAGATGCCTGTGCTACCACTTCAAAGGATGTATCAGTCTTCTTTAATACAGAAAAGCTGGCTATCAAGGACTTTGAGAAGTATTGTGACCTGTTCTTGGATAAGAAGGAGCAGCCATCAGTATATGAGGCTTGTGGCGAACGCTGGGAGGTTGTAGCATCTCTCTCTAAATCTGGTTCATACGAACAGTTATCTTTCGCAAATGGTATCAATACTATTCGTGGTGGCAAACATATTGAATATATAACCAATATGATTACCAAGAACTTGGTAGATATGGCTATGGCTAAGAAGAAGAAGGCCATTAAAGCTCAACACATTAAGGACAATCTCTTTGTGTTTGTGAAGGCTCTTATTACCAACCCTAGCTTTGATTCACAGAGTAAGGAGACACTTACCACACCAGTAGCCAAGTTTGGATCGAAATGCGAGCTTAGTGACAAGTTCTATGACAAACTCTTTAAACAGGGTATCATAGATAAGGCCATCAGTCTCACAGAGTTCTTTGACAAGAAGAAGCTGGTTAAAACAGATGGCAAGAAAATCTCGAAGATTATTGTGCCTAAACTGGATGATGCTAACTTGGCTGGTACTAAAAATAGTGCTGAATGTACGCTCATCTTGACAGAGGGGGATTCAGCGAAGACCATGGCAATTGCAGGTCTCAGTGTCATTGGCAGAGATAGATATGGGGTATTCCCTCTCCGTGGTAAGGTTCTCAATGTGAAGGATGCCAATCTACAGAAGATCAGTGATAATAATGAGATTACTGCAATCAAGAAAATCTTGGGGTTAGAGCAAAACAAAAAATACACAGATGTCAGTCAGTTGCGTTATGGTTCTATCATGATTATGACAGATCAGGATCACGATGGTAGCCACATCAAAGGGCTTATCTTCAACATATTCCAGAGTATGTGGCACGAACTCTATGAAATCAATGGCTTCCTGACATCTATGTTGACACCCATTATCAAAGCTTCCAATAGCAGGGGCGAGGTCATAGAGTTTTACAATATGACTGATTATGAAAAATGGTCTATTGCTGCTCCTAGAAATGGCTGGAAAATCAAGTATTACAAGGGGTTGGGTACATCCAACGACCAAGAGGCCAAGGAATATTTCAAGAATATGAAGAAGATTACCTACCACTATGATGAAAATGCAGATGAGGTCATAGACCTTGCTTTCAACAAGAAGAGAGCAGATGACAGGAAGGATTGGCTGGCCTGCTACAACAAAGACAATGTACTTGATTACACCAATATGGATGTGGATTACAAGACATTTGTAGATAAGGACCTTATTCATTTCAGTAACCGCGATTTACAGAGGTCTATCAATCACATTTGCGACGGTTTGAAAGAGAGTACTAGGAAAATCTTGTTTGCTTGCTTTAAAAGAAAGTTGTATACAAATGAGATCAAGGTAGCCCAGCTTTCTGGATATGTGAGTGAGGTATCTGCATATCACCATGGTGAGGCATCTCTACAACAGGCCATAGTAGGAATGGCCCAAATCTTTGTAGGAACAAATAATATCAATCTTCTGATGCCTAACGGCCAGTTTGGCAGCAGGTGTCAAGCTGGAAATGATGCATCATCGCCCAGGTATATCTTTACGTTGCTTTCAAAGTTATCAAAGCTTATTTTCAAAGAAGAAGATAATGCTATTATCAAATACCAAGAAGATGACGGGCAGCAGATTGAGCCAGAATACTATATTCCAACAATCCCTATGATATTGGTGAATGGTGGTCTTGGTATTGGTACAGGGTATTCTACGAATGTTCCCCAATTCAATCCTAGTGATATCATAGATATATGTAAGACAATTTGCGAGGTCATCAAAATAGCTGAGATAGATATCAAGGAAGAGGCAGATTTGGAGAAAGTATATGATACAATTGATGCTCTTGAAATGAATGAGCTAATGCCTTATTATCTTGGATACACTGGTACCATTGAGACGACAGATAAGAATGCCTATCTCAGCAAAGGTATCTATGTATGGAAGGACAGTGAGACCCTGGAGATTACAGAGCTACCAATTGGTACCTGGACGGAAGACTATAAGGAGATGCTGGAAAATATGATAACAAATGGGCTGAACCATTTAAAATACTTTGAAAATCATTATACATCGAAGAATGTCAAGTTTATCTTGCATTTCAATCCAAATAGCAAGGAAGTGCTTGGGGAGAAATTTGAGACACTCTTCAAGCTATCTTCCAGCAAGAACTTGAGTATGAATAATATGCATCTATTTAATGAAAAGGGTGCTATCCAGAAGTATGAGACTACCACAGATATTATCAAGTCATGGGCTGAAGTGAGGATTCGCAAATATTATGAGAGAAAATTGCATCAGGTAAAGGTATTGGAAAGCGACCATCTAGTGTTGTCTGCGAAGATCAGATTTATATTGGATGTAATTGCAGGCAATATACAGATTATGAATAAGAAAATGAAGGATATTGCTGCAAGATTGATAGAGCTTGGCTATCCAAGAATAGGCAATAAGGATGCAACAACAGAAACAGATGAAGCAGATGCCAGCCAAGATATCAAGGATTTCCTATATCTGTTGAAGATGCCAATCTCACAATTGACATATGACAGAAAGGTGATCTTAGAAAAAGAAGTAGAAGCATTGACAAATAAGTTAAACGATTTGAAGAGTAAATCTATTGAAGACCTTTGGCTGGCAGATTTGAATGAGCTTGAGAAGGCATGGATAGAACATAGGGAAATTATTCTGCATGAGTATGAAAATGATAAGAAGGGTATTGTTGAAAACAAAACCAAGAAGCCTCGTGCTACACGCGTAGTGCAACGTAAAGCCTAAATATATTTCTTAACATCTTCCATAAGACTAATAAACATTTTAACTTGTTCTCTTGGGTTCTTATCCCAATCCTTCTCAGTCTTGCAAATACTAAAGTTAACATTTGTTCTCGTGTATATATTATTTTTTATAAAATAGGGAGGTGCATGTGAATACAAAAGCTTTCCGCTATTGAATAATTTGATAATGTAATTTAATAACACATCACTTGATATTTCACTAGAGTAGTATACATGCTCTTTACCTTCGTTGTTTATTTTTTCTATAATCTCTTTAATATTGGCAGGGATGGTACATACATTATATATGAGGTAATCTATATCTCCGATGGTCCTTGTCAAATAGACTTTGCAGTATTTGTTATTTTTAAAAGTGTATTCATAATAATCTATATGCAAGTTTCTGTCACTAAATGGCTTAATAATTTCTGGTTTCTTAATTTTAGGAACTAAGGCTTTCATAATCTTCATCAGACTGTCAATATTCTTTTGAGTTAATGGGGCCTTTGTTATAGGGTTGATTAAAGGTTTATCATTGGCAATTTGTTTTACAAGATAGTTGTAAAAATTGGGCGCATAAAAGCAATCAGTATGCACTGTATTACAGTCAGAATCTTTTGTAGGCAATCTATACATTAGCTGTAGTTTATACAATGGGTAATTTTTGTTGAATGTTTCATCTGAGAGGACATCAATTCCGATATTGCATTTATTATCATCGAAATATTTTCTATTTTTGTAGACCAGCTTGAGGTCTTTTACAGCAGATGAAACTTTCTTTTTAGATTTTTTCAGCAGACTGATAAAACCTTTATCCATCAGTTCTTTATACAAATCAATGACCTTCTTGTTTCTTTCATATATATCTGCTATCTTATTATAAGTATCATCATCCATATGCACTGGTAGAGGATTATCCATAACGTTTATAGTAAGCCCATTAGGTAATTTCAATGTAGGCTTGCTTGATGGATTGCTATTGTATTGCTGACGAAGTTTCATATACTCTTGTGAAAATCGCAAATACTCTTCATTATTCTTGAAAATCCTTTGAGGTATTCGTAGTGTAGCTAAGTCTATGTTATCAATGCCAATTGTTTTGAGAATGGTAATCAAAGGGTCTTCTATAATTGATAATTTTTCATTTTTGATATTGTCAAAGGGTGATTTTTGCGGAGCTTTCTTGTAATTATATATGTTATATACTTCGTCATAGTACTTTAATAAAATAGTAAAAACGTTATTATTATGATATACATTGTATTGTATGTCTGCCAAATACTGTGTAATTGTTTCAGACAAAGGTGCAGATTCCAACATATTGTTGTAGGTTGGATTTCTCTCCAAAGATTGCTTGAAAGAGCTATAGATATCAAGGTATTTGACAAAATCATTGATGAATGACATGGTTGCCTTTATGCTAGCAAGTTTTTCTGCTTTTTCTTCTGTATTATTCATAGCATCTGTGTTGGATAAAAGATCATCTATGTGCCTCAAATAAGTGATAAAGGCTTCAGTAAAAAACATACATATTGTGTGAATGAAAAAGGCTTCATATGGATTATCATTCTTGTAGTATTTATTTTCAGCATTGAAATCTTTGATACTATCCAAAAGCTGTATTCTGGTATCAAAAAACTCGTAGAATGGTAAGTTGGCCTTCTTTATAATGGATTTGTTTGCTCTATATGCCAATATATCAAATTTGCCATCAAAGAGCAGATGATGTTTTGGTAGCAAGTTCAATATTTTTTTTTTACTATAATGCTTATCCATGAAACCATTATAGGCTATATCATATAAAATGGCATAATCTGACTTATATCTTACATCAGGTGTTATATCTTTATTACTTAAAGGACTGTATAAAGGGTTATCAAGCCACTTGTCTATGACAGCATACATATCATACGAGTATGCATTGCTTGTCTTTTGTCTATCACATTGTTTTTGGATTTTTTGATAGACTGGGCCACTCAACTTGACAGGGCGCTTAGTTATAGGGTTAACAAATACAATTTCACCTTTGTTATTTTTTCGCTGGCTATTGCTGAAAGCTCTGCATTGCTCTTTATCCATTTTCTATTATACTAATATATTATAATGGAGGGAGCTCAATATCATTCTCTAGGCAAATATTGTATATTTGCATGTAGTCATTATAATTATCGTTTTCTACAAGCTGAATGAGCTGTGTTTTCAGTTGAGGTATTATATGCAATTTATGTATATAGGAGATTAAGTCCTTGTTGTTTTCATATAAGGAGAATGTTTGAAAGCAGTCTGATATATCTGACATTTTGATGATGATACTTTACATGATATATATCATTTTTTCTATATACATGTCTAAAATAAACTATGTTATTTTGATACGATACACTATGAATATATGTTTTTTCCATTCCATGATACTTTATGAGACCTATTATATATATACTAATAGTTCTGTGTGATAATACAGAGAGTACATAATTGAAAATAAAATATAAATTACAAAAAGTTTTTGAAAATCCAAAATAAAATCAATTATGTACTCTCCTTACTCTCGTTACTCTCGTTACTCTCCTTACTCTCCTTACTCTCGTTACTCTCCTTACTCTCCTTATTCTTCTTATTATAATTATATGCAAACATTAGAAGAGCAGCGTAGCGCATAACAGATAGAAATTACAAATTTTTTGAAGAGGAACATATAATAGGAAAATCCAAATGAAGAAAAGATGGCAAGAAAATACAAGATTTATAAGAACTTAATGTTGGCGTTTTATGTCAAAGGTGTATAAAAATATATATGAATATTAGAATATGAGTTTCAAAGTGATATCCATTACACCAACCAAAAACATAGAATGTTCGGCATATACTCCTATGAATGCAGCTAAGAAACTTGCAAAGTATGATTTAAGTTTCACAATACAAAATAACAATACTAAGAAGATATATGAATATACTCTAACACATTCAGATACAGATATTATTGTCAAACCTAAAAAGATTACAACAAAAGGAGGAAATATGTCATCATTTAAAAATGGAATGTTGTTTGTATTAAGGATACAAGACAAAAATAAGGGATATTTAACTTTGGATACAGGCAAAGAAAATATATTTCCAGCAGAGAAAGGGACTAAACTAAAAACAACACAGACTATAACTGAAAAATCTATTTTTATCTTTTCACAATTTCGAAGTGATAGCAATCTTGCCAGATTTGTGAATATGTATCAAGACAAATTTTATAATCATACTACTTATACTAAAAAGGTAGATAGAAATTTAAATATAATAAAAATCAACAATGAATACAACCTTGTTTTAACAGATACATATGTTAATTTTCCCTTAGAGAAGAATAGTAATGGAAAATATTATATAAATATGAGTTTTTATAATTTACCTAATATAGAAGTTATTCCTTATTCCAAGTACGCAAGTTTTACAAGAACAGTTCGAAATAGAGAAACAGGGGTTAATTCATATATTGGTATAACAAAACCAAAATTCAAAACTAATCATAGTAAGCTTTCAGTAATTTAATTTTTTGTTTCTATTTTATTTGTTTGAATATAATTTTATCTAATTATTCTTTTCAGTTGGCGTAATACACATCTATTACCACTTCAATATACCTATTATTTCAATTGACGAGGCTTTACTACATTTGCTAATAGTTCTATGTCATAATATGAAGAGTACATAATTGAAAATAAAATAGAAATTACAAAAAGTTTTTGAAAATCCAAAATAAAATCAATTATGTACTCTCATAAGCATGATAATATTTTATATTTTCAATGATCTTAGCGTATAAGTCACATAATCATCTACACCATACATTCTAACACTTCCTTGTATATTAAAATAGTATTTGAAAGGTACAATTAATATCTTATTGTTCTTGAGCTTTATGGTAGTAAGTTCAATACTGGTTTCAGGGGTACTCCCTGCAGGACAGAGGGTTATTTCAGACAATTCCGCATTGGAACATATTAACAGATATTTGTAATTATTCCTAGTCCAGATGTTAGTAGCTACAGTTTCTTCTACGAAGTTTACATTAAACCAAGAGTCTAATATTTCTCTAGGCTCTAGCACTTGGTCTTCTATGATGATAGGCTGCTTATTATGCAACATACTTAAATCAAAATGTGCCAGATCTGTTTGGTAGAGAACAAGGTCATTAGGAAATATATAGTATAACCATGCATACAACGAAATGGCTACTACAATAAAGAAGATATACCAATACATTTCACTACAAATATACAACATATTTAGCCAAATATAACAAACACAAATATTTATTCTTGTGTTATATAGAGTAAATATCTATGAAATCAAAACAGTTACGAAAACGTAAAGGAGGAACAATGTGGAGCACAGGTGTTCCCTTTGATACACAGTTCCATGGAGATTTGCCTAAAAAAAAGATAGATGAGCATGTTGGTGATATGAAAACAGTTATGAGTAGATTACAGGAAGATATAGAGAAAGAAATAGCAGATAATAAGATCAAGTTATCAGAAAATAATAAAAGACAGACCAAAATAGAAGAGGTAAATCTAAGAAATGCTCCAAAATATAGTGAAATTAACACAAAATGGTATATGTTCTTGTTTACAGGTTTATTTTCCCTGCTTAAATATTTGCTATCTGCTTTAGGCGCTCTACTACATGTACTTATGCAAGTCTTATCACAATTATTGCTGCTTATATTTGCTGCTATAAAAATTATCATGTCAAATCCAGTTATTGTAGGTGCTATTTTGTTAGTTATTAGTATTATTCTTATCTTACAATTTGTCTTTGGGTATCTAGTTCCATTACCAGGGTTTGTTTCAAAAAAGCCTCCGGAAAACAAGATAGAAGGGCAAGCACTTGCAGAATCCAAAGTAGAATATGAATATGACTTTGTAAGGAGCATGAAAGAGTTCTTCTTATCTATACCACAATGGTTTGATAATGCGTTAGTAAATATGAAACTTCTATATCAGAAATTAGCAAAATTCTTTGGTAATAAGAATGTCATGGATATGTATATTAAAGATAGAGAAGAAGATAATAATGGCAGATGGGACAATATCATTAATATGGAATTGGGTGTATTAGTGCAGGACTTTGAGAATGTGACAGCTGGAGATCAACAATATATATATTCTATCATAAAGCCCAAAGACTTAGACCTAAAATTATCAGAATTAATATCAGATACAAATGTCAATTTGGATTTGAAGAAACTTCCAGAAAAATTATACAAGAACTTAGAACAAGACAAAGATATCTTGAAATTCAAATGGGATTTGCAGAATGTAAATGATAGTGAAGCAGTCCAATATGTTATGTCCTGTAATTCTTATGACAAAAATAATAAGGTATTCAATCTTTATACCAATAATCCTGATAATCAGAAAGAATGTATGCCTATCAAAACACCGTTTAAGAGTGAAAAGATTGCAGAAGCTACTTTGAAATATTATGATGTCAATGTTGTGCGTGGGGATAAATCATTAGTTAAAGATGAATATATGCAAATCAAATTATAACTTTTTTCTACTGTATCTTGTAAGGAACTCCCATAGAAATATGGCTGATTATGATATAGCAGAAGAAGATGAACCAGAAGATGAAATTGTCGGTGGTATAACACAGCCAGTGCATATTGGAGAAAAGTGCACTATAGAATTTGCAAAGAGACTGAATATATTTGATAACAATAATTACATCCTAGATCTCGCACAAGATGAATTGGATAAATTGAATACTTACAAACTTGATGATGATGGCAAACTTGAGACATCTCAAAATCGCAAATATAATATATGCCAGGTCAAAGATGAAATTGCATATGAAAACTGTGCTTTAGCTACAAGTAATTTGTATTTGACTACTTCATATGATATTGCAACCAAATCATATGTATGCACCATTCCAGATAAGATGAAATTACCAGGAAACTCAAAATACCAATTTACAAAAACTTCAACATCAAATATTATCAAGCCAGAATCAGAAATATACCTCAAAAACTTGAAAAAGAATTTTTGCGAAGAACGTTGGCACGATTGGTTTTGTATCCCCAATTATCATCTTGGTAATAGATGGTATAATGAACTGCCTTCAGAATTGAACCCTACGAAATCTATTGGAAATTGTTTCAAGCCTTGTAAATTTAGTTATATGCCAACAGAAGAAAATGTAGGGAAATGTGTTTTAAAGAAACAGTATAACGGAGGGGTATACAAATATGATTTTGATTATACTCCTATTGCATTGGTATGCTTGATAGGGACAACATTTGATGTTTTCAAAAAAGAGTATACACTATTCCTAAATGAAATGAAAAAAACATCTTACGATAAGTCTACAGATACTGAATTGTTAAAAAAAGCCAATCAAGATGTCATAGAAAATGTAATTAATACTCTTGGGAGTAAAGAAAATGTCATATGGCAAGCTGTAAGTAATGATATTAAAACTTACATAAATGATATATTTGCAAGTATTCCTGACATGAATAATGATATTATATATGCCAATGTTGTTGCACCTACCCCTGCTATTCAAAGTCAAATGAAAACATTTATAACAATACCTATAATATTGCATGCATATAATATAGCAAACAATTTCATAAATATTGTAGGTGATATAAAGAAATATAAGGAGTGGGTTGCAGAAATACAGTCTATAACAGGTCTTCCTAAAGATAAATTGATTTATCTAATACGTATGTTTAAAAGAGCTTGTAATATATGTTTTGATGGCAAAAATATGGCTTTCAGTACCAATTATTTACTATTTAATATAGAAAAAGACCCTATAACAATTGACGAGCAGTATGAGCCACTCATAGATGAAATAAAAGTAAATGATTTTAATTATTTACAGAAAAAAGAACGATATTTCTTAGATGATTATGTGACAGATTTTGCATCTTTTAGAGATGCAATATACACATACCTTTATTTTGTTGTTTTAGTTATACTTATATTAACATTATATATAATTTACATTGTATTCTATCAACCTATCAATGAACTTCTCAACAGTTTAATCACACTTCTAGTATTTACATACTTTGATATCAAATATTACATATACAGGTATCTGATTAACTCTTATGCAGTGGATGACAGAGAATATCAGAAACTCGACTTTATTAAAAAGTTATATCAGACATTCATAGATTATGATAACAACACCTACTTGAGATAAGTCTTGTATAAATCAATATAATTCTGCATAGCCTCTTCTTTTGACATACCTTTGATACTATTCCATGCCTTCCATTTAGCATGTGCTTCAAAATATACAGACCATGGCTCTGCAATATTGCAGTCTCCTACAGTAGCCTGTTTGTAAAACTTATACATATCAAGTTTGTCATTATCTGTCAAATCATTTCCATGCCCTTTAGTATCTTGAATGGCCTTCACAACACTCTCAAACTCTGCCTGTAGATTCATATTATTGTCATAACTTGACAAAATCTTATATACCTTTAGTCAGAGACTGTCATTACAACGAAAATATGATGATAAGCAATACATCTGTAGCATCGCATTACAATTGTATATGTATTGTTTCATTGCATTTTCTCTACTCACGCCTTTTATTTGCATCCAAGCACACCATTTTACATAAGCCTGATAATTCATGATATCTGGCTTTTCAACACAACAATCACCAAGAGTAGCCTGTTTGTAGTATTTGTATAGCTCAAGTTTTTGCTCTTCTGCAAGACTGATAACAAATCCTTTGTTACTTCTCATCAGTTCTATGGTGTTGTTGAAAGTCTCTTCTAGTTTTAGCATTTTCTGAATTTTCACAAACCTTCTTTACATATTGCAACAGCATTAATTTTATATATTCATTTTTTAGCATTTTCTTCAATAAGAAAGTATGTTTACTGACGACCATATATCTCACCATCGTTCCCTGATATAAGAATATGTCTACATATTATATATGTTTATGCAGCTATGATTATAGATGACTATCTTGAATATTCAAAGACATACAAGAGCAAATATGGGGACAAATGTATCATACTCATGCAAGTAGGTTCATTCTATGAATTATATTCCATTGAAGATAGCATTGCAGATAATGATATATATTGCATCGCAGACTTATGTAATATTCAGATATCCCGGAAAAACAAAAGCATTCCAGAGGTCTCCATTAGCAATCCTTTGATGGCTGGTTTTCCGCTTTACACTATTTCAAAATATACCCAAATACTCCTCAATAATAACTACACAATAGTCCTGGTAGAACAGGTAACTGAACCGCCCAACCCGGAACGCAAAGTTACAGAAATCCTGTCACCTGGAATGAATATAACAGTCCAGAACAAAAAGAGCAATTTTATGATGGTTCTCTATTACGAATTTATAGACAGACTGCTAGTCGTTGGAATATCAGGTATAGATCTTTCAACAGGGAAGACCTTCATATATGAAGCAGGAAGCACGAAAAAAGATCCAGAGTTTGCATGCGATGAGGTATTCAGATTTATCAGCACGTATAATCCGTCAGAATTAGTCATACTATCCAGTGGCAAATTATCAGCAGAAGACAAATCATATATTCTGAAAAATCTCAATGTTAATAATATACTCACACATTTTAAGTGGGATAACTATGAATATATTGATATTATGAAGAAGCTAGTATACCAAAAAGGCATATTAGAGAAAGCCTTCTTCTCGAAAAAGACGATGTTATCCATCATAGAGGTCCTCAATATTGAGAAGCTAAATACTGCCAGGATATCATTCTGTTGTCTTTTACAATTTGCATACGAACATAATGCTGATATTATCAAAGAATTGCAAGAACCAGTTGTATTTGAAGACCACAAAAACATGTGTATAGAATTCAATAGTGCACTTCAGTTGAATGTCTTAGGATTGTATCAAGGCGATAAGCCTCTGATAGATATTCTAAATAGATGTTCTACATCTTTTGGTTGCAGAGCATTCAAAGATAGAATATTGATGCCAATGGTAAACCAGCAAGATCTTTGTCAATCCTATGATGATATTGATAGGCTTCTTGAAAATAATTTATTCAAAGATGTAAGAAGGAAGTTATCAGATATCTTAGATTTGGAAAGATTGAAAAGGAGAATGCTTTTAAACAAAATATCTCCAATGGACTGGTGTTCCTTCAACACATCCTTGTTAGCTGCAAGACATGTTGTTGAATTGTTACATGAATCTTTTGACTATGATACAGCAAATATTTCCGAAATTATAGAAGGATATGCCAGCATAGATTTAGAAGAGGCATCCAAGCATAACCTGACCGATAAGAATAATATGGGGAATTTCTTTGTGGAAGGAACATACGCTGATATTGATATTGCTACAAATGAATACAATAGTGCATATGAGAAGATTAAGAGCATTTGCGAAACAGTAAATAGCGTAGGGCAAAACGATGCTACTGCTTGTAAAATAGAATACAATGAACGAGAAGGACACTACCTATGTATGACAAAGAAACGCTTTGACACTGCTGCAGCCATCAACAAAACACTTATGTCAGGCTTTGACAAGAAGGCTCTAAGCAATGCAAATAATTACAGACTAGTGAATGAAGACATTATGGTACAATCATCCAATATGCAAAGATACAGCAGTTCAATCTCGACGTTGGTTTTAAAGTATTACCACGATTTTGTAGCTAGCTATATTACAAAGCATGCAGACGCTATAGATAATCTTGTCAGATATCTAACCAGAATAGATATAGCCTGCTGTTGTGCTAGGAATGCATACGAATATTGCTATACCAGACCAGTGATTAAATCAGCAGATAAATCATATGTGAAAGCTACAAATATGAGGCATCCTATCATAGAGAGGATAGATGATACACTTCCATATGTTGGTAACGAGATCGAGCTTGGTGTGCATGATAGTGGTTCTGGCATACTATTATATGGTATTAATGCTTCTGGTAAATCATCTTTCATGAAAGCAGTTGGACTGAATATTATTATGGCACAGGCTGGAATGTTTGTAGCATGCAGCTCGTTTGAATTTCAACCATATCATCATATATTCACGCGTATATCAGGTATGGATAATATCTACAAAGGCATGTCTAGTTTTACTGTAGAAATGACAGAACTGCGTAATATATTGCAAAGATGTAATAAGCATAGTTTAGTCATAGGAGATGAGATATGTTGTGGAACTGAGTTCATTTCTGCTTTAGCCATTGTCGCCAGTGGGATAGATACCTTGGTTAAAAAGAACACATCCTTCATATTTGCTACACATTTACACGAACTGACTAAACTCAAAGTCATCAAAGAGCATATGAAGAATGCTGTATGTATTAAACATATGCATATTCATATTGATGACAAGAACCGTATCATTTATGATAGGAAATTGCAAGAAGGACAGGGTTCTCAAGTGTATGGCATTGAAGTATGCAAGTCTCTTGATATGCCAAATGATTTTATGAAGAATGCTGAGGTCATCAGAAAAGAAGTACAAGGTCTAGATACTATGATAATTAATAAGAAAAAATCTAGATACAATGCAAAAGTATTAATGGATAAATGTGCTGTCTGCGGTGACAAGGCTGTAGATACACATCATGTAAAATATCAGGCTTCCGCAGATGCTGCTGGATTTTTAGAGAGCTATCATAAAAACGCGCAACACAATCTGGTTCCTTTATGCAAAGAATGTCATATACAAGAACATAATGGTAGTTTGAATATTGAAGGTTATATGCAGACATCAGATGGTATAATGCTATGTCATTCAGATAGTTCTACAGGTTCTAATACGTAAATAAAAAATGATATATATATATTATAATGATATTATATACAAATGTGTGATCTCATTTCATTGGTAAAAGAATTACTTAAATCATATAGTGTAAAGGGATTATCAGAAGAACTTTGTTTAGCTCCTGGAACACTTTTAAGATGGATAAAATTAAATGATGTTCCTTCTAATTACGAATTTGAATTGCTGCTACTGGCAAATAAAGAGATAGACTATTCACAATACTCTTCAAAACAAAAAGATCAATTTTATACACCTATAGAGACTGCATCACACTGTTTTGAAATATTCAAACAAACAATAGATGCCTTAGGAGAAAGCGTAGATGATTACCATTTCATAGAACCATCTGCAGGAGATGGGAGTTTCTTAAATGTCCTGCCTGTGGATAAAACAACAGCTATGGATGTAGAGCCGAAAAATGATACAATTATGCGCCATAATTATCTCACTTGGAAGCCAGAAACAAATGGAAATCAAAAGTTCGTTGTATTTGGAAACCCTCCATTTGGATTAAGAGGACATTTGGCTCTTAAGTTCATCAATCATTCTTATGAATTTGCAGATTATGTTTGCTTTATACTACCTCAATTGTTTGAAAGCGATGGCAAAGGTGTGCCTAGAAAACGAGTGAAAGGATATAATCTCATTTATTCAGAAAAAATAGATAGTGCATTTTATGAACCTGACAATAAGATAGTAAATGTAAATACTATATTTCAGATATGGTCCAAAAATCATGTAAATGACGAATACGTCATACATTCACAAGAACAAAAGAATGTCAAAATATATTCTCTCAGTGATGGTGGTTCGCCTTCAACTACTAGAAACAAGAATATGATAGGAAAATGCGATGTCTATATACCTTCAACCTGTTTTGGGAGGAATAATATGAAATGCTATGACGCATTTGATGAGTTGCCTGGGAAAAAAGGATATGGAATAGTATTCAATGAAAATAAGGATGCTTTCATGCAAAAAATACACAACACAGATTTGGGTTCAGTCGCATTCTTATCAACAAACTCTGCCTACAATTTACGGAGCTCACAAATATATACCTTATTTGATGATTGACATTACAAAAGCATTGATGTCTTGCTTATCAATATCATCTGTTATTTTTATAGAAATACCTTTTTTAATATTATCCTGGTTGATGGCAACAGTAGTATCTAACTTGAATGCCCCTTGTTTCTTGCGCCATGTGATGGACTTTGTTGGGAAACATGCAACGCATTTGTTTCCAGATTTGTAGTGTTCCTCTGTAAAGTTCTCAAAGATAGTCATATAGTAATGTTCTGGTGATATGTCTAAGAATATCATGTAGTCAGCCTTCCACGGGGTCTCACCTAGCTCATGCTGGAAGCTCTTTGAAGTATTTCCTTGAATTGCTGTCTTTATCTCCACGGTCTTGCCATTTATTATTCCGTCACCTGCACCACCGCCTTTTTGTTTAGTCTTAACACCATCAATGGATGCATCAATACCAGCTTTATTACATAGCGTGTATACTAGTTGTTCTCCAACAATGCCAACGTTATTTGATTGCAGCTTCGCAATGTCCTTGTATTCACTATTCTTCCAGATGTCTTTTTCGTCTTCTTTTTTCTTCTGCTCTTCTATCAAAGCTATTAGCCAGCTAGAAGGAGTGTCTTTTGATGTCTCTTTAATGTCGGCCACGCTAGTCGTGCCAGCCACGCTAGTCGCGCTAGTCATGTCAATCAGGTTAGTCAGGCTAGTCAGGCTAGTCGTGCCAGTCGCGCCAGTCAGGTCGACCACGTAGGTCATGTCAATCAGTCCAGTCGCGCTAGTCGCGCCAGTCATTCCAATCATTTGGTTGCTTACCTTGGTTGTTTTGTCTTCTCCGCCTGGCGACGCCATGACTTATATATATCCGTTTTTTTCTTATGTATATTGTTTTCAGGACTTTTTGTTTCCGATGTAAAAATATATAAACCATTGGCACATACTATAATACAAGATATGAGGGTTGTCAAGAGGAATGGTGATTACGAAGATGTCAGTTTTGACAAAGTGCTTAATCGTTTGAAAAACCTGTCAAACGATCTTAAGATTGATGTATCAGAGATAGCACAGAAGGTATGCACTCGTATCTTTGATGGTGTCAAAACTACGGAGCTAGATGAATTGGCAGCACACTTATGCAGCAGTCTTGCCATTGAAAATCCAGAGTACAGCACATTGGCTTCAAGAATCATCATTTCAAATCATCACAAGAATACTTCTCCTTCCTTTAGCGAGACCATACAGACACTTTATGACAACAAGGATATTCATAACGCTCCTTCTCCTCTAGTATCAGATGAAGTCTATCAAGTTGTTTGCAAAAACAAAGAAAAACTTAATACTTATATTGATTACCAACGAGACTATCTGTTTGACTATTTTGGTTTCAAAACTCTAGAAAGAGCCTATTTAATGCGCGTGAATAAAAGAGTAGTGGAAAGACCTCAGCATCTTTGGATGCGCGTAGCTATTGGTATTCATGGAGCTGACATTAGGGAAGTCCTGCAAACATATGATTTGATGAGTAAAAAATACTTTACGCATGCAACGCCTACTCTATTCAATGCAGGAACAAATCGACCGCAACTAAGCAGTTGTTTCCTATGCAGCATGACGGAAGACAGCGTTTCAGGTATCTTTGATACTCTGAAAGATTTAGCACTTATTTCTAAGTATGCTGGAGGTATTGGTATGCATATTCATCAGGTGCGCGCCAAAGGAAGTCATATTAGGGGTACAAATGGTACATCAAATGGTATCATTCCTATGTTGCGTGTTTTCAATAATACTGCAAGATACATAGATCAAGCAGGGAAACGACTTGGAAGCATTGCAGTATATTTAGAGCCTTGGCATGCAGACATAGAGAGCTTTTTAGAGCTCAAGAAGAACCACGGTAGTGAAGAAGATAGATGTCGTGATCTGTTTTTGGCTCTATGGGTCCCTGACTTGTTTATGCAACGTGTAAAGGAAAATAAGAAGTGGTCTCTTATGTGTCCTGATAGATGCCAAGGGCTGAGTGATGTTTATGGCGATGAGTTCAATGCATTGTATGAGCTTTATGAGAGTGAAGGCAAATATACAAGGCAGGTTGACGCCCAAGATCTATGGTTCAAGATATTGGAAGCACAAATCGAGCAAGGGGTTCCCTATATTCTTTATAAAGATGCTGCAAACAGAAAGAGTAATCAAAAAAATCTGGGAACAATCAAGTCAAGCAATCTTTGTGCGGAAGTTCTCATTTATTCATCTCCCGAAGAAACTGGTGTATGCAATCTAGCATCTATTTGCCTTCCATCTTATGTATCTGATAATTCCTTTGATTTTGAGAGACTGCACGAGATTACAAAGGTCATAACTAAAAATCTGAATAAGGTGATTGATAGGAACTTTTATCCAATTGAAAAGGCTAGGAGGTCTAACTTGAAACATCGCCCCATTGGTATTGGGGTACAGGGTTTGGCAGATGTCTTCGTGCAGCTGAGATATGCTTTTGAAAGTGATGAGGCTAAACAGCTCAATAAAGATATTTTCGAAACAATTTATCATGCAGCATTGGAGGCATCTATGGAACTTTCGAGAAAGAGAACACAAGTCATCAAAGATATTCTAGAAGGCAAAACAGATGAAAAACTAGAGAATTATGTTAATGAATTTGAAAAGGCAATTATGCACGGCAATTATGCAGGAGCATACACATCTTTTGTAGGAAGTCCTATCTCGCAAGGTCTATTGCAGTTTGATCTATGGGATGCAAAACCTTCCAATAGGTATGATTGGGATGCTCTTAGAAAAGATATCATGCAATATGGTATTCGTAATAGTTTGCTACTATCTCCGATGCCAACAGCGTCAACGTCTCAAATCATGGGTTTCAACGAAAGCTTTGAGCCATTTACAAACAATATTTTCCAGCGTAAAACATTAAGTGGGGAGTTTATCATTATCAATAAATATCTTATCAATGACCTCATTGCAAGAGGTCTGTGGAGCAAAGAAATGAAGGATATTATTATCTTACATAATGGAAGTATCCAGAGTATCAAAGAAATACCTGATGATCTCAAGGTTCTTTATAAAACTGCATGGGAAATCAAACAAAGGAACATTGTGGATATGTCTACAGACCGTGGTATTTACATTTGCCAAACACAAAGCTTGAATATCTTTATGGAAGACCCTGATTTCCAGAAGCTATCTAGCATGCACTTTTACGCACATTCTAAAGGGTTAAAGACAGGTTCTTATTATTTGCGTACAAAACCAAAGGCCAGGACACAGCAATTCACCATTGACCCAGACTTTGCAAAGAAGAAAATGCAGTGTTCTGAGGAAAATGGTGGGTCATGTGTATTATGTTCTGCATAGTGTTTGTATATAAAAAAATAGCATATATATATAGTAATGGAGACTGAAATATTACTCACAGAGGATGCCAATAGGCTTGTTATTTTTCCCATTCAATATGAGAATATTTGGGACATGTATAAGAAAGCTGTAAGCTCGTTTTGGTCTGTTGAAGAAGTAGACCTCAGCAAGGATATAGATGATTTCAATAGTCTGAATGAAAATGAGAGGAACTTTATAAAGAATATTTTGGCATTCTTCAGTTCAAGTGATACCATTGTGAATATCAATTTGGGAGAGCGTTTCTTGAATGAAGTGCAAATACTTGAAGCCAAGTTTTTTTATTCCTTCCAGATGACAATTGAAAATATCCATTCAGAAACTTATTCACTATTGATAGACACATATTTCAAGGATCCAAAAGAAAAAAATGAGGCATTCAATGCTATTCAGTATACCCCTTGCATCAAGAAAAAGGCTGATTGGTGCTTCAGGTGGATAAATGACAAGGATGCTTCATTCGCCCAAAGGTTGCTAGCATTTGCCATTGTAGAAGGTGTATTTTTCAGTGGCGCATTCTGCAGCATCTTTTGGTTGAAAGAAAGAGGGTTGATGCCTGGCCTGTGTTTCTCTAATGAGCTAATTAGCCGTGATGAAGGGATGCATGTGGAATTTGCAGTTTTGTTATACTCTATGATAAAGAATAGGCTATCACAAGATGTAGTACATCAAATTGTAAGAGAAGCTGTTGAAGTGGAGAAGAACTTTATTATGGAAAGCATCCCTTGTTCTATGCTGGGTATGAATGCAGATTTGATGGGTCTATACATAGAATTTGTCGCAGATAGATTGTTGACACAATTGAATTACGAAAAGATATGGAACGCAGGAAATCCTTTTCAGTTTATGGAGCGGATTTCTATAGAAACCAAATCAAACTTCTTCGAGAGCCGTGTTTCGCAATATAGTAAGGCTAATGTTGGTAGTAAACAAGAACATTCTGAAATCAGAAAGTTTACTCTGGATGCAGACTTCTAAATAGAAGCACTTAAGGACTTTCCTTTTACACATAATAGAACTTGATGGATAAGTTTCAAAATATTTTTCTTGAAATTAAAAAACAAATCAAATACATTGTAAACGATGAATATCTAATTTTTTCCAGTGATTATTTCATATGTCTAAATGAAATATTATATATATTGCAAAATGCTCTCTCAAAAATTGGGGAAACATATTATAAGTATATCATCAGCCCAAAACTATCCAAATTATCTATATGAATTTTATTTTTCTTATTACTTGCCTACTGTAATGCTTTGTATTTTTACAAATAAAGCTGAATTGTATACAATATAATATGTTGTATGATAGACAAGTATCATCAGTATCAGTTTTGCAAATATCATTTTCATTCTCTTATCATTGGCTATATGTCTTGTTGGGATAAACATAATTTTATTTCTCCCAGAGATGCTATTGTATATCTTAATATAATTGGGTAATTATTCTTTAGGTATATTTCAACAGTATTGGAAAGGTTAGTGCATTTAGTGAAAATGGATAAATATTTGAGACTAAAAATGCCTTGAATTATTTCGTGTTCAACCTCTTCACTGGCATTTTTCTTTATAGTTATGGCTTGTGTCTTCTCTGTACCCATAATGGTTTCCTGAGTGCAAAAATCTCCGTTGCAGCTTAATATGAGCTTATCACCTATGTTGCGGAACTCGATATATTCTGCCAAATTATGCATATCACGAATAATCTTCTGTAAATACGATGAAGGCATAGTTATGATAGTATGGAAATCTACAGGAGGTATTTGGATATTTAGGACATCAATGTCTAGTACTGATAATTTATAGTTTGTCTTGAAGTTCTTTTCATTGTTGTCAATGGTTATACCAAGAGAATTGGGATCATCTTTTAGAATATAAAGGGACAAAATATCATTGTTTGTTATTGTCTTGATAAGCGCATGAAGCCTCAGCATATTGATACCGATGTAAAGCTTCTTTTCACAGAAGTAATGCTCGAACTTATCAGCTTCTAATTTGAGATGAATCAATACTATGTGTGTATTATCCATAGCCACAATCTTCACACCAGTTTCATCTATTTCCAAGTTGACATCCATCAATATTTCCTTCAAAGCATCAATTACCTGTTTAAATGTAGATGCTTGAATGGTTTTGATGTTTAACAAATATTTATTATTATCCATTTATTTGTACTTATGCTACATTCCTTAAATGCATTTAGATGCCAATAAAAGCCATCTTCAATTCCTCAAGTGCTGTCATTATCATAGCAGTTATATATACTATAATACGTTTTACCAATGGGCTCTGATCTGAATTGTAATATAAAACTGTTATCAAAATAAGTATGAATATGATATTGATTACCCATTCTAAGACTAAGTACATATTCATGTAATATATGACATCACCAAAGTCTACATTTGTTGAGTTTTCTAATAAATCGTAAAATTTTTTTAATTTTTTAGCTAATTTTGAGACCTTACCATTGATATTGCTTTCAGATGTTGCTAAATCAAAATTGTCGAATATTGTTGTTGATTTTGGATCTGCATCTGCAATTTTATTGCCTATATTTGAAACTATTTTATTTAATTCCAACCTGACAGTATTCATGTCGAGATTCAATTTGAAAAATGACCTCATTGTAAACATATTGCCTTCTTTTTGTTGAACTACACTATTTAGTTTATGTATAATTTCAATATCCTTATCATCATTATGATCTACTATATATTCGTACAATGTATACAAAAATAGTTTTGAGGCATATATTTCATCATGAACGTCGCCTTTAATATTTTCGACAATCTTACCTTTGTGATCATATGTGTCTGATGGTGAACTTGTACCAATATTATTTATTGTAGATGATGTTAATAATTCTAAGAATTGTTTTTGTTCTTGGATTGCCTTTGCCTCATTATTAACATAATGGTCTATTGTTCTGTATATTTCATATTTTTTAAATATTCTGTCATATACATTATCTATAAACATAAACTTAAAATGTAAACTGTGAACCAAACAATACAAAAATATCAATAAAATAGTATATATATATATGCTACCAGTAGAATATAAATAGCTGAACATATCTTTTCCTATTACATTGTATCTCCGCATACCTCCTAAGAAAATATATATTATAAAACATGCCAAACATTGTATCAATGCAATAACAATAATCAGGTAAATGAGTTTCATGGCAAAATTAAACATCTTGTTGCCACCATAAATATTCAGTTTTGATTCTGAGTCACAATCATCAAGAGGTGCTATCAATTTTATAAAATATTCTATATAATATCCTATACCTGTTGATTGACAATCTTTTAGTGCTGCTATCTCTTCATTAGTATTAGCACAGAATACATAATTTAACAATTTGAATGAATAAGTATCTCTTATGTAAATTTTTTCAAAATTGGTTTCATCAACTAGTAATATTGTTTCATAAATAGTATAATAACAAAATGATGCATAATTATAAATAGAATTGATGAGTATTGCTAATACTATGCAAATCATAGTATAAACCATAATAATAATACCAGTAGATAATGTTGCATTTATAGTTTTGTCAATATCAATTGATTTTTGATCGCTGTTAGCGTTGGTAGTATTCCCATCAGTAGGAACAATGGAATTATTCCCATTATTCGTGTTATTGCGATCATCTCTGTTATTCTCTTTATTTCTGTCATCATCATCAATTATTTGATTTTCATCTGATGAGGTACCTGATATGAAGTTTGGTATTGGCATTCCTGATATATTAGAAAGATTTTGCACTAATTTTAATATAGGCTTAAATTTACTAGCTATTTTCGTCATGCGCAAACTTAACATAGGATTTTTTGCTACAAATTTTGCTATTAATTTTCCTCTATCATATGTACTCCCAGTTGCAAGAGTTAATATATTGGAAGGATCTGTTATGAAATCTTGTAAGCTCTTATTATTAAAAATATCTAAAGCTTCTTGTAATGTTTTTGTTAAACCCTTTTTTTCAGCCATTTCCTTAGCTTTCTCTAGCATGTTTCCAGAAAGGTTTTTAAGAATAGGAAAATCCTGCATCATTTTGAATACAGGGCTCTTCTCATCTATATGGAAATGGTCAGTTGATTTTTTGGTATCAGTTTGAGGTGTAGTAGTTTGCTTTTTTTTGAAGAAACTCTTCATAATCCTCCCTTTACTATATTCATATATATTATTTACATTTACAGTATGACTATTAAAATGATGATTAGAACAATTATTTGAAAAATAGTTTTAATTTTTGATATATGTTTTGATATGAAGGCTTCGTAGATATCAAGGTTATCAAAGAACAGCCATAGGAATATTTGAATCAAACATAGACCAAGGATTAACATAAATATAAAAGACAAAATAACATCAACCCGGTACATTATTGCACTATCCTTACTCTTGATTTTAATCCTTTGTTTTTGTATTTGCTTATAGATTTTTTTATATTCATCATCAAAATATTTCAAGCTTTCTTTTGCATTTTCATCTATAATTTTGTAATTATTTAACTCGTCTTTACACACATATCTTTTATCATCTGGATTACATTTATTATTGGTTTTAATATTGTTATATTTTGAGACTATACCCGATTTTGGATCTGCTAATATTATTCTCATTGTTTCACTGTCCTTAGATAAAATATTTGAATAGTCTGATGGTAATACACCATCGAGTGTTTCTTCTTTAGAGTACAAAAAGATACTTGGCTTTTCTGTATTTGACAAATCTCCTATATTTGGTATATCAAATAAAGCTCTTTTATATTTACTGCTTACAAAATGGTTTGCAAATACAATTGTCATCAGTATTTTTAATCGTTTATTCTTCAACTCTTTATCGTCAGTCTTTCCAATTCTGCTATTAATTTCATCTTCTGTTCCATTAAACATCCAACTTGCTAATTTTGCATCATACGAATCTAAAAAAATTGGCTCATGATCCTTGTTCTCTTCATAAACATCAGACCTCAAAAAAAGATCTAATAATTCTAAGTTAATATTGTTATAAAGATTTTGTATTTCATTATGACTCTCATATCTGGTCTTGAATATATCTGATTGAGTAAAAACAGTAAAATAATATATCATATTCAAAATTATGATGACAATTAACAAAACTATACCATAGAACATCAAAGTATTTGCTCTTTTGTCAAAAATATATACTTCATGTGTGCTCCAAGGATGAGGAATAAAGTTCATTACTCTTAACCGTCCATTATAACTGTCTGCCAAGTAATAAATATTGATAGAAACAATCATTATGAATAACACGACATAAATAACGAAATGCAACATTGTTTTATAGTCAAAGTATTGCTCGTTCCCCATGATTGTCATGCTAAAAATACGGGCATAACTATCATACATACTGTTATTAATCAAGCTCGGACTCAATGACATTTTTTGTGAATATACACTATTAAAAAACCGAATAACATAGTCCAAGTAAGACGCAAATAGTATTATAATTAATATAATAATAAGTATGAACCCATAGTATTTTTGAAACAAGAATTGTATATTATTTAAACTTTTCTCAAATTTATTTTCAATTGTATTTAGGCCATCGTTGTTTTTGAAGTTCTCTAATTCATCAAAGAATTTATCCAAACGTTTGCTATATTTTTCTACATTATCTTTATATTTGCCTGCATTTTGTATGTAATTATCTTTTACGCTTTTATAATCAAATCCAATATTTTTGTTGAAAAAAGAAAAATATTGATGTATAGGATATCTTTTCACAAGTAAAGATCTATCTTTGGTCCTATCTGCAAAGTTCATCCCTTTCCCATCATTGTTATTTTTAATGAACTCTTGAAAATTTGATATGTATTTATAATAATCTTGGTCTGGTTTTATCACATCCTTGTCTATTTCTGATACATTCTTTGTACTGTACTCAACAATAACCAAGTCCTTGTAAACCAGCTTATCTATGTCATCTTTGTTTGCTATGAATGAAAGTTTTTGATTTAAGTCATCATTAGCACCACCAGATTGTTTTTTTGATTCAAGACCAGCCCTTTCTATTTTGGCTTTTGCCTCTGCTGTTATGGCCTTAACCTTTGCTATTTCAGCTTCTTGCTGTGCTCTTGGTAGCTTGTTGGAAACTTCTGCTTCTATTCTCGAAACATTTTCAGATTTTGTTAATTTATTTTTGATGATTCTACCTAAACTACTTCCAACATCTTGAGCTATTTGAGATGTTTGTTTGCCAACTTCTTTGACCTTTTCAATACTGTTTGCTGCAACGTCCTTTATTTTATCATTTATAGTTGGTTCTTCTTCCTTGATATCTTCATTATCAAATATCTTAGCATTTGAATTTTTATCTTGTTTATATTCCATAACATACAAATATCTTTTATCAGTTTGCATTGACATAACAGATGTTTCATTGATTAAGTCATTTAATAATACCAACATATTTGTTCTTTCACTCACATTATTTTCAATGCTCTTTTCTATTTCTTGTAAAGCAGTCTTTGTAGCATTTGTTACATTTTGTATGACTTTTTTAGCTGATGTTGCTACTTGTTTAGCTTTTGCTGATGACTGCGTTGCTTTATTCACTGCAAGTTTTGCTGTTTGTTTAGCTGTTATTGCTGCTTGTTTAGCTGTTTGCAATACAGGCTTTGCTGCATCATTCAATGTATGAATACCTTCTTGGTTTATTTCTCCTTTTGCATTACTTATCTTTTGCAACATACTTATTGCTGCTATTTCTGTTTGATTTACTGCAGAAACTGCAGCAATAGCAGCAGCATTGGCTTTTTCTGTTGCAATTTGTTTTTGTTTTGGTGTCAGATTACCTGATATTGATGCTTTTGCTAGTTCTAAAGCTTCTTCTGTTAAACTTTTAGCTTTATTTGCGTTTTTAATTGCATTTTCAGCTTCTCTTTGTGCTGCAATGGTCATTGGTTTGAAGTCATCTGGAAAAGATGCAGTCGCTCTTTGTATGTCAATATAAGCATCATTTATTGTCCCTACAGTTGTCATTAAAGAAGAATGTAAACCCTCAACCAATTTAACTTGCTCTTGAGTTAGTTCATTTATATTTGTTTGAGATACTTTTATACTAACAGTTTCAGATGCTGAACTTGAAATTTTGTTTTTTCGGTTATAAAATGCTGCTTCGAAATATTTGTGAACCTTTATTTGTTTTGAATGGATATCTCTTATTTGTTTGTAGAGCTCTTTTAGTTTGGGGTCATTTGTGTTTGCAGAAGGTGCTTCAGCATCTTCAACTTCTACAACTTCATCATTTTTGGTAATTTTACCTTTTTGATCCTTATTAACATTCTTGGCCTTAGTATCTTTGTTTTTTTTGTTTGGAACATCAACATCAGCCATATATTTTGTTTATACTCTAATAAAAATAAATAGTATTTATTAAGCGGATTTTAACACCCATAGCAATAAAAATACAATGATAGGATAACACAGTCTTAGTAAGAACTCTTGCATGTCTGTCAAGACGTTTTCACTTACATACTTTAAAATATAGTGCGTACCAATACGGTCTATAGAAATACCAAGTACAATAACCAATGCGAACAAAGCAAGTTTGATAACCTCGGACTTCTTCATATTCATTCTATCCCAAAACGAATATTCTTGTGTTCGTCTTTTTGGTTGGTTCGGTTGACCTGACGGGGAAGCTTGTGCTTGTTGCATGAATTGAGAATCATAGCCTTGTTGTAATTGACCCTGCTGAGCTTGTTGAGATAATTGTAATTGAGCTTGTTGTGCTTGTTGAGCTTGCTGAGCTTGCTGTAGCTGAGCTTGCTGAGCTTGCTGTAGCTGAGCTTGTTGTGCTTGCTGAGGCTGTTGTGGCATCTGCTTAGGATCATCATACATATTTTGAGATGCCATTTGGTATATTCTCATGCTGTCGTTTTTATTTGACTTCTCTTCAGGTTTATTCAACATAAAATCGTTTGATGAATCTTCTGCACCATATAAAAGATTTAATTCAGTCATAATATCTATATATATGTAATATATTTGTTATAGGTCTAAAAATAATCTTGATATTATAACAGAATAATTATGAAGAATATTGACTATAACAGTCTTTTGATGTATGTGTCTTTGATATTAGCCATGGCTATATTGATATCTATTGTTTTTGGATGCACATACAAGAAACAAAGAGGGTATACAGAGTTCTTTGCTGATTCAGAAACTTCTTCTACTTCTGAAACACAACCTGCTGTGTCTCCAGAGACTTCTTCAAAGACACCTGCATCTTCAGAACAACCAGTATCAAAAACATCTCCTGATGCTAATCTAAATGATGTTGAAAAGAAACTAAAAAAAGAAATTAAAGCAGGTACTATCAATGAGAACAAGCTGACAGAAATGGTTGAGAGTAATCAGGTATCTAGCGAAAATCTCAAGAATGTCATAGACTCCTTCCAAACAGAACTCAATCTTAAGTAAACACAACACAATTATCAGTCACTATACTCAATTTCTCTTTTTTTATACTTTTCAAGGTCATCTCTTGAAAACTCATCTTCTTCATCACTATCCCCTTCAATTTCTTCTTGTTTATACATATAATCTATATAATTCATTTTATATTCAGGGTTTAGTAAAGAGCCTGATGGATACTCGTGTTGTATTGGTTCATAGTAATAAACTGCAAACACTATGTTATGGTTAACACCTTTAAAATCATATAGTACACCGTCACTCGATTCAAATCGAAATGAGAGTCTTGACAATTTACCAATAGGATGAAACTCTCTTATTGGTAGTTTGGTGACTACAACTCTTTCATCATTGTACCCAAAACTGCTGATACGAAATTTAGCCAATCCTAGATTAAATTTACTATATGATAATGACCTATACAAATGCTCTTCAATCTCTGGACATCTTAATATAATATATTTATGTCCCATAAAATACATAATTCCTGGCGATATGATAATGTTCTGTCTCAAAACACTGTTGTAAGTACTATGGTACATTTTTTCAAAATCAGGCTTGTCTTTATAATAGTCTATATACATATATTTTCTTTGATCTATTGATTTGCTACCTTCACTCTGATCCAAGTTCAAATCAAAACCCAATATTTCAGAAATAGTTGAACGTTTCATATCTATAATGAAAGATGACGTATCTGAATAAAATTGAATTAAATTACTCAACTCTGGTGGCGTAGTATATGCCTTGATATTTAGATCAATCCCCAATGAGCTTGTTAGTTTGTTAAATGCTGATATAAATGTGGTCCCTGTATAGTCGCCAGGTTCTATGACAATTTTCCTGAAGATATCCGTGTATGGTATAGTTTCATCTGACGCATTTGTAACAGTTTCACGTAGTCCAAATTGTATGTATGGATCATTTTGTGAATTACTTATATATATATATAATACGTTGTTATGTACGTCTACATTGTACATGGTTCTAGGTATACTTGCATCTATTACTTCTAACCCAATTACATTTCTAAAAGGAACACTAAAATTGATAACATAATTATTAGGGTGTGGATGAATATTCCTATCACGGTCGCTACTATCCACCAAAAATGTATAGCTCTGTTTCCTGCTATTTTTTTTCAAATATTCAATATCTTCTATTGACATCTCTGTCTATAGTATCATAATAGTTTCTTATACACCTTTGAAATATTTAAAACACCCTATATTTAAATAGGATGATTTTTCATATCCAAAGTTGAGGCTTCACATCCTCGTGATAGTTTGGTTGTACGGAGTTTATAATATTATTATTTAAGAGTAAAGTACATTTCAACATTAAAATTGAATGACTTCTAATATATCAGTTACAATATTACAATATGAGCTTTATAGAAAATTTAAGAAATATCTAAGAGACCTTTCGTATTATAACTTACCTATAATCAATAGAACAATTGAAGAAAATGTATATCAATTTACTACACATTTACAAACAGTTGATTTATCTATTTTAGATGATGCTATGACAAATGATTTAGAAGGAATACCACATGGAATATATGGTCAAGATGCAATAATTTGGCATAATAATCAAATACAACAATTCTTAGATATCGCAATTGCAATTAACCAATTATTACCAAGTAATGAAACCAATCAAATTGTGGAATCATTTACTGTAGTAAAAACAATTTTAATTGAAAGACAATTCTGGAAAATTTAGCTATAATATATTACTTCTTCCTAAAAATATACCTAATTGTACTAATAAGTTCCTCATATTTTTTAAACTTTACAGATTTACTGAAAATCTCATAATCACTCTTTAACATATGTTTGACAATTGACAGCCAAGGGCGTTCCATTCTTTCTGGTGTGACGAAAACATTAGTACTTCCTACTGAAAAGAATTTACGTATTTGTAGTAATAAGTTCATTATCTTTTGTTGTTTTTCTGTATCTTTTTGTAGTTCATACAATGCGATACTGTGGTTTTTATCTAAGCGCAATAATGCAAATAGTTCTACCTTTATATCTTCTTGTTCTTTTCCATATAGTTCTGTTTTAAGTCTCATTTATTCTTATAATATAATTGTTTTATCTTTAATTGGTTTTATATTTTTTTAATACTTCAAAGGTGTATTTATTTTTATCAACTTATAATAAAGAGGAGCCTTTTGATGGCTTCAAATCGTCAAAACGCTGGTAATGGCAATAATGGCAATAATGGCAATCCTGTTACTATATCTGATGCTGATACTACATCATTCAATGACAAAATTAAAAAAGATTTTGATTTAATCGCAGATATACAAACACTCAAAAGATATCTTGGTGATAGTTCATTAATATCAAATATCCATAGCATATTGAAGGGTCAAAAAGTAAATAAAACACTCAATAATTTTAATCAAGATGATGTATTCAACAGCATTGCGTATGCCATGCAAAATACCCTATCATTATCAAAACAAAACTTAGAAAACTATTATAGTGATCTTGTAAACAAACAACAAGCACTAATTAAACAAACAGTCTATACTCAAATCAGCAACACAGTCTTGCAAATCAAAGAAAGGGTCAAAACTAGTATACCTTCTCCTACAGCAGAACAAATTATGGCGAATAGAAATCAAGATGAGATACAAGCTTATGATAATTTCATAGAGTACTTTTTGTCGCAACACATATATAATGATTTTGAAAACAGCAATAACCCATTGAAAAGTATCAATTACAGCTACGAGACTTATTTGGATTCTCTCGTACCTTCACAAGCTGGATTATATACAGCTTATTATGTAAATATACTCAATGTAATTAAACAAAAATTGGATAAAAGTAAACCATCGTACAAAGATAACAACGAAATCAGGAGACGAATCATCAGATTGAATATTGATGTAAATAAATACATATTTCCAATTATCAACAAGCTTCTTACATCTGATAACAAATGTTTTATCCAAAACTATGGGAATGTTGATGTGAATATGCGACCTTGCAGACTGTATCTTGTAAAAGAAAGAAATATGTGTGACCTATTTGAAGACATTTACAAAATGAGTAATACCCAACTCAGATTTCTTTTAAATATTCATGGTCCTAACTGGATGTCTTATGAAAAACCCAATAGCACATCTCTATTTTATATATATGTGTTTGACAAACCTTTTCTAACTATCATAAATAGTATTAAAAAAAGTGATGTCTTTAATGGTAATGCTGCCAAAACTAATGATAAGGCCATTATTGATAGATTTAGAACTGTGTTGAATGATGTTTATAATAGAAATGGTATATCAGAAAACACATCTTCAGCATACACAACAAGTCTTATTGAGAAAATTATTAAAGAAATATATACAAGAACATTACAATACAAAAGTAAAGCATACAATTGTCTTGCATTGCATAGAATAAAAGAGCAAAAGGAAAAGAATAATGGTAAACAGTTGTGCAAAATAGAAATACCTGAACTGCTAGAGATAGCAAGTGATAATACTAAAACGCCTGTTGAATATAAAATACAAGGGCATACACACGTGAATAAATCGGAGTTGTGGGGCTCATGCTTTTATAATTTACCATCTAACCATCAGGATGATTCTTCTAGACAAGCTATAAAGACTACCATACAATCAAAATACAATATAATGCCTAGTTGTGATAATAACATAATAGATAATATAAAATGTAAATCTGGTTGTGCCCCAAACAATCAGGATAAGTACATGGCCTTTGATGCATCTAGTTTTTCTTATGATGCTGCTACCATGAAACTCAATGAAACTATTTACATACGTCAAGATCTTATATTTTTGAAAATAAAACCAAATATAACTGGATACGAAAGCAAAGGAACTGAATTACAATTTGTTAGATTCAATAATACTACTAAGAGATTTGACATCATACATGATGATCATACTCTGAATAGTATTGTAAAACAGAAATTATTCACTATCAAAGTGAATGAAAGTACGTTATCTCTGGAACCAAATATATCACAAAAAAAAGTATTCATATGTAATTCATACAATGGAGTGTTATATGAATATACCAATCATGAGATTGATTTCTCTTTAAATGAGCTTACAACAAAAACAAATAAGGGTTTGGTTCAAAAGACTTTGCCATCTAGAAAAATATATACAGGCATAAGAAAGAAAATTCTTGTTTTATCATATATATCACATCTGGCAAATGCTTGTGGAAATTTTTCAGAATATAACAAGGACTTTGACAAAACAAAATATTGCATGAATGAACTCAAAAACTTATTCAACAATGTTATGCTTTCAAACTTGACTGGTGAACTAAAGCAATATGAAAATGAAAAATCTTATCAAGAAGGCATATTATCAGGGATAGATCAAAGAATTGCTGGAAAAGAACAAGAGCTATCCGTACAATGTAGCCCTGCAATTTATGCACAATTAAAACAATACAAAGGCCAAATTGATACACTTAATGCAAAGATAAATGAACACAACGGCACTTTGAATAGACTAAATGGAGAACTTCGAAATTGGGAAGGATGGAGACCAGATTGGTGGAAACCTTGGGAATGGATACATAAGGTAAAAATGACAAATGATACCAAAAGATACATATGGGAAGTAAATCAGACCATATCACAAGTAAGTACTAAAAGAGATGCAGTATCAAGAGAATACCGCGCAATCAACGATAGATGCAATAATATCAAAAGTACAATACAGAATTACAGAGCTGAAAAAACCCAGCCACAAAATATCATAGACAACAACATTAAACCTAACATCCGAAAAAAACAAGGTGATATTGATGCCTATAACAGACAAGATCCTAATTTCTTTTATCAGAATGTTGAAACCTATGACATCAATAATTTAAATATTGTGTCAGACGTTTTGAAATTAAATAGCCCATTGTCAATTGATTTTGTTTGGAAGTACTGTATGCTTATGTATGATAGCAAGTTTTTAACATCAAATGATGATTGTATATATATACAAGTCAACTAATATACTATTCTTTTCTATTTATTCTTATAGAAGACATCCCTTTACTATGGAAAAATGTAGCTTAAATTCCATCAATAAACTAGCTATAATGATAAGCACTGTTGTGCTTGCGTTTGTGTTAATAGCTACAATCATATATTTTGCATATGTGAGATATAATAATGTGGAAGAGATGTTCAATACACCAGGGCAAACCTCTGTAAATTATGCAGAACCTATTAGTGCATTTACACAACAGCAAAGTACTCAAGGAGAATCTAGTTGTACGTTTCCCAAAATAAAATATCCACCAGAAGCTGAATTTCGCACTTGTCAAGTGTACCTAACAAATCAAACAAAGGAAGCATGCGATGCTGCCAAAGCAGCTGATCCTTTGAATACTTGTAAATATGAATTCAATGGATGGCAGGAATTCAAAACAACTAAAGATGCTAATAATAACATAATAGATTATCCATTCAAAGTGTATTCCACTTCACAAACAAAGAGCATAACGAATGCTCCCCTAGTCAATAAATGTTTCAAAGAGTTCAAAGATAATAGTTTTGCTAGAAGTTTTGAATATCAAAATAATGCATTGGTAAATCATGATTGCACAGGTGCAACAAGTGATACAGACCATGATACCAATCGTTTTAATGGAATGAAATATACTTCTTTTAATTTTCTTAATTCAAATGATGTTTCAAACAATTACAATAGTATGTTAGATAGCATTTGTTCTGTCAAATATAATACTATTCCAGACCTTAAACGTAAAACATTCTTTAAATTAGTCTTAAATCCAGATAAATCTATAAAAACAATAGACAAGCTTACCATTAAAGAAGACCAAACAGGCTTTGTAAAGGATGAATCATTCACTGAAAAACAATTTACAGCAAGTAGCGCATATGGATTAGCATATGATAATACATCACGAAGCGGGAAAAACTTTGTAGTCTTTAGTGTAACATCATTTGCACCCAAGGTAGTAAATATTTACAAGTTTACATATAATTATTTGTGCCAAGACAAACAAATCATGTCGTTTGATAAGGTCAGTACCACACTCATAATTGACCGATTATTGGATATCCAAACAACAAAACAGGAATATACCTATATAGATTTGAAAAATGTTGCATTGGACTGGAGTAAATACAAAGTGAGTTCTGTAGATCAGAAATCTATTATCATGGCTGATTTAGAAAGTGCGTTAACAAGAATCAAAACTAATATTAATAATGAAACTAAAGCAGCTATTGAAGGACAAGCAAGTATCATACGAGAACAGCAAAGCCTAGCTGAAGCTGGTAGAAAAGCCTATATTGAATATAATCCAAGCTTTGATGAAATAACAAATATTAGGAACTTTGAAATAAAGAAAGGCGCCATAGTCAATAAAAAAGAGCTCAGTTTCACAAATATGGATTTCTACCCAGAAACAGTTATTAAAAAAGGCAAATTTAAAAAAGGGTTAACACTCTATAAGTTCAGTGGCTATTTTTGGGATAATGTTGCTGGTTTAAATCAAAAAATAGATAGCAAACAATACACATTTACCACTTCTGGAATAATGAATATGAGTGATTTAACACAAGCAACTACCAGTAAAACGGGTGGTCCAAGTTTAGGCCAGGCACCCAACATCCAAGAAAATTATTCTATGGTATGGAAAGGATATTTTAGAGCACTATGGAGTGGGAATTATCGATTTTATACACAATCAGATGATGCATCTTATGTATTTATTAATAACAAAATTCAAAATACTACTAATAATGGCGGGCTACATGGAATGAAAGGGGAGTTATCCAATATTTTGTATCTCGAAGAAGGTTCTATGAATACGATAATGATATATTTCGGAGAAAATGGTGGAGGTGATAATATGATATTCTATTGGTATCATCAGAATACAGGTTGGCAGAATTTGGCTGAATATCAAGGACAGTGCTTATGGTGGGATGTGTGTAATGAGTGTAGCTGTGATGCAAACACATTATGCTTGGATGTTGATATCAAACCTACGAAAATCAATGATACGCAATATTGCTATGTGTTAACTGATCCCAATATGGTACATGAGATTACTGTGCCAAATGAAACTATATGTGATGTACTGATAGTTGGTGGTGGAGGAGGTGGAGGAATGGATATGGGAGGAGGAGGTGGAGGTGGAGGTGTCGTATATAAGTCCGGACATAAAATCAATGGAACAGTTAAAGCGCAAATAGGTTTTGGAGGTCAAGGTGCACCAGCAGCTGGTACACAAGGTCAGCCATCAAGACATCAATACAAGGTATCAGCAACTAATGGGGGCGATTCTAAGTTTGGAGACTTCGTTGCTAAAGGCGGTGGTAAAGGTGGTAGCTCATATTTTGGATATACACCAAACAAAGGTTCTGGAGGTAATGGAGCTTCTGGAGGAGGTGCAAGTGGTTATAGTGATGGTAATACAGGAAGGGGCGGAGCAGGTACCACAGGACAAGGGAATAATGGTGGAGGTTCAACAGGACAATATTATGCAGGGGGAGGCGGAGGTGCAGGACAAGCAGGAGGCTCTGGAAGAGGAAGTGGTGCTGCTAAAGGTGGTGATGGTATTGCTAATGATATTTTAGGCACATCATATTATTGGGGTGGTGGTGGTGGAGGGTCTGGATATTCAACAAATGGTGGTAATGGTGGTGCTGGCGGTGGTGGAGGCGGTGCTATAGGAACTACAACAGGAGGTGCAGGTTATAATAATAATAATGGAAGTGCTGGTGGTGGCGGAGGCACACATCAGTGGGCTAACAAACCTGGAGGCCATGCAGGAGAAAATACTGGTGGCGGTGGAGGTGGAGGGTCGCATTATAACGCCAACAATAATGGAGGAAATGGTGGTTCTGGGATCATCATTGTTAGATTTACAAAAACAATGCATTTCATGAATACTATTTTTGATAACCTATCATTTTATACTAATACTACTAATTTGATAAGTTGGTACAAAATGGATAGTGACAATATGTTGTTAGATAGTTCAGGCAAAAATAATAATTTGATAGATGTAGGTCAACATATATTTGATTCTAATGCATATGTCAAAGGAAACGGGAGTGTCAGATTGAATGGCTCAGGACAACATCTTAATATTCCTTCAAATGTCAATCCATATGCAATATGTCATTCAGGAACAGGTACATCTGCAGGCATAACATTTTCATTATGGTTCAAAGGATCTCCTTCATCTGGTAAACGGTGTAGAATATTTGATATTGGTGATAATTCTGTAGGAAATTCTCCATTAAATATGCTACTTATTGCTAAACATGGAAATAGTAATCAGCTGATATTTTTCATCAGTTGGAATGCATATTATTTAACACCTGAAAAATATTTTGATGATAATTGGCATCATATTGTATGGAGTATATCTAAAACAAACAAATGGCGTATATATATTGATAGTGTATTAAAATTTACAAATATAGTTGCCAACTCTACTTGGGCCATACCAAATGCAAATTGGCAGCGTAGATATATTGGTAGGAGCTGCTATTCACACGATGGTTGGTTTGTAGGAAACATAGATGACTTCCGCATCTACAACAAAGTATTGTCGACAGTAGAAATATGCACGTTATACATGTATGATGTTCCTTCTCAAAACAATACTAGTTTATACACCTTATCATCAAGTAAGTCAGATTTTGTAGTTACCCCACAATATCAAACATCACCATATGTATTTAGCACTGTTCTAAGTGCAAACAAGATCTTCAATTATACATTATATGGTAATTTATACCTGCAAAAAGGTGCATATGTCATATATGGTTATTTATCACAATCATCCGGTAATGAAATACCTTGTGTATATGAGTTCACAATTTTAGATGAAAGAAATACACCTAGAGTTGTATCATTCATGAGGCCAAGTAATAACAGAGTTGATAGATATGATGTATATATAGCATCCAAGCCCATTATAATAGAGAGCGGGGGATTTTACAAGACCATGTTTAGAAGCATTGGATTGAACAACAAAAGTCAAATGACATCAGAGTTCAGAATTAAAGTTTCATATACAGTAAATAACAATAATAATGTGAAACTAAGCTCATTGTTAACAACATTTGTCAATGCAACTGACACACAGATTAGAGCTATCTATAATAAGGGCCTTTCAAATTTCAGCACTTTGGGAACTGCAAATGAATATATCAACAATGCTATTCAAAATCGTTCAACTGAAAATGATGCTAGAAACTATGCAAGATTTATGTATTATGGTTTTAATAACACATCTGAAATGCAAAATGCCTTCAAATATATTTACAATACAATTCCAAGTTTAAATGATACTACAAACCTGAAAAATTATTTGCAATCAACAGACCATTTTGGTATAAATACAGCAGAAGGAGCTAAAACTAATGCAGAAACACAAAAAAGAGTATTAGAAAAGAAAAGAGACATTCGTAAAGGTGTTGACGCCCAAACATCATATAGATTTGAAGATGGTTCTACAACAAGAATTGATGCTGCAATTCAGAATATAAAAGATGTTATGAAAACTATCAATGAATTGAATTATAAATCTATCCTTGGAAATATAGAACCTCCTTCGTTAAAACAAAATGTGAATGTATTCAGCGTATTTGATACAAGTCAAGGAGCTACAATTAATGATTCTAAATTAACTATTGAAAGATTTGCTAAAGAACAACTTCGAAATGATGGACTTATGCCAGACTCCGCTGAAAGAGCATTGTATATAGAGGAGTTTGTCTAGAACAAGGTTAATTTCAATGATCTGTCTATGTAAGGACATTTCCTTGCAATGCCAAGAACATGTTTGGCATGTTTACATATAAAATGTGATATATGCGTGTCATCATTGTGTCTGAAATTCTTTATAAACTTATCAAAGTGATAATATAATATTGTCTTGAATACGCAATATGAATATGTATTAGTCTTTTCAAGCCATTTCTTATTTTTCTGTCTATCAATAATCTTGTTAGTTATCATGAGAGAATGATGGCAATCTTTTTTCAGTAGTGTTTTGAAGTCTTTCAAGCCTTTATTGTAGTCAAGTGTGTAGAATACAGTGTTTATAAGGCATGCAAAAACCTCAACTACTGCTTCATTTGGATAGAGATTATATCTATCATCTAGATTGAAAACCTGTTTCAACTGATTTATATTGGCTTGTTTGTAATCATCACAATGAATGTATTTGTTATGATGTAGAAGCTCATGTATAACGACTTTCTCATACTCCTCTTCACGAATGATGAAAATATTGTTACCTGATGTATATGTGAAGCCACCATTGATATGTTTTGTATTTATGGGAACTTTGGAAGGAAGTGAAGGAAGGTATCGTTTCATTGGATTCATAATAAAATAAATATTATTAGGCTTCTGCATATTGTATAGCTGCATGACAGTTTGTATTCGAATGATAGTATTGTATAATTTCATCTTATCTTTGCTGCTTAAAGGCTTTGCAGATATGATAAAAACATGTAAAAACTGGTAATAGATATGATGATAATATTTGCATTTTTCTAAATAGGAACTGACAAAAGAAAAATCAAGATTTTTTGTTTGTCTGATAGATTCTTTAACTATATTCAATCTCTTATCATCGGGTTCTATAATAGTGAATACAGGGGTGTGCCTAGAAAACTCCTGTTTGTTATGCAAATAGTAAGGTTTCATAATTTTGTAAAAGTCTGCTGAAGATTTAGCATCATATAGGCTCATTCGTGAAGAATTGTTTGCTTTCTTTAATAATGGTTGATATATATTTATCTTCTTTGAGCTTTGAACTAATAGTCAGAAGCTTATTTGAACGAAACTTGTCATCAATAGCTATATTAATATCATTTGCTTGCATGGACTTATTTTCCCAGAAAAGAGACCTTTGTATGAACGCATTGCACACAATTGTCCGAATTGCGAACTTCAGATGATTTTGTTTATCATCAATATGCCAATCATTCTCTTTGTGATACTTCCAGATGTTATTGCCAACATATTTATACTGTTCTTTCAATATTTCAACACAAGCCAATGAAACATCATAATGAGACCCATTGATGATGCAACAGTCTATGTACTTTTCCACAATATTTGGCGTTGACATACTATCCACTTAACTTATATACACAATATATTTTTATACCAAGATAGTAAGAGATGTCAAAGGATAAGGAGTTGATAGAAAGAGTATCCAATTTAGCGCTATATTCCAACTTGAAGGAGATGTTGTTATGGAAGAGATGTATATATATGACACACGGGCAATATGCAAAAGGCGAGCATTTGAATGACAAGATCTATATACACAAAGGTACTACAAATAATATCAAGAAGTTTGTTTCAAATCATCTGCAGGAACTGGCTTCCAAACTCCCTTTCAAGAAAGTTCCTAAACCTATTTACATACTACTTGCAAAGAAACTAGAATATGACTCAGCCAACTCCATATTGCCTGCAAGCTGCAAAGAAGCTTACAAAGATTTGAAATCAGGGGTATTAGAATATGCTGCACTGAAGGAGAAATATACTACTGACAATAATACAACTGTATATTCACAATCGGTAGGTAACAATGTACGAAATTATGATATATCTTGCTTTTTAGATAAAGACAATAAATTGTTGGATGCAACTTCTCCAGACATTGAGAAGAAAGAGTTTGTGTATGATAGGTTGGGTGCAGGAAATAGCATAGAATATCTCCAAAAATCTTCTTTGGCCTCTTATAAGTTCAATGAAAACTACGAGGTCATCATTTATGTCCCGAATTTGACAAGAGACTTGAAATATTTCACATCTTTCTTTGATTTTTCGAACCAAAATAAGTGGATGAATATGATATGCAGTGAAGACAGTGTGTTTTTAAGCATTATTCCATTTCAAAAGGATTACAAGGAAAGTATAGTAAAATCAGTAGGTGATGAAGCTTATGAAAGTAATGACAAGTTTAAAAAAATAGTAAATGACCTCAATGAAAAAAATGAATTGGAATACCCTTTTATAAAAGATATGTCATACATGTGTTTTAATATGGGGTGTGTTTCAGAATATGGAGAGGATCTAGATGAAATAGTTCCTACAGTTGGGAACACTTATGATGAGCAACTTAGTAATGCGCGGGCAAAAGGTCCTTATTTCCCCACTAAATGTCTGAGAACAGATTATTATAATAAGCATATGATAGATTTTGAAAAAGAAGATATACAAAAAGAATATAAAAAGGGGTTAAGGGAACAGTTGGTGAAAGATATTGATATTTTCAAAATCAATTATGAAAAAATACAGGCAGGTGAAACACCATCAGAAGGATATTCAAGCGACAATATTGTTGACGTAATCAAGGGGTCTGCTGCGCGTTTTCGTAATGAAAAGTACAAAGAAGGTACAAATGACAGCGAATATTCAAAAGAATATAACAGAAAGATATTGGCTGAACTGGCATACAGACACAATTCATTTCCTGGCGTCCAAGAGATTGTATTTCCCTGTTTTGTTTTGAATGACAATTTTGTGCAACTGCAAGAATATACCCATTTTATGCCTTGGGGAAATATCTTGTTAAAGCAACAGTATGTTCTCAGCGAAGGTGATGTAATCAAATTAGATGATACACGTTTTACATCTTTTAACAAGCTCTGGGAACTCAAGTATGATGAAACCCACAAGCTTTCTTTATTCAATCAGGGCTCAAAAATAAGAACAGTCATCAATTTTGATATGAAAAGATTTAGTAAAAGAAGTTTGGCATTTGAGAGTGGAAGCTTGAATCTTTATGCGTATGACGAAAATGATAACAATGACAATAGGTTTTCATTTTTTGCCGGGAAAGCAGATAGTATAAGCCCTCTTTCCATTGTAATAGAGAATAATGGTGTTATTAATGTGTATCAGAATGGTTTCAATGTCATTAGCAAATTATGATTTTTAACTTATGAGACTTATTACATATATGCTAAATAGTTCTATGTAATAATAGGAAGAGTAACGAGAGTACATAATTGATTTTATTTTGGATTTTCAAAAACTTTTTGTAATTTATATTTTATTTTCAATTATGTACTCTTCCTATTAAATATTTTACTTATTTTTATCAAAGAATTATAATGAGTGTGAAAACAGGCAACTACTATTCGCAGTGTTAAAGATTTATGGTATAATATATAATATAAGAATAGAATAAGAATAAGGAGATGCTAAGTGAATGGGATATCTTAGATTTGTTCTTCCAAAATCATAAATACCCCTTCACAAGTCACCATTTGGATAGTTACAGGGAGTTGATAAAAACACATATACCCAATATCATTAAATCTTACAACCCCATCACTATGATTAAGAATGATGATTTTAACAATGTTATCATGAAAGTCGACGTCTTTGTAGGCGGGGAAGAAGGTAATGATATATATATTGACAGACCAATAACATATGAGAACGGAACACCTAAGCTTATTACGCCAAATGATGCCAGATTGCGCAATTTGACATACGAAACACATTTGTTTGCCAAAGTCGTAGTCAAGATAACACATGATGGCAACAAGGTAATAACAAAAACATTTTCAAATGTTGCAATTGGAAGCATCCCTATCATGTTACATAGCGATGCTTGTGTGCTGAATAATCAAGGCTCCGAAATATTGAGACAACTGGGAGAATGTCCTTATGATATGGGTGGCTATTTTATAATTGATGGTAAGGAAAAAGTCATAATAGCACAGGAGAAGATTGTCACAAATAGGCTTTTTATAACCAAATTGAAAGATGATAAGAACTTCGGACATAAGGGTATTATCAGATGTGTGGCAGATAATGCTGCAATGGCTCCGAGAAGTGTTGAGTTCTATATAGTTAAAAATCCTGTATTAGGCGAAGCACAAGAAGATGATGACGAGGATGTGGGGGAAGATTTCCGGAGTTCCAAAGGAGCCATATATGTTTCGTTACCTTCATTTAATGGAAAAATACCTCTATTCATTTTATTCAGAGCCCTTGGCATTGTAAGTGATAAGGATATTTATTATACTATATTTGGAACTGGTATGAATGATATTGAAAAGAGTTTCTTTGACAATTTCATAAGACCTTCTGTTGCAGATGCTGGTTATGATTTTAATAAGAAGTTTGTCCCTGTTTTCACACAAGAGGATGCTCTTAATTACCTGAAGTTCAGAGTACAGTATGGAACACTAGAGCATGTCAGAACTGTATTGACAACTGATGTTTTCCCTAACATGACAGAGTTTAGTAACAAAGGTAAATATCTAGGTTATTTGACTTTACAGTTCATCAAAACTGTGAAAGGCATCTTGCCTCTAAGTGACAGAGACAGTTATATATTCAAACGTATAGATATCAGTGGATTTATGTTATCAGAATTGTTTCACGAGGCCTATGAGAAATTAAGAGATAGTGTTAGAAACATTATGGATAGTATGTACTACTATGGCTCTTGGAGACAACTACAAGACTATAATAATTTTATTACTGAAAATAATATATACAAAATGATACCATCCATGGTAGTTACAGAAACATTTTCAAAGTCATTAAAAGGTAGATGGGGACTTGCTTCTGATGAAGATCCTGAGTTGGGTAAAGTGCAGGACTTATCTAGAATAAGCTACATTGGTTTCTTATCACATTTGAGACGTATCAATATGCCATTAGATAGAAGCATAAAAATAACCAGTCCTCATAGATTGCATTCACAGCAATGGGGTATGATGTGCCCTTTTGAAAGTCCTGATGGCGCTTCAATAGGATATTTGAAGAATTTATCACTTTTGACGAAAATAACTGCAGGAATAAATGTAGAGGATATCAAGCAATGTTTGCTGGATATTGGTGTTATTCCATTGGAAAATTGTCATATTTATCCTAACAAAAAAATAACCAATGTATTTGTGAATGGAAGCTTGTATGGTATAACAGGGGATGCTTTGTTAACAAGCAGACTTCTTAAAGCATATAGACGAAATGGTCTCATCAATGCTCTGATATCTATATCATGGCATATTCCAACAAACGAAATAAGGATATTTACTGAGGCAGGGCGACCTTGCAGACCTGTTCTCATATTACAGAGAAATACCAGAGGTGTTAATCAAGTTTTGGCATTTAAACAGAAATATGATAATTGGTTTGATATGCTAAATGGAAGTACTGTTAAATTGAAGGATGATGAAAAGACAGACGACTATTACTATAAAAGTTCATACATAGATCCTCAGACTTTAAATCTTGGCAAAGGGACTAGTGGCGGATATGATAATGATGACAATGATGAATTATATAAAGGTGGTTACGAGGAAGAAGATGAAGATGATGATGACAAAACATTGAGAGAACATAGAGATAAGTTTAAGAAAATCCTCAAGATTTTAGAAAAAAACAGTGCGTGTATTGAATACTTGGATAATGAAGAAACAGATACTTGTTATATTGCTATGAGCCAAGAAGAAATCAACCCATATCATACACATTTAGAAATCCATCCTTCAACTATTATGAGTGTAGTGAGCGGGAACATACCATTGGCAAATCATAATCAGTCTGCTCGAAATGTCTTCCATGCAGCTCAGAGCAAACAAGCCATAGGAATGTATGCTACAAATTTCAATAAAAGGTTTGATACCATGAGCTACGTTTTGCATTATCCACAGAGACCAATTATAAACACGCGAATAGCACAATATACTTTGAGTGATTACATGCCCAATGGATTCAATACTGTTGTTGCCATCATGACATATACTGGTTTTAATCAAGAAGACAGTATCATGATAAACAAGGCAAGTGTTGAGCGAGGCCTGAACTATTTATCATATTACAAGTCTGTTTCAGCTACATCTAAAATTGTTTCGCAGAATGAAAGAATTATCTTTGGCAATCCTATCAAGTACAGAGATAGAGGAATTAAAGTAGCAAATATCAAGCATGCTGATTATAGTCTCATTGATGATAATGGGTATATCAAAGAAGGTTCATATATAGCCAAAGGAGGCAAAGCAGTCATTATAGGGATGTTGAATGTCAAAGACGTCTACAAGGAGGTTAAGAAAGGTGTTTTTATAGAACAAGTTAAAGAGACCATTTATACAGATATATCAATGACAACAGACAACTCCTTATTTGGTATTGTTGATAAGGTATACATCTCAAATAAATTAGCTGGTGAGGATTCTATCATCTGTAAGGTGAGATTTTTGAAGATAAAGAAACCAGAATTTGGTGATAAGCATGCATCAAGACACGGTCAGAAAGGTGTTATAGGCATGATAATACCTGAGGAGAATATGCCTTATACAAAGGACGGTGTGAGACCTGATATTATTATTAATCCTCACGCCATCCCTTCTCGTATGACTATAGGGCATTTGGTTGAATGTGCCTTTGCAAAACTCTGTTGTCTTGAAGGTTTGTTGGGTGATGGAACAGTTTTTATACCATTTGATGAAAAAGTGGTATACAACGGATTGGATAAGTTGGGCTTTGACAGCCATGGAAATGAGATACTCTATAATGGTTTCACTGGGAAGCAGATTGAGACTCAAATCTTCATAGGACCTACATATTACTTCAGATTGAAGCATATGGTTGCCGAAAAAATGAACGTACGTAATGTGGGAGCCAAAGTGCTTTTAACAAGACAACCTACCGAAGGAAGACGTAAAGGAGGTGGTTTGAGAATTGGTGAAATGGAAAGAGATTCTGTACTCAGCCATGGTGTATCTCTATTTATGAAAGAGAGTATGATGGAGCGTTCTGATAAGTTTAAATGGTGTGTTTGTAAGAGATGTGGAACTTTGGTATCTTTTAATCCAGTGAAAGACATAGGAACATGCACCCATTGCAAACAGGATGATATTGCATTAGTAGAAACTCCATACGCATTCAAGCTTATGATACAGGAACTGGAAGCCATGGGTATAGAGCCTCGTTTGAATACAGAAGAGCTTAATATGCCTGTAGAACAACTGCAAATTGTAAGAGACCAAAATGATAATGAAGATGAAGAAGATATAGAATACTTTGATATTGAAGAAGACAATAAAATAGAAAGAAGATGGGAAGATACCTATGATGAAAGTTTCAACAACCCTGTTCTAAAAGGTGGAGGCATTACAAGTTCTGAAGCAGATACTGGTGAAGTTTTAGAACAATCTGTTAAAGGAGGACATGATGATAATGAAGAAGATGAAGAAGAAGATGATGATGAAGATGATGATGATGATGATGAAGATGAAAATGAAGATGAAGATGAAGATGAAGATGAAGAAGATGATGATGATGAAGAAGATGCAATACCTGTTAAAGGAGGGCAAGACAAAGATGAAAAAGATGAAAAAGATGAAGAAGATGAAGAAGATGAAGAAGATGAAGAAGATGAAGAAGATGAAGAAGATGAAGAAGATGAAGAAGATGAAGAAGATGAAGAAGATGATGGTGACAAAGAAATATCAGAAACCACAGGTGGTGAAAATGCAAATGAAACAATTGAAGCTAATAAAAATGAAATGAAGGTTATAGAAATTGAATGAAGTTTATCTGAATAAAATATTATTTACTACAAATTAGATAAGAGATATTAAATAATGGATACAGGCGAAGCCATTGTTTATTTTGTTGTCATATTAGCTTTTATAGGTTTTATGGGATTAGTTGGGTATCTGACATATGATTATTTAGAATACAAAAAAAAACTGGCATCAAAATTAGTTAACTCTTCTAAAGATATCAATTATAACTTTGATATATCTTCTAGTAACTTTGACCTGTTAGATACAAAAATAACAGAACAGGGAAAGAGAATAACTACAAATAGCAATGGTATAAATGATAATATAAGTAGAATAAACAGCACTAGTAATGTCATTTCCAATAGAATTACAGAGACATCTAATATATTTCTAGGTCAGTTTACCAATACTAGTAATATTTTCAATAATTTTGATTCCGGGCTTAAGCAGTATTTTAATTTCAAAGAAGGAGATGCAAGTTTAGGTACTAATAACAAAATATTCAACTATATTTTTGGAGCAACAGCAGGAAGACAGCCTAATATGGACTTAATAAAACAAACTACTGCTATAGGTGGTATGACAATTGTATCATCAACACCTGGTACTGACTTCAAAATATGTAATTCTGCAGCAACTGATGCAAAATGCATCAATATGAATACTGATGCAAATGGTAATTTCAGCATAACGCCAAAATCTGTTGATAGCATTACTATTACAAATAATGATGCAACAGCACAGACACCTGCTACTGTTCTTGGCAAATTTGATACCAAAAATAAAGCAGTATATTTAGGAGGAGGTGATGCTGCCAGCGCTTCCTTATATACACAAGGTAATGATGTATATGTCAAGAATCTTAAGGTGCTTTCAACAGACGGTCAAACAAACAAACTACTAAGCTATAATTCAATGCAAAATAATGCATTATATACTACTTGTACTATCACTAACGCAATTCCTCCAGGTGCTGGTACAGTTGCTGGTACAGGTACAGTTGCTGGTACAGGTACTGGTACAGGTACAGGTACAGGTACAGTTGCTGGTACAGGTACAGTTGCTGGTACAGGTACTGTTGAACCATTTACTATGTATGAAGGATTTGAAGTGCAAGCATCTGCGAATGTTAGTTCAACTATTACTATCAGAATAAACTTCAAAAGCACTTATAGCTTGTCAACAAATCGTAAAATTTTTATGCATATACCATACATCAATATTGATGAGCTAAATAAACTAGGGTTGATTGTATCCACTAGTGAATCTTCTTCTACACCACAAATATTTGTTTCTCTTACCAAATCAGATTCGCCAAACAAATCATCTGAAATTACGTATGATAATAATTTAACTATTAGATTCAGAGATACATTACAAACTATAGAAGAAGGGTATGAGCTCACATTTAAAATTACTACAATAAATCAAGCCAATATAACTACATTATCATCTTCTGCAAATATTTCATTCGCAACTAGTTCATATTTCATATCTTGAATAAAATAAATCATTTTTATATTATAGAGTGTATTACATAATGAAAGTAGTAAATATCATATTACTAATATTATTGGTATTATTTGTGGTACTTAATATTTACTATTTATTCTATGTTAGAAGAGAGTGCTTGGAAAAAGAGCTGAAACGTGAGAAGTTTTTAACTTTTCAAGATGCATATACAGACGAACAATATGATACAGATAACACTTTCAGATTATGCAATCTAGGAGATTCACAATGTACGAACACATTTTCTTCTTTAGAAAGCAATGATGCAGATTTTCATAAAACATATTCGTTGTATCATGAAAATTATTCATTACCATTGATACAAGCTAACAACTATAGCAAATATAATGATGTTATGACAATGAAATCATTGCTATCATATAGGTGCCTGAAAACATCTCCTAAAGCCTTAAAAGCTGCAATTGAAGAAGCAACTATATCAGGCGGTCCAATTCCAACCATCTATAAAAAAATGTATCTTTTCAATGAGGATGATCTATATGCATACATTGCAACCTTGTTAAATGACGTTAAGTCTACATTAATAGATAACAGTAAAAATAAAAGCACGTCCAAAATATTGACCCCTGTATATGTATGTATATCTCAAGCGCCATTTTTGAGTTATCAAGATGAAATGATAAAATCTAGGTTTGATGTTACACACAATAAGAGAGGATTTTATAAAGAAACTAAAATAGGTGGTAAAAGAGAATATGAATTGGAGACTGGTAATGAAGTAAGTGATTCAATATCATCATTATATACTGAAATATTACTGGTATTTCCATTGTATACATTATCAGAGGGCAAATATGCTTTTGTAGATAATCAGAGCAGGTTGAATAGTTTTCTAAATGCTATTGTAGCTCCTCTTATTTCTAGAGATCAATTATGCTTCCTCAGATGTAATAAAAGCTCATTAAGCTGTGGTTGTCTTAATGCAACCCAAAATGATATGAAACTCAATGCCGAAACTAAGGAGCCATACATCAAAGAAGATATTAATACAAAAAGTATTCAACAATACAAGTCTACTTGTTTGGATCACACAGACCAAGAAACTAACTATTCCTTATTATATTATCTCAATCCATATAGTGGTGAGTTCAAAGACCTCTTAATGAATACTGCAAAAGCAGATGCATTGACTAATCCTTAATCTGAGCATAAAAAAAGTAAAAATTGTGGAATGTGTAAATTTAGTCGTCTTCGTCTATAAACTTTAATTTTCTGGCAACAGATTGTTTTGCAGGCTCTTTTGGCATCAGCTTGCATTGTTCTACTTGTTCCCAGAATGTGTATATTTTTGGCACCACTTCTTGCCATTTTTCCTTGTTAAAATGGACTTTTTGCACGTTTATCTTGTTAAGATACCAGTAAGTTTTCTTAAAGTGCTGTTGTATCTTAAGAGGCTCTAAACTTGCCATCTGATTTTCAATATTTAGAAGAGCTTCCCTTGGTGTTAATGTTGCATCACTGTATAAGTAATAATATTCTCTATTATCATTCATAAACTCTGCAATGACCCCATGGTTAATGGTACTGTTTGGTCCAATTGTTTGTAAGTATTCTTCATCATCTTCAAAAGTCTTGAAGTCACATTCAACATAATCACATTCCTCCAAAGAACATACAGCCAACTGACCCTGGATTTGCATCTGATATTTGACAGGAATGACATCATCTATAATTTTCCTGGAAATAGGACACTTAATCTCTATCATAACTCCTAGTTCAGTTATGCCATCAGGAGATGCACCAAAATGTTCGTTATTTTTGTCACATACAAGACCGAAATCATATATTTGTATGTCATTATATAATTGAGAGTAGCATCTAGATGCCATGGGCTCAAACATAGTTCCCCATTTTAATGCAGGGATGCCATTATAGTTTGTTGTATCAGTTACAATACCTGCCTTCTTCTTTGCCAATGACAATGAAACTGCACCCCCCTTAACGGCGTCATACAAGTCGCTTGCTGTCAATCTGTCCTTTCTGAGATCAAACCATTCTTGCGATCGTTGTTTCACAAAAGGAAGAGCCCTTAGCTGCTGTAAGACATGCCTGTAACCTTTAATTTGTTTTAATCTTTCAAGAATGGTATAATAATTATGTGATGTCAATTCCTTTTGCATTTTCTTTGCAATAGTTTGCAAGTTTTCTGTTCCTTTGTCAGCAGTAGGACTGCTATCATCAATATCTTCCAAATATCTTAAAATAACCTTATCAATACTGGTATCAGATATAGACATCATATTCAATATATAACATGATTTATATTTATATACCTTTTTGCAGCAGTTCCTGCTCGAGGTTTTTTTGATAAGCTTTAGAAGACTTAAGCTTCTTGTCAAGTGTTGCATTGATTAAATTAAGGGTCTTCTTACTATGATAATCAATTTCTGATGGGTCCTTTGTCATTTTTTTATTTTTACATGATTTTATCTCATAAAGCTGTTTTATTTCTTCTGTCTTCCTCGTTAGAAGCTCGTCAAATGCTTGTACGTCCATATTGTGTTTACTGTGGTAATAATATATGCAATATAATCATTTTTTATATGCATATAAGTTAGCGTATAGTAAATGAAGTTCACTAACAAAGAGTTCTTGTATCTTGTGATGTTTGTATTGGTTATTGTAATAGTAGAGAATATGGCACAATTTTGTTTGAAAGAATATCAAAAATGTAATGCATTATACTGGTATCTTATGGGTGTTGTACTGTATGGTGCTATAGCTTTTTTACTAGTTCTTTCATTCAAGTATGAGAAAATGGCTATTGTAAACATAATGTGGGGAGGTCTTTCTGCCCTTATACTTACGTTAGTGGCTTACTATTTCTACGGAGAAGAATTGTCAAGACTGCAGATACTAGGCATTATTATCATTTTGATAGGAACTGCTATGTTGCACTTGGATGCATGATGTTCTAATCTTTGATTTGTTCTAATCTTTGATTTGTTCTAATCTTTGATTTGTTCTAATCTTTGATTTGTTCTAATCTTTGATTGTTTTTACTGTGATTTCATAGTTGTTGATGTCAACATACTGGTAAGCGCTTGTACCAAAAGCCCTTGAAATACCAGTATCAACATACCAAACTATATCATGCAACACACGTACACTTTCTACTGTAGTATGACCTATAAACATGTATACACAGCCAAGGTTCTGCAGCATCTGTTTTGTGTCTTCAGCATTATCAAGCTCTCTGTTCCATAGAATACCTTCAAAGCCCAAAATGACATTATCAAATATCTCCTTATCTTCAATTAAGACTTTTTGACTTTGCATAAAGTTCTTCCAGATTACATTGAGATAGCTGAGGTCTTTGTTATGTTTTTGAAGGATTTCTATATGCTGTTTGCGAAGTCCTGCGTGGCAAAATAACAATGTGCCAATTTTTACCACAATGGGTCTGTGAGATAGAATATGAGAAAGACTTCCAGTGGGTTTGAATAACTCTGTCCGTGTGTTAGGATTTTTGATGCTCTTTTGAGAAACATAAGAAAAATTTCCTATGACATTCATAAGCTCGTGGTTTCCTATTAAAGATATGACTAATCCTCCTTTGGTTTTGGCTATAATATTTAAGAAATTTGTAAAATGTAGCATTTCAGTATCGTCTAGGACTTCCCAATCCTTGATAGCAGCATCTCTGTTAGCACTATCTACTTGGTCGCCCAATTGTATGACAATCGTATTTTTTGGTTCAGCTATCCACTCTATGTTTTTGTTAATCACTTTTGCATCTATGAGAATATTCTTGAAACGCTTGACATCTCCATGAATATCCCCAATAATCACCACCCTCTCTGCACTAGGATATTCATAAATAATATCATCATTAATCATCCTTATATGTTATGTATATATATAGATTTTAGTTTATTTTTAAGTGAATAGATAGACTTTCATACTGAGTTATTATGAACTGCATATTTAACATTATCATTAGCTATTTTATTTTCTCTGATAAGTTCTTTTTCATCATTATCATAAGTACCATAACTCAAATGGTCTGTTTTACCTCTTATATGTTTTGTGGTCAAAAGCTTACAACATTTATCACAAACAAAAGCATTCATTATGGCTATATATTCGAATTTATATTATTTTTAAATAAATATGTAATTTTAAACGGACTGGCCTATAAATATTAGTTAAATTGTCAAAGCATTATGTTGCAATATACTATGTTTATTATATAATATTTCAAAAGGTCTACATTTTTGTAATTTTAAATGTATATATAACTATTAGTGATTTTTGTCAAAGCATTATGTTACAATATAATATGTTTATTTTATAATATTTCAAAAGGTCTACATTTTTGTAATTTTAAATGTATATATAACTATTAGTGATTTTTGTCAAAGCATTATGATACAATATAATATGTTTATTATATAATATTTCAAAAGGTCTACATTTTTGTAATTTTATTTGTATATATAACTATTAGTGATTTTTGTCAAAGCATTATGATACAATATAATATGTTTATTATATAATATTTCAAAAGGTCTACATTTTTGTAATGTTAATTGTATATATAACTATTTGTGATTTTTGTCAAAGCATTATGATACAATATAATATGTTTATTATATAATATTTCAAAAGGTCTACATTTTTGTAGAGAGAGAGATATTGGTTTTCCAAAAAGAGTGCCAAAGGGTCTCTCAAGCTTCCCAAAAAACTTTTGCAAATTTATTACTTACCCAGCGAGACATTATTGACTCTAGCAATTATATTATCAATATCACTTTGGCAATATTCTTCATAGTATTTCAGGGTTTCTAGCCAGGAAAGTGCCTGAAATGTGCCTTCTGTTTCATAAATAGACCAAAACTGGTCCAATGCACTTTGCTTCAGTTCTTGCATTTACATTATTTAAGACAATAAATTGTTATATACATTATAATAATATGAATGTTTTTGAGTTAGATGAAATAGTATATGAAGATCATGTAGTACCCACAGGACCTATTGATAATACACAAGGAGTAACTGTCATTATTCCTTTATATAATGGTATTGAATTTTTAGAACAGGCAGTGCTGTCTGTTGTGAATCAAACACATGAAAACTGGGAGCTCATCATTGGTGTAAATGGATATCCCCCCAATTCTGAAGTAGAACAATCAGCAAATGATATCCGAAAAAAATATAAATATCATAAGCATAAAATCATTGTCAGGCATTACACCACACAAGGCGCCCCTCTAACCCTAAATGCACTTGCAAAAGATGCTAAATACAACCTTGTTGCTTTTTTGGATGCAGACGACTACTGGGCGACTACAAAACTAGAGAAGCAGCTTCTATATGCTAATGATTATGATGTTATAGGAACACATTGCAGGTATGTAGGCAATCTCAATTTTTGCCCTAGTATACCATTGAATGATGTATCGTCTCATGATATTTTCCATATCAATCCTATGTTGCATTCGTCTATTCTTATCAAAAAGGAACTGGTACAGTTTGAAGATCACTTTGTCTATGATTATAACCTATGGTTCAAACTCTTTTATGAAAAGAAAAGGTTCTTCAATGTCCCTGAGATCCTAATGTACCATAGAGTACATGACAGGAGTGCTTATAATAACTCCAACCAAAATCATTTAGAAGATTTAAAAGCTAAATGGAAAAAAATATATGATGAACGCAACACAAACGACCCTAATGAGCCCTAAAGTATTCGCCCCATAGACGTTTTAGTTCATTTACTTTGTCATTATTGCTGAAATTAAAAGCACTCTCATTGTGTATTCTGTGATAGCATAAAATCTTGTCAACATTGTAAAACTTCTTTTTCAGATAATACAGTTTGAACCACATACTATAATCGTCTAATCCAACAATTGGTCTAACATAATTCACATCATCCCAGAAAGCATCTTGTTTCCTAATAATTGCACTTGAGTTTATAATAGGGTTATAATCAAATATATTATGAAACAATGCAAAATCTCCTACTGGAATTGGTGGTGAACCAGATTTTTCACCGAAATATTCACATTTTCCTCCTACAACATCATATGAGCTCAAATACGGAACTTGCAATTCTAACTTGTCAGGAATCCAATAATCGTCCACATCTAAAATAGCTATGTATCCATATTTACAATCTGCAACCATGGCATTCATTGTATTTGGCTTCCCTTGTGTATCATAATGTTTTACAAGGACATCATATTTTTTGTCAGGGTCCAAGTTTTCTATAATGGTCTTTGCTTGTTGTTCTATCTCAGAGTTCAAAGCATATCCGTTTATACCAACAATAAGTTGCCAAGATTTATAAGTTTGTTTTATAACTGACCCTGCAGACTGTTCCAAATATTCAATGCCATTGTAAAGTGGTATTAGAACACTAATGCCGTCTACAGTTCTCCCGCCATTGTCTTCATTTCCTGGCACTTGAGGAACGAAGTTTTCATTGGATACCTTGACGCTATCTATGTCATAAACATTCATTATTGGTTCTTGAATACTATGATAATGTAATTTTTATATGCTTGTGCCAAAAGGCTTATAAGGAAACCGCAACATAATATTACATATAATGTCAAAACTAAATGTATATGTCATCTATTCCCCTCATTTAGAAGAGAGGCAAAAATATATTAACAGTACTATTGATTTTTTGAAAAAGACAACTGAGAAGATTGGATATACATTTAATATCAGTGTCATAACAGAACCTTCTAAAGAGTTTATAGACAAAAACATAGATACATTTAATAAGCGCGTCCAGTACGAAAAGTATCCTGATACTTCCAAAGGAAATAGAGATTTCAATGCTCTTATTCAGCCTTTGAACTCGTATCAAATATCTAATTTTGAAAAACACAGGGAAATATACAAGCATATCAAAGACAAATCAGATGACGAGTTGCATATGATTATAGAGGATGATGTTGTCATAGGGCAAGAATATACTCATAATATAGAGCAATTATTCAAGAAATTGAAAGAAAACAAATTTGGCGATTGGGATATTCTTTTCACTTGTTTGCCATCTCTCAAACAGGAAGATAAAATGCAAATCATGCATGTGAAGGATGTCTTCAGCACATTGATGTGCAAAAGCTCATATTTGGTGAAAGCATCCCTATGCCAGAAGTTGTATGAATATACTAATGTTTTTAAGTTTACATTGAAGAACTGCCTATCACGTTTCTTCTATGAGAATGAAGATGTAAAAGCAATGTATTTGAATAAGCATACCTTTTTAGAAGCATCTAAGATTGGTATTGTACCAACTACTGTCAACCCAAATAACTTTTTATTTCAAAACAATCAGTACATACAATTATCTCATCTATCAAATAGCCCTGAAATAACTGAAAATATAATAAAGGAGGCTGAAAAAATATACGAATCATCTAAATCCATTGATAGTGCAGATATTCTTCACATAATGGGTATAATTTATTTCAAATACAAGGACTATGTCAATGCCAAAAAGTTCATGTCTGATGCTATTAGCAATATGAAGAAAAATAAGGGTTATCTGCAACAAAACAGCGAATTGCTTAATAACTGTATTAATATTTATCAATTCGATCAAAGCATGTTGGAAGAATGCAAATTGAGTGTTCCAAAGTATTCTTAGGCATCTTCGGGTGGCTTCAGAGCATTCTCAATATTATTAATACGCTCAGTAATACCATTGAACTGAACCCCAAATTGAGCCAATACTTCTGTTACTTGATTTATTTTTTCATTCAAGGTAGAAACATCTTGTGGAGATGCATACTCAGTTGGAAGAACAGCTAGCTTATCATTAACAGCTGTTAAACCAGTTTGTAATGTTTCAAGACACATGTCATGGGCTTCTAGCTTAGAGTTGACAGATGATAAATCAACCTCTGTTGAGACACTGCTTCCTACACCAGCACCTGTGCTACTCAAATCATTGATTTTCTTCTCTAACTCATTCAACTTAGAATATATATTTGCAAAGACCATTTCCTATATTTAGTGAAATATAATATTTTTACACAACTTGACCCAATCATATATAAAAAAATGATTATATCTATTCTATAATTAGATAGAGGATAAATGATTATTCCAATAAGATGCTTTACATGTGGTAGAGTTATGGCAGACATCTGTGACTATTATGAGAGAGAAAAAAGCAAAATAGAAGAAGATAAAAATGTAGACCCTATGTATAAAAACTTTGAAAAGATACATACCAAAAAGATATTGGATGATTTAGGACTGAAACGATATTGCTGTAGACGCAACTTGATATCCAATGCAGATATGATGCATATTATATAGAATAAGATATTATCTTATATACCATTAAGGAGAAATATGGCTGAAAATAATAACAATAATGAATTAGATATTCAAAACATGGATGAATATATTGAAAAACGAATTGAAATCAAATTAAATGATTTATTACAGACATTACCAGACAAACCACTTACACCTGATGTGAAGCGCATTTACGAAATGACAGTCAGTGAAATATATATAAACACATTGCAGACAGCTATAGATATTTTAAATGATTTGACTGAAATATATTCAAATAAAAATTATGTTGATAGTTCTAATTATATGACACTGATAATGAATATCCTATTAAAAGAGAACAGAAAGATATATCTAGGCATATTGCTTGTCGTCATGTCTTTTATTTTGTATTTTATTGATGGCGCATCCGTGTAAAATAATAACTTATTTACAAATAAAGGAAATTATATGTTATACTTGAGCCAGAGTATACCACAACATTACTATATTGTTGTCATAAGTATCATATTCTATTTTTTGAATAAACTCAGCACTCAAGGCCTGCTATCTATTATCATAAGTGCTATCATTATATATTTCCTAATATCAAAATATCAAGAAGAACACGCCTTACTTCAAAACTCTGCAGAAAAAGCAGAAAATAAACTAAAAAACGAAGTTTCTGATACCAAAGCTATGAATACAGATGTCTTCTATATGAAAGAAACCTCTAAAAATTTGAAATTTTTGATGAAGGACCAAGAATTGATAGATATATTAAATAACATTCGCTTTATTAAGAAGTTTGACAAATCCAGGTATACAAACATTATTATCTATATGGATAAATTAATGAAAATATACATATACATTTTATCAGATAGGTATGATGTAAATACTCATATGCCTATTTTTACAGATATAAAAACTCGCATTATGGAAATATTTTATTCATTGGTTTTTGTTGTACCAGAACAATTTAAACATATTTATGGGCTTGACCCTTATGTTGAGATCGAAAAATCTCAAAATGCCTTCGTGGCTAAAACAAGGAAAATGCAAAAAATTCTTCAAAATTACAATCATATTGCCAAACAAAACGTGCATTTCAATCATAACAAATATACTCCATATGAAAAAAATAAAGAACACGTTTTACCTTAGACAATGACTGATGTGTATGCAGATAAAGTATTATCAATATTATACACACCAGCTGTTTTTTGGTTATCTAGTCTTAAACCTGATAAATCGCGCAAATCATTACTATACATTAATTCATCACCCCAATTGGACGAAGAAAACAGTCCTCCGCTTTGCTCTGGTTTCCTTGTCCTAGGCTTCTTAACAGGCTTCTTAACAGGCTTCTTAGCAGGCTTCTTGGCAGGCTTCTTAGCAGCACTAGGCTTGCCTTCTTTAGAATTAGCTTTGTATTGCTTATAGTATTTAGGTATAATAATAGAAAATGTTCTTACAATAGCAATTATTTTGGCTTGGCCTTTAGGACAGGTTAAACATCCTCCACTTTGTTTCATATTTTTACATGTATTGCACCCAGCCTGCATTCCTCCTTTTAATGTCGAAAATTGTGATCCGTAATCAGCACCGCCCAAATTTGTATATGTACTATCAACAGACAATGTATTATTTTTAGATGCTTCATAATCTGATGTTCTTGTTATTTGTAATGCGTTTGCATCAGCTTTTAATTTATCACCATTAGCATCGTTATCAAAAAAATTCTCATTTAAAATAGATGAAAGACGAAGTGAACCACCTCGAGACTTAGGCATTTAATTCTATATATTGACAATACAAAAATATATGTATATAAAAATATAATTTGTTATGTAAAGTAAAAGAAATGATTGAGCTTAGTCTTGATGCCTTGAAAGAATTATCATCAGACATGAATGAAAAAGATGATGATGAAATAAATGCTAAATATAATATTGATGTCAATGAACTTGAGGATATTATTTCAGAACATGTAGAACAATCATATGTCAATAATGATATTTATCATATGTTTCCAATTATGACAATGGGAATAGTAATACTAAACGCAGTTTTCTTCATGTATATTAAGCCATAAGGGAAAACAGAGCATAATAATTTATTTTTTTTATGTAAAGAAAGGATATTCTTATGAATACAATTTTACCCTTCGGTGTTTCAAGACTAAATACAGCATCGTCAAAATTCAATCTGGATACTGGGTCTGTGTTAATTGGTTTAGATGCAGGAACACAGTTATCAGACGTAGACAATGTGTTTGTAGGAAACTCTGCAGGTTCAAAAAGTACATTTGTTTCAGAATCTATATTTCTTGGCATGTATGCAGGGCAAGAAATACAAACTGGTAAAAAGTCCATTATAATAGGTAAGGATACATCAGCACAGTATCTGAATAAGAATAATATTATTTCTATTGGATATAATAATATATCTACGGACACTATTGGTATTGGTTCAAATATAATAAGCGAAGGTGTTCACAACATCTTATTGGGTAAAGATATAAGCTCTATTGGTAATAGCACATTTTCATATGGTAAGGGTATTAATGTAAAAAACAGTCTATATTTCTTCAATTCATTACTGTATCACAATAATAACATTTACATTGATGGGTTTGATAAAATTGGATTGCTTGATATCAAATCAAATACAAACTATTACAGTTCAAATCTTTTCCATATATCATATGAGTTCGATAACACCATAAGACATCCTAATACTATGTTTAGAAATGAAACTGATATTATATTTCAGTTTATGCCACAGTCTGCAAATACATTCATTTTTAATCTTAGTTTTTATGATGATAATGACAAAATATTAATTGAATTTATATTCAAAAACAATGCCATAGAGTACATAAATAATGATAATACTTTATATACCAACAATCAGTATTCATTTATACTCCCACAATCTACTTATAGTTATGACAAATACAATACTATTCATATTATTAATAATGACAAGAATTATATGTCATTGTCAATATATATAAACCCTATATATAATGGTTTGAATGTTGATAGGTATAAATCTGATAACATAGCACAAGGTAAAATTGGCAATATAACAAATATGAATATAAAAGGCATCAAGCTAGCGTATAGATTGGGTGATGACTATAATATTATCAACTCAAATTACGTATTTGCATATGATTATGAACGCAAATATTACAAAAAGCTTCCTACGGAACCTACGGAACCTACTGAACCTACGGAACCTACTGAACCTACAGACCCTACGGAACCTACGGAACCTACGGAGCCTACGGAACCTACGGAGCCTACGGAACCTACGGAGCCTACGGAGCCTACGGAGCCTACGGAACCTAACAATAATAATACAGACCCCATATATGACAACAGAATTGATTATGATGCATTCAATAATGCTGCTTTGGCATTATCTTTTAAAGACTTGATTATATCAGTCAATAACCTAAACACAAATGGTTATAATGTTGCATACGGAAAGGAATTAAATATTAAAGGCGTAAACAATATTTCTATAGGCAAATCACAAAATATAGAAGGAAATAACTCTATCATCATAGGCAACTATATATCCACCAACACAATGTATAAAAATTGCACTGATAGTATAATTCTAGGTAATAGTAATTTTGTCAACACATTCAATCAAAACGCTATTGTTATTGGCAACAATAATTTCACAGCTTATTATGATGAAGTTGAATTTTATGATTTTTTACATAAGCATCCTATGATATTTGGTAATGGAATTGAAGACACAGATTATAATTTGAATATTGATAACACTATAGCTAAATATGAAAATGACAAATCAAGTAATGAACTTCTGATGACAGGTGTCAAGTGCAAATATGATATTTATCTTCCTGTTGCCATAGGCTTCACATCAAACATAGATGTTCCTATCAAGAATATTTACAAGTTTAAAGAGGCGTCTAATGTGTACACAGTGATTGAAACAGTAGAAGAACCATATACATATTATGCAGATGGTATACTTTATACAGATACTCAAATAAACGAAGTTGAAAAGACGATGATTGATGTATATATAGATAACCCTAAGGTTCTTTCAGATGATAAATATGCCCTTTATATCAATCATGGTATTTATTCAGATACTTTATCATTATATAATACATCAAATTATAGTTCCAAGTTTTCTAAGAATGAAAGCTCCAAAAAAAATATAAATTATGTCATGCCAGAAACACCTGAAACATATCATGACAATGATATCATATTTTTGTCATATACAATAAATAATGATAACAATACACTTTACTGGAATACAATAGATAATGCTTTTTTAAATTCAAATATAAGTGCCAAAAGCATATCTTCACTTAACTTTATAGGTGTAGGGAGCAATTTAAGAGGTGTTAATTTGCGTGACAGGGATACTTCAATGTTGCCTGAAGGAAACAATCTATACTTTACATCTGAAAGAGCAGGAAATATAGCAAAAGCTTCAAATGTCATATCTATGAATTATACTTTAGAAACATCAAATCTTATATCTCATCGCATATCAAGATTGGATACAAATGATATAGCAGAAGGTGGTGATAATTTGTATTATACTAACCAACGGTTTGATGACAGATTGTTTACAAAAACATTGGACTATATACATAACGGCGATAGTAACAGATTCATAACAAATGACATTTATACAAACAGTCTCCTCATAACAGGGACGCTTACTGTAGGCAAAATACAAGTACTTGGTATTGATTTTCATAACAATAACGGACAAATAGAGTTCGCTACGAAATCACAATTCAACGATTTGAAGTTAACAGTAGATAATCTATCTGATCTTGTTAATTCTCTGCAAACTAGGGTATCTGCACTGGAAAATGCATAAATTAATCAAATCTTAGCAGACATTTGGTCTTGATAATGTCATGTGTATTAGCTATGGATTTGTTTTTATTTGAATTACTATTAATCATTCTTGTATATATACTGTCGTAATTTTCAAGTGCATAATCAATAACATTATTGTTGAAGATCCATCTGAAAAAATTCAGCTGACCTACAGTCGTTTCTACATGCACCTTAGTTTCTAGATTGATGAAGAAAGTTATCCTATAATGCCTGCGAAAAGAATCAAAATTAAACTTGCTATAAGATTTCAGCTGCGCTCTATAGTCTTGGTATAAATTAACCTTTCTATGTCCTCCTTGGATATCATCAGGTAGTTCTTTGTAAATAGTTTTATTTTCATCAATCCAATAATAAATATTATGTGATTTAGCATAATGTGTAACAAGCCATTCTATAATTCGCAGCGACAATTTATGCTTTCCTTCAATAATCTCTTTGAATAAATATTTATATTTTTCATTTTTGTTATAGAATTCAGTTAATGACGTTAATAATAGACATTGTCCTAAGTCATTCATGGTTATTTGATAAAATGTTATATTCCTTAAGTACTTGCGCGTTAAGTTCTAGTGTTTTGAGACACATGAAAGAAAAAAGGATAATGCTGTAGCATTTGCTTAGATCTTTAGAAAGAAGGGCTGCTGCCTATTTCCAAGGTATTTTGACGAATATCAGGTTCTATGGTACTAATCATCCAAGGTCCTACAGGGGCCTGAGGATTAGGCATTTCAGAACGTAATTGTAAATTGGCATTTCGCATAGATTGTCCTACGGTATTAACACCAATGTGATATCCTGCAGTTAAATAATTCTGGTCGTGGATATCCCCAGAACCTGCAGGATTGAGCTGAGCCCACTTGGAATCAGCAGCATCTTTTGGAAGCAAATCTTGTGCTGTCAATCTGTCTCTAGGAAAACATGCTTGTGAGTTTGCTCCTGCGCTACTTGGACTAACTTCGCTTGCCAATGATCCAGATTCGAGACCTGCGGGGTATGGAGCATTTTCAAAGCCTTCTTTGAGGGCGTTATTATTGGAAAACGCCTGCTTCTTCTCATTAGAAAAGTTTTGCTTACTAGTATCAAGATTTGCATAGGCTCCGTTGCCATTGGGATTGCTACCTCCTACAGGACCGATACCTGAGTTTATATGATTTAAGTTGACAGACATATTTGCAACATCTCCAACAGATCTAGAAGCCTGCATAGGAGCATTTTCCATAGGCTCCAAATATGCACTACATTTGGAATTATAAGTTAATAGCAATAGCAATGAAAGCAATAATAATATGACAATCGAAAATGAAACAACTACCGGCGTATTATTAGTACCCATTTGTATATACTTACTATCTCTATCTATTATTGACAACAGATAATATTCTAAACAAAATTATTTTTTAGATAGATTTTATTTTATCTTCTTGGTTGCGAATATTTTCATTTATTTGTTTTAATTGATCTTCCCATACTTTACCATAACTTGACTGCAATTTTTCAAAATGTGTTTGTATGTCACTATAGCTTGCTAAGAGCATATCCATTGTTTCTCGCAGTTTCAAAACCTTGTTGTCTGTATTTTCTTTCAAACGCTTAATGTTGTCTTGCAATTTGTCCTCAACATCTACTTTTACATGACTATGGCTATATACAGCATCTGAATGTGTATCCATTATATCAATAGATTTTATGATCCATTTATGATTAGCATTTTCTTTGTAAAAGTAAAGACCTACATGCTGAATCTCACAGTTTATAACACACTGTTTGAGGTTTTTGATATTGCCTATAGTTTCTACGACACTGTCCAATGTAGGGACAGTTTTATTATTTAGCATATATTTTGTAAGATGATTATAAGATACTATGACATCAATTGTATGTGATTGGAGACAGTAAGACTTCTTATACAATTCTTGCACTTCTTCTTTGCATAATGATTTGTTGAACCATGTGGTAGATTGTTTAGATATTATATCCATTGTATCATTATCAAACTCTACTAAACTATTTGTAACATCAATATTTACATTAGAAGGAATATATATTGATATCAAATAACCTTTATTGTCAATAAACTTGTGCATAGATTTGATTTTGACGTCAGATAAAAAATACTTTACTGGTCTTTCTGTTGATGACACAAACTTATTGTTCTTTTTGATAGGATGTGTGAATATCATTGTCAAAAATAATAATCTTTTTATTCTGCTATAGAGTAAGATATAGGTATAATACATGGCAACGCATGAAAAACCAAACGAAATAGACGATAGTAATTCTGTTGTAAATATATTTATTGATTTTATCAAAGATGAGCTTTTGAAATCCGATATACGCAGCGAAATAGTAGGTCCATTACTCATGTATTTGTTATATTACATTATTCCATTTGTTATTACTATAATACTGTTGAATTTTGTTTTAACTATATTGGCTGTTTTCATTGTTTTTTATGTATGTAAATAAAAATTATTTTATACTTATTATTATAGAACAAGAAATCATACATGGACGACACTTTGACGGGCGGAGGTAAAAGAGGTAGAGGAGCAAAAAAGAATACTGTATCAAGACCTAGATCAGCATCACCTGTCAAGACTGCTAAAAGATCACCATCTAGAAAGCCATCTAGGAAGCCTGGTAGCAAAGGCGGGATTGATTTGACCCCTTTTCTTACATCTTTATTACTCTTAGGCTCTCGCATGGCTTTTGACAAGAAAAATCCTAGTGCTGCTTTCTCACGTCTTCTTAAGTCTGCCAAAAAGGGTCTGCCAAAAATTGCCAAGGGTAGAATAGTTAAGAAGACTAAGAATGGTGTAGCCAAAAAACCACAAAGAAACTATCGCGGCGGTTCTTCTGCTGAGGACATGGAAGAAAATATTTTAGAAATGTTTAACAATACAGACCCAGATGTTGGTGTTGATAATCCTCTTGCTAATATGCAAGAAGGAGGAGGAAGGAGAAGAAGATCACGCTCGCCAAAGCGCAAGTCTCCTACTGCATCAAAAAGAAGCAAGTCTCCAAAGAGATCTGCTTCACCTGTATCACATAATGGAGGAAAGGCAAAGGCCGCCAAGCCCAAGGCTACTAAGGCCAAGGCTACTAAGCCCAAGGCTACTAAGCCCAAGGCTACTAAGGCCAAGGCTACTAAGCCCAAGGCTACTAAGGCCAAGGCTACTAAGCCCAAGGCTACTAAGCCCAAGGGCACACGTGCTCCTAGAAGCCCTAGACGAATATAATCACTAGATAACATATTCCATCATTTTTTTATTATTATTATGAATAATTGATAATGATACTAGCTGTTTACAATTGTCATAAACATCCTTATTTTTGATAATGAACCATCCTCGACTATAAGTATCCTCATATGTCTCGAAGGGTTCTTTATCAATCTTATAGATGATACCCTTGCAGCTAATTATAATATATTCCATCGTACAATAATATATGATGCGAGATTTTAAATCATTTTTTTATCATTTATAAAGAATAAAATGGAACAAGAAACACTAGATGAAATACAAGCATTTTTTGACTTTGATACAGCACAAAAGGATATCATATTAAATAAGCTGATAACAGATAATATTATAACAGGGGATAAAATAGATATATCAGAAGATGTTTACAATGATACATGCATAGATGAATGGGCTACCACTCTACCTATATTATATGGCAGCAAGATCCTTATGCGAAAACTAATCAAACATCCTATTAATAATGTTGATATTTTACAAAAACGGCAGAATACTCAAATCAGTTATGAAGCCGACATAGAAATACTGAAAGAATATGAGAATGATATTCTATGGATTTTCAAGATAGCTGGAGAAATTAATGATAATTCAGCCATACACATATTATTCCCATCATCCTTTATCATAAGCTATATGAATTATATAGAACAGGTGCTAGATTTCTATCACATCTACAAAATATACATAATACCTATGACATCATTATTATATCCTATCAGTACCTTCTTGGCTCCATATTACTATCTTAATAGGTATCTGAATATGAATATATCATTTCAATCATACATAGAAATATTTTGGAATATAATAAAATATTCTGTGCAATCCTCTGGCAATATCAAAGCAGATTTGGCGAAATTCATTACAGTGTTTTTCTATATAGCCATATACATTTATAACATGTATCAGGCCTTTGAATTTTCAATATTCCTCTACAATACCAAACAAAAACTGCATTCAAAAATGAAAGGTCTTCTACATTTTGTAAAGCATTCTCAACATATTATGAAAAATCTTCCTGATGATATCATCTCTATATTCTTCAATATAAAAGAAGATTTCAAGGACATCAAACTTCATAATAGCATGACAGATATCTATAAGTTGTGGAAAGATGATGATCTAAAGAGCAAACTTTCATCATTATTAAAAACTATCTATGCTGTGGATGTCATTGATAGTATTACGAAACTGTATATGACGGATGAATGGGCTAAGGTATCCTATGTAAATGATAAAAGCGTCATTTGGGATGCTAAAAATCCTATTTTGAGTTCTAATCAGACTTCAAACCCTGTTAATCTTTCAAAGAATATTATCATCACTGGCCCCAATGCAGGTGGTAAAACAACATATGTTAAAACTATCTTATCAAATATTATTCTAGGACAAACATTTGGACTGACATACAGTACAAAGAGCAATCTTGTGCTGTATGATACTATCAGTTCATTTATGAGAATATCAGATGTGCTAGGGTCCAAATCATATTTTGAAGCAGAGGCAGAATATTGCTTGAATATGATAAAGAAGGCGACTGATATATCCAGCAAATCAAAAAGAGGCTTGTTCTTGATGGACGAGCCAATGCATTCAACACCGCCGACAGAAGGTATGTCTACAGCTTATGCAGTTGTTGAATATATTAGTAAACTTTATGGTATATCTCTAATAATAACCACTCATTTTCATAAGCTCATTGTATTGGAAGAGTTATACCCAGATAGGTTTGTCAATTTGTCTGTCGATGCTATACCAAAGGAGAAGGGCTTTATATTCCCATATAAAATTAATAGAGGGCATTCGTATTTATGCATTGCTATAGAACTTTTAAATTGTAAAGAGTTCCCTTCTGAAGTTATAGACAATGCGATTAAAATGAAAAACAAAATATGTTCTGATTTTAATAAATAAAAATGTATAGTTTTTTATTTGAATCTACATATATGACATTAATTGTGTTAGCCCTTCTCATATTTCTAGTCCTGTTTTTATGGAGAAAGCTAACTGTATTAGAAGGCAACTTCTATATTCTAGAAAAGAGAGTCAATTTGATGAAAAAGGAAAATAGAGAAACTAAATTGGCAAAGAGCATTGAACGCTCAAATATTGTTATGAATGAAATATTTGGCGATGCTGTACCCTCAGATGTTTACAGATCCGTTGGTAGCTGTACTTTTCCCATACCTGAAGTAGACACAGATATATCAACTATTATGATGTCAGGTACTGAAGGTACTGAAGGTACTGAAGGTACTGAAGGTACTGAAGGTACTGATGAATGTACTAAAGGTACTGCAGATACTGACGCAAGTAACGCAAGTAACGCAAGTAACGTAAGTGACGCAAGTAACGCAAGTGACGAAAATGTTAAAATTACTTTCACTGACAATTTTTCCAATGATTTGGATAAGAAGATTGAGGAAGCTATTGACTCTGTTGATATTATCAATGCTTTGGATATGAGCGAAAGCAAGGAACTAAAAGATATAGATACTTTTTCAATTGCTTCAGATATAACGTTTAATGTAGATGAAAAGTATTCGCAGAAAAAACTTAGCAAGCTTAATCTAGACAGATTGAAGGATGTGTGTTTGCAGCTCAATATAAATGGTGATGGAACAAAAGCTCAGCTAATTACAAGAATACTAGAAAACAACAAATAAAAAATATTATTATTGAATAGATATAAGATGAGTTGTTGTAGTTCTAAAGAACCAGTTCCCCATTGTCCTGTGAAAATGTCTGATGGTCGAGTATTTACAGACTATAGACCTCGCTGCTCTGTCAATGCAGAGTTATTGAATGATCTTGCTACCAAGAATATGATGAGAAGTAGCTACGAAAGCAGGATGTTTTTGCAAGAGAATGCAGAAGTTATTATGCAAAGAAGTAGAGCACAATCGTTGAATAATTTAGCTCCCTGTGCTCCTTGTAACAGACCCTTTAGTGATGCAGGTACTATGTACCCTCAACAATATGTTGTTAAATGCTCTGCAACTAGCTGCGAAAAGGTGGAAGTAAATCCTAATGGTTTGGGAACTAGCACAAGGCTTTATTAGACAGACCATATTATTTTTGTAATCATATATGATAAATAATTCTATATATACATTATAGAAGAATTGTAATAATGATTTTCGACGATGAGTATGTTTATTGTCAGGTAAATATTGTTGCCAATAATAAAATACTTTTGAAAGGGAATGTAAAGAACCCGTCTATGTATGATAAGATGCTAATCATAGCACCTAATCCAATTGATAGAATGATGAACTATTCTGGTTCAGGGTTACCATTTCCTTGTGCTGAAATTGCATTTGAAAATACGCCAAATAAGATAATCTTAGATGAAACTGGAGTATTCAATGTCATATTTTTATACCCAAATAGTTTTTATTTGCAGAACGGTAGGGACAAGGTTATATCATCTGTGTTTTTTAGCTTAACTGATAATAATAGCAATACAAAACATTTAAAATATGAGTTACCTGAATTGAATGCTTTGAGAACACTCGTTAACAGAAGTTCTAGAACAGGTCCAGAGTTTTATGGTGCCAAAGATTATTTACTTCCCATTGCAACTGCTGAGAATGTAATGAGAGAATATGCAAGAATCAAGGTTGATAATAACGTAGGATAAATTTGTTTGATATAACACTGATAGCAGGAAATGAAAGATTAAAAAAGATGATTTTTGTGGTGGCATAGGTTTATACCTTTGAAGATTTACAATGGCACAAAGTCCTGTAAAAAATATATATAATGAATGCCAAAAAAGGCATTTTTATATACATTTTTACAAGTTTTTCATACATTTTCCAACCTTTTCATAATTATGTTTTTACAATTTATGTTGCACTGTAGATCTCATCTCTTGTCATCGTCAGGATGTTGCATCCCTTGTGCTCCAGAATGTCATAGAAGTGGTATGACTTTCCCACAAACATGATGTGGTTTGGGTCGTGCTTGCGGGACTTAGCCATACAGTCCCAGATGCAGTTTTTGCTGAAGATACGGGAGTATTCAGTAAGGATATCATATTCAATCTGCTCATAATGAGCATCAAAGAATGACCAATAAGTACGATCCTTGTATTCTGCAATGAAGAGTGCAATGAAGAAGTTGTATTGCTCAACTGGACCATCAAGAAGAGTACTGATGATTTTGCGTTCAGTACATTCCAACTCCATTAGTTTCTTAACATTGTTGCTGTTCTTAGCAAACACCATGGAAATGATGTTGCTTTCAAATTTCTGAAACATTTCCTGAGCGTAGGTCTTGCTTCGCATCATAGCTTCAGTCATCGTTTGTCGCTTTTGTCTCTTTTGTCTCTTTTGGATGTCTTGTAATTCACCAAACAATTCCTTCAATCATACAATCATTTTTTTGAGATCTGTGTAAAAATTAGTACAAATCTTCTTGATGAATATGACCAAATCATAATGGATAACGAAGAATTATTTGATCCATACAATCACTACCACGATCCTACACACTATATGTTTCCAGACAGAAAAATATGTTCATAGCTTTTACGAGCTATTCAAAAAGCAAGAACATAGTACCTATCAAAATGGCATATGATATCTGGTGAAGGTGAATATGGCTATGATAATGATTACGACTTTTGATATATAAAAATGATACTAAAAAATGCAAAAAAATATTTTTTGTGTTATATAACATTATTTGTTCATATACGCCATCATGGTACTGTAGGTAAAGATGGTAAAAATACAGGCAGTGGAGATGGAGGTAGAGGTTGAGGTGGAGGTGGATGTAACGGATGAGATGGTGAAAATGGTGGTTCTGGTATGATAATTGTAAGATATGCAATTAGAACATACGCATAGCTTTGCAAAAAAATAATGTAACACTTGCGTCATAAGGCGAACGCACTATTTACAAACATGTTCTTTTCAATTATTTAGTTTTTGCAATATACCATTCAGAGGGGCGCTGAGGGATTTTTTGAGGTATTTTGGGGTACGTTTAAGTCTTTCAATTTGACTGTTTAGCATTTGCACTTGTTCGATTAGCATTTCATGCATAGATTTCGGGATTACCTCGATGGGGCTTTTGTCCATGAATTTATAGAGGATGCTTATCATGACAGTCTTCATGAGTTTTTCATAGGCAAAGTCGTCGTGCAGTTTACCAACGTACAAAGTATATGTTATACATACCTTTACGAACGTCCATGGATCTTTTGGGGGTTGCACCTGCATGTTTTCCAGCACTTCCGCAAGTTTTCTTTTGTTATTATAGTGTACGTGGTATACGCATTCAAAGATGTCGTACATGTCTATGTTTGTATAAAACCAATTGATTTTCTTCATGAATTGTGAAAATACGTCTTTGGATCTCTTAGTTCGCGTGGTGTTTCCGAGCTTGTAAGCAGGATACTTCAACTCTATTTGCATTGCATAGTAGTTGCACAGCAATTTCATGTTTCTTTTGACGACAGTCTTCTCAGCGTCATAGTAATCGCAATTGAACGCTATCAATTTGTATGTGTTGTTGATTTCTTCCTTTGCTGACGGCTCAGTTACTATATTGATGTTGATGCACAAGTCATCTGGTTCATAACACAAGTCGCTTTTGTAAAATAGCCTCAAATAGAAAGCCCCGTTGCTATATTTGTTGTACGCTTGCAACAAGCTATTATTTTGCAAGATGTATTTACGCGCACCATAAAGGCGCTTGCATGTCCTCAGAAAGTTGAGCAATATGTTAACATGCATGTAATAAGCTATTTCCACGATTGTATCTTCGTTCAGGCTGTGAAACCTGCACATCTTCGTTGCGGTCTCGTTGCGGTCTCGTTGCGGTCTCGTTGCGGTCTCGTTGCGGTCTCGTTGCGGTCTCGTTGCGGTCTCGTTGCGGTCTCGTTGCGGTCTCGTTGCGGTCTCGTTGCGGTCTCGTTGCGGTCTTCTGCTTCCACTCGACTAGGTCAATGGTATTCAGGTTTCATTTTTTTACAAGAACCCTATTTAATCGGTACAAATATATTCCCGTATTTGAAGCTGATAAAAAGGTCATAACATACTTTGGTAAAAAAATTTGTCAAAAACTGCATGGTGACAATGTCAACCTTGTTGTCAATGATATAGCATAATGCCAAAAAAGGCGGATGCACTATTTACAAACATGTTACAGCAAATTGAACTCATTTTTTTGTTTTTTTTGTTTTTTTGGTATATTTACATTTTTTACATCTTAGGCTTCATCATCATTAGTAACCTTCTGCTTCTTCCACTCGTCTATTGCCATCTTGAAGACAGCTTTAGGGTCGAGATCAGGATTGTCAGCTTTGATCTTAGCTGACTGATCCTTGATGAAGAGGTTGTAGGCTGAAGGAGCGCGCTTCTTAATGATCTCGCCGTTCTCGTCACGCTCACGCTTTGTGCGTTGCTTGCGAGGCTTAGCATCAGCTTTAGGCTCGGCATCAGCTTTAGGCTTAGCAACAGCTTTCTTCTGTTCTTTGGCTGTAGTTGCGATTTCCTTGTAGACTTCTCCCAAGATCTTCTTGAGATCAGTGATGCTGTAGGAAACAGTGACGTCAACTTTGCTCTTGAACTGCTCAACAATCTCGCTTGTCATGATAGCGTCAATCATATTTCAGAGGTCGCTCGGTAGGACGGGGGTCGCTCGGGTATTTGCTCGGGGGTCGCTTGGTAGCTCGGGTATTTGCTCGGGGTCGCTCGGTAGGACGGGTTAGCTTTGGTTTTGCTTTTGGTCCGGACACTTGTCTGACGAATAGATTTTTGTAATCCGAATAATCATTTTTTTTCAATTGGGTATTTTTTTGATACAAATTTATTCAGATTTTTTTTGAATATTTTTGTCCTGAATATGATGTATACATGAAAAAAATGATACTAATAATTTAGAAGTTTAATACCAATAACAAGGTCACCCAAAGCGAACGACAAGCGAACGACAAGCGAACGACAAGCGAACGACAAGCGAACGACAAGCGACAATGACAGTTCAAGATATTATGAACAAGCTGCAGAAAACTGGCACTGAATTTGTAAACGATCCTGATACCATAATTGGTATGCAAAATCAATGGCTAGATTACTTGCGCAAGGATCTATCTCTTGATTATAATCCAGAGGAATTGAAACAAGCATTCAATACAACAATCATCACAATACCTGTCGTTCAGGAACAATATGGCGAGATGGATGTGTACATTGGTATTCGTGACGGTAGCATCACAATGAGCACCAAAAAATGGCTTCTTTAAGCTGACAACAAAATTAAAAAAAACAAAAAACAAAAAAACCAAAAAAAATATTTTTTACATTTTCGATACAACATCATTGAATGTTTTGTAAAACACGCAACCAGCCAGATAACTTGCTAGTGATAGAATGACCACAATGACTAAATTAGAGAACTTTGCAGTCTTAAATATATCACAATAATGTGTAAAGTATAAGTATATTTCAAAAAATATAATTTTTAACATCATTCCATACATAACATCATATCCAAACAACAATCCGAACACAAAATTTGTCAAAATATGAAAAATCAAAAACACCTTGTTGTCTAATATCTTATCATTTTCATTAGGATAAAATAAGACATCAAACAAATGAATATCAAAATAGCATCTGCCTATACTAAATAATATAGTAATTACAATAATTGACAATAGATACACATAGAAATAAAAAGTATCCATCTTTTCTAATATATTGTTGCTTTTATTTTTCATATGGAAAGTAATTTGTATTTGTAATGCGGACCTGTTTTGTTTTCTATTTGTTTGTGTATAAATCTGTTTACATTTTTGTTAGAATAATAGAATATGATGCCTGTTTCCAAGATTTCTCTTTGGAATCTACGAATCATTTTTTTTATGTAAGACATTTTCATTGTCTTGAATTTTCTGAGTATCTCATTGCCTTCGTCTGCAATAGGTTTATTATGCAACAAAAACTTTTCATACATATCATTTTGTGATGTCAATGTGTAGAATTTTTTGTTTTCAATATCAATGTAAATACTATTTCTTGCATTTTCTACTTGTTCATCATTGAATGTGTAATCTCTCATTATATTTAGTAAATGATATATGAATAAAGGAACATTCTTGCAATCTGTTGCTGTTTCAATAGAATATGATGACATTTTGTAATTATGAAAATTGATGTCTATCTGCATATTCACTGAATAAATCAATCCATATTGCTTCCTTAGAATCTTGTATAGGATACCTGTTTCAAAACTACATAATATCTTTTCAAAAATCATAAGACACAAGTATTCTTCTGACAGATATTTAATGGGCTTATCAACATGAACGATTAGCATTGTATTTTTATCTTTTTTTGGATTTTGCACCTGAATTATTTTGAGACCCTTGTTGGGGTTTGTCAAACTTGGATATTGTAGTTTAACAGTATGTTTTTGTGTAATATTCTCAAAATATGTTTTAATCAAATGTTTTGTTTGCGTGACACCATCCAAAGGACAACTCACAGAAACAGTTGTATTTTTGACATCTATATGTCTGTTTATAAAGTCTGCAATTTTGTTTATGTCATATTTTTTCACGACATTGATGTACTTTTGATAATCATAATGGTAAGAGTATTTTTGATAAAGATACTGTTTTATTTTATATTCAAAAATATAGCTGTTTGCAGACATGTTTTCTTGAAGTTCGTGTATAATAGAATATTTTTCTTTTTCAGCTATTTCAGATATCAGATAAAAATTAAAGATAGCATTTGCTAAGACATCCAAATAAAAAGCAACATCCTTAAACATGCCTTTTATATAAAACTTGGTTTCATATTCATTTACATAAGCATTTACAAAGGCCCCTCTTTTACTTAACTCTTGGCTAACATATTTTTCATCAGGGTACTTTTTGGATGTCATACGCGCCATAAGATGTTCCATATAATGAGTTATTCCTACTTCATCTTTGTTCTCGTGTGTATCTCCGAGTTTAATGCTTACAGATACGCTAGTCAATTTAGTATCAATGGGAACAATAAGAACCTTAATACCATTTTTCAACTTGTATATGTGTTTTTTTGACATACGCCTGTTTCTACATAAAAACTGATATTATAATAAATAAATAAGTCTAATATGAAATCTCTTGTCATTGTCGAAAGCTTCACAAAGACCAAGACTATAAAGAAGTATCTTGATGATACTATGGTATCGTTTTCTAGCGGGCATATTTTCAATTTACCAAAGGAAACATTGGGAATAAATACATTAACATGGGAATCAGAGTATATTCCTATCAACAAAAAGATTATCAATACCATAAGGGAAAAGACAAAGGAGGCAGATGTCATATATTTAGCATCTGATCCTGACTTAGAAGGTGAAGCTATAGCACATCATTTGAAATTATGCATTCAAGACTTATTGGTAGGCAAAATATGTTATAGAGTAACCTTCAATGAGATAACTAAGAAAGCAGTATTAGACGCAATTCAAAATCCACGAGACATTGATTTATGTAAGGTTAAAGCACAGGAAACAAGACGTATTGTAGATAGGTTAATAGGATACAAGATATCACCTGTATTATGGGCTCATTTTAATAAGAACTTCCTAAGCGCTGGCAGAGTCCAGATAGCAGGGCTTATATTATGTATTACACAAAGAAACAAAATCTTACAAAAAGAGATACGACCTTACTGGACCATTGAAGGACATTTTACAATAAATGGAATGAAAGAAGAAATTCGAGCAAATATGTATGAAGATAACCACGTATGGAAAACAGACGACCCTGTAATTGTCAGGGGATTACTAGAAGGCATGGAAGCCAATGTGAAATATGCTGTAGAATATGCAACAAAAACTAGGAAAGTCAGTCCACCTCCTCCATACACAACTACCAGTATGCAACAAGATGCTTATAACAAATGTAAATATAATGCTAAAATGACTATGAAATTAGCACAAGATTTATATGAAAATGGCCTGATAACTTATATGAGAACTGATTCCACAAACATGTCAGAAGACGCCAAGAAACTCATGCTAAATTACATCAAGACAGAATATGGAGATACATTTGCAAAATATAGAAGCTATAAAACAAAGGTGATAAACGCCCAAGAAGCACACGAAGCTGTTCGTATAACAAATCCCAACAAAGCAAATATAGACAACTCATTTGAAGGATATACTGCAAGACATGGAAAATTATATGAAATGATATGGAAAAGAAGTATTGCTTGTCTCATGGGTGATGCAGAATATGTTGATGTTCTATTGACATTTACCCAAAAACAGATATTTAAAACAACAAAAAGCTTCATGGCATCTCAAGGTTTTACAATACTATACGAAAGTGTTGTTGAAAACTTTGAAGATTTCTTGAAAATATTAGATATTGCAGGTTTAAAGAGCTCTGTAACAAAATATACATCAGAAGGCGTCATTGAAAATCTGCCATCTATGTATAATGAAGTACAGCTTATTAAAGAGCTAGAGAAAGAAGGAATCGGGAGACCATCAACATATGCCACTATAATAGACAAACTTTTAGAAAAGAAATATGTGGAATTGGGACAAAATCCTCAGCAGGCATATGATATAGAATGTTTTACCAAAACAAAGGGCGGTGTCATATCCAAAACGAAGACTCTAAATCTGGGAGGCAAACAGAAGGACCTCATGATACCCACAGATCTGGGTTTAGATGTGGTAAAATACTTGTATGAAGTTACGCCATATCTGTGTGATCTGAAATTCACAGCCAAAATGGAGGCTGATTTAGATGACATAATGTGTCAGAAAGCATCTAAAGAAGGTGTATTAAATCAGTTGCATTCACAAATATGTGCCTCTATACAATCTATTCAGCCTTCAAAGAGCATTGTGAATAATGTGAAAGAAACAAAGAAGGAGACTGGTATAGTAAAAACTAGGTATGGTATGTGCTACTATGATAAAGATAGTAATAAATACACAAATATAGATAGCTATTTGCGTTGGAAAAAGAAAACAGTTGACAGTATAACAGAAACTGATTTGACATTCTTCAAATCTTTGCCAAAAAAGATTAAACTAGATTCAAAAAATTATTGGATACATTTGGGAAAGTTTGGGTTGTATCTCAAAGATGATAGTGGTGCAAACAGCAAGTTAGATAAGAAATTATGGTCTAGTTATACATAGTTGTCTAACTATGCTTGTCTTGAAACAACACTAGTATTAATGTTATTTATATTCTCATCAAGGACACCAATAATCTTGTATATACTGTCAATGATCTGTTTGTTATCCTTAATAGTAGTTGATATCAATTCTATCTTCTTATTGTTATTGACTATAATAGTGTTAAGTTCTGTGTACTTATCATTCAAAGAAACCCTCTGTTCTACCAACTGTTTTAATGTGTTACCTAATTCTATGGCTGTAATTTTTGATTCAAGAATGCTTAGTATGTTATCTTTCTTTTTTTCTTCGTCAACAAGAGCATCTATCTTTGATGATATGGCTGATATTTTGTCATTGATTATATTATTTGTAGAAAAAAACTCTTTTGAAAAGTTATTCAATAAGTCTATATTTTCTTTATTATTAATGATTACCTGATTCACTTCCTCCTCAGCTGACATTTCTATATATGATTAACATAAAACTAACTCGGGATTTTACACGCACATATTATCTCTTAGTCATAAGGAGACATTCCTTTACAGCCATTTCTATACCATGCTGCTATATAAGGGTTGCTGAAATCTGGATGAACTGTATTGTCATGATAATCCCTGTCAATATTATCGCCAATCCATTTATTGCATTTGAGACATTTCCAGTTACCATTCAACATTATTGTTCTATTATCTTATTGTAATCATTTTTGTTCTTAAGTATGTTAAGTATCAGTAAGAATTTATTATGATGTCCCTTACCATATTATAGATATCTTTATATTTTTCGTCATATTTATGATATATGTATAACAATTTGTATTTGATATATTCAAACGTATCGTCATTTTGTATATCATTTGATAATTGTTCTTTATTATCATTACAAAAATTCAATAATTCTCCTGAGTTTTCTTTGAGTAATTTTGAAGACAATAAAGAAAGGTTCTTTTTCTTCCAATTGTTATTTTCATATACTTGACATTGCTTTTCTTTTTTGCAATACAATATATTATTATTTTCTGGGAAATCCTTATCAAAATGTTTTTTCTCTATGTATATGGGTATTGTATTTTCGCCTTGCATAAGTAGGTGTTTCAAATCTTCATAAGTAAGATAATCTGTTCTTTCAAAACCATAGCTGTTGATAATGATATTTTGGGTTATGTTTTGGTTTCCAATATTATTCTGGGTTTCAATATTATTATTCACACTGCTTCCATTATAGATGTTTTGAATATTTGGAGTTCTTGCATGAATAATACTTCTAGGTTTACATTTATCTGCTTTAATATGTTTTGATTTATGTTGTCTTGTAGTAAATGATATCATGCATCTAGGACATGTCAATACATCTACGCCCTTACATTTTTCTTCGTGTAACTTAACATATCTTTCATTCTTGTATGACTTATTGCATTTAGAGCATGTATTTTTTGGAGGTACATTTTCACTGAATGGAGGTACATTTTCACTGAATGGAGGTACATTTTCACTGAATGGAGGTACATTTTCACTGAATGGAGGTACATTTTGGGCGGGCGCGCGTGTTTCATAAATTGTTTCTAATTTTGTTGAATGTCTAGCATTATGATGTCTTTTTAAGTCAAATTTTCTTAATGAAGAATAATTACAAAACATGCAACTGTGTTTTTTGTTTGCGTCGTTTTGCGTCATTACTATATATCGTGTATATTTTTATTTCTTAAATACAAAAAGCTTATCATATTTTTTTGCGTCGTGGCTATAAAAATATTTTTGAGCTGAGGAAAAATCCAAAATAAAATCAATTATGTACTCTTGATGCAGCCTATGCTAGTATTTTATGTATGAGGCTTTAATATGTATGCTAATAGTTCTATGTAATAATTACAAGAGTACATAATTGAAAATAAAATAGAAATTACAAAAACTTTTTGAAAACCTAAAATAAAATCAATTATGTACTCTTCTTAACTAGTACTTTATAATACCTTATCAATACCTTTATTACCACTTCATGATACATATTATCTTGATTTATGATAGATAAAATATACAAAACAACTGTTAACAAACCCATTGTATAATTCTTATAGGTGTATAAAAATTGATTATGTATAAGAAGATAATAAGTCATCATAATAGAATGGACTATTCAAAATTAAATAAGTCTGAATTGAATCTTATTTGTAAGGAAAAAGGGATCAGAGGATTTTCTTCAAGAACAAAAGAAGAAATAATAACTTTACTCGACCAATCAGATAGACAATGTAATCAAGATCAATTTGTAGTACAAACAATGCTTACTTGTATAGGAAATAAAAGAAAGCTTGTTTCAAATATCTATGATATTGTGAATGATATTAGGGAAAATATGGGAAAGGAAAAATTAAATATCGTAGATGGGTTTGCAGGCTCATCAGTTGTGTCAAGAAAATTGTCTTATTTATGCAACAAAATATATACTAATGACTTGGAATTATATGCACATCTTATGTCTAAATGTTATCTTATGAAGCCTTCAAATGAACAAATTGAAAAGATAAGGTATCATTTAGATATTATGAACCGTATAGCATCAGAGGGTCCATTTATTGAGAGAATTATATGCAAACATTATGCCCCAAAGGATACCAATAATATTCAATTAGGTGAAAGATGCTTCTATACAAGAGAGAATGCTCTTATTATTGATACTTTGAGGGAATATATTTGCAACCATGTTGAAGAAGATATTCAAGTATATTGTCTTGTACCTTTACTAAATAAAGCAAGTATACATACAAATACATCTGGTGTCTTCAAAGGATTTTACAAAAAGAATAATATAGGATGTTTTGGTGGAGCACAAGGCCAAGCATTATCTAGAATTATGAAACCTATATATCTTGACATGCCTATATGGAGCCAAGCATCTTTTGAAGCACATTGTTACAACAAAGATATAAATATATTAGTAAAAGAATTACCAAATGATATAGATGTCATTTATTTGGACCCACCATATAACCAACATCCTTATGGTAGTAATTATTTCATGCTGAACCTTATTGCAACAAATGAAGAGCCTATGGAAATATCACAAATATCTGGAATACCTAAAAACTGGCAAAAATCAAATTATAACACATATAGAAATGCTTTAAGTAGTATGAAAGACCTCATTGAAAACGGGCTTCAAAAATCTAAATATCTTCTCATTTCATACAATAATGAGGGAATAATTCCTACTTCTGACTGGAACAACATGCTACAACCATACAATGTGAAAAAGTATGAAATAAAATATGATACGTTCAAGGGATGTAGAAATCTTGACAAGAGAAGTGACAAGGTTATTGAAATTATGTATTTGGTTTCACAGAAGGAATAATAGATTCAAAATATTCAGCAACTAGATCAACAACCTTGCAACATACCACTGTATATTCTTCCTTAGTCCACATAGAAGACCCTTTCCGCATTTCATCCCATTTATGGGCCTTTACATATATAGATGCGATACTTTTACCACAAACCTTTGTTATATTGGTGGTATCCAATGCATTTTTTAATTTACAGTTTATGTCCTCTTCAGAAGTGTGTGGAGAAAGTTCTATATAATTACTTGGACTTCAAGTGCTTATTGATCTTATGCAGCTCATAAGCAATATTTGACATTGATGTTGCAATATTATTGCCTTCCCCATCTGTCAAGAAATTGCTAAGAACATTCCAAAGACCCTCTTCTGTTAGTCCTGGTAGTTTTGCATCTTCATCTTCATCATCCTCATCATCTTCATCATCCTCATCATCCTCATCATCCTCGTCATCATCATCTTCATCATCATCTTCATCATCATCTTCATCATCATCTTCATCATCTTCATCATCTTCATCATCTTCATCATCTTCATCATCCTCTTCATCATCCTCGTCATCATCCTCGTCATCATTGCTGACAACTTCATCAACTGCGTCTTTTTTGTCCTTGTTGTTAGATTTTTTGACTACATCATCATTCTCTTCTTCATCACATTCACAGTTCTCTTCATTGACTTCTTTGATAGTGCATTTGTTTACCTTATTAGTCTTCTTCTTTTTTGAGGATGCCATTGCTGAAGCATTTTGTAAATTATTGATAAAACTCAAAAAATCAATGTTTTTGATAGGGATGTTATCTCCATCTTCAGGTGATACAGACTTTTGTTTGGAGCTCATTCGTGAATACTTATATAGTAATTGTATGGTAATAATTCTTATATCTTTTTTTTACTTGTTATAATAGAGTGCATATATGACAGCAAGTCTACTATATATAACAGGATTTTTAATAGGGGTCTTTATTATATTAAATGTAATATCTTATCACCACTTGATTTATAGTTATCTAGTAAATCAAAAAGAACAATTTGCTACGCAAGCTTCACAAGCTTCACAAGCTACACAAGCTACTCAAGCTACGCAAGCTTCACAAGCTTCACAAGCTTCACAAGCTACTCAAGCTACACAAGCTACTCAAGCTACACAAGCTACACAAACTACACAAGCTACACAAGCTTCACAAGCTACGCAAGCTACACAAGCTACACAAGCTACTCAAGCTACGCAAGCTACACAAGCTACACAAGCTACACAAGCTACGCAAGCTTCACAAGCTACTCAAGCTACGCAAGCTACGCAAGCAACTCAAGCTACTCAAGCTACTCAAGCTACACAAGCAAATGAAAAATCTACTGTTAAGAAAGGTGTGTGTAACAAAGAAATATTAGATTCATTTACAATATACAAATTTCTGAAATCTCCAGAACTGAATATTTTAGTTTCATCCTATGACACCAACAGCATAATAAATAATACATGGAAAGCAGATAACAATGACAAAATACTGACATTTGCAAAACCCATAACCAAAGAAACATTTGAACTTAATCCATATATACATGGTATTAATATCAAAGATGTTGCACTCACTGGAATTAAGGTCCAAAATAGATTAAATGAACTTAGTTTATTATATATGTTAAAAGTAAAAGATTTTCATAACAATTACAATTATCTCTTTGAACTGAAATGTAAACCATCTTCTGAGTTTGATGAAAAGACAAAGAAAAAACAATATACTGAAAGCATTATACAGGTTTCAATAAAAGACAATAGCAAGGTAGAATTATCAAAAAAAAATGAAGACTGTGACGATGATACTGACTGCGAATATTTGCAAAATAAACTCAGAAAACATATTAACATATACAACAACTTCTACTTCTATAACCAAGACAAAATGAAAAATGATGATGCATACATATCAAATTGCATGGAAGACAAAACATGCAAGGAGAAACTAACATTCAAAAATGAGCTAGCCTTTTTCAATCAGTTATCAGATACCAAAGTATATAGCATTGAAATAAGAGTTGGCAAAGATATATTTCATATATACAATGTAACTAATGTTATCTTCAATAATGATGTATCATTTATTGGGCTAATTATTCAAGATAAAAAGATATCATTCTATATAAACACATCTGTATTTACTTTTGAAAGACAATCTGATGAAGAAATTATTGCAGAAGATGAGCCTTTTACTATCAATGAAAATGGCGGTTGTCATGTCATTCTATACAGCTTTGCATTCTATCAGACAGCTGTATGTGAAAGTGATATCAGTGCATTCAAGCTCTACAATAATTACTATTTGTATGGAACAAATAAAATACAAGAAGACAATAATATGTTAGAGAATGCAAATCAGCAGCTGAAGAAAAAATTGGGAATATGATAACACATATAAGATTAAAAGACCATATAAGTTTATAAGATATGGTAAAGGCTGCTATTTTTATTTTGACACAAAATACTGTTGAAAGGAAAATATATCTTAAGACCTGCCTGTATTTTTTATTCAAAAACTTTGATGCCAAATACAAATACCCTGTTATTATTTTACACGAAGATGATTATGATACAGCATCTCAAGACGAAATTATCAAAAGTGTCAGAGAAGAATGCAAACCCCTTTTGCAATTTAAGAAACTAGATGCCAATGATTTTATGATACCCACACACATTGATATGGAGAAGATGCAGAAGTCTATTGAATTGCAACCTGTCCCTTACTGGCGTAATGCTAGATACAGGTCAATGTGTTATTTTTGGATCAAGAACTTCTTGAAATATACAAAAGATTATGAGTATATCATGCGCCTTGATGATGACAGTATCATCGAGGAACCTATCAATACAGACCTCTTTGAATTGGCAAAAGTAAAGGACATCAACTATTTGTCAAACATTATTCATATTGATTGTAGTATGTGTAATTATGAAATGAAAGACTTCTTTTCAAAAGAGTTCCCAGATAAGTTGGAGAAGATCAAAGAGGTGTTTGTAGATCATAAGCTTGATACAAGTAGCCCCTATTTCCAGAACTTTAAAAACCTTTACAAAACTGTAAAGGGTGAAGAGTATCCCAATACTGAAGTAGAACTCAGTATGCCTATTATGTATTATAATAATTTCTGTATAACCAAGACTGCATTCTGGAATACGCAAGCGGTCCAGGAGATTGTAGACAAAATAGATAAGCAAGGAAATATATTCTATTGTAGATGGGGAGATGCTCCATTGCAAACTATCATTGTTACACTAATGGACCATAGTAAGATCTCTAAAGTGGACTTCAAATATAGTAAGAGGCTTCAGAGAGAATGTTTCAAAGATGATAAGGGCGTTTTGCATTCATTTATGCCAAAAACATATGACAACAATAGCTGCATAACAAAGAACAAGAAAGTATGATAATGTATATATGAAAAAAATATAATATATTGTATAGGACTTGCACGCTATTGCATGTTGAAATATTTTGACAGATTGTTGGAAAATGTCAAGATATCTGCTTATAATTACTTTTACTCAGAACAAAATGATGGCGAACCATGTGCGAGAATGATACACAAAACATTTGAAAATAATATAGATGATAAACAGTTGCGTATAGACACTTTATTATTTGTAAGACAGTATAAGAATACATATTACAAGTACACTAACACAGAGAAATTCAATCATGAGTTGTATAATACATATGTAGATGATAAACATTTTGATGGTGGAGATTCAGGATATGATGATGATGACGAAATTCGTATTTTTGACAGATATATATTAGAGTACATAAAAAATAGGAATGATGTGGTGACATTTCTACTTTGTAAAAATAAGGAAGTTGTATTCAAAACAAAATTGGAAGATATGGTAGATGTATTTGATGAGAAAACCAAATCAAATACAATTGACATCCTTTTCACAATTGATATGAATGAGAAGGATCTCTTCAATTATTGTCATAGTATCATATCAAAAAACTCTGAAATAGCTGCAATCAAAACAATAGTATTTAGTTTTATTTGCAAATATAAGGGCGATTATATAAGGACCAAGTTGAGTGCATTTACAAGTGATAAGAAGAACCACCCTTATCTTATATTAGAAAGTTTCTTGACATAATTTACGGCAAGCCATGCACTTCTTCTAATTCTTCTATCAACTCTCTATTCTTGATTTTCAGGTTATTATTTTGGTCTATAAGCATGCCTATTTGTTTCTTCAGGGTATGAATATATTGTGACTCTATAAAGTATTCAGGGTTAACATAATTGCTTGTATTCATATCAAATTGATTGCATAGACACTGATTTGCTCTTTCAGTCTGCAATTCATTTCTAAGAAGTAGAACTTCTTCTTCTAGCTCCTTGACCTGGTTTTGATATTTCATACGATCCATGTAATTGAAACTCATTTTTTGACCCTTGACTTAACAAAATAAGTACATCTTATATCATTTTTTCATTGCATTCTCAACAAATAATAAAAAAATAAAGAATACAAAACTCCCTAATGTTTCATGATAATCTCCAGAGTACTTCTGTAAGTCTTCTCACATTTGTCGCATAAAATATCATTTAGATACCTAATCATTTTCAATTGCTTGCAATTCTTGCATCTGATGATGTTCTTACTCATCTCTATATCTCTATGTAGCTTTGGCATATCTTCTGAGTATATTATACATCATCTAGTTTTATGTCATCTTCATCTTCATGGCGTTCATTGTCAGATATATCGTCAAATGTTATGTAATTATCATCATGTTTATCTTTTTTATCAGCACTATAAGTACCTTTATTATAGTAACAGTTAATTAATACATCAGATATCTCCTTGTTTTTTATAAGAGATTGACATTGGTCTAAATTAAACTTGTGGACTATATCAACCTTAGAATCTTGAAAGTCTCTTTTGGAAACCACAATAATATCACCATTTTCAATAAGAACTCTTTTATTAAATCGTCTCAACGCTCCTCTGATAACACCAATGGCTTCAATTCCGCTATTGAGAAGCACGCGTGCTCTACAGTTTCCTAGAAGCTTGACAACATATGCATATTCTTCGTAGTCAGTATTCAGTTGATAATTCATATCCTTATCTTTGTTAAAGGATGAATGCTTCTTTTTGTTACGTATACTGGTCTGGTACATATTATTATATTAGTTTATCAACGAAATCTTTATGTGCCCTTACATAAATGCATTACTCCTCTTACAAAAATAAAATCATATGATATTCTATCTCATAAATGAAATAAAAATATCATAATATATATAAATAAATAAAAGCATATGTTCTTTTGTGTTTGTTGTTCCTATCAAACAGAAAGAAAAGATGCATACAATAGACATCAATTGAGTGTTAAACATATACAAAATAGTAAGCATCAGGTATTGCCAATGATTGCAGAGGACACTGAAGAAGAATCTAAAGCCTTGTTTACTTGTGATAAGTGTGCAAAACAATATAAAACGAAAAGTTCATATATGCATCATTATGAAAATTGTAATTTTGTAAGCACTATGCAGTGTCCTAAATGTATGCAAAGCTTTTCACACAAACAAAGCAAGTTAAGGCATATGAAGAAAAATAGATGTAAACCAGTTTCTATTATACATTCTGGTAACGTACATATAGAAAATGTTACAAATAATAATACAACTAATAATATTACTAATAATTTGACAAATAATATTTACATCAATAATTACGGACACGAGAGACTAGATTATATTTCAGATGATTTTTTCATAAATAAAACTTTGAAATCAGTTCAGTATCATATTATCCCTATTTACATAGAGAAAAAACACTTTGATAAAGACTTTCCAGAAAATCATAATATTCAATATGCAAACAATAAGTTTTTGATCAAACAAAAGAATGATTGGAATATTGTGAATGGTAACAAGTTAGCGCAACTTTTATACAGAGATAATGGTAATGAAATACATAGACGGTTCTTAGACCAAAATCAACTAATACAGTCAACTATACAAAATGATGATATTGTAGATTTTATTGATAAAAGACTAAATTATTTACAACTTGAAGTAACCGGACATGATAAACAGATTAAAAAAGAAATAATTGATATTATAATGTCAAAATCTATGCTAAATAGTCCATATATTGGCTGATCGACTTACTTTTTTTTATTTTCGACTGACTTTTTTTTATTTTCGACTGACTTTTTTTTATTTTCGACTGACTTTTTTTTATTTTCGACTGACTTTTTTTAATCACGAAATTAAAAATTTCGCGTACGCGTTGTTATTTTTATGACCTTTTTAGTGTAAAAATCAAAAAATCAAAAGTGTGGAAAATGTGGTGGTGACGCGCGTAAAGGCTAAAAAAAGCTTGAGAATTTTTTGAAAGTTTTTGATGTTCTTAAAACACGTGTGTAATACGCTAATGTAATTATCTTAAAAGTTTTCATTTTGTTATCAGATTTTAATATCAGGTTTTGATATTTAGTTATACCATTCTATTGTTTGGTTTATGCCATCTTCGAAATTAACTTCTTCCACCCAGCCTAATGATTTTACTAGACTGCTATCAATTGCATATCTAAAGTCATTAAAGTTTCTGTCAGCAATATACTCAATTCAGATTTAGAAAAATTATAGATATATTGACTGACCTTTTTTTATTTTCGACTTACTTTTTTTTATTTTCGACTGACTTTTTTTTATTTTCGACTTACTTTTTTTAATCACGAAATTAAAAATTTCGCGTACGCGTTGTTATTTTTACGACCTTTTTAGTGTAAAAAGCAAAAAACCAAAAGTGTGGAAAATGTGGTGGTGGCGCGTGGAGAGGCCAAAAAAAGCTTGGATTTTTTTTGCAAAGTTTTTGATGTCCTTAAAGTGTATGTGTAATATGCTAATATAATTATTTTGAAAGTTTTAATTTTGTTATCATATTTTGATATCATATTTTGATATTTGGTTGTACCATTGTTTAGTTTATGCCATCTTCAAAATCAACTTCTTGATTCTAACCTGGCTTACCTTTTTTCAAAAGTGGCTTACTTTTTTTCAAAAGTGGCTTACTTTTTTTCAAAAGTGGCTTACTTTTTTTAATCACGAAATTAAAAATTTCGCGTACGCGTTGTTATTTTTACGACCTTTTTAGTGTAAAAAGCAAAAAATCAAAAGTGTGGAAAATGTGGTGGTGGCGCGTGAAGAGGCCAAAAAAAGCTTGGATTTTTTTTACAAAGTTTTTGATGTCCTTAAAGTGCATGTGTAATATGCTAATGTAATTATTTTGAAAGTTTTAATTTTGTTATCATATTTTGATATCATATTTTGATATTTGGTTGTACCATTGTTTAGTTTATACCATCTTCAAAATCAACTTCTTGATTCTAACCTGGCTTACCTTTTTTCAAAAGTGGCTTACCTTTTTTCAAAAGTGGCTTACTTTTTTTCAAAAGTGGCTTATTTTTTTTAATCACGAAATTAAAAATTTCGCGTACGCGTTGTTATTTTTATGACCTTTTTAGTGTAAAAAGCAAAAAATCAAAAGTGTGGAAAATGTGGTGGTGGCGCGTGAAGAGGCCAAAAAAAACTTGGATTTTTTTTGCAAAGTTTTTGATGTCCTTAAAGTGCATGTGTAATATGCTAATGTAATTATTTTGAAAGTTTTAATTTTGTTATCATATTTTGATATCATATTTTGATATTTGGCTATACCACTCTATTGTTTGGTTTATACCATCTTCAAAATCAACTTCTTCCGCCCAGCCTAATGATTTCACTAAACTGCTATCAATTGCATATCTAAAGTCATTAAAGTTTCTGTCAGGAATATACTCAATCCAGTCTTCAAGTTTTGCATCAGAACCCTTCATTTTGTTGAGAAGAATCTTGGCAATATCAAGTACACTATATTCATTATTAGTTCCAATGTTGTAGATATTGTTTAATTCACCTTTATGGAAAATAGTGCTGATAGCTTTTACAATATCGTCTACAAAGATGAAATTCCTTCGCGTGGTCCCTTTCCCTTGTATGGTAAGTTTCTTGTCTTGCCTAAGAAGGGTTATGAACTTAGGTATGAGTTTCTCTGGATATTGGTGTCTCCCATAAACATTATTGGCTCTGATAATAATGATAGGCATTTGAAATGAATAATAATAGGAACGTACTATGAATTCTGCACCAGCCTTTGTGGCAGCATATGGATTAGTGGGGTTCAGTAGACTTTTTTCACAACAGCCCTTGCTTTTCATGTCTATTTCTCCATAAACTTCATCAGTTGATATATGAATGAACTTTTGAATGTTTCCCCATAATCTACAGCATTCCAACAAAGTATGTGTTCCCAAAATATTATCTACAGTATAATCCAACGAGTGTTCGAATGAGTTATCTACATGAGTTTGTGCTGCAAAATGGATGACATACTGAATGTTATAACATTGCAAGACTTTTGATACAAGCTCCTTATCATTTATACTACCTTTGACAAAAAAATATCTTTCATAATTGGTATCATATCTGACATATCTAGTATCCGAACAATAATCTAGCTTATCTATGTTTATAATTTTGACATCATCATAGGTATCAAGAATATGATTGATAAAATTGGAACCAATGAACCCGCAACCTCCTGTAACTAATATGTGTCTTCTTTCCATTGGTTTGCGGTTCACAATGCTTGATATATGAGAGTTTCATTATTTTATATCAGTTTTTTATTTAAGAAATACTAATGTTATATCAGTATGTCTAGCCAGTTTTTGAATGATACTTGGAGTTTTTATTTTCACGACCCTTATGATATAGAATGGGATAATGCCAGCTATAAATTGTTAGGAAATATCTCTACTGTAGATGATTATGTGAACTATTTTATTGCATACAAAGAACTATTTCCAAAGGCAATGTTTTTTCTCATGCGTATGGATATAATGCCAAGATATGAAGATGAACTGAATAAACAAGGAGGTTGTTTTTCGTTCAAGATCATGCCAGAAGATTTAGATGGCAAATGGTTCAATTTGTGCGCCAGTGTGTTAGGTGAGAATGTCGGAATAAGTGATAGCATCTGTTACAATATCAATGGTATATCCATCAGCCCAAAGAAGTTCTTTTACATTGTTCGCATTTGGATCAAGGACAAGAAATATGCTAATAAAGAATATTACAAACTTGACATCCCAAAGTACTCTACGTTGATGTATAAAAATCATATAGAAAAATAAGATGTTAAGATAATAAGAATACAATAATCAATACTTGCAATGTCTTTTGTCATGAAAAGAAACTTGAAAGATGTATATGTTGATGTTATATCAGATGATTTTATAAAATCACTGCTTTCCCCAGCGGAAATCTTAAAAAAAGACTTGAAGAATCAAAAGTTCAGTATTGAAAAGACATATGACAAAACATATCTACGTCATTATGAAAGCATCATCGAATTGCTGGAGAAATTTTGTGGTAGTAAAGATATCGTTATAGAAATCGAAATGTCTGTATTGCCATTTGAAGACAGATTTTATGTTTGTTATCTGTCAAAGGTCAAGAACTTTCAAGATTTTCCTATATTCCCGTTTTTGCAGACAACATATGCTCTGCTAATTGCTGAGTTCAAGAGTTATGATTCTGGTACAGAGGTTCATACGAATATAATACATACAGAAATATATAATCACAATATTCAACAAGATGATATGATAAAAATTGTTGAAGAATATAAGAATAAATATGCCAGTGACAATTATAATAACATCATACCAATGAGCGGAACACAAACAGAATTGTTAAATAAGGTGAAACTTCTCAAGAAGACATTTGCAAAAGAGGTCGCATATGACATAACTAAGGATTTTTTGATGAACTTTTTGAATATGCTTATCAACTATAGAATTAGGTATGCGTATATGAAGAAAATATGCAGCTTTTATATCAACACCTCTGTTGAGTTTAGTATCCGTTCAATATAAGCAATTTTTTATACAAAATATATTATAAGAGCTTTGCTAGTAATACTAATGTTTGGAATTTGGTCTTTTATGCATTATGTATTGACACCAATCAGGTTTATTTTGTTTCTTATTGTACTATATAGCTTTATACAGATAATTGGAGTATTAAGTAATCAAACAGCTATTGAATCAATGATACTCATAGGGTGCAAAATATTCATGTATCTGTTGTCAATCAATATTCATATATCTGAAGAAGACCTACAAAGATATATGCTACTTCTTTATAGTGATAGGAAATTCTTGGTAGTGTTTAATCACACGACCTTTGTAGATGGCTTTATCATACTTAGTACATTTCCGCGGTCGTGTTTCTTGATGCTTAAGACACACATGTTTAATATCATAGGATATAACCAGAAGTTTCATGAGAATACAAAAGGTATTTTTGTGGGAAAAGGAGAAACCACGTCTAAAATTATTGAAAAAGTGGAAAATAGAAGGGTTGGTGATTATGCCCTTTTTGTAGCACCTGGTTCTGGCAATACATCATCTATACCAGATAATATAACAGAATTTCGTGGATCAGGGGCATTCGCAGGCAAGTTTCCAGTTCTTCCAATTATTATAAGGTATGAAGATGAATCACTGAATCATAATTTTGATAATGGGGAGTCAATGATACATTCTTGTCTCAAGCTGTTCCTATTGAATAATTACAAGATACATATTAAAGTAGGGGATGTGATAGAGCCAATTGATAAGGAAAATATAGAAGAATATAAAAGTAGGGTATATACTTTTATGAATGATGAATATCATAGTATGAAAGACATATAAGCTTATAGTACATCAATATGTATGTAAAACAATGAAGGTATTGCTTATTTGTTTTGCATTGCTTGATATCGTCAATTGTTTCATACATCCTTTTACTATTCGGCGCATGCAAAGTAGCTGTAAAAGCATATCACTCATGCATCAACATGATACTGATGACGAACATAAACCTATTATTCTAAAGAATATGCATAGTTACCATAATACTAATAAAGTGATATCAAATGAAACAAGTGAAATCCTGAAAATATATACCACCTATGATCATAAATACTCTATCGTAGTACACAAGTGTGGCAAGATAGACCATCACTTCAATCAGACATTAAAACTGAAATGCAGCGAAGATATTATACAATTGAATATTGTATCCATGAGATATTTTCGCAGATTATATGAAGATTTGTGCCTACCAAATAAAGATGATATAAGGTTTATTTTTGATATAACAAAAAAATGAAAGAAATTAGCATCATAGTTGCCACAAGCACTGCCTATGGCATAGGATATGATAACAAGATGTGTTGGCATATACCTGAAGAGCTCAGAAACTTCCAGAAAGTGACAACAGGAACTTCTGATAAAACTAAGATGAATTGTGTTATAATGGGGAGAAATACTTGGCATTCTTTACCAGACGCGCATAGGCCTCTGAAAAATAGGGTAAATATCATTCTAAGTTCCTCTTGTGTGGATGGATGTGAAGCCAAACAGAATGTCATTGTAATGAGGAGCTTTGAAGATGCACTAGTCTATATAGAACAAAATGATAACATAGAAAAAGGATTTGTGATTGGTGGGGAGCAATTGTATAACAAGGTATTGTCTGCATATTCGCATCATATAACAAAGATATACTTATCCATTGTGTATGATAAGGAATATACTTGTGATAAATTTATCAATGCAGATGCTATCTATAGTAATTTCAGGTTTGAGAAAGAGAACGTACATTTTACAGAGCGGTATGTATACATGATTGGATATAATAAGCATCCTTCATTGGATGAACTTCCTGATTAGGTCATTACAGGAACATTTTGCAAAGGAAGTATTCAATGTAGATAGGCTCGCGACCCTTGTTCGTCTGACACAGCATGTTATCAATATATGCGCCTATTTTGATAACCTCGTGTTTGAAAGTTGTCGTTGTTTCTTCCAGTTTTTTCTTTGGTAATCTGCAATATTTCTTATTGACAAAATTGAGCAGTGGGTCATCTATAATTTTTATAAAGTCTTCAACCAAATTGGCGATTGAAACATTGAATTGACAACATTTGTTGGATATACTTCTAATTTCTTCCAACATATCCTTCTTTTTATCATATGATTTTGCCATTTCATACAAGGGTGGGAAATTATAAGTACAGAACTCTTTTGTCAAAGTATGAGAAGCTTCAGGAACTTGTTCCAGGTCTGCAATATATATAGCTTTCACAATATCTCTAGACTGTATTTCTTTCAAATGATTGTTAAGCTGTATTTTAAGCGGTTTATGGAGATATGACTGAAATATATCCAATACTTCTGTGTGAGAAAACAACGGCACTCTAAAGATACTGAACCTGCTCTTTATGGGCGCTTCAATATGTGAAATAGCATGTGTAGTACATATAAATGTTGCATTTTGCGAAAATCTCTCTAACAGAATACGAAATACAAAGAAGTTTCCTGCAAGATGTTCTATATGTTTAATAACAATAAGATGCTTCTTTTGTGTTATGCTCTTGGACTTGATGATATGCAGAATGAAGTCTGATATGCATTCTAGGTCCTTCGGATTTTCTGGGTTCAACAGGTTTATTTCTATGAAATGCTGATTTTCTATGTATACAACAGACTTGTTCCATGTAAACTGAGACCTCTGAAGGTGACTGGTGTCGAAAAGTTGCTTGATGACCTCGTCTACGAAAAGGTCAATTGGAAAGCCTAGAGCACAATGTAGAAGTATATTGTTTGTATTGTCGCAAAGAGTTATATGGTCTAATATTGTTTTGTATTTTGGATTGGATGCTAGTATAGTACCAAAGTTATTGACAAGTATATTCCAGCTATTCATCATTGACTTTCATAATAGTGAGACGCTTATATGTTATAGACATAAAGAATATACAGCTCAACTATATTATGAATGTATACAAGGCATTAGATTTGGATTTGGATAAATTAGACGCATATTCGAAAGATGATATCAAACAGCAGTACAAAAAAATAGCATTGGAATGTCATCCAGATAAGCTCAGCTGTATAATGGATGATGCTGAGAAGAATGAGAAGGTGGATAAGTTCAAACAGGCTAGCATAGCATACAAGGTATTGTTGGACGATTTTGATAAATATGGGAAGATCATATGTAGGAGTGATGAAATGCCTTTTGAATATGATTTTGAATGCTTCAAGGATGATTTCGAGATTTATAAAGATTTTGACATGCAATTCTGGGAAAGTACCATTGATATGATAAAGAATAAGGATTTTTTGAAGAATACATTTATGGATATAGCCGGTTTCTTTTTAAAAAATAATTTGCATACTAAAAAATATTATTCGCCAGAGGATCAAGAAGTTATACAACACAAGGTTGTGTTACCAGTATCATATTGCGACTTGCATAAAAAGTCCAAGAAGAAAGTCAGACTAATATTGAAAGACGTGGGAGAACCTGTATTTCTCAACATCTATTGTCGGAAAGAATACCCTTGTATAGAGCGGCAATATATTGATGATGATGGAAAAGAACACAATATTTGGATTGATATGAAGATTGATTATTCTGAAGGCGTCTATACACATATTGTTAAGGGTGATGGATGCATTGATTTAATAACAAACATTGATGTTATGTGGGTAGATTATTTGGTAGGATGTGTCAAACATTTAGAGTATATTGATGGCGGGTTTCTGGAGATTGTAGTAAAGGCTTTTAGTCATGATAAGATTGTTTTGTCAGGGAAGGGTCTATTTGGCGGAGACCTTGTAATAAATATCAATATAATTAATATCAAAGAAAAAGAATGGAAAAAACTGGACGAAAACCATAAGAGAAAACTTATAGGCATATTAAAAATGATATAAGGATATATAATGATAATGTAATCATAAAGTGATTGTTGAAAAGATGCCTCCTGCTGCTGCCAAGAAGACTGTTCCTGCTACGCCTGCTACGCCTGCTGCTCCTGTAGCCCCCGTTAAGGCTGCTCCTGCTCCCGCATCGGCTGTGGCTGCCGCGCCTGCTAAGAAGCCTGTTGCTGCAAAGACTGCCACTGCTAGCGCCACTGCTCCCACGTCTACCAAAGTGCAGCTTAATGTTCCTGCTGCGGCAGCTACCGCAGCCGTCCCTGAGACCACTGCAGCTGTTGATGACAAGACTGATAGGACCGGAGAGAACCTTCTTAATTCCCTTGTAGATAAGGTCAATAGCCTGACCTCCCAGTTGAAGGAGGTGCAAACTCTTATCAAGCTTGTTAGCAAGGAGTATGACAAGCAACAGAAGATTATTGACAAGGTGCAGAAGAAGCGCCAGAATGCCAAGAACTCTCCTTCAGGCTTCGCCAAGCCCAACAAGATTTCCAACGAGCTCTGTGATTTCATTGGTGTTGCATATGGAACCGAGAAGTCCCGTACTGATATCACCCGTTTTATTAATGCATACGTCAAGGAGCACAATCTCAACAAGCCTGATAACAGACGCTTCATCATCCCCGATGGCAAGCTTAAGGCCATCTTGAATGTCAAGGATGGAGAGGAGATCAACTACTTCATCTTGCAGAAGTTGATTTCACACCACTTCCCTCCTAGCGCCAACAAGGCTAAGGCTTAATATTTAATTAAACTTATATTTTCTTTTTATTATGATATAAAATATTCTATATTTATTAGAACATTGAACTAAAGAATTATGGTTAATACATATCATAAAACTGGGCGTAAAGAATATGTTGATGGTAGATTACGCGTGGTATACCAGAAGGAAAAGTCCAGTAAACATTACATCAAACGAGGAGACCGCTATGTAGCCCTACGAACATCTGCTATAAAGAAAGGCGGTGTTCCTAAAAAAATACAAAATACTGATGTAAAAGCAGCTATTATAGTATATGCAGAAGAAGGTAAACAAAAACAATATTATACTATAGCTCATGATAAAGTTAACGACATGAAAGTTGAAGCATTCAAAAAATACATTAGTTTAAATGATACTTTAGAAATTGATGATAATCAAGCAATCAATATGTTAGCTTATACGTATACTCCAGCTACTCCAGCTATTCCAGGTACTCCAGCTATTCCAGGTACTCCAGCTATTCCAGGTACTCCAGCTATTCCAGGTACTCCAGCTACATATTCAAAATACGATGATTATAATAATGGAAAAGTTGGATTTAAATCACTCAAGGTAGATGCTGTCATATGTTGTTTAGATGTGTCGCCAATAGGGTCAGTAACAAAAGAATATTTTGTTGTTGCATTCTTTAAAAAAAAAGATTTATGTGATGAGCTTTTTACTACATATGGGAAAGAGTTTTTTGTACCAGCAGATAGGGAACACGCTACTGCTGCTGGTACAAATGTTATTAATGATGCAGTAGAAAAGTTGAATGATATAATAGCTAAATTAGATAAAACTAAATTGGAAAACTATTTCAGTAATTGGATTACCAATAGTGAGAAGTAATTATATTGGTTAATTTGCAAAACAATTCTTATAATAATTCTCCTTAGAATATTAAGAACAAAATGAATATTCGGTATGTTGTGAAAATAAATAATGATGGTGAAGAAAACCCATATACTTTATATAAACCTAATGAAGATAGCGAAGATACTGATGCTGGCGAAGATACTGATGCTGACAAAGATACTGGTGCTGGTGAAGCTCAACCCACTAAACAATATCGTCAAGTAAAAATAACAGGTTATGGAAAAAAAGAAACCAAATATAACAAGTATCATATCATACAATATAATAATGATAAGGATAATGATATAATTTATTTAGTAAAAAACCCAGATAAAACACAATCATTATTTTTAGCTATTTGTTATAGTGATAAAGTAATGTTAGAAGTGTTTAAAGATTTTGGAGATATACATAAAGAAATAGAAAAAGATGATTTGAATTTTATAAAAAATCATGAATCAATCATTAAAAGCCAATACATAGAACCATATCTGCTATTTTTGTTAGCTGAAACAGTTGGTAAAACGACTGATAATGATGTAATTGATAATCTTAAATCAAAAACTAAAAAACCCTAATTAATAATCCACCTTTATTTTTTTCATCCTAGTGTAAGTAGAATGATAAGGAGAGAAGGAGATTACAAATCTGGCTTCAAGTATTATAAGAATGATGTTGAGATTAAAGACAAGGTCGAAATAGAACGCATCAGATCTCTTAAGATACCTCCAGCATATCAAAAGGTGGTCATAGTGAATAGCAGGAAAATTGTGGCATACGGTTATGACTCCAAAGGACGCAAGCAAGTACTCTACCAGCCAGCATTTGTCAAGAAGCAAAATGATAAGAAATACAAGAAGATTTTTGCATCATTACAGACATTTGAGAAGCTCAAAGATGTCATTGCTCGTGATATGAAAAACAAAAAAGACATCAAGCGGAAAGAGATAGCCATTATCATTGATCTGATTTTCAATTGTGGCTTCCGGATTGGTAATAAGAAATATGAGAAAGAGAATAACTCTGTCGGCCTAACTACGCTCAAGTTTTCTCATATGAACTTTGCCAAAAAGCAGATACATATTGATTTCATCGGCAAAAAAGGTGTCCGCAATACAGCCATCTGCCATAATAAAATGATATACGGCTATTTATATAATAAATGCCAATCAACTACAAGCGATTCGTATGTATTTTCATATAACCATAATGATGTGCTGAAGAATATCACTTCTGCAGATGTGAATGAATATATCAAAGCTGTAGATGAAGACACAAAAATGACTTCAAAAGACTTGCGGACATGGAATGCCAATTATTTATTTATGAGCTTCTTTAAGCAAATGACAGACGTGTCCGCAGCTACCGCAGCATCCGCAGCTACAGAGCCCAAAGGAAATCAAGAGAAGGTCAAAAATCCTGTCAAAAGAGCAATTGAAATGGTTGCAAATAAACTTCACAACACATATTCCATTTGCAAAAAGAGCTATATAGATCCAAAATTAGTCAAGTACGCAGAAAAAATGACACATGACAGGAAGATATAAGATTTATATTATATTTATAGAAAGTAAAAGAATAACAATGGAAATTGACATTATTATGCAAAACTTGAAGGATATGCTTGTGGAAAGAGGCGACGACATTTCTATGTTTGAAGAGCATGAGGCTGATATTGATCGTAAGGATTTCTTCAATGATAAGAACGTGCTTGAGTTTCAGACATCTCACACAACTTTGATATTTGCACTGACTAAGAAGCTAAGGAAAAATATCATAGATGAGCTTAAGAGCGGTGAAACAAGCATTGACAGTTTCACTCAGAAATATAATAATAAGAAGAATGTTATCATGATATTCAACAATGATACAATATCAATGCCTATCTTATCACAACTGAATAGATATGATAAGCTCTTCCAGAAGAATGGTGGTGTCCTACAGTTCTTTATGATGAAACAGCTCATGTTTAACCCTACCAAGCATATGTTTGTTCCCAAGCATGTCAAGTTGTCTGAAACAGAAAGCGCAGATGTCATGCAAAAATATATGATTAAGAGCAAGCTTCAGATGCCTGTCATCCTGCATAATGATATCATCGCAAAATGGCTGGGACTGCGCCAAGGAGACATTGTAAAAATTGAGCGCTACAATGAGAACAGTGGCATATCTTATTATTATAGGTGTTGCATCTAAAGAAAAAATATAAATCTATTTTATAGAGATATTATAAGAATGGCCTATACTATTACAAATCAAAACATGACAGAGATAAATACTCTTATCAGAAACTACTACAATATGTTTATTGTGGATGCTAACAAGGAAATCTTTGGCGAAATGGCAGATATTGGAGGCGATAGAACAGGTTCAATACCGAGTGATACAACTGCATCATCATATAGTATTCAATTGTTTCAAAAGTTCATTCACAATGTAGTGAATAACAATATATCCAGTGATGCTATATCAGGGTATTCTGCAGGTACTAACAATGGCTTTATAAAACTTAAAACTGGTTCTTCTTTTGAATTAGCAAGTTTAAAGTTTGTATTTGCTTGTATGAATATAATCAACGTGTTCGTTGATATTTTGGAAGCTTATAAATATTTTATTGATAATGATACCTCGTTCAAGCGCAAAATACAAGGTGTAAAACAAATTTTACTAGTTCCTAGCACACATAGAACGAAGGAGCACATTGATAATGGCTTAACAAATATAACTCAACCAAACATAGGGTATCATATTAGTACTGAAGAAACAAAACTATTTTTGGCAATCAAATCTTTAAATAATACATCAGCTGCTACTATAAACACTATATTTACACCAATAAATACAACAGAATCATCACCAACACAATCAATAACAACTCATGGTTTATATAATAGTACTACGCTCAATATTACACCTAATTATTTAAATCAATCAGCAGATAATAGTATATCTGGAAGTTTTCAAATAAATGGCACATCGTATATAAAAAAACCAGCATCTGAACTCTGTACATTTGATGATTTTCAAAAAAAAACCTTGAATAATTTCCTACTATTCTTAGCTACTATGACGTCTGATAATGCCAGAATTCAAGTTCATGGCTTGTATTATTATTACAAGTACGTGCAATTGTATACAACTCTTGTATTCTCCACAATGAACGTAGCTTTGAATGATTCAACAAATGATACGCAGTATCTGATGAAAGTTATGCAGTATATACCATATACAGCTGCTGTAACAGAAGTAAAAAATGCAGCTGGTGCTGTAACAACACCATCTGCAGTTCCTATTCCTGAAAATATAGGAACAACCCCATATCCAAGTGATAATATTATTTTTAAAAATATCAATGCTTTAGCAAATACTTTTGCTACTTTCACAGTTTCTCCTGCAGTAGTATCAGGAAGTGCCAAAAATTCTGCTGCTAAAATATATGATAATGCAGTGAGGTATGTATATACTGAAATAGGTAAATTAATCAATAAACTATATACGGCTAGCAGTGCATCTGATAATTTCAGTCAAATATTAATAAATAATACTATAGAATTTGATGTTTCAAATAATGATAATAATCTTGAACTTGAATTACAATTTAGTAGTAAACCTTATGCAACATCATTAAACAATATACAATCTAATCAAGTGCAAAAGGAACGATTTATAAATAATTATGTAATTGAATATGATGGTTATTATTTTAAAATATTGAGTCTTAATCAAAATAACTTAAAAATAAAAGGAAGATTACTAAATTCTACAAATACTTCATATAATACTTCATATGAAGATGTCAATGTGTTTGCACCAACTGTGGCAGTTGCTAGTGGGGTTTATTCAAATCAAAAAGTGAAAATAGTTCCTAAAGGGTTGCTTGCATTACGTGGTGAATATAATAGTGGGAAACAATATCTTAGGGAACTCAATGGTGAAATCAGATATAATACATCCAAAATAAACGCCCAGAAAAACATGTATAAATACCAGCAAAATACAGATACTTTGTTGACAAATCAAACATATGCATATACTGTCATCGTAGGTGTCATAGTGTTGGCTGTATTAATACTGAGTATCATCAATGTAGAAAAACAAACAAAGCAAATGGCAGGGATGGTATTTGCGGGCATCATAGTTTTATTCTTTATTGTGTACTATGTTATAAACGCTGCATACATAGAGGAGTTCAAGATGAAAGAAGGGTTTTTTGCTATTTCTACAGCATCTGGCTTAACTTCAGCTTCAATTGATGATAAAAAGGCTTTCTTACAATTGCAGCTAAATAGTATCAATGTCAGATTTATAGAATACTTTCAAAAGGTCATGAATGCTATTCCTTTGACAGAAAATATTGACTTTTATTCAGAGCTCAATGGCGTTATCAATAGTGAAAAGAACGACAAAACAAATATTAAGGAGATTTTAGAGTTCAAAAGATCTCTAGGAAATTCTAGTATAGATATGCTGCGATATGAAAGTAACCGCAAGCAAATATACATATCAACTTTGTTGGTATCAGCATTAATATTCATTATATTATACAATGTATCATTGTATTCTCCAAGTGAATATAGAAACCTTATCATATTTGCAGGTTTCATATTTGCTATTATTATATTCTCATATTATTTGATATTTAGTTCAAAGACTGTCAGGAACAGATCAACTAACAAGTACTGGGGTCCAGAGTTCAACAAAGATATGTAGTAACTAACACATATGGTGTTATTTTTTTCATAATGTATATAAAAATTACATTATTATACTATATAACATAAACAACATGTCTGCAGAAAGCACGGATACCAATGACATAACTAGTGAAGAAAGCAATCACAATGACGACCCTGATTACATCTGTGAAGATGAAGACGAAGACGAAGAAGATGAAGAAGACGAGGAAGATGAAGATGAAGAAGATGAAGAAGATGAAGAAGATGAAGAAGATGAAGAAGATGAAGAAGATGAAGACGAAGATGAAGAGGAATACGAGGAATACGAGGAAGATGATGAAGAGGACGAAGATGACGAAGAGGACGAAGAGGACGAAGAGGACGAAGAACAGCAGCATAATCCTATGGGAGGTTTCTTCAATAAACATGATGAAGAATCAGCACATCACCACAATAACATTTATCTTATAGTAAATCCTCGCCAACACCAATCTTCAGGGAAGTGTAGAAAGATTGCCAAGACACCTAAAAAGAAAACAAAGAGCAGTATCAAGAAAAAGAAATATGTGTTTTATAAAAAGTATTCTCAGCAAGAAAAAAAATATTTTGATGGTTTATGCAAAGATGATAAGACCAATATTGAAGTAATTGAAAACAGACTTGTATCCATCAATACACAATCAACAGAACCTTTGCGTTTCAAGTTCTTGAGGCTTGATATCCCTGATAGAACTAAGAAGATAATTGTATCAAAACTTGATAATTTGCAACAAATGTCATACTCAGCATCTGGCGAGTTTTACAAATTGAATAATTGGATGAATATTCTGAATGAAATACCATTTGGAAGGTACTATGAAATACCCATTAAAAATACAGATGGAAATGATAATATTTGCAATTTCCTGGAAAATGTAAAAACAAAAATGAACCAAACAATATACGGACACAAGGAAGCTAAAGAGCAGATTGTACGCATCCTCGCACAACTCATATCATTTCCATCAGCTAATGGCTATGTCATAGGCATCCAAGGCAGTGCTGGTGTAGGTAAGACCAAACTTATCAAAGAGGGTATTTGCAATGCTCTGAATTATCCCTATGCTTTCATTTCTCTTGGTGGTGTAGAAGATGCATCATACCTAAGAGGCCATTCCTACACATATGAAGGGGCTACATATGGGAAAATCTGTGAAAGTCTCGTTAAAACAGGTATCATGAACCCTCTGATATTGTTTGATGAATTGGATAAGGTATCTAACACATACAGAGGAGAGGAAATCATCAATACATTGATCCACATAACAGACCCAGTACAAAATGATAAATTTTCTGACAGATATTTCGAAGAAATAGACATGGATATTTCTAGGTCTCTATGCATCTTCACATACAATGACGAAAACAGTATCAACCCTATTTTACGCAACAGAATGATAACCATTAATGTACCCGGCTATAATCAGCAGGAAAAGTTGGTTTTGGCAAAAGACTACATCATCCCTGAAATATTCAAACAGTATAATCTTAACATGAATGACATCATATTCACTGATGAAGTATTGAAATATATCATAGAAACTACCGAAAAAGAGGAAGGTGTTCGGAATCTGAAGCGAGCTATCAATAACATTGTATCTTGGGTGAATATGATGCGCTATGTTTCAATTGATAATATCAAGATTGTATTTCCTTTTGAAATTAGCTCTAAATATTATGACAAATATTGCAAAACAAACAAGAACACAATCAACAGGGACATTTTACATTCCATGTATTTATAATATTCCTATATTTTAGATATGCAAGGAAGCCCACCAATTTTATCTTTCTTATTCTATGGCTGTTGGAATAGAGTAAATTGTGAGGACAAAAACCAACCATATAATTACAGAGATATTGTACTAGACGCGATTGACCAAAAAGAAAAACATATCAAAGAGTTTTACATTGCAGGTGATAACTGGTACCCTAATATGATGACAACACATAGAGATAGTACTAAATCCTTGGAAGAAACAATTGAATATTATTTTACGAATGTTCTTAAATCAGGATATGACAAGATATACAGTTTACAAAAAGAGACATATATAGTATTAGGAAACCACGATGAAGTATCCAATTATCAAGATGGTGCAGCTCATATATTAAAAAATTGCATGTTGAATACACAATTATACTATATGAAGCACATTTCAGATAAAATTATCAAAACACCTACATTAGAATTACTTGATGCGTATTATAATTCACAAATCCAAATGCCTTTAAAAAGAAACAATTCTTTATCATTAGTAAAAGCACCAAGAGTGAAAAGCATAACAAAACCTACATCACAGAAATCTCTATCTAAAACACGAACACCTGAAATAATGCTGTACGATGACATAAATAGTATAATAAAACCTAATTATATCATGATTTTCATCAATACTAATAGAATACATAATGAAGGATATCTGGAAAAACTTCGAGGTCATATAGATATTTATAATAAAACTAAAAGGCCTAAATTTGTTATGGGACATGTCCCCATGTTTTACTTTCGAGAAAAACCAACTTCTCAATATTTCAGACAAATGAAAATAGAAGATGATAGCATATCAGATGCAAAAAAGAACATATATATACAAACACTGTATGATATCTTGGCAGAACACAATTGTATATATCTATGTGCAGATACACATTCATTTGAAATTATGAATATTTCCCAAAAAGATAGTGGCAAAACATTAGTGCAAATTGTTTGCGGAACTGGTGGTGGTGAACCTGATATAGTTGAAACTGATAACATAAAGTTTATGAACTACGGTATTGAAAGAGTCCAAAATGACAATGAATTTGTAGAAAAATACAGAATACAAGGCAATTGTGTCAACGCGTATGGATATTCTGTGATAGATGTAATAGACCAAAATACAATTAAAGTTATCTACAAAAAGATAATTGCGCCCATTGCACCCAACCCAAAAAAAGGTATACACAAATCATACAGTACATTTACATATTTTATTGTGCGTACAGGAACAGGATGGAGTTATACAGAACAAACATCATCACAACCTATAGTCTTGGATCATAATATCAATCTAAAATACTATAAGAAGGATGCTATATGCAATCATATTGATAGTAATTTGGTTGTTTCTAGCAGTGACAAATCATTAAAATGTTTTGAAAAGAAAAAGAAGGAGAAAAAACATAAAAAGACTGATAATTAAACCTTATTATATACTAAGTAGTGATATGTATCTTTATATTTTTCTTTTCGCATCTATTATATTTGCAGTAGCGTATATGTATATAATGTATGTTGCGCAAAAGTCAGAACCTTATGTATCCATAGAAGACCACATACATTACATGACATATCCTGAGACAGCCAAGTTTCTTAAAGAGGACAAAGACCAGTATGTCAGAGAATTAACAAGTTTAGATTTACATGCTAGAAAAGTCAAAACAAGCAAAGAATATATTGAAAATATCATTAAAACTGCCATAAGCTTTACAGAAGAAGAAAAAACTATGCTTACAAAATGTGCGAAGACAGCAGATGAATTCTTTTTGAGTATGAACTTTGCAGATTATAAGCTTATGAATAATCTAGATATTGCAAACATACCTTGGATATTCGCATTGACGTATAGAAATGATGCATTTGAATATGAAGAAGGGCTACCACATACAAGAGGTAATGTCATATTTCTCTCAAAATATGTTTTGAAGTATGGTGAAACAGATTTAACAAATACATTAATACACGAGAAAATACATATATATCAGAGATATAATCCTGAACTCTTTGCCAAAATCATGGCATCAATGAACTATGCACTACTAGATGTTAGCAAGCAGCCATATAGAAGATTTATAAGGTCAAATCCAGACACCAACAAACAAGTATACTATGATATAACAACAAATAAAGAAATGGTCTGTTTATACAGGTCTGATACTCCATCTGGTATTAATGATATTGTTAAGAACAACTTTGCACTAGAACACCCATACGAAAAAATAGCTTACGAAGTTGCAGGCTATTATTACAAACAAGTTGCAGAGAAATATGCAAAGATATGATGATGATATAAGACATACAATATATCTTGATATATAATTAGATGGATAAACTAACAGAAGTATTAAGCCAATCACCAGCTGGCGTGGACGAAGATACTATCAAGAACATTTTCGCAAAGAATAAAGAAAATGTCTTGGATACTCTTATGGAGCTATGGGATATGCCTCCTAAGCTTGATAAGCAAAAATCAAAATGGGAGGATATCCGCGAAACCTGTGATGCATATGATATGGAAATGGATAGATTAGTTATGAGTCAATTGAGAAATCAAGCGCCGCATCAACAACCGTAATGTATATAATGAATATTATTTTTATTTGTCATTTTATTATAGATGTCATCACAAATAACCATAGAAGAGCTAAGATATATTGTTAGCCAACAATATAAACCTAAGACTGGTGGTGTTGGATCGCAGTTTGATTCATTCTTGAAAATGGCAAATGGGTTATGGAATACTTCTAGTAAAGATTACGCGAACTGGTTCTATGATTCGACAGCAAATATAGCTGATGAAAGTTTACGCACATCAGGTATACCTCGTAGAAAAGCATTGGGATATGATGAGCTGGCTTACTACGACCCTACACAAAAATATGTGTACACATAATATATCTTTACATAGTAGTATAAATGTATCAAATACAAATAGTACTTATTATTTTCATACTTATATTATTTGCAAGTGCATACCCTATCTTGGACTTGAAATATCACAATGACCTATATGCATATACTGATAAGTTTAATACACAATGCTACAAGGAAAAGCATGACAAAGAAAAGAATACATATCTATGGAAAATTTCCAATTATCTACACGATTTCAATAATGAATTATTAAGTGTGAAAGATGATATCAAAGACAAGGATAGGTTTTTATTTGACAGTCTGAAATATATGAAAATATATCATTCATATTTAAATAGTTCTGTAGGTCAATTAATATTTTTTGTATTATTTGTTATTATTTATGGTTTTGTTGTTTTCTGGTCTGAATATGCTTATCAAGAATGGTTTCACCTCTCTCTGTTTCTGTTCATGATGGCATTTGCAACTCTCTTCATCATTATATTTTCTCTCATATTGAAAAAGATAACTGAAATTTATAACGACACACACACGTTAGAATATTTGCAGTTTATGAAAAAGTTAGACCTTGTAATTAACAATAATGACAAGATAAATGATAAAGATAAAAAAGACTTATTCAAGAATCTACATGAAACTTCTTATGACCCTAAATCATATGATAAAATATATGACATAGGAAATTTAGTCTTGGCGGAAGACATATTATATAAGTTTGAAAATGTTGAGGGTTACGCTGGTATAACGTACACCCAAAATGATAAAAATGAACCTGTAAAAATAATCAAAGAAGAGATAGATAACTATTTCTTTAGATATCATCAGAAAAAGCACAAAGAGGATATACAGTACAGAATAAATGTAGTTGCATCATACTTATATGCATATCTGGTATTTCTGCTATGTTTCTTAATATTACTTTTCAAGTCTATTGACAATTATTATATATATCCTATTATTATGATAGCATTATTCATTGCAATATCAGTGTATTTCGTCTATGTTGCTTTGCGCTAATGTGCTCTGATAAAATAATTTTCTTTATTAGGGTTAAATATGAGTACGGGTAATAAGGTTTTTGGCATTATAGCCTTTCTTATGATACTGTTTGTGTACCTCAATGAAATGAAAAATATAACAGAGTTTATCATAAAATATAAGTCTATCAAAGACATTGCCAGAATCAATATGGAACAGAAATGCAAAAATATCTATTGTGAAGCTGAAACAGACCGCTTTCAAATAGCAAAGAATATGTATGATCTGCTATTACCAAACGACATTTATAATGCAAAGACGTATACAGTAATGGTAATGATATTCTCAATCATGCTTTTCATATATGTTTTTTATACATATATATGCTACATAAATGGTTTGAATGATTTTGAAATTACATGGTCTACTTGGGTTAAAACACACCAAAAACCAATTGTCATTGGGATGATTACAATTGCAATATTTATCATGATACTTGTCAATATCATCCTAAGATATACTCCTTATGACGAAAAAGGGTATATAAATTATTTTGTGAAGGATTCTACTGGTAGTCGCCGACCCACTGATTTTTTAAATTATACAATATTCAGTTTATTGGGAGGTTTGCTTATCATATATATTGTTCTTAAAATGTTTTTGGTACCAAAACTTGAAGGCTATGAAAGATTAAGAGTACTTTTCAATACATTATATTTCATATTTGCCTTTTATTTTATGTATAATATGATAAATATTGTTGAAGCATTTAGAACAAATAATGTTCCCAAAGATATTTATAGCACTGATGAAAATAAAGGTGAAGGAAGTAATTGGCAAAAGTATTGGTCTGCTGATATTGGATATGATTCTGAGAACTATTTTTACAATACATTCTTCGATATTAAAGAGATACCCTTTGCTATTTTCAGTAATTTTACAGATGATAAACAGAAGTATGATATAAATGATATATACATCTTTCGAAACTTACCAATTATTGGTTTCGCATTATTCATATTTATCATGATATTGCTTGTGATTTATATTTTTACAGGTGATGCTGATGTCAAAAAATACATATTACAATTCTTGCCAGTAGTGTTTCTGTTCTTCTTGGTATTTGCAATAGTTGTATTCACAACGTTCAACACAGCATTCAATAAATATGTGCTATATGGTGTATGTAAATCATCTTATACACGAGCTTTGAATGGTCTCAACAATGCCGTAGTCCCATTCATAGCCATGCACGAGAAAGATAGTGGAGGTGTTAATAATAACTTAACAGACTACAGATATAATTACATTGTGCTTAGCGTAATCATATCATACTTCACTAATCACGTCAATCTAATGACTAATAAATCTAATGTTACTATTACAGCAAAAACTGACAAAGAAGATGCAAAATATGTGCTTTCTGAAAACATTGGAAAGGAAACGAATAAATTTAAGGACGAGACTTCTATTAAAAACAATTTTAAAAAATTGAAGCCAATCAGTGATAGTGATACAACAGATTTAGGAAAATTCGAAGCATATTACAAAGAGTGTTTCAAAGAAATACTTGGTTATGAAAACATACCAAGTAATCTATCTGTTTATGATATTCAAAGTTTGTATATTGAATTATTGAATAAGATATTTTATAATGCAAAAGAAAAACCAAATACACCAGCTACACCAGCTACACCAACTATATCAGAAGAAAGCTTTCAAACAACAAAGGATAGCAAAGTATCCAATAATTCTGATCTAATCAATAGAATACGAAATTCTGTATATTACTACATCAAAAAACTAGAAAATTTTAATGATAATGTAAGTAAATATAATGATGCTGCTCATTCTGACAGAACAACTTTTATGCAGGATTCCCTATTTTATGTTAATGATGACAATACCATTGACCCATATAAGTTTATTATGATAAAAAATATTATGACAACTGACGTTTCTGAATATAGTGGTGATTATGATAAAATATACAAAACCCATGTAGATAACGTAATAAATGCGTTTCTCACACATATACGCTCATTATATAAAGATGTTCATGATGCAACAAGTGGATATTCAATAAAAACTACTGAAGATGACAAATCATCTGTCTTTAATAGCCAAATAAAAACGTCATTGACGATGTTAAGTGATACTAAAGGAACAGAAAGCAAAACTATAACAAGAGAAACAACAGAAGACAAACTAGAATATCTCTTTAAATCACTGAAAGACTTCAAGATAAAAGTAAATGCGAATACAAATTATCTTGTAAATGTCATTGAGACCATTTCAAATCAGCTTAATCATACAGACGCAAAGGTACAATTGTATGATGTTACTACAAATACCACCCCCAACACACTTGAAATAAAAGCTTCATCACCCCAAAAACTATCAGAAATATCAAACATCCTTCCAACCAAAGTTGCCAAAGATGAAGAAATTAATGCCATTGATATACTGCACTCCGCAAATAAAACAGTACAAGAAACATTTACCTTAGCATATGCAACTAATATATTCGTATTGGGAATAGTATACTTATTAATTTCAAAACTCTAAAAGTAGTTGAAAATCTTTTCCATATGTCAAATAAGAAGAAATATAAATGACAACCACATATGAATTTAGTTCAAATATCTATTTGCTTTCTAATGAACTGACTGATGATAAAGAAAAGGAAAATATAAGATTTGATATAATGAAATTAAATGGGAAAACAGCTAACAAAGATAACAGAGAATACATATATGGTATGCTCCCTGTCGAACTGATACCAGCAGCATATATACCATTCAAGTATGATGATATTGACGCAAATTTTTATAGATTATCAAAAAATGATAAAATCAAAATGCAGCATTATAATGATGTTTTCAAAGATGGTGTAACAGAAGCTACATTGGTTGAAACCAAAAAACAGTTAAAAGACGAATTGAAGATTTTCTTGAAGAATAAGTTGAATAACAAACTAAGCGCATTCTACACCGTTGAAATAGAGGACTTCATGTTATATGGCATTTTCATGTTTTGGATAATTATATTACTTATAATAATGAAGGTATTCTATACATATTTTTCAACAATGTATAGCTATATCCTATTCATGTTATTCATAATTGTATTGCTATTTGCAATATTTTGGAAAATGTTTTACACTCTACGGTAGTTTTTTTTTATCTATATTACGATTAAGGAAAGACATCAAATGCTTGATAATTTTAATAGAGATCCAAAAGAACTCTTAGAAGACAATTATTCAAGTAATGATGATGATGACAAACATCATGTGTATACTGAAGAACAGAGAAACAAAGATATCTTGATAACAAAATTCCAAAATATTGCAAGATACATAGACACTGAACTACATGATGATGATGGCACAATGGCTATTGGAAACGTTGCAGATATGATAATTGATGATTATGATTTAATGAAATTAAATGAAGAACGTTTCAATTTTTATATGGAATTGCAAAAAATCATTAGGAAAGACCCAAGAATATTGAAGATCATAATGAATTTGAATAACAGAATAAAAATGAGAAAGAAAAAAGAAAAACGCTTACTTAATCAGCTCACCAGAACCCTCAAAAACATTGGCAAGAAGAATATAAAAGGAGATGGTGGAGATGGAGATAAAGAAAAAATAATTAACAGCTTGCAGAATGTTTTGATTAAAAACTATAACCCTGGCGATAAGCCTGGCGATACAGAAGGTCAAAACGACGGTTTTAAAGCCAAAGATTTATACAAATATTTGACTAGTAAGCAAAAAGGTGGAGATGCTGACAAAATTATGAATAAAGTTAAAAAAGAGCTGGATGAAAAAGATACTGGTAGTTCAACAGCAAAAACAGAAGATAAAATATATAGGAATGCTATAATTGAACAAGGGCGTAAACTAGCTGAACACATTTCAAAAGAAGGCCAAGACATGAAAGAAGAAGACGAACTACGAGGGTCATTAGCACTTGAATATGGTATGAATAATTTGGAAAACCTAACTGGAAATATTCTGAATTTAAACAATGCAAATGGTGTAGACAAGTTTGAAAGGAAAAAGAATGGTATTGAAGATTTTATAGACGATTATTACAAAGCTCATAGCAAATCTAATAAAGGTGAAGTGTCAAAGTCATTGCAAAAAGCTCTGGATAAGTTTGAAGCATCACCCAGTAATTTTTTGGATAATATAAAGATAACACGTGAAGACAGGCTGATATTTATATTTGTTACATTTTTCATAAGGTATGTTACTGTTCTGATGGTGCAATGGTGTGTTGATATACAAATTATCAAAGATTTCTATCAAGGTTTTCTTCTATATGCTGTCATATACATCATTATATTCTGGTTCATGGTTATGCTTGTAAATATCAATAATATATCACCAACAAGTTATATGAATACAGATACTAATCTTGGCAGTCTACAAAGTATGTTTTATTATTTCTATATGGGAACAAATGGGGTTTCCAGATTATTAACACATAGTTTTCTAATAGTCATGTTATTGGCAATACCAATTATTCTGAATATACAAGAAAAGAAATCAGATGATCCTGATGAAATCGTGGATACATTATCTTATGAAGATAAGAAAAAACTGGTTAAGACATTATCACTATTTACAATATTCATTTGGGTATTAACAAGCATGATAGCAATCAAATATTGATGAAAACTTATGTTTATTTATTTTAGAGTACTAAATTATTTAATTAGTTATGGATGCTAGAGTGGAAATTTTAAACACTATAGCTAAGAACGAAAACAAAGATTATGAGAAGCCCCCAGATGATAAATCAGTTGACATTGTGTTGTACTATACTATTTCTGAGTTGATAAAAAATAAAGTTTTAGTATCTGCAAAAACAATGGATAAATATCGCAAATTAAAAAAAATATTCACCAGGAAATACAGTGATTGGGATTTGACAAGATCACAGTTTGTATCATATATATTACATATTTTGGAAGATGCAAAAGAAAAAGTCAAGGACAATCCAGAAAAAGAGCAGCGTAGATATGATAATGATGTAAGCAAACTCATGATGGAGCTTATTCTTTTGAATAGGATGAATTTGAGATCTGCATCAATTAATGCAGACGCAAATAAGCAACAATTAAAGCAAGGTATTGAATATTATATGGGTTTGTTAAGATTGGAATTTGAAGACATTGACGATAGTAATACAGCTGATGATGAAAAACAATCTATAACATGTAATCAAAAAGCATCAATATATTCACCTTTATCTATTCAACCGTGTAGGAATAGAATTCAAGAGATAGTAAAAACTGATTCCAGTGGAAACAATAACAATCCAAATGCATTATATCATCTAATGAAATTATTGACTTTGCTGACATTGAATGGAAATACAAAGAGTTCTACAAATGATAATGCATTGTTATTGCTTCTGGATATGATGAAGAACTTGGCGAAAAATTCATCTCCTGTGAAAACAACTCAAAACTCAAATGCAACGCTCATGATATTAGATCTAATCAAAAATATATCTCCGAACACTGTACCAAAATCAACATCAAGTACTACCGCAAATCATGCAGCAGCATTGCTAGATTTGTTGAAAAACCTTTCACCACAACAACAACAAACTATAAACAAACAAAAACCAGAATTATTATTAGATTTATTGAAAAACCTTTCATCACAACAACATCAAAGTACAGGCGAACAAAAACCAGAATTATTGCACTCAATACTTCAGCTATCTCATGATATCAATACAGGTAGTAATGTAGTTAAAGGAGGAAATAATGATGATGCTGAATTATATATCAATGATTCTAATTATATAAAAATCAGAAAGTTTGCAAATGATTTTGATAAGTACTATGAAAGAATCCTATACATAAAATCTGAGTTTGACAGCATAAAATCTGAGTTTGACAGCATAAAATCTGAGTTTAACGGCATAAATGATGGAAAACCAAAAGCATTAGTAACAACACCAGGAACACCAGGAACACCAGGAACACCAGCAGCAACAGCAAAAACAGCAAAAACAGCAAAAACAGCAGAAACAGAAGAAGAATCAACAGAAACAACAGCAAAAACAGCAAAAGCAGAAGCAGAAGCAGAAGCTAAACAAAAACTTATTAATGAAATTAAAACAAAAAATAATCTCAAGGAAATCCTATCTTCTTTGCAGGATAAATGTAAAAAATTAGATAATATAGCAGAAAATCTTTACTCTAATATCAAAAATACGCTGAAAGAATTGAAGAAATTTATAGATGAATTAAATAAAAGTCAAGTGCTTCCTTATGATGATGATATCAAAAGGTTAATTAAAACTCTAGGACTAGACTTAGAATATTTTAGCGAAACAAATACAAATTATGATTTATATGTAGAGTTTACAAAGAACAGAGAAATAATAGAAAAAACCCAATTTGATATAAATCTGATGAAAACAAACATTGAGAATGAAATCAAAAATGACAGTAAGGAAATAAACTTGCAGTCGCAACTTCAATTAATGCAAGCTGATAAATCTGTTAAATATCAAAACGTATCATCTCCTTTAAAATATGATACAGACCTTCAATCACCTAGTAGTGTTAGTAAGAGACTGTCATTTACTACTGGCGGTGGTGATAAAGAAATATATTTTAAACAATTTAATAAACTATTTGATAATATCAAACTCTTAAAAACTGCTCTGAGAGATTTTAACGATACATCTGGTAATAAGAATGTTTCAGGAACTACAAAAACTATACCATCATTATATGAAGATATTTGGGACGAATATGTCACATTAAAAAGAAATGCAAAAACAAACAATAATTTACCCATATACGCGGATGATATGCTATACAATAAGTTGAAAGCGCATAATTTAGACCCTGCAACTGTTCTAGAACTGAATTTCACTGACAGGGTCACATTCATTGTGGTATTATTCTTCCTCAGGCTCATTATAGTCATACTCATTGAACTTGTCATTGATTACAATATCATCAGAAGTCTAGAGTATTCCGTTATAGTATACACCTTGACGTACATAATATTTCTGATTTTATTGATTATCATTGTCAATTTTGATGCATACAAGTTGCGTATCATTATGAATTATCTAAATATGCATGTTAATTCTACCAAAATATTCCTTCACGTCATATTGTTTATCATATTCATGGTTTTAGTGTACATAATGATTAAATCAAATGAAACTCTCAGCACATTTGGAGACCTTTTTGACTTCACTCATATCTACAAGCAATTATACGAAATATCAGAAACTTCCAAAACAGACTCTGATAATCGTCTTACACAAGACGAGAAACTCAAATTACAATACAGACTGGATATTATTACAATGCTGGTATTCATCTTTACAGCATTTCTGGTCTTAGTCATTTAGTTCTTTTGCATGATAGGAAAACGCAATATAATATTGTGCTTTCCAGTTCAATATTTTGGATTGAATAAAATCTTCTTGTTTCAAAGTACTATTTCTGATGGTTAGAGAGCCAACGCTATTATGCAAAACCTTTGCTGTCTCTACAGCTCCATTATACGTTTTGACATATATAATATCATTTTTCTTCAACATATCCAAATGATGTTCTTCGTTTTCTAAATCAACTTTAATTATAAAATCTTTACCATTCTCTGCAAGAGAGACTTCCATAACATTTATGTCATCGCTTCCCAGCAATAATGGACTATTGAAACAATCATGCAATGTTATCTTCCAGTTACCATTTGACAAATATAAAGGGTTGTCTTGTTGAATATGCACCCATTCATCCCAATCACCATTGGTTTTGTTAAAGAAATATATATATTTTTGTGTTCTTGCATCATCTGTTATTGTCAAATTAACATAAGGTGTAATATTTTTGACAAATACAGGGAACAGGATCTTCTCTGGTTCAACAACGTTCATCCTACAATCTATGCCAATTTTGAAATATAGCATATTCCGCTGCGGTTGTTTTATCCAATCGCGATTGTGGCTATTTATTATAAATACCTTCTTTGGCACAGATTGCCTCTTTGCCATTGATTTATAGAACTGCTCTGGTATTTGCAGTATAGGATCTTTCACAGTTTTACTGTGTTCTTCCGCGCCGCCTACGGCACCACCTGCGACACCGCCTACGACACCGCCTACGACACCGCCTGCGACACCGCCTGCGACTCCTCCTTCAACTCCTTCCGCATTTCCTGTACCTGCAATACTCATTTCATTCATGAATGTGGAAGACATCCGTCGTTTGTTTTCAAGCTCTTGCAATTTCATAATAAGATCGTCATCATCTTCTAGTTTCTCATTACCCTGTGTTTCTTCTATGATAGGTTGCAATTCAGTTTCTGATTTATTAACCACCTGTTTTGCAATGTACTCTTTGATTTTTATAAGGGTCAAGTTATTCAATTCTGGCAATTTCAAACTTGTATTTATCAGTGCAATATCATTGCCTATGACACCTATGATATTGCTGATGAGTTTGGGTAAGACACCTTCATTTAGTACAATATTATATTTATCTCTAATCATTTTTGTTGCAGCATTCAACAAAAGTTCTCTGTTTTTAACAGACTTATAATCATCTATGATACCCATTTTACTCTATCATATAGATAATATATATATAAAATATAGCACACTTAAGTATGCAAATAATATGACAAAAATCAACATTATTATCATAGGAGCTAAATCTTCTTCGCAAACACCCCTAAGCATAGACACTATCAATAATTACAAAAAATGGAATAATCCAGACCAAGCAAACCATAGCGACCTTGTACGTTGCATTCAAGCATTGAATACAAGAGTATCTGTATTTTGTATAGACCCTCTTTATGATTTTGCAGCAGAAGACAAAGAAAATAATATTGTATACTATAATGACTATTTTGTAGTAGGAGATACCAGATACTGTACCAAAAAAGGACACAATATCTTCATAGAGTTTGCCAATTTATTAGACGAATACTATGTAACAAAAGAATATGATGAAAAAATAACCAATATATCAAAATATAACAACTACAGAATAACATGGATAAGCTGTGGTTGCAGCTGGTCGCACAAGTTTCCCACAGACCTGATCTCAAATGTTGTAACAAACCATTTATATACCCCAACAGACATATATGATGCAAACAGCTTGTTGACAGCATACAATTTCAACCATATCAATGGAAATGCATTATATGCACCATATTGTCAAGGTTTGTATCAAATACTTGGCTCCTTGCTGTGGCGAGGAACCAAAGAAAATCAAGATTATGAGGTACCATTGTATGATTTTATCCCACAGATAATACAGGTCTTTGAAGAACCAATACAGCAAGACTTAGCCAAGTTTCTGCAAAAAGAAATACAATGGAATACACTTCATAGAAGGACAAGAGAAATTGTCAACAAAACTATTTATGGCAGCTTTATCACAATTTATTAGCATTGTTACTTGACTTCATGTATTCTTCAAAATTGGGTCTAAACAAGTATTTTCTGTTTTCAACCATTATATCATCACTGATGTGATTTTCAGATACTATCATTGCAGGCAAATGAGCGTCCTTGTATGGATCTGCAATTTTGAGTTTCTTGCAATTTAGCAATAAGTTGAGCCACCTTATTTGAAAGATCATGGAGAACATACCGCATTCTGTATTCTTCTTCTGATGCCTACGATTATTATAGGTAATGCGAAATTTAGTCTTGGGATATAATTCATTCATCTTTTTCTTCACAGTGTTGATGAACTTTCTTACATAAGAAGGGATAGGGTTTGCATTGCTATCATAGTAGTGTGCTCCAAACGACTTGTTCTTAGGATCTATGATAACAAATGTAGACGTCCAATGCGACCCGCTCTGATTGTGCTTATCCAAATTCGTGATGAGCCCCATGTATCTTATACCTTTTCTCACATAGGTTTGGACGTTCAAAGAACATATATGGCTATACAAACATCGCCCAAATTTATCCTCCTCTGAAAAATCAATGGGAAACACACCTAAGAATGCATATTTGTATTTTTTGTTCTTGCTATATTGCATCATAACATCTTCTATGTCATAATTGCTGAGCCACTCTATGGGATTTTTGGTCCATTCTTTTGGCATTTCAGGGCGCAGCTCATAATCCGCTATCATTTTAATAATCTGTTTGCTTTTATCATCCTTTGCTATTTTACTCAGCGCACCAGTCCAACACCAATATTGTTTGTCATCACAAATAGGTCTTATTTTTTCATTCAGAGCATCTGAGAGCTTTGCAATTGTATCTGTTCTCTTGTATACTATCTTGTCTGCTTTGTATTTGTTCCAAGCTTCTATCAATTTTATTAAAGATTGTTTGGAAAACACTCTTGGGTTTTTAATAGTCGAAGGACTAGAGTATTTTGTATTCAACATATCTATCCTTAAACAAGAAAAAAATGACATGTTATGTATTACCATATTGCTATTCCATTTTATTAGGAATAAACTTTTGCACAAGATAAATTGTATTAAAAATAAAAATTGATATATATATAAAGTAAAGCTGCAAATAACAGACAATGGGTATTAATGAAGATTTCCGTGCGTTCGTTAACAAATATAAGACAGAGAAGGGCAAACCCTTTACCAATACAAGTATAGGTAATCCTAAGACTAGTCTTTATGTTCCGGAAGATAAATACAATGAATTCATTAATCTATATGGGCTTGCTTTGACAAATGGTATCAGTCTTCATTTTACTGAGAAGCCAACTGAACCTAGTCCTCTCCGCGTAGACCTCGATTTCCGTTTCCTCATACCCGAACAAAAATCAGGGATATATGGTTCAACTGATTCTAATTCGTCATTTGGGAATGATAAGAAAAAATATGACAGAGTTTACAAAGAAGAAGATGTCTTCAGAATATTAGATTTCTATTTTAAAATCATCAATAAATATCTCAATGTTGATGACAGTTCAAATGTAGGCTACGTTATGGAAAAACCTAACCCAGTCGAGTTCAGAAATAAACTCAAAGATGGTTTGCATATTATTTTCCCTCACATCATAGTAAACAACAACGTACATCATTTCATTCGCAAGAAGATTCTAGATGTAGCTGCTGAAATTTTCAAGGATCTGCCAATATGCAATGAATATGATGCAATTGTTGATAAAGCAATTATTGATGTAAACTGTTGGCAAATGTATGGAAGCAAGAAGCCTGATTGTGATGCCTATAGGGTTTCAAGTATATACAAGTTCGCCAATGGTGAGACAGTCAAGGGAGAATATGTTTGCAATGCCTCAGATGAAATAAATTTCATCAAGCTATTTTCAATGCGAAATAATACACAGGATAATACAACTGTTTGCATTGTGAAAGATGAATTCGCAAATGAGGTCAATGAATATGTCAGACATATATTGCCTGCAGTGGATCTAAAGCTTAAAAACAAACTACAGAATAGTATATTCGGAAAATCATTAAATATCAACAAAAATTATGTAGCAGAGGATGAACTATCATTTATAAAAAGATTGGTGAACGAGTGTCTTTCTTACAGTCGCGCTGACAGTTACACAGATTGGATTAATCTTGGCTGGGTCTTGCGGAATATTGATTACAGGTTGCTCGAAACTTGGATAGAATTTTCAAAGATTAGCAGCACATATATTGAGGGTGAATGTCAGGTTCTTTGGAACAAAATGAGAAAAGACAATATGGGTTTGGGTACATTGAGATGGTGGGCGAAACAAGATAATATGACAAGATATATAGAAATAGTAGATGAGGCAATCATACCTTTGATAGATATGTGTATTGGGAGTAAAGGGGCACATTTCGATGTTGCACGAGTTGTCTACGCCCAATACAAAGACGAATTTAAGTCAGTCTCTAAGGACCTTTGGTACAAATACCACAAGGAAAAACACAGATGGTTGAAGGCTAGAGAAGGGCTGGATCTGAGGCTTATATTGAGTCGCGACATTTGTAAAAAGTTTATGGAAAGGAGCTATCATTATAACAGCCTATATTCAGAAGATCCTACTCAGAGGACATTGAATGAAGAGCGGGCTAAAACGTGTATCAAAATAGCAGAGCAGTTGAAAAACGCTGGCTTTAAGGACAGTATTATGAAAGAATGTAGGACACTATTTATAGATGACTCGTTTGAAGAATTATTAGATAGCAGGTCGCATCTCATTGGCTTCGAAAATGGTGTATATGATTTAAAGATGCATATGTTCCGCGACGGAATGCCAGATGATTATATATGCCACAGTACAAAAATCAATTACATTCCTTACAATCATGAGTCTTCGGAAGCTGCTGAGATAAATGAGTTCTTCAATAAAATATTCACAAATAAAAATTTGAGGGCATACATATTGGATGTATTGGCTTGTGTTATAGATGGTAGTATAGCACAGGAAAGGTTCTATATCTTTACAGGGCAAGGCAGTAATGGAAAATCTAGGTTGTTTGATTTGATACAGAAATCTGTTGGTGATTATTACTGTATATTACCTATTGCTCTATTAACACAGAAGCGCGCAGCTAGTAATGCAGCCCAGAGTGAATTGGAGAGGACGAAAGGCAGGAGATTTGCTGTTATGCAAGAGCCTAGCGAACAGGATAGAATTAATATTGGTTTGATGAAAGAGTTATCTGGCAATGACCGAATATTAGTGAGATGTCTTTACAAAGAGCCTTATGAGTTCAAGCCTCAATTCAAGATGATATTGACTTGCAATGAGTTGCCAGAAGTTCCCAGTGATGATGGAGGTACATGGCGACGTCTAAAGGTCTGTAATTTCTCTAGCAAATTTACTGAAAATCCTAATCCAAACAATCCTAATGAGTTCCCTATGGATTTGGAGCTGTCTGATAAGTTTGACAGATGGAAGGAAATGTTTATTAGCATGTTGATTGAGAGGCACAAGACCATACAGCCGAATGCTATCCACGAGCCCATGGAGGTTAGGGTGGCTACTGCAAGCTACAAACAGAACAATGATCTGATAGGACAATTTATCAATGAGAAATTAGATGTGAATAAAGAACTTGTTGATTGTAGGGTGTTGATTGGTAAGATATACAATGATTTCAGATTATGGACTGCTGTCAATGTTCCCAAGGGTAAGAAGTGTCCTGACAGAAATCAGATTAAGGCATACTTTGAGAAACTACTTGGAGAGTATCCTAGTGATAATAAGGGTTGGCGTGGCATTCGTTACAAGACTGACAATACGGAACACGATACTGTAGTGTAAAAACACAATGATATAAGAAAATTATTAGTTATTTTATATAACAATGTCATCATCATCTTCAAAGTCTAAAGTATCATTGTTTATGGATCTCAAGTATACACATCGTATGTTTTTAGTTTAATAAAGTTGATGGAGCTATGTCAAAGCAAGGGTATTACAATCAATTATTATACTGTATCTAATGAAAGTCTCATACCAAGAGGGCGAAATACGGCATGTTATGAATACTTACGAACACGTGATTACACACATATGCTATTCTTGGATGCCGACATTGAATTTGAGGCAGAAGACATCATAAAACTCATAGAGGCTGATAAATCTGTCATTGGTGGGTCATATCCCAAAAAGAGTTTACAATTCAACCATATTGCTAATTTCATCAATCAGAACAAAGATTTGCATTACACTGAGGAAATATTGCGAGCATTTCGCGAACCTACTTCAATTTATTTTAACAAAGAAGACGCATGCAAAACAGGCATTGTAGAATGCAGATATGTAGCCACTGGTATTTTGCTTCTAAAGAGACATGTGTTTGATGATATTATGTCAAAATATCCAGAAGATTTTTATGATTATGAAGGGCAAAAACACTTCAGATTCTTTGATACCGAGCTTAAATATGGGTCTTATTTATCTGAAGATTATTTTTTCTGTGAAAGATGGATGCTACTTGGTGGGAAAAGTTATATTATGAATGACTTCAGGTGCAAGCATTATGGCATAAATGCATTTTAGTTTGTTTTTTTACTTGATATTTTGCAATACAATAGTTCTATGTAATAATAGGGAGAGTACATAATTGAAAATAAAATAGAAATTACAAAAACTTTTTGAAAATCTAAAATAAAATCAATTATGTACTCTTCTTATTACACCAACTGAAAAGAAATGCTTCTAATTCTTTATATTACATAATTTAGATGTCCTAAATTCATTTACTAATTAAGTCTTATAACCTGTATTTCTGCCAATATGCTTTTTACAAGTACAACTCACCTTCAATACTTTGAGCAATATTTTGTACTTTTACATACAATATGCTAAAAGAAAGAGTACATACATAATCAAGTTAAAAATAGAAATTACAAGAACTATGTACTCTCATTCATGAAAATGTTCTATTTATTTCTCTATTATGTAAAAAATGAATCATGATTATATTTATTGAAACAACAAAGGAACATGCCTTTTGAGCTCTATTTGAATGCATTGAACTGTGTCAATCCTTGTATTCATATTGAACTTCAGCAAGAAGCCTGCAATCCTCGTGATAATGTTATCATGAGTACTAATAGTAGTGTGTCAATGAATTCAAAGAAGCCTAGAACTAATCATCGTAGAGAACGTGATATGTCTTGTTTGCTTCTTGACGGACAGAAAGTAAGGCAAAAATCATGGGTAGGTGTATACAACAAACAAAAGAATGCTATATATCACAATGGTATATCATACAATTCATTCAATAAGTTTGTCAAGGCTTATTATACCAAAGAAAGACCAGAGAGGTCTTCTTGTGCGAATGCTTGGCTGGAATTAGAAGTTGATGTAGAGGGTACTTACATAAAACTCAATTTTCTTCACAAGGACATCATAACACCAATGTAAATATCTAATTGTAATGAAAAAAATGATATTATAGTTGCTATATTTTTTACATAGCAAAATATGGCTACAGAGGATTATTTCAGCGCCCACGAGGAGGATGATACCCCTGTTTTCAACATCCACGAGAAAATTATAGATAAGAAGGATGATAATACTTTCTTCATTAAACTTACTTTCAGAGAACTTCTAGCATATACAGGGTATTGGTGTTATAATAGGACTATTTGCAATGAAAAAGTAGATGAATTATACGCATCTTTATGCGAATGTTATAGTGTCCCTTTCATCTTGCATGCTATCTATGATGAAAAGCATACAGATGCTGTTCGTAAGCTTCTTATATTAGACGGACAACATAGACGCGAAGCAATCAAAAAGTACATAGATGATAATGATAAGAATTGGGATTGTCAACATTGTGTATGGGTATGTGTATATAGATGCAGCAATTCAGAAACACATAGTACGTCACATGCATTAGAATTATTCAAGAAAATAAATAACAATCGTGTTTTCAATTCTGACGAACTTCCTGACACATTTATCATAGATTTGGTAAAAGTCTTATGTGAAGTACCTCATTTCAAAAACAACAAAGGCATTGGTTCAAACATTCAGACTAATTCGTGCCATTCACCTTGTATACATAAGAAAGAACTCAATGTATTATTTACAAATAATAAGGAAGAAATCAAGTCTACGAACCTAGGTGTTATACAATTGGTCGAAAATATTCAGAGGATAAACCACAAGCTCAGTATGAAGTCTTACGATGAGCTCTACATACCTAGCCAGCGAAATACCGAAAAGTTAAGGTACCAGAAAGCAGTATCCAAAGGCTTCTTTCTAAATCTCAAGAATTCTAAATATACCCCTGATGTATGGATAAAATTTGTAAATAGCCCTGATGCATTATAAAAAATGATTATTTAAGATTTATTTCTTCTTATTATATAATAAAATGGAGTTCTGCGAAGTCTGTGATAATATGCTGTATGTCAAGTCTAATGAAAGTAAACAGCTTGTAAAATATTGCAAGCATTGTGAGTTTCAAAAGGTTGAAACAAGCAACATGGCTATCAAGATTTCTGAGACCATATACAGTGAAGACGACCTCCTTTATAATCAGCATGTGAATAAATACTTACGGTATGACCCTACTCTGCGAAGAATTAGAGACCCTCTTGTTTCTTGCCCTAATGCTAACTGCAATGTGGATGAAGATAAAAAGCAAATCCTCTACATCAAATATCATCCTCAGAATATGAAGTACTTGTACGTCTGCGAAAGTTGCGGTGAGACTTGGAAGCAGAGCTAAAATCTTATTTATATTATTGATAACCATATAAAAAATAAAAAATGATTTTATATAGATTATAAATAGGTATGGCTGCTCTAAATTACAAGACAATCAATATTGAAGATGTTGGCAAGACTTTGGAAAGTCTAAATAAAGAAAAAATATCAAAACCCATTATGACAAAATACGAGTTTGATAAAATCATTGGCATGCGGACCATGCAGCTATCAAGTGGCGCTGTTGCATTTGTTAATATTGATAGCTTGAGCGTCAAAAGTAATATGGAGCTACGACAAGTTGCAATTCAAGAACTGTTGCAAGGCAGGCTTCCATATATTGTTGAAAGAACTCTTTCAAATCATAAAAAAGAGTATATACGTGTACGCGATTTGGACTTAGTAGCTGTCAAAGACAGAATAAGATGATAATATTATTTATCGCAATAGAGATAGCCAAAAGGGTCTGTCATAACAGACTTATCACATATAACAATAATTTTTACTTGTTGCGATGGATATTGTTGAACTATGTTAATTATTTTATCCACCAGTTTTTTGCTGTCTTTGTTGATATAAAAGACATATTTCCTGTTGTCACTATATTGAAAAATAGCCCTATCATAATCTGATGATATATATATAGCAGTTATGTTGTTTATATTGAGAAATATTTTATCAAAACTGGTCCTTGGAATTGGATTGTTGTATTGTGTTGTAAATGAAGTACCAGCTGATTTTTTATTTTTTTCCTGCATATATTTTGTTATATTGTTTTGTATGGACGACAATTTTTGGATATTTCCCTGATTCATTCGTGATGGTGGTGCAAGATTTTGGTTTCCCAATTTATCTAAATATGACATATTATCATCATTGTTTGCAGTCATACGATAACTGCGTGAACGGTATGGTGAGGGCTTCCGGAGTGTCTTTGAGAACTTAAATAGAAAATGATAATTTGAAAAAGCAAGACATGCTGGTAACATATAGATGATGCTAACCAGGAAGGTTAATGTCTTCATAATGTTATTATAGATACATAATGTTCTTAAGTCTTCATAGATTGATGACGAGCTTGCGACTGGAATTATCTAATTCATTGTCTTTACAGACTTCCAAAAGCTCGCAGCAGCTATTACAAAAACTGCTATTGGATTGTATACGACTACTACAATATTTACATTGGCCTTTCCTTCTACAGAAAGCTCGTTTTAGATTTACTTTGATAATAGTAAAACAATTTATTTTCATTTGGTATATATATTTCTAGATTTGCTATGTATTTATCTTTTATGTATACACATAAAAGGATATAAGGGTATGGAACATTATATAGTATGTATAATACATACACCTTATTTTTTTAATTAATATTGCTCTGATTTATGAGCTTTTGCTACTATGGCCGAGTTTGGTCCAAGGCATGAGATTTAAGCTCTCACGTGCTTAAGCACTCGCAGGTTCGAATCCTGCTGGTAGCAAAATATCAGATAGTTCTTTAAATCTTGCAATATTTCTTTTCTTTCTGAAAAAATGATTACATACACAAAACTATGACAATAACCATGGAAAAACACTGTAGAACGAATATAATTTACAACGAATTATATAAGTCTATCAATAATAATCTGATTTCTCATACCATATACTTGGATTTGCACTCTCAAAATGCTATGGTGTGCGCCTATAATGGCATAGATTATACTATACAGAGCATTATCAATGACATATGCCAGGGGGGTAATGACATCAAATTAGACGATCATGAAACACATGATAATCATAAAATATTTTGTATAACAAGAAACAATCATGTATATACAACAAATATCAACCTCAGAGTTGAAAAGATTGATAATAAAAATCAAATTATGTTTCAGTTTCATATCTATATGTAATGTGTGTATAGCGTGTGTGTATAGCATATGCGAGTAGCGTATGCGAGTAGCATATAAGATAGTGTTTAGCATACATGCTCTGTGTATGTAAGTTTTCGCTTGTAATTCAATGTCTTATTGTCATGCATATGTTTAACTATCTTGTGTAAATTGATGACGTCATACTTGGAGTTGTGAGCGTTTTCTATAGGATTGTGGAAGTTGTGTTGATACAATTCTGCAAGGGAAGGGTTTTTGAAGTTTCCATATTGATTGATAATTTTTAATATAGGCTTTGTATGCTTCATAGTACATAGGAGGCTCTTCTTATCAAGCTCTTCAATTATATGGTGAAGATTATGTCTATAAAGCTCTGCTTTGATAACATTGATATCAAATGCAATATTGTGTGCTACTATATGCGATACTCTGGAAAGGTATTTGGCAAATATGTCAGCAACCTCTGTGAAAGGTTTGCCATCTTGGTCTGATATTTCATTTGTTATTCCGTGAAACTGCTGGTTGTCTATGGTGAAATCTTGGCGCTTTACAATGTAGTCGTGTAACTCTTTTTCTTCAAATTGGCTACCACAAAGCATAAATGTAAATTGTACTATTCTTGCTGTTTTATATTTAGGAAGGTCGTTGTATACTGGGTATTCGCCCCATCTGAGACCTGCTGTATCTGGCAACCCATTAGTCTCTGTATCAATAATAAGAGCCATTTGTATATGTAGTTTTCTTTATCCTTTTATATGAGTTCAATTATCTCATCTAATATGTTATCTAGATATGGGACTGTCAGTTTTTTGTAGTCAATAAGCAATTCTTTTTTTCCATAGGTTTGCGGTTGTAACCCATTGACTTTTACAGGATACGCCCAATGTGATGTGGTGCGTCTTTCGAGAAAATAGTCCATTCTTTTTTCTGCATTTTTTTGGGTTCTGCCTTCTTTTGGAAGATAACTAACATATTGTACTATCCGTTCTTCTGGTAATGTTCCATATTGATTTTGGTGGAACGTTCTGCTGTCCCATATAACTAATGAGCCTGGCTTTGTATGCAATACACGTTTTTTGTCTTTTATTGTTTCTAAATATTCTGGATCGATCAACTGCCAATTTGTATTATGAGTCAAACCTGATTTAGTACAATATTCCTCATGCAATTTATGACTACCTTCATATACAACAAATGTTCTCTCTTTATTTTCTGTGAGTGATACAAACGCTTGATAACATTTCAAGCCTTTTTGACTAGGTGCTTGATCTGTATGCGTCCAAATGCTATCACGTTTTTTGACATCTTTTGAAATCCAACAGGAACCATCAAATGATACTACTAAATCATCTGTATTCCAGATGTTTTTGAAAACATCTAGAACTTTTGGTCGTGTTCGTATATACCATGCATGTTCTTGATGGCCTGCTTCGAAATGTTTTAAAATTCCATGAGGGCTGATCTTGTCATGTTTTTCTTTTATCTGTGGATCAGAATCAAGCCATGTATAGAAAGAGTTCAGAGCTGTTTGCACTTCTTCTGTGCATAAAACATTTTCGATAACACAATAGCCTTTTTCTTCAAGGTCCTTTATATAGTTCATGATGAAGACAATGATGGCTTCCAATATGAAAATCAATTTTTTACAATTTTAGGGGATTTTTTTACATTTTGTTTATTGGGTGAAGCTTTGGGTACAGCTTTAGCCACAGCTTTGGGTGAAGCTTTGGGTACAGCTTTGGGTACAGCTTTGGGTACAGCTTTAGGCTTCACTGATTTTTTACCACCATATCCAGATGGTAGTGTATTTGCTCTCTTTCTGTTTTGACCTAAAACATCAGAATCTCTATTTCTTTTATTTCCTTCTGGAATTGGTGATAAGTATTTAATTGTTCTTTGCCTATTTTGTTGGTTGTTTACAACAGTTGCATGCTTTTTAGTTGTTTTTGGCTTTTTGATAACAGACCTTGAACTATGCATTTTGTCTAAAAATATTGATGATGATTTTAAGCTATATGACCTTCTGGCTGAATGTAATGTTTGCAAAGGAGTATTATCATTTATATTTGCTTTCAAACTGTCATTGAGCTTATCATTGTAAAATAATTTATTCTTGTTCTCTATACTGATATCACTATTACATAAATATTGAAATAGTTGTAAATATTTCATATAGTAATTATCTTGTGGCGAATACCTAGCATAAGCATTATCAATACTGTAGATATCTTCATAAAATATATTAGTTTTTAATTCGATAAACTCATTTAAATACTCTAATAGCCTTTTCAAATCAACAGGTATATTTAATATTTCTTTTAGTTTTGGTAATGCATGCCTAATCTTTATCATGTCTTGTACGTTCAGCTGTTTTTTAAGCTTTATTTTTTCTTCAATTATATAAATAAAGTCTTGTAGGTTAGATTTAGGTATTGTTTCTATGAATTTAACCATTTCTTCTATTTGTTCTTCTGAAAAATCAAGGTCCATAACCAAACACACCTCTTTTGGTATCTGATAAGAATGTTGTAATTTGTTTTTAATGTAGTGATGCATCATACATGTAGCACGTTGAATGTCCTTTTTATATTTACCTGATGCTATTCTTGCCATGGCTCTAGGATTATTGGCATCAGCTTTTTCATCATCATAATAAGTATAAAGGAAATCCTTTACTAAAAAATCAAGACTTGCATAAGGTACAACTGCTTCCTCAAGATTTGCAGCATTATAATCATCTCCTTTATTGTCTTGAAGCACTACATCTAATAATGATATATCATAATTATATTTTTTGGTTTCACTTGTTTGATTATTGATTACAATGATTTTGATTCTAAAATCAATGGAATATAAATCTACTGGAAATATACCATTATTTCTTATTTCACGTGTCCGCAATTGATGTGAACCAGTTTTGGGTTGTTGTACTATATGAGCTATGTATGTTGTATCTTGATATGTATATTTCAAATTATTTGAATCAAATATTTTCAAAAGATTTCTTTCGATGTAAAATTTCAATTTAACAATATTTCTTGTTATAATATCTATAATGGATTGTTTAATTTGTTTCTTTTCTGGTAGGCTTTTACCATTGTAAAGATTTGCTATATACAACTTAGTATCAATATCTTTACTAAATGATATGTCATTACTATATCTTCTCATAGCATCCCCTCCAGCAATAAATAATTTGACACCATATACTTGCAATTCTTCATTTATTTGTTTTATAAAAGCATTAATTGCAGGCCTAAACATAGATATTACCCACTTATTTATGAAGTCTACAAAACCATCATAATATGGTGCAGAATAAGAATTTATCATGGTTTCTATGTTTTCCACCAAGAACAAATTATAGGCCTTTGTTTTTTCTGGATATATAGCTTTATACTGCTTTAAAAGCTCTTTATAAAATTCAGCTTTCAAAAGATTTTGTTCTTTATACTTTTTTTTCAAGAATATATCTCTGAATTCTTTATCAATATCAAAACCATATTGTGTGCTTTTATTAGTTGGATAAAGATATGAAAATGCTATAACACCAGCTTCATTTAATTTATTTAAAGCAAGTTTTTTGTTATGCTGCGTTCCTAGTAGTGATGGTATACTAGGTAATATAAAACGTCTTTTTAAGTTTTGTAAGAATTTCTTGTATATGTCATCAAAATAGAATTCAAAATGAAATTCTGCTATGGTTAAATTATCTATGTATTGAATATTGCTTCCTCCATTGTTTTTTTTTGTCTTTTTGCCTCCTGTTGATCTTTTTTCATAAATTAGTTTTATACTGTAAAATGGTGGTCTGAATAACACATTTATATTCTTATCATATGTGAAAATGTCATTTTCTACTTTGAAATGTGTAGTTTCTATCTTTGTTGCTATTGAAGCTTTACTTAGTTCTGTTTGTAATGGTATTATGATATCATGATATATGTTTTCTATTTTTGTATAAATACCTCCTTCTCTTTTAGTATCTTGATAAGCATAACGAATATCAAGATGTCCTACTCTGATTTTTTCTGGAATATGGTAATTTCTTGAAAACCCACCATTCATCCAGTAAGTATATGGTTTTATTTCAGCAGGTTGAGAATGTTCTTTTTCATATATTTTATTGATGACAAAATCATTTATGGATAATGTGTTATTATCAAGATGCTTTTCAGTTTCAAGGAAATCAGCATATTTATTAGCATTACCATGTGCTTTTTCCTTAATTTTTTCAACTCTTGATTGTATATCTTGCAATAAAAGCACATTTTTCTTAATTTCATGATCTCTTATGCTTTCTATGACTTGTGATAATAATCCATTTGCACCTTTTACGACCTTATTTCGTGATGATGATGATGAAGCTAGCATATATCTAATTACTTCAGATATTATAAAAAATGATTATTTACTTTTGTTTATGAAAACTATGTGATAATGGATTATAAGAAATATACATCATTTGCAGAGCATCCCAAGAGTAAATTCTTGGTGGATAAAACAATAGATGCTAGTAAAATAAAATGTACTATCAAAACTAAGTTCCTATTTCAATGTGACAAATGTAGTCATCAATTTGAAAGTGCCATCAGTAATGTTGCTGTATTGGGTAGATGGTGTCCTTATTGTTGTGTGCCTTCAAGAAAATTATGTCATAATGATGAATGTAATGAGTGTTTTCAGAAAAGTTTTGCTGCACATCCTAAAAGTAAATGCTTAGTGGATAAAACATTAGATCCCCGAAAGTTGATAGGAGGTAATTGTAAAAAGTATGAATTCTTATGTGATATTTGTGAACATACTTTTAGTTTGAGATTGCAACATGTAAAGAAAGGCGTGTGGTGCTCGTATTGTTCTAATCCTCCTAAAAGACTTTGTGATGATAATTCATGCCATCAGTGTTTTGAGAAAAGTTTTGCATCACATCCTAAAAGTAAATATCTTTCTGATAAGACATTAAATCCAAAATCAATATTTATGCAAAGTGACACAAAATATTTATTTGATTGTGATGTATGTTTGCATCAGTTTCAAAAACCTGTAAGTAGTGTAACATCAATAAATAATCCTTCTTGGTGCCCTTATTGTGTCAATCAAAGACTATGTGATTGTATACAATGCTTTAATAAGAGTTTTGCCTCGCATACCAAAAGTAAATATATTGTTGATAAAACTATTGATTTGGGTAAAATAACTATTGCTAGTGCTAGAAAACTACTATTCCAATGTGATGTTTGTTTATCAAAATTTGAAAGTGCTGTTTATCATGTAACAAGTAAAAACGATCCAAGATGGTGTCCCTTTTGCACCAATAAGTCAGAAAAAATTTTACACGAATATCTCTTAACATTCTATCCTGATATCATATATCAATACAGAGTAGAATGGTGTAAAAATAAAAATCATTTACCATTTGATATTTGCATTCCTAGTTTGCAACTAATTATAGAACTGGATGGAATACAGCATTTCAAGAAAGTTAGTAATTGGGGAGATCCTGACGAGAGGAAACGCTTAGATATTTACAAAATGACTTGTGCTATTGCAAATGGTTTCTCTGTTATCAGGATATTACAAGAAGATCTATTATATGATAGAATAGATTGGAAAAATGAATTACGAGAGTATATCAAAAAATATGATAATCCGGTGGTTGTGTTTATTGATAAGAATGGAATGTATAAAGACCATATTGATGATGATATAAGACCTTACCTTATAAATGAGGAACAATAGTCTTATAAAAATATTGCACTAAGGTTTCCCATCTGTAGTTTTTCAAAATGTTTTCACGCCCTCTTTTACCATGTTTTTCAGCCAGTTCAGGATTACTTAGATATTTCCAGAAGGCTTCTGCATATTCACTTGGGTTTGTAAGCTCTGCCTTACCTCCAATACCGGCAGATTTATTATCAAGGTACATATTTATAATAGGTTGAATAGGTGTAGAGTTCTGTTCTGTTAAATATTCTCGTATGCCTCCTACAAATGCAGATACCTGCGGCTTACCAAGCGCTAGACTTTCTGCAGTGCATAATTCCCAGCCGCCACCGTTTGCGTTATTAACTCCCACATCGCTACTGTTGTATAAAATGTTAATGTCTCTGTCAGAAAGTTGCTGTGGCATGTTTACATGTACGATAGTGTCCTTCACATAATCCAAAGGAACATCTCTGAACTTTACCTCATTTTCAAGGACATCCATGAGATTCCAATAGCCATCCATTTGTGTCCCTACAATCAATTTAACAGGTCTTCTAGTATGTTTATTTGTCTTGAAATCACCCTTTTGATTTTTGACATTAACTTGATAATGTCTCTCAACAAATTCTACCCAAGCCATGATAGTATGATCCCAGCATTTTCTAGGTTGATTTCTATTCAAATTCAAGACCATAAAAGCATTCTCATCATATCCAAAATACATTCTGGCGACATTTGTAGGAATAGGATAATAAAGCCTGCAATCGAATCCATGAGGAAAGCTATACATTGGCATGCTCTCCCTGATACCAAGTTTTCTGGCAATATCTTGCCAATATGGAGTGAATGCAATGATGGCATCAAAATACTGATTCAGCAGCTCTATGTAGTTCTTCTTTTGATAAGGATATACTTGGTCCATGTATGAAACTAGTCTGAAGTTTCTTTTTTCAGAACCACATTCATTGATGATAGTTTGTGTTAATGCAGAAGTTATAATATTATCATTGAAGATGATAATGACATCTTGGGGGTTCTTCTTGATAAACTTACCAATTTCTAGTTCACCAAAGCCATTTCTACGAGGGTTCTCACATGCCATGGCATCATGTATTTTTACTCGCGAAGGGATATCATTGCGGATGCTAGCACCACTCGTATTTGCAAAGTTTTGGAAACCATAAATAGTCAGGTCAACATCTTCATACTGCCCTAGATATTTCGAAATATAGTAAACAACCTTAGAGTACCCATTGCTTGTACCAATAGGATATGTTCCGCATAACATAATCCGCTTATTACCATTTGGGGATGGCTTCCACCAACCATTATTAGAGTTCATTGTCATAGCACTCAATTTTGAACTGACATCATTTATCTTACACTCTTTCAAAGTCTCTTCTCCTACAATAATAGTCGAGCTTGTTAGTGGTAATTTTGATAAATTAATTGTCATATTATAGAAATAGATATTAGATAAATCTTATATACTTGAAGAAGCAGTGCCAGTAATCTCTGATATGCTTCCAGTGTTTGAAGGCACGACATTATTGACTTTTTGCAAATACGGTTCTAATATGCTGACAGCTCTCTTCATACCTATCTGTATGGCAAGTTCTGTAATTTGGTCGCATAACAAAATAAAGACAACCCCTATGAATATAAATAGTCCTATATTAATTAAGTTATTGTAAAATGAACTGGTAGGTTTAGCATCCTTCTTCTCATCCTTCTTCTCATCAGGCTTTGTATCAGGCTTCGAGGCAGGAGCTAATGCAGGGGCGCCATTTATTTGCTCTTGTCTAGCTTTATGAACGTTTTGCTCTTTTATCTTTTCTTCAATGGCCTGCAAGACACTTAGTGCCTGTAATGCCTGCTTTTTATCTTCATCCGAAAGATTATAAGCCTCTGTACTCAATAGATCATCACCTGATTTAGCAGTTTTCGTCTGCATATTGCGATATTCACCAGTGTTATCATTGGCATAACCAGAATTATTTGCATTTGGCATATATGATGTATTTGATGATGATTTGTAATTAACAGCATCACTTAAATTAGTAATATCAAAGTATTGCTCTAAATCTTCGTCATAATAAGGCTGAATATTTTTGCTTTCTACCCCTTTATTAAAATCTTCATATGACATATTATTGATTGTACTATCATCTGTATAGGTCTTCATTGTTTTGTCAAATTCTTTTTTACATTCGCCAGAAATAGGATATTGATAATTAGGAGCTTGCAAAGGAGAACAACTATTCCCCTGTGTATTCATCTGATGACTTTTATAACCATGTACTTCTGTGCTATTCATAGACAACTTGCTATTTTCTACATATAATGGATTAGATGATTTTTTTTGTACTGCAATCTGCTGTTGTGCTCCTTGAGGAGTTGGATTAGTGAACCTGGAAATTACGTTAGCATTACCAGTGTCGTTCGCGCCGTTCGCACCGCTAACACCGTTCACACCGTTCGCACCGCCTTGACTTCTACATACCTTTGTATCAACACCATACTCTTTTTTATAATAACAGTCATCCTGTGGGGAATAATCATTCAAAAAAGATTCAGATGTATCTGTGTTGTGTTCTGGTTGTGATACTTCTTGTGGTCTTCGTGTCTTTTTCCTTAATGTACCAAAACTGTCTACATTATAAGCCTCTTTTAATGTTGAATAGCTTGTCATAACAGGTTTACCTCTATTATACAAATTGAAAAGAAAAAATTGAATAATTATATAATATTAGGTTAAAGGAGGAAATAAATAATGCAATTTCTAGAATATATAGACCACATATTCAGAGGGATAGTATCTGGATTTCTCATAGCTTATCTTATTATAGTTGGTCTCAGACCAGCTGCTATGTACCCTGACAACATTCTTGATATCATGGATAATCCTTGGGTATTCTTAGTACTTTTCATACTAAATTATTATGTTTTCTTATGGGATGACACAGTAGGCATATTGATGTTTTTGACGCTTATAGCCTTGCTCTTTGACATTATCCTTTTTACAGAAGGAGGATTTTTCAATGATAATATAGAGGTCTTCAGTAATAGCATGAATAATTTTGAAGACATTAACAAGGTTTCGTTTGTGTCTTCTGAACCTGATAAGAATGCAGAACCTAAAAAGAATAATTACAAAGATATAAATGATATGATATTGAAGAAACTTAACGACATCAAGCTGCTTCAACGACAACAGTTAAACCAAGAGTTATCATCATCCAATCCACCACCTTTTGTGTAAAAATCTTCTTGGTGTAAAATTAGAGTTAAAGTGAATGGAAACATTATTTGCTGGATTAAGTAGTGCTAGCAGTCTTGGTACTTTTAGCACTACTATCGAGCCTATATCTATATTGTTTCTTATCTTGGTGCAAATTGGTGGAAGATATTTGAAGATAGAATTGACAAAGGCACAACAAATGATTATCAATGAACCATTGGTGCAAGCAACCATTCTGTTTGCAATTATACTGATGGCAACCAAAAATGTATTTCTCACTTGTGTGATAGTTGCTGTATTCTATTTGTTTGTGTTTGTGCTTTTCAACGAGAACAGTAAATATAATGTATTATCAAAGAAATGGTTGAAAAATGCAAATTTAATATCAGATACAAATTATATGTCTCTCAAAGATATATATTATAAGAATATTCAACAAACACTGCATAATATATAAGCATTTTTTGACATCATTTGTATATAATGAAATATATCCAAAAACAGTTTACCACCAATAAAAACATAAATGAAGTGTTTGATATTATCTACAACAGTGATGACAACATCTTTTCCAATGTGTATGCTGTCAATTCATGGGAAAGGTCTGATTGGATTGTTAAGAGGAACATAAAACAGAAGTCAGAAAATATATGCATTTATTTGGATAATTTGCCTGACAAACTGGTAGAGTTCACTATTGAAAAGAACAAAGAGCTCAAATTGAAGATAAGGAACAAGGTAAGAAAAGATCTCCTGAGAACAAAGAAAATCAAGACCAAGATTAGTATCTTGAATATCAATCCTATTATCAAAGCTATCATAACAGGTTTGCATCTTATCAAAATAAAACTAGTTACAGAATTGCAGACTATAGAAGAAAACAAAACACATGTCAATATACAGGTATTTGTTAGCCTCTTTATTCCAGAAAAAGACGCCATAGAAGCGTTCGTAGAAGAAATTTCAGAAGCTTTAGTGAATAGCCTGCAACAAAGGTTAACATTGTAAAAAGTATATAAGAAATAGTCGTGAAATAAAGGTATGTAAGGAGGTATCATTGATATCTTGTTGCATGCGATGCTGCTATAGCTCAGTTGGTTAGAGCGGACGGCTGTTAACCGTCAGGTCGCAGGTTCAAGCCCTGCTAGTAGCGCAAATTATTTTTTCATAATATTTTCATAAAAATATTTCTATCCCAATGAGTGGCAAAAAAATGATTGTTTTTATTAAAAACGCTTAAGCAAAGGACAAGTTATTTTAACTACTATTATATTAAGAGATATGTCTATTTATCCAGAGCTGTCATACAACGAACAAAAGGTTGACATTCAAGAAGTCAAAGGCATTCAATTTAGTGTCTTAGGACCTGATGAAATCATCAATCGATCTGTTGTAGAGGTAAACAAAACAGACACATATGCTGGCAGCGAACCCATTATTGGTGGTCTCTTTGACTCTCGTATGGGCGTTTTAGAACATAATAGGATATGCAGTACATGTGAACAGAAGAACATATTCTGTCCCGGACATTTCGGACACATTGTTTTGGCGAAGCCAGTATTTCATGCAATGTTCTTTGATATTGTCAAAAAGATTCTAAACTGCGTCTGCTATAAGTGTTCTAAAATACTCATCAACCCAGAGACAACTCAAAAGGATCTCAAGAACGACATGCAAAGGATTATGCTGATAAAAAACAATCAAAAACGCTGGGAGGCATATTTCAAGTTATGTAATACAACTACAAAAATAAGGAGCTGTGGCGATGACGGGACTTGCGGATGTGGCGCAGTCCAGCCTACCAAATATAACAAGGAAAATGCCATGAAAATTATAGCTGAATGGAAAGATAAGAAGACTGCTAGCAATCCTGTGGAAGCAATCAACAAGATTACTCAAGAGTTTACTGCAGATGATATTCTCAAGATCTTCAAGCGTATTTCTGAGAAAGAAATGGAAATTATGGGGTTCAATCCTAAGTGGAACCGTCCTGAATGGATGATTTGCACTGTATTACCTGTTCCTCCTCCTGCAGTTAGGCCAAGTATTATTGAAGAGAACGGGCAAAGAAGGGAAGATGACCTTACACACAAGCTCAGTGACATCATAAAGACTAATAACAGCATTCTTGACAAGATGAATAAAGGGGCGTCCGAAGAAACCATTAAGTATATAACAATGCTCTTGCAATACCATATCTTTACGTTCATTGATAATCAGATACCCGGTCTAGCACCATCACAACAGAGAAATGGGCGCAAGCTCAAGTCTGTTTCTGACCGTATGAAGAAGAAGGAAGGGCGTATTAGAGGCAATCTCAATGGCAAGCGTGTAGACCAGTCTGCGCGGTCAGTCATTACACCGGATCCTTACATTAGTATTGATGAATTGGGCGTTCCCATCAAGGTAGCTATCAATATTACATTTCCAGAAGTAGTTAATAAATACAATCTGGATCATATGAGAGGGATTATTAAGAATGGTTCTGAAACTTGGCCCGGTGCTAAATATGTCAAGAAGCTCAAAGAATCAATTACCATTAATTTGAAGTATGCTGACTTGGATAAGGTGGCCAATGAGCTGAAATACGGGGATATAGTACATAGGCATCTTACCAATGGAGATTTCATATTGTTCAACAGACAGCCTTCATTACATAAGATGTCTATGATGTGTCACAAGGTAGTCATTATGCCTTATCAGACATTTCGGCTCAATGTTCTTGACACACCACCATATAATGCTGATTTTGATGGAGATGAGATGAACTTGCACTGCCCTCAGAATATCCAGACAATGAATGAACTGATGGATATTGCTGCTGTTCCATACATGATTATAGCTCCTAGAGATGGCAAGCCTATTATTGAAGTAGTCCAGGATACACTGCTGGGTGCTTTCAGGCTTACCAAGGATGCAACTCGTATTCAGGATAAGACTATGGCAAACCTGCAGATGATTAACAGCTACTTCTCAGGCGCCTTACCTGAACCCAATAAGCATTATATGTATACTGGCAAAGAGGCTTATTCACAGATATTGCCACCTGGTCTTTTCATCAGCAGAAAGAACAAGAAGGATGAGAAGTTTGTCATAGATAACAGCCAGCTGGTATCTGGCACACTTGATAAAACAGTGTTCCACGGCATCACTACAGGACTGTTGCCTGTTATCTTTCACGATTATGGTCCTTTCGAAGTAAGGAAGTTCTTGGATAACACTCAGAGACTTATTTGCAGATGGTTGTTGACTTCCGGGTTCAGCGTAGGTATCAGTGATTTGGTGACAGATAGCAACACGGAAGAACAGCTGAAGAGCAAAATCAAAGAAATGAAGACTAAAGCTTATCATAAACTGGATGATATTCGCAGAGGAACAATAGATAATAATAGTATCTTCAATAACGAGGAATATATTGAGCGAGAAATTATCGGCATCTTGAATGAAACCACTAGTGAGGTTGGTAAGATTGGTTTGTCTCAGATTGATGAAAAGACTAATCGTATGATTAACATGGTAAAGTGTGGGTCTAAAGGAAAGGAGACAAATGTGGCTCAGATGATTGCTTGTGTAGGACAGCAGAATGTAGATGGCAAGCGCATTACCTATGGATTTACTGACAGAACATTGCCTCATTTCACCAAATATGATGATGGCCCTGAAGCAAGAGGCTTTGTAGAAAACAGCTTCATCAGCGGCCTGACACCCCAAGAAGTGTTCTTCCACGCTATGGGGGGTCGCGAGGGTCTCATTGACACTGCAGTCAAATCTGTTACTGGTGACACACCTATCATTGTTATTGAAGATGGTGAAGCCAAGACTGTCAATATTGGTGATTGGATTGATGCCAAGATTGACAACCCTGTCAATAAGCATCTTGTAGAACAGTTTGGACCAGAAGATGCTAATATGGAGATGCTGGGGGTACCTGATGGTATCTATATTCCAACTTGTGATGATGTTGGTAATGTTATGTGGGGTAAACTTACAAATGTCTCTAGACATGACCCAGGTGAAACCTTGTATATTGTAAAGACCAAGGGGGGGAGAGAAGTCACAGTTACCAAATCTAAATCATTGATGATTTGGAAAGATGATATACTTGTAAAGACTGAAACACCACTAATTAAAGTTGGTGATTGTCTACCTGTAACAATGAATCTTCCTGAACCACCTGTCATCAATGAATATGTAGATATGTCAAAATATTTCCCTAAGAATGAATATGTATATGGAAGTGATTTACATAAAGCAATTGAACTTATGGGAAATAAGACTAGATTGCCTTCAGATTGGTGGGAAACAAATAATGGAACAACATTTACATTGCCATTTCCAGATCAGAAGGCTTTTAGGAGAATGATTAATGAAAGAAAGGCGTCTATCAATGATTATAACAGAGGTTGTATTTACAATTATCATGTCCCAAACAAGGGTTTCAGAATTCCAGATAAGTTTGAACTCAATATGGAAAATGGCATCTTCATTGGTTTATTCTTAGCTGATGGAAATGCAAGAATGAAGCAAGGAAATATTGACATAACCAAGAAAGAAGAAAGTGTAAGAACATTTGTTAAGCAATGGTTTGACAAATACAGTATTCATTGGCATGAAGATGATAGAACAGAAAATAGGAAATTCAGGACAGTGTCTGTCATAGGATATTGTGCTATTCTGGCTAAGTTCTTACACTACACCGTGGGTCATGGTGCGCTTGAAAAGGTTATTCCAGACTTTGCATACACTGCACCAAAAGAATTTGCGATTGGTCTTCTAAATGGATACTTCTCTGGTGATGGCAATATTGATACACAAACTAAGACTATAAGAGCTGGTTCTATATCCAAGGAACTTATCACAGGTATTTCATTATTATGTTCTAGATTTGGAATATTTGGTAAAATATCTGAAGTTGAACAAATAGAAAGAGATGAGGCAATCATCCAAAGCAAGAAAACATCATATGTTATATCAATCAGAGCTCAATGGGCTAGAAAGTTTCAAGAAAAAGTTACTTTAGTTAATGAAGACAAAAATCAAAAACTTAAGAATATTGACTTTGGAGAACACAAACATAAAAACTTTAAATTCAATAATGACATTGTTCTAGATGAAATTGTTAATATAACACCTATTAAGGAAGATGAGTTCAGGGGCAAATACAGAAAGGTTTATGATGTTTCTGTCCCCGAAACAGGGCACTTTTCACTAAGATACGGCATACACACAGTAAACACATCAGAAACAGGATATATCCAAAGAAGGCTCGTAAAAGCAATGGAAGATGCTAAGATATATTATGACAACACTGTAAGAACTGCTGTGGGCTCCATTATCCAATACATTTACGGTGAAGATGGCATGGATGGATGCAAGATAGAAACACAGATGATACCAACAATAGATAAGGAGCTACTAGAGATAGACCATGAGTATCATTTGAAGCCTTCTGACAATATTCAATTGCATATGACAGAGGATGCTAGCAAATCCATTGATGCAGACACATACAAAAAATCTACAGAGCTCTTTGAAGCAATCTTAGAAGACAAATACTTCTTAATCAAAAATGTATTTAATGGAGAAAAGAATAAGATTATCAGTTATCCCATTCCATTTGACAGAATTATCAACACTGCTTCAAAGAGAATAGAGAGCATTGGTGTGAAAGCCATCAAGACTGACTTGACTCCAGATTACATCTTTGACAAGATACAGAAGATTGAGAAAGAACTCTACATCAAGGATACAGAACAGGGTATGAGATACTTCCATATACTCATCAGATTGCATCTTTGTCCCAAGAAGCTCATTATACAATATCATTTTACGAAGGAGATCTTTGATTGGGTTGTAGATCAGATTTATGAATACTTCAATCAAGCCATAGCACAGCCTGGTGAGATGGTAGGTATTGTAGCAGCACAGACAATTGGTGAGATGGGTACACAGATGACGCTTGATTCATTCCATGTTTCAGGAACAGCTGCAGCTGTAAAGGCCACATCAGGTGTTCCCAGATTGAAAGAGATCTTATCAGCCACCAAGAAGACCAAAACACCTACATTACTCATATACATGAAGTCTGACGTGGCTAGTATTATAAATCCTGAAACAGATGCAGAAGGCGAAGTCACTGATACTCGCCTTGAGATGACAAAGAGCCATGCTATGAATATCAAGAACTCCATTGAAATTACAAAGCTTGCAGATATCCTCGATTATAGTGAAATCTACTGGGATAGTGGGGATAGATATGATACAACTGTTGAAAGTGATAAGGGTATTCTAGAAATATACAAAGAGTTTGAAGGGCTTGAAGAAGGTGGGTGCAGGAACCGCAGCAATTCTCCTTGGGTACTGAGACTTAAATTCAACAAAGAGAAGATGAACCTCTTTGGTCTCAAGATGATAGATATATATACCAAGTTAAATAATGTCTATGACAAATATATTGATTGTGTGTATAGTGACGACAATGCAGAAGAATGCATATTCCGTATTAAGTTGACAGATGTAGCTTTGAAAGATATAGATAGCAAGGATGAGATAGCAGCAGTCAAAGCTATGGAACATAATATTGTATATCAAATATTGCTGAAAGGGTACAAGGGTATTAAGAAGGTATCTTTGAATAAAAAGAAGTATAGCAAATATAACTATGATACTAACAAGTTTGATAATATTATTGAATGGGTGTTGGATACAGATGGCACCAATTTGATGGATATATTAGCCAACCCTAATGTGGATGCTAGTCGCACTGTATCCAATGATATCCGGGAGATTTATGAAACTCTGGGTATAGAGGCAGCTCGCAACTCACTATATAGAGAGCTTGTGAATGTCACAAGCGAGGGCTCTATGAACTATCGTCATATGTCATTATTGATAGATACCATGACATACAAGGGGCAGCTTATGTCAATAGACAGGCATGGTATCAATCGCGGGGATATTGGACCTTTAGCAAAATCATCCTTTGAAGAGACGACTGATATGCTTATCAATGCAAGCATCTTTGCAGAGTATGACAAGGTGAATGGTGTTTCTGCAAATGTTATGTTGGGACAACAGCCTCCTTGTGGAACAGGAGATAGTAGGATATTGTTAGATGAGGAGCATATGATGGAGTTGATGAAAGACATGGCTACTGTGAAAGAAGGCCAAGATACACACCAAAACAATAATGAATTACAAAGCATTGATGAAGATGAAGAATACAATGACACTTGTATGGAGGAAGACTTAACATTCAATTTCAAGCTCAATCAGGAAGCTGGTAGATGTTTCAATATCCCAGAACAAAAACTGAAGATAGTGTAAGAACTTTGTAACTTCGTAACTTAGCTCTTAGCTTCATTCGCATGCTTTGCACGCTTCGCATCCTTGGCATCTTTCAGGAGCTGCATATGTGCATCTGTAAAATATCTAATATCAGCAGGAGCATCTTTTAATTGCATATATATATTCTTATTTTTTTCTATGATTGCATAATAACCAGTTGCTGTCTTGTCATGTTCTTTACTCAAAATAAGTAAAGGCCTATTGGCTGCATTTGTCTTTGCGTGATAGAATGTAGAAGAATGTAGCAAGTCTTCAATTTCACCTCTTTTAACATCCTTGTCTGTTTCATTGAATATACCATATCTTGCCCTATGTAGAATCAAAAAAGACATATTTAATATTTTAGATATCATAAATATATGCAAATCATGAGGGTAGATATTATCAGCTTCTATGATAGCATTTATGATCTTCTTTCTCTCATCTAGAGAGCTTGGTAAGAAGCACGTATCCATGAATATTTGCAAAGTCTTGAATTTTTTGTTTGTTTTATTTAACACATTCATGTGGGTCAAGTATTCATTGTAGAATGATGTGTTATGAAAGAGTTCTGACATAGTATCTACATTAGTAATAACTTGGTTGTATTGTGCGTTTGTCATAGTTTTGACATCATCAAATGTTATATGCAAATCTAAAATCTTGCAAAGCCATTCAAACAAATCTTGGATAGTGTTCTTTGTATATTTTCTCCTTAGTAGCGTCATGTTATACCAAGCCATCTTTTTATGCTTGATCCATTTTGATTTGAGCTTTTCTGGAATGCCTTCAAAAATTATAGGCAGTCTGTCATCAGCTGTTTTTTCATTGTCTTGAATTGTCAAAAAGTGTGTTTGTTGTGCTTTTGGCAAAACATTTGGCAATGATTTGTGATAAGCTAGAAGACGTTGTGGAACACTCTGAGTGACATGATACTGTGAAAAAATGAACTCTTTATCATCTTCTTTTATATTATTTGAAAAATATTCATATTTCGTATAAAGCAAAATATTATCCAACCATTTTTTGATACCATCAACAGTATGCAATGGTAATTCTTCCAGAATGATCTGTATTTTATTGTTTTCAGGAATATTTTTAAAATGGTTGAGTAATGTTGATATGATATCTGTTCTGCTATGTTTCAATAGATCTTGTAATTTAGCATCATCATATATTTTGAGCAATTTGTTAGCAACCATGTTTTGCAGCTGAAACCATTTTTTCGTATTATATTCTGACTCATCTATATATTTGTAGTAAGGGTTTTGCATATCAGCGTGTATAATAAGTGAATGCCCCATGTTGTCTTTTGGAATTGTTAACTTGGTATATATTTCCTTATCTGTTTCTAACACTATATGGCCCATTTCTGCATGCATATGATATTCTTTCACCTTTGCAAAAAACAAATGAATGTCGCTTCGTGTTGCATGAATGTTATATGTATTACCTACAATATCATCGTAGAAAACTACTTGTGTTATACCTAGAGTTTCTATCAATGTTGGTAGTAATGAAATAGAAATGGTAGATGTTTTCAGAAGTAAGTTCGAATTAAGTAAGAACTTGTCAATGGTTAGATCATTATTTATTATGACTTTTATGATATAGTAATCTTTCTTATAATTATACAAGCGAGTTTTTGTAAATTGTTGTAATAAACTAAGATACTGAAGCGTTTTGCTTTTAATATTGGCTGCGTGATTGTGTGTGGCTTCTGATAATTTGCTGCATTCTGCAATCACTTGCTTGATATTAGGATAATCATTCAATTGCATCATTTTGTTGCCTTCTTCATTACGAAGCTTTAATTCCAAGGGCTCATAGTAATCACCATCTTTTAGCATCATAATGGTTTTAGGATTAATTTGAAGTCCTGCTAGAATATCTGTAAATGATGTGTAAAGAGGGCATGCAAGTTTCACGTCATTGTCTGTTTTTTCCCAGATGATGAGCAATGTGTCATAAAGCATACTTGTCAAAGAATATAAATAGAATATATTCTTGTCAGTAGGATAATCATCCGAAGATAGGTAATCTAAAAACTTCAGATAAGCCTTGTATATATTCAACATCCTGGATAATTTAAAAGTGGATGCGCTGCATTTCAAATCATTGATATCAAAAAGAGAGTTTTTTGCAAAGGTCTTCATAAATTTCGCACAAAGTTTCTTATTCTTCTCTGGTATAACGGCTTGTATATCAAGAAAATCTTTGCATACATTGCCATTTTCTAGAGATAAGAAGCGAACTATATCAAGCTTACTAGTAATGTCTCTAATTAAATCCTTTTTGTTTTTGAAACCCAATGAATATGCTAAAGCATACAGTATACTATCTTTGGATGTCATACCTTGTTTCTTAACAGTCTTGTGTTGTATACCATGTCTTACCAGACATTTTTGTGTTTTGTTTAATGTTTTAGAACATAATGCAAAGCTCATGTTGGGAAATAGGAGTTTATATAAACTGGCTGGAATCAAACCTGATCTACCAAGAGGTATAGGTGCTGTTTTATTCATTATGTAATTTTCCTCCTTATCATTTTTATCATCGTCGTGTTTTATGGGTTGAATGGATTTGGTGCTAGAATGAGATTTAGAGTGAGATGACTGTGATTGGTTGGATACTACTGGCTTAGGTTTGACTGCTTTCTGTTCCTTCGGTGCCTTAGCCTCTTTTTTAAAACAGCAAGGGACTGAAACACCATTTTCGTCTGCTTTTGTTAATTTCACAAATCTAGGTTTAGTTCTATCTTTGTTCCAGAAAAGCTTCATAGGCTCTTCATTTTCAAGAGGACATGTTGGGTTCTCTTGATTATAATCCAATGGTATTTTACTGACAGGGCACCAAACTCGAGGGCAAGTGTAAAAGTTCTGAATGTTTGCCTTACTGCCATATTCAATCACATTGTCAAAGTATTGTAACAGATCTCTTTTTTCCAAATCTGCCTTCTCTTCTTTGCTTAGTACTAGTGGCTGAAATGCTGCCTGACATTTGTTTCTAGCATAGTTTTCAGTGAAGAGATCTTTATCTGCTTGCTTCAGCATATTCATAAAATACCCATGTTTTTGTTTTCCAAGAGCACCACCTTGAAAGAAATCGTCATCTGAACCTAAATCCAAATCAACATTACCTATGTTCTCATCATTTGACTTGCTATGCTCGCTGCTCTTGCTGCTCTTGCTGCTCTTGCTGCTATCACTGTTTTTGTTGTAATAAATGACGGGTGCTACATTCTGTAAGTGCACTTCTTTATTGACAATCTTTCTAGTATTTTCTATAATTCTTGATATCCAGTATATGACATTATTGAGTTCTGCTTTAGAAGGACAATTTGATATATCAACGAGATATCCTTGTTTATATTGTTCTATAGTAACCATTGTTCCTGTATTTTCTATTTTGACTTTTTGTTCTAGATCATTGTATTTGAGAGCATTTATAGCTGCTATTTCATTTTTAACGAGGTTGTCAGCATCATTTTCAGATATTCCTAGATTGATAAGTTCCTGTACGAGTTCTTTATCATTGATACCCATTTCCAATCTCGATTTGATATATTCATTAAGATTTATGGGCTCTTTATTGTAATTGTTAGACCTCTTGTATATGCAAACAATCTTGTTTTTATTTTTTTCATTATACAATTTAAGCACATGGAAAACATCTATATATTCGCCAATTTTCTTTGATAGCACTGCAAAACTGCTGTTATCTATGTTATAATAGATGTTAACCTTGATATTAAGTTCCTTAAGATGTATCTTTTGTTTTGCAAAATTGTTAATATATTTCATTACAAGGTTTTTGTTGTGAGACAAATCATTCCAGTTTACCAAATTACGCAAGTCTAGTACATAGGATAATGTCATAAGCCCTTTGGCATCAATTGTTATTTTACAATAAGTACCAGAGGACATGACCGAATATATATTTATGCAATTTTGATGATGCATTTTATCAATATTGAAAACACTCGACAAAAATCTTTCTGAAAGACTATGCTTTTTATATAATTTATACAGAAGCCTGAAATTATCATTCACCAATTGAATGAGCTGTATATCCTTTGTTGTATGTAGGATATGAAAGAGGTTAGATAATATAAAGGGCTGTTTCAAGCGAGTAAACAAATCAATTCTATGATATGTCTCTGATATTAACTTTGTGTGTACTACTTCTTTATTATATAGCTCTTTGATAACTTGTTCTCTTCTTATGAAATTAGGAAAAGATGTCTTGTAATCAGTGTAATAATATTTATTTTTCTCTGCAAAATCGCTGAAAAATGTTATGTTGACATGATTTGTGTTGAAAATGCCTTGAAAATATTTGTATGATATTGGCTCTTTAAGTTCTTCAGCGTTTCTATCCGTGGACTTGAAAGGGTTTACATTATAACCTTTCCATTTTGCATTCTCTATTTCGAAAAGGAGTGGCTTATGCTTTTTCCATATGTAAAAAGGTGATTTAATCTTTTCATCTGTTTTGGATATATAGTAAGCTATTTTTGTTGCTGCGTATTCAATGTTATCATCTTGATAAATATTTTCCTTAATTACAGTCACATTGTCATCATACACTGTAGTGGTACTAACATCAAAAACATATATTTTGTATGATGTGTCTGATAACCATCTAAATACTTTTACTGCTTTTAGAGGTTTCATCAAAGATTCCTTTTTACCTAATAAAATGCTATTTTTTTATTTCCATCATATTATAGAGATATATACTTCAATTGAAATGGAACATACAGCGATATCTATGTTAAAACAAGCTCAGGTATTAGCAATGATTAAGGTTATGGAAAAGTTTTCAAATACATCTACGCCTGCTACTTCTGCTACCGCTGCTCCTGCTACTACTCCTGCTACCACTACCACTCCTGCTACTACTCCTGCTACTACTCCTGACACACCTACTCCTCCTGCTACCGCTGCTACAGCTACCACTCCTGCTACTCCTGACACAGCTACTCCTCCTGCTACTACCGCTACTAAGACCAATGAAGATAAGAAGACACAAAATACTGCAGTTGTGAATACCATGGATACTTTGAAATGGGTATTTATAGGGATAGGTATATTTGTTGGTTTATTATTGATAGGCGGTTTAATATATTGGATATATACTATGTTTACTCCTTCGTCTCAATCATCACAACAAGCCTTTCAGTCATCAGACATTGCTTCATCTTCGTTAGCTACACCACAACAGTCATCACAGCCTTCAAAGTCTATGAATTACTCTGAAAATTTAGGTACATTAGGTACATCAGG